TTTGGAAGCAACAGAATGGCGTGATTCTTACATCGAAAACTATGATATTGAAGAAGAAGAATTCAAAGACTTGGTCAGAATGTTCAAACTTCATGCTGAGGCTGGTCATTACTTGGTTGCATGGTATTAAAAAATGCAAATCTTTGTAAACGGTACTGTAACTGCTACATACCAATTTGAAGTTACTAAAGAACAATTTGATGAGGCTTGCAATTGTTCAAATCTCAATTCAGAAGATTATAAAAATTTCTCTGAAGAGGATTGGATTAAGATTCGTCAACATATGAAGCAATTAGTTATTGATAATGAATACGAAATTGAATATCATAATGTTCACGATTATAGCACTGTTACTGTTGACGAAGTAGTGGCTGATGACGATAGCACTACAACAGTCCTTTTTGAAATCGAAGACAAGGTTGATTCTGTTTACATCGACGACCAGAAGAAACTTTAATAATTTACAAGAGATTTTGCTCATGTCTCTTGTATATAGTCCCATTCTTTTGCTCATGGGGTGGGACTTTTTTAATTTTATCCTGATGTGCCTATGGGGTAGGTTAAAGTAGAACAGGATAATTCAACCCCAAGAGTCTTTAAAAATTCTTGGGGATTTTTCTTGCATTAATATTTACGGGATGATATAAAGAGTCATGGAACCCAACATAGACCAAAAAACCCTGCAAACGATTGAGAAACTCTTTCGTCTGTCAGAATCGTCGAATGAGAATGAAGCAAATGTAGCAATGAAAAAGGCTATGTCTCTTCTGGCTCAGCATAATCTCTCCCAATCTCAATTCAATAATCTTAAAAAGGCTGAAGATGAGATTGGCATTAGTTTCGTTCAAGAGGGTAAGAACTTTATCACATGGCGGAGCATTCTTTTTAATAGTATTTGCAAGAGTCATTTTTGTAAAGTTATCGCATTCTCTAGCACTGGTAAATACGGTGTTATTGGAAAGTCTATTAATAGAGATGCAGTGGTAATGTCATATCGTTATCTCTGCCATGTCATTGAACGAGAATCTTTGAATGCTCTTTTGAAATATAAAACAAACGAGCATGGAAAGAAATTTTGTAATTCCTTTAAGATTGGTATGTCGCAAAGAATATCATCTAGACTATTGGAATCACAAAAGATTATCCAAAGCGAATCTAATGCATTGGTGAAAGTTTATGATAGTTGTGAGAATGAGAATTTAAATTTCTTGAACAATCGCTTTGGTAGTTTGAGAACATCCAATCTTAAGGTAAACTTGAATTCTGACAACGGATACTACAGGGGTTTGGTCGCAGGGGAGAGCGTTAGTCTCACTCCAGTAAAGGAAATAAATTAATGTATAGTGGAAAAACTCGTCTCGAACAACTCATTGCATATCTTAATGAATGTGGTGAGCCAAAAACCGCTAAGGAAGTGGCTCGTTATTTTAAAACAAACACTCGCCTTTTTGATTATAAGACTGAGACACAATTGACAGCAGAGTTCAATTCGTTGGCAGGTCAAAATAAGCAAACATTTATCTTCAAAGGCAGACCACGAAAGATTAGTCTCCGAGAATATAAAAATGCACCAAAGGTAATTGAAATCTCTGAGAAGGATGTTATTCAATTCTCTTTCTTCAATTCCCTTAAGGCTTTGATTGGCAAGTACAAGAACTCTATCCTCAAGTACAAGGGCGAGAGCATCAAGATTAGTATGTAAGGAACAATCCCCAGAGCCTCAAAATTCTGGGGATAATCTATTATGAATAAAATTATATACTCAAACGACCTATCTAGAATCGACCCTGAAAAATATAATAATCCAATCTTCGAATCTGATTACTTTTATATTCCTATGTCTGAACGAGTGGATTATGTTAAAGAAATCTGCAAATGGGATAATATTATAATTACTAATGACTACTGCTTTATTAGATTATTAGAATTGTTTTCAGAGGTTGAGATATTCCATTATGACGAGGACAAAACATTTAAAAATTTTGCATCCTTAGAACCAAATCCAACCAATCATCTTTTCGGATTTATTTTTGAAGAGACCATAAATCATTTGCTACCCTAGTCTTTACCTGATATTATAGATGCAGAGGTGAACGAAATGAAGATGAAAGTTACCGTGGTTGCAGAGTTTGAGATTCCAGATGGCGTTGTTTTGCATGATGGAGTCTTTGAAGCAGAAGGTGTATTTTTCCATCCTGAGATTTCCTTTGATTGCATTGAGGCGGTTGATGGTGAAGACCCGCTCCGCTTCCCTAATGATATCGTAAGCATTGAGCAATACGAAATCAAGAATCTTAGCATGGAATCTTTGGTGGAACGGATTGAAGATTAATATTGCTAAACGACTTGCAAGAGAGAGTAAGATTGCTAAGTGGGAACATCTATTCTTAGATTCTTATTCTACTAGGTTCAAAGGTGTCAATATAATTAAGCGAAAAATCTCTAAAAATTATTGGCACTTTACTCTCTCCAATGATATAACAGTGTGTCAGGTTAAAATCTATCAGAACGAGGTTAAATCCTTATGTCCGAAGTGAAGTTTAAGGTCTTTTGCGAGAATCAAGAATGCAAAGACTGTGGCAAAGAAATCAACGAGATTACTTTTGAAAATATGACTGAAGAAGAATCAATGTCTTTTATAGATTCATATGGTCAAGGTGGCGAAGATAAGGCAGATTATTGTCCCACCTGCAATGAACTTGGTTTTCTCGCCGAAGCATGATAATATAGGAGAGTAGAGAAATCTACTCTCCATCTCTCTCTTAAGGATAGTAAAATGCCAAACTGGGTAATGAACGAACTCACCTGTATTTTTCAAACAGTAGAAGAATACAATGCTTTTAAGACAAAGGTTGCTGAAAAGAACCAGAACGAAGAAGAAGAATTTTTTAATATCTTCTTTACTATGCCAGAAGTCTTGGAAGGCACTCAATCTCCTAGCGTTAATGTCCCAAAGTTGATTGCAGATTTTAATAAAGAAACTGGAAAATCTGTCACAACTCTCCAAGAAATCGTAGAAGCAAATCATCAATGGTTCTCCTCTACTGCTAAAGCCGGTATTCAGAATCAACTGGCATTTTCCTCTACTGGCTTTTCTAACTGGTACGATTGGAATATAACGAATTGGGGAGTTAAATGGGACGCTTCTGAATTAAATACTAAAGAACTCCCAGATTTCAACACAGTAATTTATTCTTTTAATACTCCTTGGGATACACCTGAGACTTTTGTTAAAAGACTCTCTTCCCTCTACCCTAATGCCACTTTTGAAATGGTATCGGGAAGCATTGAAAACGATACCCATTACGAATTTACCTGTGAGAATGGAAAGTATGAAGAAACCTGCTCTTATGGGTCTTTTCAGGAAGCAGTAGAGGATGGCAAATGGGGCGGGATGAGTGAATGGGCTGTTTTGTTCGAGGAGAGTGAAGAAGTATGACAGTCAGTGAATTGATTCAAAAACTGGAAAATATTAAAGCAAAGTATGGAAATTTACCTTGTGTAGTTAGCATTGATACTGACCATGCTTTCAACGAGACTAACCTTCTTGATGTTGATGTTGTAACTTATAATATTACAGAATTCAACGATGGAAAGATTGAAGGTTATAAAATTTCTCTTCATGGCGAATTGATTACAGAAGACTAAATAATCTTGGGGGAGAACTTGCAATCTCCCCCACTCCATGTTACACTACACCAAGGAGCCAGAAATGACTAAGAAAGACCGTAAGAAGATTGATTACATTATAGGATATCTTTCAGAATCCTCAGATAGAATTCAATCTATCCGCCAAGTAACAAATATTAATCCACAATATTCTTTTACTAGAGAAGCGTCAATTATCGAGTATCATTTTTTTCATGTACTTAACCTTCGCAAGAAATGTCAAGGTACTCTAATATCTTCTTCATCATCTGGTTGGACTGTTAATTATATTCGACAACACAAGAAATATAAAAAAGACGAAGAATACAGCCTCAATATTTATTTTTCTTTTGTTGATGCCGATACTTACGATTGATATAATAAGCCATGGAACATACAGACCTTAAATGGATATCAGCAATGTCAGAACGCTTGCGAGATGAACTTCCAAAAGAATATGATGATGAAACAAAAGAACTTATCATCAGAGCATTTCGAATCGGACTCTCTCAAGATTCATTTATCCTTCAAGAATTAAAATCTTCTTCTCTCATTGAATCGGATTATTTCGAGGATGAAGAATAATGAAAGAATTAAAATTTACAATCACTGGTTCAATCTTTGTTCCTGATGATACTGAATACGAATACAATTTCGAGAATCAAATTTATTCTTTTAAAGTCAAAGACAAAACATATGTCCTGATTGCTGGTTTAGAGGCAGATGAAAAAGAAATCATTGTCTCTGATGAAGATTTTAAATCACATGGCATTGGATTCTTTGAGTATGAGGATGCCTACTTTGAAGATTGAAAAATTTCTGTAAATGGAGACTCGTCGATGAAACTGATAATGATGGCTGATGGTTTGTTTCTTTATAAAACAGACACCGGATACAAAGTTGAAAATCCTGATGGCGTAACTCTTAAAGAAGGCAAGACAGTTAGAGTTTGTGACTATTTTATTAGCAAAGAACTCCAAGCAAGAAGGACAGCAGAACAATATGCATCCCTTAATAATATTCCTACTAACCTTCCAACCAATTAAGAATATTATCCCAGCAAGAACATACATCTCTAATCATATCCAAAATAAGATTAATAATTATATTATTCTTCCTGATGTAGATGAATTGATGTGTGTAAATTTTAAAACTGAAAACCTGGAAGAGTTTTTTAAATATCTCCCTGTCATAGGTGTAGAATTTAAAAAATCAGGTGAATACTACTTCTTCTATAGGAAACAATAATTTATAAGATTTTTGGTTAAGTTTCTAGCCAAAAAATAGGGGAAGAAAGTTTGGGTTCCTTCTTCCCCTATAAACATTTTCCTGATACAATACAACCAGAGGAAACAACAATGCCAAATCCAACACTTGAGTTCTTTGAAAGCCTCCCGCAAACAGAGCAACTCACCATTCTGCAGACCTTCTTATTCGCTCTTCAAGATGCTGATATCTATGACACAATCGCAGAAGACCTTGACCTTTCAGATGATACACTATATAATCTGAGAGAAGCGGTAAATACATTCATGGAGGAAACCAATGAATAAGACATACGAAATCAAATGCACAGGAATGATTGATGTGCCAGAGTCCTACGAAGTACACAGGAATTGGCAAGGAGATATCATAGGGTTCACTCTCCCCGATGGCTCCCTTGTTGACCTGTTTATCGGATTGAGACAGACCAAAGGCGAACAAGAGAAATTCCATACAGATGAACGAACCTTCCAAGAATTAGGATTTCAAGAGTTCCAATACGAAGAGACAACATTCACAGAAGAATAAAATTAATCCCCTTGAAACATAGGGGATTTTTAACATAGGAAACCAATATGACAGATTACATTACTATTTTTAAAAACCTAGAAAATCTACAACTATTCCACCGTAAAAATGGCGAGAGCATCTGGGGGAAAGACCAACAAGGCAACTTCCATGTTCTTATCCATAATTTTTTAAGTTTCAATACAACAACTTATCTAGGAACAATTAATAATAAACCACATGATGAGATTCTAGATGCTAAGATTTTCGAGGATATTAAAAAGATAATATAAAGATATGACAGAAACACTCTATAAAGGAGAATTAAAATGTCAGAACTCTTAAATCTTAATTCATATCTTAATATAAATTACATCTACGACAACCACCTCACAACTAAACCTGAGGAATCAACCCACACTCCAGTATCAGTGTGGGTTAACGACTTTGATGAGACCGCTAACAAGACGTTTTTCGAGGAATTCACCAAAGCAAATAACAACGACCAACCTGTAATCCCCATATACATTGATTCTTTCGGAGGTGATGTATATGCCCTCTCTTTCATTCTAGATGTCCTTAAAACAGCCAAGAAACCCGTAGCGACCATCTGTATAGGCAAAGCAATGTCCTGTGGTGCTATCTTACTTACAGCAGGTACAAAAGGCTACAGATACATGACTCCACACTCCGTTGTAATGATTCATGATGTATCCTCTGTAGCAAATGGGAAATTCGAGGAAGTAGTAAGCGATGCAAACGAAACCACAAGAATACAAAATCTCTTCTATCAAACACTAGATACAAACTGCGAACAAGACAAGGGATATTTTGATAAACTTGTATTTAATAGAGGCAGAGCAGATTGGTACATTAACCCTGAAGAATGCAAGAAACATAATATTATTGATTACATTGGATTACCACAGTTCAAATACGAAATCAAAATTAATCAGAGTTTCGGGTTGCAAGAAGACTAACCTTAAGATAAAATACATTGCCAGCCACAAACTGAGTAACAAATTTCGAGGGAACAAATTGAAGAAGATTCATTTGAACCAACTAACCAACAAAGAAACTGCCAGAGAAATTCGAGAACAAATTAAAAAGAATACCACGATTCTCAATGACAGTATCGACACTATTAATCGTAACACATTCCTCCAACTTGTAAACGATAAAAAGATTGTTCAAAAGGTTAGAGACTACGACTTTATTGTATTTTAATATCCTCTTAATATAACTAAAAGGATTTCGAGTATAATAAAAATAACAAACAATTAGCGAAGCAGCTTATTAGATTAAATTCTAGTAGGCTGCTTTTTTTATTGTGTGTCTAAAAAAGATTATTTAAAACTTTCCCACGGACCAATCTAAAAAAGGTTATTTGATTCTAGACGACGGGGAAATTTCGAGGAGGTTATTATGAATAGAAGGTTTACAATTTTCGAGTCAGTTACAATTATTTTTATCTTTATCTTTGGCATGATGGCTGGAAACGCCTTAACAATTTCGAGTAAGCCAAAAGATATTAATATAGAAGATGGAAGAATAGTATGCTCTAAAGCCCTCTCAGATTACTACCAATATCAATATAGTCAATTTGCAAAACAATCTCTTAAAAGTAAAAAGAAAACTTTAACGAAAATTTCACAAAGATTAGAGAATTCGAGGTACTAAAAACACTTTACAACGCACTGGGAATATGGTAGAGTATATTAACTGAAAATTATAGAACGTATCCTCCAATAGTTCTATAACAGAGTAAGCCTAAAGAAGAGCAGTGAGTCGTGGCATTGCTCTTCTTTATTATATGCTAAAGGAACATTAAAATGAATCGAGTCGTAATAACTTTCGTAATATCCGTAATATTCTTCTGCTGCTTGGGAATTGTAAGACTTCAACTTCTTATGCTGGAAACTAAGACATCAGAATTTATATTACAATCTCTTATTGCCATTCTTCTTGCTGATACTCTATACAGGAATATAAAAAAACCCCAGTAGATTTTCGAGTAAGTTTTTCGAACATCCATTGCGATTTTCGAGAGATGGTGTATAATAAGAGTGATGGTCCTCGGTAGCTCAGTGGTAGTAGCGACAAGCTGTTAACTTGTATGTCCCAAGTTCGAATCTTGGCCGAGGAGTTTTAAAATTTCGAGATATAATAAATTTCGAGGTCTGTTGGTCAAGTGGTTAAGATGCGTCCCTTTCACGGATGAGTCAGGGGTTCAATTCCCCTACAGACTATAAACTTTTTTGATTAATTTCAAAGGAGTTTTTTTTAATTTTATATGTATAACTTAATTGGTGTCAAATCGAACTGAACACCATTAAGAGAAATTATGAGAAATTGTTTAAAGTGTAACAATAAAATTCCATGTAGTATGTTCATAGATGGAAAAGTAAGAAAATTTGATAAAAGAAAATATTGTTTAGACTGTTCACCTTTTGGATCACATAACACAAGAAGTTTAGAAAATGATGACACAAGAGTTGTTATGAAGATTTGTAAAATTTGTGAAAGAAAATATCAAGGTGGACACAGAAAGCACAAAGATAAATGTAGTAGATGTTATAGTTTAATCTATAGAACTAAAACTAAAGAAAGAGCAATTGAATATAAAGGCGGAGCTTGTTCAGTTTGTGGTTATAACAAGTATATTGGCTCTTTACATTTTCATCACGTATATCCAGAAACTAAATCATTCAATATAGGAGAAATTAATGTTAGAAAATTTGACTTAATTGTTGATGAATTAGACAAGTGTATTTTAGTATGCTCTAACTGCCATGGAGAAATACACGCCGGACTTATCGATGCTGAAAAAATTTTTATTGCTCAAAAGACATTATTTCCAAAATATGTTAAAGAAGTGCAGCCAGAAAAATTTTATCAACCTGTTATTAAAGTATCTAAAAGACCAGACAAAGAAATTTTAGAAAAACTCGTATGGGAAATGCCTTGCATAAAAATTGGAGAAATGTTTGGTGTTAGTGATAATGCTGTTAATAAATGGTGTAAATACTATAACATCACAAAACCAGGCAGAGGTGATTGGGAAAAAATTAAATCTGGTAAACTTGATAAACCAGAATTTTGATGTATAATTAGTTTGATTGTTCCCAGATCGAATAACGGCAATTCAGCAGATTTTGGCTCTGTTTATCGAGGTTCAAATCCTTGTCTGGGAACCTTTTTTTGCTCCATTAGTATAAAGATAGTACGGTTCTCTTGTAAAGATTAGGTAGGCGTTTGATTCGTCTATGGAGCTTTTTAAATTATGACTAAAGAACAAGCCGAAGTTATCAAAAACACAATAGAAGAAATTAATCAAAACTCTTCTATTATTTTATTTTTCGATATGGCTCAAAACTCCAGATACGATTCATCAGAAGATAATTGGTTCGTAACAATCATTTATCATATCACAGAAAATGAATGGATTGATTTTGTCTCTTTAGGTTTTAATTTTAATCAAGTCCAAGATAAATTGTTTGGATGGAAATGTGCATTAGAAGCAACAAAATATTTCCAAGAACAAGACAGTCTCAATAGATGTGTGATATAATAGAGACATGGAATTTATTAAACACAATCTCTATACTATATTCATCGTCTTATTTATTTTATTATACGTTCCAATATTCTTTCAAATCTATATGCTGCGAAAAACCCTGAAAGAATATAAATCACTCAAAAAGAAAGATTAAAAAAAATGAATTTACTCGAAGCACTTGTCAGAGGAATGGTATTAGGAATTATAATGTCAATTCCTATCTTTGTCGCAAATTATTATCTCTGTAAACGGCTTGATAAATTGATTAAAATGGTTGATGACATTAATAGCAAATACGGAAAATAGTGGTATAATATAGTCAGTTAAGGCTCTATAGTTAAATGGATATAACACGGCTCTTCTAAAGCCATATTGTAAGTTCGATTCTTACTGGAGCTGTTCTTAATCCCATCTCTAATCAAGGTGGGATTTTTCTTTTTCGAGCATAGCACTTTTTCGAGCATACAAAATTCGAGCATGATACAATCTCTTATGCAAACTCTCAGAACAATCTTTTGGTGTATTTGTATTCCTCTAATGTCATGGGTGAAAAATTCGAGTCTCTTACTACCCAGATTTTCGAGTCAAGATTATAAAAAGATTCTGGCTTATAAGAAAAGAAATCTGAAAGTTTCATCTCAAATTCAGAAAAACCTTGCTCCTCTAAATAACCCCAAATATAAAAATCTTCAGCCTTCATTCTCATGGCATCTTTTATATCAGTATATTTTAAATCTAATACCTTGCCATGCTTATCCCTGTAATTACCACAACAAATTAAAAAATTACTCATGGTGTAATTACTTCTATACTTAAGCAATATTTTATCATTTTTCGTTGAGATTTGAGGCAAAATATCCAACGTCCTATGAGGGAATATATCTGCATATTCTTCCACAAGATTTTTGATTTTTAATATCATAGAGTCACACCGCTTTCAAAAATGATTATTAATATCCTATACAACATTGTAGGATATAAATTTAAATATCACAAGGTTTAAAGATATTTTTTTTGTCAATTTGAAACTAAAAAAGATTATTTAAAACATTCTGTCGGGGGGTTAACCCCCCGAAGGCTGGAAACAAATAATAAAAAATAGTTCAAAATCAGCGTAGTTTTTTATTGTTTTTCCTTGACAGTTCGATATAATCTTTTCGTAGCCGACCGCTACAGGAGATTTTGGAATGAACAAAGACAGATTCGGTATCCTTGAGATTGGGGACAACGTCCCTGTAGTCTCCCCTAACACGCAGGTTTTCGGTGCAGAGACAGGTTTGCAGGTTCGCCCTGATTCCGTTGCAAAGCAAGATGCTAACGGCACATGGAAGAATGCTATTGGCTTGGAATCATCCGCAACCCACCGCCATGTAGCAAAGGTATGGCAGGACAAGTGTACACCTATGTCAGATGCTCTCTCCGTTGTTCGCAATCAACACGAAGGCAAGTTCGACAAGGTTGTCTTGGAGTCTGAGGTTCGCTTGGCATCCTATGACCGCTTGACCGATGGCACGGCTATCAACGCAGACGGTTTGGAATCCCTCCGCACCTTCACCCCGATTCCTTCCACCACTGTTTCCTACTTGGTCAATGCAGGTTTTGAGACCGACATTCCCAAGTATTTCAACGCCGAACTTACCAAGCGTGAAAGCGAATGGAACAATGGAGAGCGTGACCGTGACGCACGGAACTTTCGTCTCCGTCTCCGTCAAGAGGGTGATGCACCTGTTGTTCGTGCTGTTTGCTCTGGTCGGTACGGTGTATTGGACAATCTTGACGCTCTGGAGTTTATCGCCGATGCTCTGCCATCTGGTAGCAACCTCAATGATGCTCTGGCATCCCATTTCTTCAACAATGGAGATGATATTCAAGGCAACATCCTCCTGCCAGACTACATCAAGCAACAGCCTGATTCTGATTACGGCGTGGGCATCTCATTCCGCAACAGTGAGATTCGCAACGGTGCATTCAAGATTTCTCCATTCCTGTTCCGTGCCATCTGTCTCAATGGCATGATATGGGGACGGCGTAACTCTGAGATTGCCATCAACCAAAAGCACCTTGGAACCATCGACAAGGACAACATCCGTCTACAGGTTCGGGAGGCTGTTATTCTGGCGTTGTCTGAAGGCAACGCCATTCTCACCCTGATGAACCTCACCCAACAGGTCAAGGTCAAGAATGTACAGCAGGTTATCGCTAAGGTAGCCCGTGACAACAAGATGACCATAGAGCAGGGTCGTGCATGGTCGCAAGGTTATCTGGAGACGCTTCAGGAACCATCTGGAGACATTGCCCACGAAACGGCATTCGGTCTTGTAAACGGTCTCACAAGAGGGGCGCAAGCATTCTCCGGTGTTCTCCGTGAACAGATGGAAACGACCGCAAGCATCATCCTTGCACCGTCCATTGATGCAGACCTGAAGGCGATACAGAAGCGTTGGGGAACGCTCTCCGATAGTGCCTCCTCTCTCCCGGAGAACATCGTTGCAAAGTATCAGATGGTAGGGGTCTAACCTCCCTACCACATTCCCCCCAGAAATGGGGGGATTTTTTGCCATTTTTTAAACTATTTTTCATTATTTGTTTCCAGTCCTCGGGGGGTTAACCCCCCCGACAGAAAGATATAAATAATAAATAAAAGTCAGAAATTCATTGTACTTTTTGATATAATATTCATGTAAGGAGTTTGATGATGACAGAAACTGTACTGATGTTTATGGGCAAGCCTGTAAGTGAAACTTATTATCCTATCGCAAACATAATCGAAGATTTCCAAGCTTTCATGGATAACGAAAATGCATCCCGCTTGCGTTATCACGGATTTGTTGGGCAGATTCTTGAAGGTAACCTTTATGATGCATATAATTTATGTTGTGATACTGGCAACGGTTATGATATTGTAAATATCCTGAGAATTGCACAATTTCTTAATAAAGAAGGACGTTGTGTTAAGACTAAATTCCTTAACATTATTTATTAATTAATAGGGGTTAACTACCCCTATTTTTATAATTTGTCAATCTGAAAAACATTATTTGTTTCCAGTCGTCGGGGGGTTAACCCCCCGAAGGAATGTTTTAAATAATAAAAAATAGTTCAAAATGCCATTGCAATGTCATTAAATATTTCCTATACTGTTCCTGTAGCAATCGGGCTACACTGACCGGAGAACCGTATGAACACTACGACCATCGCAACCACTCTCAAAGACCTGCTCACCGAAAAGGCAGGGGCTACGTCCCTTCTCATGGACGCTAAACTTGACCTCCTGCTCTCTGAGGCAAAGATTCAAGCGTCCGAAGAGTACAAAGGTTTCGGAACCAACGAAACAACCCGTAACGCTCACATGACACTGATTCTTCAGGACAAGATTGAATCTGTAAGATTCCTTGAAAAGTCTGTCATGCTCTTGGATGCCCGTATCAAGGCAGAGACATTCTTCTTCAATGCTCTTATTGCCGATAACACCGGAAAGACCATCGCAGAATAGTCTATATGCCCCTTGTAGGTCACTACAGGGGGCTTTGAAAGGATAACCAATGAAAACCGTAAACTTTGTCTCCGAACCATTCCTCAATGTCGCCCCTGTGTCCATGCCCCGTGCTTTGGATGCCTTCATTAATACGCTTGCAGAGTCTCTCCCTGCGTCCTATGAGCGTGTATCTGAGAAGGTGGACAGCAACGAATATGTCGTTTTCCGCTCTTCTGAGGTCGATGTTCACCTTTACGTTGACGCTCTGAACCGTGTTCACGTATCGATGAAGGTAACCTCCAAGGGCAAGACATTCGCCTTTGCACACCTCCACAAGAGCCTCCCAAACCTGTTCGGTAAACTTAGCAACCACTACAGCATTGCCATACCAGACGGTGCATTGGCAACCAAACCATATTCCCGGTTGTTCTAAAATCAACCAACCAGCCCTCCAGAAATGGGGGGCATTTTTTGGCATTTGTCAATCTGAAAAACATTATTTGTTTCCAGTCGTCGGGGGGTTAACCCCCCGAAGGAATGTTTTAAATAATAAAAAATAGTTCAAAATGCCATTGTATTTTTATATAATGTCGATATAATGATGTCATGAGTTACACATACACAGCCCCAGCCATTGCCGTAGAGCGGTCTGCCGACCGTAAACTTTCCACCGACAAAACGGTGTCCGCTACTTGGGCAAGTCAAGGTTCATGCCCATCTAACTGTTCCTTCTATAATGCAGGATGTTATGCCGAAACAGGTCATGCAGGTATTACAACAAAACGATTGAACCTAGCACAGTCCATTGGAATGTTTACACCGGAACAGATAGCCCGTTTTGAAGCGGATGCCGTGAACCGTCTTAAAGGCAAGTATGACCTGCGGGGTCATGTTGTCGGTGATTGTAAAACCGTGGAAGCCGCCCGGATTGTATCAGAAGCGTATAATGCTTATATAAAGCGTTCCGGCAAACGGGTTTGGACATACACCCATGCATTGGATGTTCCCCGTAATGTTTGGGGCGATGTTAGTATTCTGCGTTCGTGCGAATCCGTGGAACAGTTACAAGTAGAGCATGACCGTGGTTATGCCTGTAGTCTGGTCGTTCCTACTAAACACGAATCACATCGCCCTGTGAACCTTGGAAACGGCTTTACTGGTATCCCTTGTCCCTATCAGGTCAAGAAAACCGACTCTTGCAAGTCCTGCGGGCTTTGTATGCAGGATAAGCACCTCCACCGCCGTAAACTTGTGATTCTGTTCGCCCCTGATACTGGAACAGATAAAAAGATTAAAAAGGCATTAAAGATTCTGCCGATGGCGTAGCAAGCCCCCCCTGAAACGGGGGCTTTTTTTTGCTTTTGTCAATCTAAAATTTATTATTTGTTTCCAGTCGTCGGGGGGTTAACCCCCCGAAGGAATGATTTAAATAATAAAAAATAGTTTAAAATACCCATTGCATCACAAATCATTTATGATATTATTAACCTGTAACCAAGGAGGTTGACATGAGACAGGTAACATTCGCAGATGCATCAGACATCTTTTACACTCTGGAACTTGACACAGATGTTTGCAACGATGTCCTTGATGAGTTTACATACGGTGATGATAAAACCACTTATACTCTGGTAAGGACGAACAAGTTCTCAGATGCTATCAAAAAGGCTCTGGAAGGACATGAGTTTGCAGAGACCCTTCTTAAGAACTGGAAAGAATATTCTATCCATAACTTAATCGGTGTATCTTACATCAATATCGAACTGTAATCTAAAGACCCCTGAAACGGGGTCTTTTTTTGTCTCAGATGAACTATTTTTTATTATTTGTTTCAAGTCCTCGGGGGGTTAACCCCCCGACAGAATGTTTCAAATAATCTTTTTTAGATAATTGCAGACATTAAATATATATGGTAAAATTTGACATGGAAACAAAAGTCTGGATATATTTTTCTAAAACTGGCACAGGATATGAATTAAAGGGAGATGATATAATTTCCGGTTTTGATTCTTTTATTCATATGGATGGTACTTATCTTATTGAATTTAGTCACTCTTCAATTTTAAATGATATGAATTTATTTACATATGAGTGGGATAATTCTCAACGTAAAAGAAAAACTGTTTACGAAAATTTTAAGAAGAAAATTATTCTTTTAGGTTTTATGAAGAATGTAGAATTACCGCAGAATGTTAGTAATCATATTTTAAATACTTATGATGCAGAAGAATTGGAGTTAGAAGCAAGTGCAAACTCGTAAACTAGAATATTTAAAGAAAACTATTGAAACTCTTTGGCATGGCACAGATACTAAAACTGGTGACTATCCCAAAATTATTAATCTATACAAAGAAGTGCTTAAGATAGATTACAAAGACCGTGATGCTTGGGAGAATATGATTTGGCTTATGTGGTCTATGAGTATTAATAGTAAAGATTCAAGCTGGTTAAATGATGCTGAAATTTTTACTAAGAGATATTTGTCCCTAATGCCTAATGGATATAGGTCTTATGAATTTACTGGTATGTTTTATAGGTCGATGAAGAAAGATGAACAATTATCAATCCGTTATTATGAAAGTGCTATCCGTTTTAAAGATTGTCCCGCCACTACTTTTCACTCTCTTGTTAGTCTTTGTATTAAAAATGGTGATAGATTAAATGCATTGGGATATACAAAGATGGGGCTAAAAAGATTTAAAAATGACCCTTATTTAAGCAGTAAACTCTTGACTCTTAAATGATTTCTGATATACTATTTTTGTAAGGAGATGGACATGGATTTGCAAGATAAGATTGAGGTTCGTTTTGTAACTAACTTTCCTAGACTTAAGTTTTCTGCGTTTAGGAATGGATTGCTTTTGGCTTCTGGGTCTAATGCACAAGAGTTAGGTGAAACGTGTGCTAGGAAATATAAAACAGAATGGGTATTAAATGACGGTAGCAGATTTTATACCCAATATTCCGTAAAGTAAAAGTTATCCCCCAAGATTATTCAAGGGGGATTTTTTTTTATAATACTGTTAATTTTTCTGCCTTAATTGAAAGTGGAGAGCCAATTAATTTGTCATCTTTCAATCTTTTAATAACAACATAATGCTTATCTAGAATCTCATAATCATCATAGACAATTCCAAATTCTTCTTCTCCTGTGCGATCTAACCACTTAACCTTAGAACCTACAGGAAATTTATAAGATTCAATGTGTTCTTTTAATTCTAATGTTTCATGCCAAAGAGAAGAATTTTTACTCTTTAATTCTTCTAAATCTTTATTCAAATTGTTGTTAAGATTCTTTAGAGTTTCATTTTGATTCTTGATTGATTCATTTGCACCAATTAACCAGACATTGAAACAAAATAAAACCGATACCAAACCAATCATTACAGCTTGTTCCATTTTTCACCTCAAATATCTTATACGACAACTTTTTTCAAATAAGGTTTTTTAGCAAGCCTAGATAAAACAATAGGGGGCTTTTTCAAGCCCCCTATCTTATACCAACCTGTAGATTGGATATTCTACAAACCCTGATTGCACCTTGTCTCCCGTGTCCTGAAACAACCCGGATTCAAGAATCTCATCAAGGATAAGAGACAGGTTGTTTACATCAAGAACAAACTCATTGTCGAACAGGGGGATGATGTTTGTGCTAACGCTAGCGATTGGAGAACCGTACGCATCCTTGAGGGACAATGCGAGATTACCGTTAGGATACTCGTTCTTTACAACGTCACAGAGACCATACTCTTTCAAGTTAACTTTCATTCCAAACTCCTTATGCTCTTATTATATCAAAAATAATAACTGATGCAAGACTATTTTTTATTATTTGTATCTTTCTGTCGGGGGGGGTTAACCCCCCGAAGACTTGAGTTAAATAATAAATTTTAGATTGCTATAGATAAAAAAAAAGACCCCCGAAGGGGTCAAGGCTTTAGTCCTCCTCCTCAGAGAGCCACTCGTAGTTGTCTTCATGGTAGCCGGGACCACAGTGCTTGGTTGCCTTAGGGTAAGCCTTAATAGCCTCCTCAAGCGTTGCAAACTCATCAAGCCACGTACGCCGTTCCGCACCTGCCAGAACCGAACTTGCAGGGTATGTGTCATACTTGAACACGCCGTATACATTGGTACTGGACGTTGCCATCACGCATGGATACTCAATGCGAATATCCGCCTTAGCCTTAGAACCTTTACGCTCCTCAAGGCAGGTAGGGCATCCCGCATACCATCGCCCACGATAGTTCCAAGCCTGACCCTCGCCCGCACGAACGTGACCCTTGCACCAGCAACACATCTTGTCATACAAGTTACGCATATCAGCCTCCAGCCCTGCGATTCACCCCGCAGGAGGGTTCTAAACCTCAACGATGCATACATTATATCAAAAATAATATATGATGCAAATCTTTTTTTTATTATTTAACTCCAGTCTTCGGGGGGTTAACCCCCCGACAGGTGGAAACAAATAATGTTTTTTATCCTTGACGCAGTAATATTTTATGATAATATAGGTGTATGAAACTTGAACAAGTATTGCCCTTTATGCGTGATGGTAAAACAATCACCAGAAGCAAGAAATGGAATCCAAAATCCACTACTGTTATTTTAGTTAAGATGGAAGAATCAAAACTAAGATTTAAATGTATTTGGTCTACTGGAGAAGAAATGAGTTTCTGGGCTTGTTATAGGTTTACAGCAGAAGATATACTTTCTGAACAATGGGAGATAGCAGGATGAACGAAGAGATTATTAATAGAACAATGCAGGTTTTTCTTTACACAGGCGGTTTTGTCGCATTTTGGCAGATTACAAAGCATATGCCAAAAGTGTTTCATAATATGCTTGAATACTCTGTACTATTATCATTTGCTGTTGCTTGTGTAATGCCAATTGCTTGTTTGATTGAATACATTTTGATTGGCAACATTCACAATACTATGACATTTGTAGGTTGTGTCTGTGGTGTTAGTTTCTTGTCTTTAGTTTGGATGACATTGGCAGGACTTTCACGGGCATGGCAAGGCAAAGAGCAATTTAAATATATCATTCTGTAAATTTAAATTGTGATATACTTAATCCAAGGAGATAAATATGTCAACTCACGCTAGAATCGGTATTATGCTTTATGATGGAACAATCAAGCATTCTTATTGTCACTTTGATGGATATCCTGATGGTGTAGGTCAAACTCTGGTTGCAAATTACAATACAGTAGATAGCATCAATGAATTGCTTAGTTTTGGTGATATGAGTTATCTTACATCTGAATTACATCCTGAAGGTGAACATACTTTTGATAACCCAGAAGAGGGTGTAACAGTATTCTATAACAGAGACCGTGGGGAAGATGGCGTAGATGCTGTAATTACCTCAATGGATGAATTACACAACATATATTCTTCCAGTGTAGATTACTTTTATCTGTATGTTAATAATGTCTGGCAAGTTTACAATGTTTACGAAAAAGATGGATGGAAACTTGTTAAGGAATTTCTTCCAGAATACACCTTGACAACAGAAGATATTGCCTGTAAACTATAACTGTGAATGTGGTGTTCACCTCCAACCCCTTCTTGTTAAATCTTGAAGGGGATTTTTTTTGCAAATTCTATACTAAAAAATATTATTTAAAACAAGTCCTCGGGGGGTTAACCCCCCGACAGAATGATCCAAATAACAAAAAATAGATGAAAATAGCCCTTGCAGATTACTTAGAGATGGCGTAATATATTGGTGTAGGGATGGAGTCTAGAACCTCCCTCAACCAGTAAGAATCCAGAACGGCTAGAATCTATTGCGAGATTCAAATAAGGGTAGCAACCTTGGGGTGGTCAAAAAGCCACAAGTTCTTACTGTCCTTGGCAGGGACTGACGCAAACAGTTATGTCAAGGCATATAATATGTGGTTGGGTATTATGCTCTCATATGAGACAAGAATACCATCGGAGGCAGAGACCATCGAAAGAACTGCCCTTGTGTTCCGTACTGGTTGAACTCCAGCCAACCACATTTCAAAACCTGTTTCTGTTTGTGTTTCATGTGTAACTCCTTTATCCCCTAGAGCCTTAAAAACTCTAGGGGATTTTTTTTGTCTTTGCCATCAATTGGAAACTTTTGCTCTTATATAAATAAAAAAGCAGAGTAAAAACCCTGCTTTGAAATTACCTTATAAATACTCCATGTCTACATCGTTTAAATCATATTCTGTAATGATTGGTGGAATATAATCATCAGGCTGTTTAAATGCACCAAGATACCGCTTATATTTGAACTGAAACTTATCTGCTATGGTGTTGATGATAGGATACACAGTCATTACAGCACCTAAAGAGTTGATTGCGATTTCCACCCTCTTGCCTTTAATAGTTGTTTCAAAAGTCATAGAATATACATCTATTTTCCTAGTGCTGTATAGAAATTTTGAATCTATTGGCAAGAAATCTATTAATGGCAAATCACGCTCATAACTACGTAACTCAGCATGATTGGAATATTTCAACAACTTGTCAAACCAATAAAGTGGATTCTCCCATTCCTTATTGTAGAAAACCATCTCCCCTAAACCTTTCGTGTGATGGCTTATAGTATCATGAATAATATCTGGAAACAAAGATATTATTTCTGCTTGCGTCATTTAATATTTGTGATAAGATACATACAAGGAGTTAAGAATGAAGACAAAAAATTCTGACCGTTTGAAAGAGATTCTGGTAGCGAAGCGTCATCAGATTGTTGCACTTAAGGATATTCAAATCGACCTGTTGAAATCCAATCCTGACGTTGCAACAAAGATTTCATACCAGATTGAAAGAGAAGAAGAAACTTACAAGAATCTGCTTAAGGTTCTTGAATTGTCTGAAAGTAGTGAACCAAGAAGGACAGGCTGGTTCTCTGGTCATGTAAAAACTAAAGAAGACCGCCTCGCTAACATATTGGATTAAAACATAGCCCCTTGAAATATAGGGGTTATTTTTTTGCCTCTCGTATTCTTTTCTGATATAATTTATGGGAGGAAAGTCATGAAGTATAAAATTGAAACATCTGCCTTAGAGAACGATATCTTCCAATTGATTCTTTCAGATGTTACAAATATTGATAAGATTAAGCATTATTACGACGAAGAAGATAATCTGGTTGCTACTGTTAGAATTATCGACCGTGGAGAATTTTCAACAAAACAATTAGGTCGTCCAAAGAAAGATTACACAGACCTTTTGAATAGGGTTAAGAATTTGAAAGAACAGGGAATTTCGGAAAAAGATATACCTGCTAATCTTAATATATCCAAGGCAAGTTACAGTAGGCTTAAAAAACTGGAAATCTAAAAAGAAGGAAAGTTAAATCCCCCGAATAAGTATGATATAATTTATTTGGGGGACTGGTATGATTATGTTATTTAAATGCACTGCTGTTTTCTTTATTTGTGCCATGATATATTTTTTAATTGGTCTCCTGTCACAAAATAAAAAGACCCTAGAATTTTTTGAAAAGTTAACTGGTAAATGAATATAATAAATAAAACTGGTAAGACTGTTGCTATTAATATAAATGGGCAGTTTGTAACATTTCCATCTGTTGGCAAAAAAGCATCATTAAACTTAAACAAAAATGACAAAACTATTGGTGGAATTATATTTCGTCAATGTGAAATAAATTATGTTGAAAACCTTGCAGATGTTGAGGAGTCTGATATAATAATTGTGTCGGAGGAAGTTGCTAAGTATCTTTGGTCTTTAGGAAAGTATAATTATGTTTATCTAGGTCATGGATTTTTAAAAGATGATAATGGAACTACCCTTGCAACCTATCAATTAGTATGTTATAATATAAACCTCATAGGGGATATATATAAAAACACCTAGGGGGTACTTTAACATTTAGGAGTCCCAAGGAATAGTTCCACCCCCCGTCAATTTTTTTCGACCCCCTTAAAAATCCGCCTATCGTTTACAGAGAATTTGGAGCCTTTTGTTTTGGTGTTATTATTAAACATATTGGGGGAATTTATTTATGAGTATTATTTTTAAGATCTTGTTGTCTGGATTATTCTTTGTGTTTTTATTATGGACAATTGTTTTCACTTATATGCATGTCAAGAATCTGGGGGAACGATAGGGGGGGCTTATATTTTTTTCGTTTTCCTAGAATTTTAACCATCCCTTTTGTTTCCGGTATATATATAATTTTTATGGGATGTGTTCTTTTGTAGAGTTATAGGGGGGGTGGTAAAATTTTCTTGTTTTCTGGAGAATTTAACCATCCTTTTTCTTTTGGTATATATTATGAATGATGTGGAAATATTTAGGGTTAATTATTCTGATTATGTATTGGGTTTAGATTTTTCTCTAGGGGAGTTTAATTTTGGTGATACAGATTATGATTATAGTTTGAGTTATGAATCTGGTATTTATAAGTTATGTGTGTATGATGTTGTTGGGGATCATTATGGTATGTTGATGCGTAATGTTTTGTCTTTGCGTGTTTATTATTTATTGGAGATATAGATTGTATTTATTTCGTGCGGATCATGTTATTAGGATAAATTCTTCTACATTATATTCTCTTAGTAGTGGGGATGATGTTTGTGGAATATTGGAATCTTTGCGTGATGATCTTGTGTTTTATGAGCCTGGCGATTTTGATTTATTTAAGTTTGCCAGGGTTAGTAGTTTAAAGAGTCAATTTAGTAAGTTTGGTGATGTTGTATTTTTTGATGGTGGTATGAATTTATTTTTGAATGGTAGATTATTACTTTCTATAGATATGATTCCTGTAGATTTTGTCAGGGATAATCATGATGTTATTGTAAGTGATGAGATATTTAGTTTATTGGGAGATTTTAATAATTTGTCTGATAGGGTTTTAGAATTAATTAAGATGGGGAATGATTCTGATACATTGTCTGTTTTATTATGTTTAGATAGATTGTGTTCTTATTGTGATGAAGTTGGGTGTGGTGTTGTTTGGGATAGATGTTAAGATTAATATTTTTCGACAGGTGGGACCCAAACATTAGGTTTCACTGCTATATTTTTCTGTGGTAATAATTTAGCAACATAGGAATCGAATTTTGTGGCAATAATATCAGTAAAGCTCATTTTATTATAAGTTGTGCAGTAGGCGTTAATTTGTTGAAAATATGGATGAGATTGAGCTTTATTTATGGCTTGTTGTTTTGCAGCTTCTGGAGTTATGTTTTTGTTATTTTTGATAAGGTTTGTTATTTCTGTAATAATTTTTTGAGTTTCAGCTTCAACATATACTCGCATTTTATCTTTTTCTCTGTATGCTTTGTCTTTAAGGTGATTTTGATAGTTTTTGGAATTTAGGTAATTGTTTACAACTGCTCCTGTTCCTGCTGCTCCTCCTAGTCCTCCTGTTATTCCCCCTGCTAATACCCCTCCTATTCCTCCTGCGTTTGATACTAATGCTGAGCCAATTCCCTGAAATCCTTGTAAAGCACTTCCGCCAGCTTCATATAGTCCACTTCCGATAGTTGATAGAACGTCCATGAATCCAGCTTGTTTGATGGGCATTTGGGATATTTTCACCATTAAACCAGTAATCTTATCAGCCTGTTCATATTCAGATTTTTGATCAAGTCTATTAGCTATATTATTCAAAGAAGCTAATATTTGTTTTTTATTCATATTGTTAATCCCTATGTAGATCTTATTATATTAATTCTTTTATAAGCATTTAAGTCCTTTTATCTTATTATTTAGGGATTGATATTTAATATATAGAATTATGTATTTATGTGGTATAGAATTGCAATAAATTTATCAAACTTATCTGGATTTAATTCTACTGAGACTGATGTTGAGTCAAGGGATGGTAGAATTAAAATTGTTCCTGAAAAACTATTATCCGGTTTAGAAGGCAGCAAAGAAAAATTAGATGAACTTTATCATTTTGGTGGTTTAGATCCTGATTCTGAAAAATTTAAAAATCTCTCTAATTCGATATTGAAAGTTTCTCATGAATTAGTTCCTATTTTATCTAATGTTGTTAAAATTTTTGAGCAACAAAAGCCTCTTCAATTGTTAATCAAGAAGCAATTTAGTTTAATGGGTATAATTACTGACATATATAATTTATTGGAAGTATGTAAGCAGCTTGAGGGTATTGAGGATTCGTCTTTACGTGTCAAAATATTTAAAGAGCATTTTAAAGCTTCTGGTGGTATGCATGGTGTAGCTACTCATTTATTTGCAGTATTTAATTCAATTTCTAAAATGTTGAATTTTTTAATGCATATAGATCTTCGTAGTCATATTGATATTCCTTCTTTATCCATGGGTGTATCTGCTGTAGAGTATTTTTTAGAAGAATCAAGAGAAGATGAGCATAAGTCGGGTGTAAACTTATTAAAAACAAAAGTTGTAAATCCTCATATAGAATTTTTGATAAAGAAAAATCCAAAGAATAAAATTGTAGTGAATTTTGTAGAGAAATATATTAAAGACCATCCAGATGCAAGTCATGAAGAAGTTAGAGAAAATGCTTTAAAATTTTTCTTAAGGGATGAAAAGAAAAGTAAATTCAAATCACTTCCTGGTGGTAAGTTTTCTTATATTGATATAGTACACATTGTGGATAATCTTTACACTGATCCTCATGATCTTATTCCAGCTCTTAAAGGTAAAAGAATTAGTAAAGAATATTATGATAGTATGATGGAATTTTTAAATAATTCCACAATGATCCAAATGAAAATAAATAGAGCAGCATTTAATTTAAGCAAGTTATTGTTAATGTTTCCTCATGTGTAATTTAGGTTAATAAATAAAAAGAGAGATCTTTAGATCTCTCTTTCTTCTTTTATAATATTTGTATGTCTTTAATATTTATTTTTCAGATGTTAGCTTTTTCTTTTTTTGCTTATACATCTGAGTTTGGTTTATCATTATTATTGTATTTAATTTGTTTATGGATTTGTGGTTATTATTTCTGGCGATATCATATTGAGAATCGCAAGAGTTATAAATTAGCTTGGTTATATCTTTCTAATATTATGTTTAGTTTTATTATGATTTGTAGATTATTGGATGCTTTTATGAATAATCTTAGGTAGGATTATTTTCTTCATCTTTAAACAAATCTTCATCATGGTATTCGTTGTATTCTTTGATTTTTTGATTTAACTTTGCAATAATTGGTTTATGTGCTTGGTCAATATAATAAAAAACTGGAGCAGAAGGAATACCATACATTTTAAATACATCTAATAATTGCTCTTTGAAACTACTCAACATTTTTAAAGAATTTTGCACAATTACTTCAGTACCCATTTTTCCTCGATTAAGCATAGCAATAAGAGCATCTGCATCTCTATCTGCCTTCTCAATTATAGCATCTGCAATTTCTTTCATAGTAAGTAAAGGTCCACCAGGTATATAATATTGCATTGTTTTAGGCAAATTATCTTTTCTGACTTGAGTATTTAAAGCTTCAGTGATAATTCTTTGTCTCTTATTTTCTCTTTCATCAGCTGGGGTTTCGATATTAAATTCATCTGCTAATCTTGTCATTACTTTAGTTACAGAATTAGCTTCAACATACATTCCAGTATTATCTAATGTATTTGCAATCTTATTAAGGGATGCTAAAATTTGTCTTTTATTCATTTGCTTTCTTTCTTTATTATTCTTTTTCACTTGGAAGAGGATACATATCCATGATTTCAATTACAACCCAAGGATCTAGAAATATACCATCATGAATTTCTAATTCTTGCCCTACCCTTGGTGATAATTGATTTCTATTAAGTTTTGTGCCAGCTTTACTACCAAGGTCATATACTGCCCATTTCCCATATCTATTTCTTGTTATGTGACAATGTTGTCTTGAAACTGTATTGATTTCGGGTGGAGTTACTATATCGCCCTGTCTTCCAATCGTAAATCCCTCTGTTTTAGTAAAGGATTGACTATTTCCTTTTGTTGTAAGAAGATCAAATTTAATAAAAGGCTGAGGTTGATTTTGTTGAATATTATTTGATTGTTCTGGCGAATTGTTTACAGGTTGAGAATTTGGTTCGATATTAAATTCATCTGCCACTTTAATCATAATATTAGTGAGAGTGTTAGCTTCTTTATATAAATAATTATTATCCAGTTCATTAGCAATATTATTTAATGAAGCAATAATTTGTCTTTTATTCATAATGTTCTCTTTTCATAAGGATTTCTAGCCCATTCTAATAAATTCGAAACATCTTCTTCTGAATCTTCTCCTTCAGTTGGCGGAAGAGGTACATTATTGAATGGTAATACTTCAGGATTATTTCTTAATTTTTTTCTAATCATGTCAAATAGAAAAGTTAAATTATATTTAGTACCATCAAAACTCAGGCCATCAACTTCAAAAGGAAAGCTATAAAAGCCTCTACCAATTTCTTTCATTAATTCGCTTTCAAATTGATTAAATTGATTTACGCTTGAGTTATCATTTATATCGTATTTTGCTACAAGTTCATCAATAGGATTTTTATATTCTATTCTTGGTCTATTAAATACACTTGCTTTTTGAAAATCTTCATATGTAGCTTCAGGATTATTTAATTTAAATTTTTTGAATTTATTTTCTAAATTTGTCTTTGCATCATTTTCTAATTTGATATTAATGTCATCTATTACTTTTTTTAAGTCATTTAATAATTCTGACAAAGATTTTTGATCAAAAAGTTCTTGATACTTTCTCCTTTGATCATAATCTGATTCAGATGATGCCAATCTATTCATTACTAGAGTGATTGAATCAGCTTCTTGAAATAAATTTAATTTATCAAGTGTGGAAGCTATATTATTTAATGATGCTAGGATTTGTCTTTTATTCATAATGTTTTACTTTTTGAGGTATTAACATATTTTTACTGAATATCTTTAAAAAATCCTCTTGAAGGTATTTTTAACATTAATTTTATAAAAAAAGTATTATGAGTATTGAATTTAGTGCTAATTTGCGCAAAGAAGTTAATGATGACACCCTGTATGAATTTTGTCATGAACGTATTTATGAAGATCCTGATGGTTCTTTAAGAAAAATCTTAGCTGATAAATATGATGATGATATGGCTTATTATTTTTATAAATATGTACAGAAGAATGGTTATCAGCCTTTATCATTTTGGATTTCTGAGTACAGGCAGTTTGGTAATCTGGTAATGGATGAGGGTGGTGCTTTTCCAGAATTTAATATTGTTAAAAATGGTAAAGTTGTAATGAGTTTAAGTTGTATTGCCCATATGCCTTCTGATTCTTATACTGTTCAATTGTCAAATATGAATGCCCGCACAATTTTCCAGTTGTTGAATATAGATAATAGTGATGATGTGGGTTCTATTTCGCCTTTAGCATTACTGAGGAAAATTGAAAGTGTTAAAGGTTCTAGGATATTAGAAGAATTCACTAGACCTGATGAAGACGGCCCCAGAACATACGGTGGCGGAATTGATGTAAATTATATTGAGGGTAAGTTATTACAGTTAGAAGCTTTGGCAGATTTTTGTATTAGAGAAGAGTGTGATGTTCAGTGGAGTTAATATTATTTTTAATGTTAATAGATCCTAAGATTGAATATAAGGAACGTTGTATTGGATGCCACGAACCTGCTGCAATATTGTTTAAAAATCCTAAAACAAAAGATCTTCGGAAAACAATTTATGACATGTATAGAAGAGACAGTCCTGAAATTCCATCAAAAGCTCAGGTGGATAGTATGTTAAAATATGCTAAGAGTTTGAAGAAGAATTAGCTATAATTTTCTCTAATGTAGTTTCCAGCCATATTATTAATTAGATTTGCAATTGTTTCATATGGTGTTGGCTGAATATCTTTAACTTGATTATAAATTTGTTCGGTTAAAGATTCATACATTTCAAAATCAGGTGTGTCATAATTATCTGGAACATTATTATTGAAGTATGTTTCTACAGATTGAAGTATGCCCATTTTAAGTGCTTCTTCATCTGTATTTAGAAAATTATCTTGAAGTTCTATATTATCTCTAACATCATCTTCTGTCATTTCTCTGCTTGTAAAATCTTCAGTTGAGTAGAGTGGTTGATCTTTCACTTCATCATAAATATTTTGAATGTTTTGAAAATTTTTAGTAGAGTCTGGATCAGGATTTACATCAGGGTGGTGTCTTTTAGATAGATTTCTGTAATTCTTATGTATATCTTCAGTGGTTTTTGCATTATGAAGAAGTTCCATTTCGATTTCAATATCTGTAAGAAGAATTGCTTTTTTGTACCACATGTTAGTTCTCTTTTAATAATTCTTGTAATTCGTTGATAATATTTCCCAATTGTTTTTTAAATTGCTTTTCATATTTTGGGCTTGTGTTGGCATTTAAGATAAACAGAGGGTCAATAGTTTGTTCAGCTTCTGGATATTTTATTTCTAACAATCCAAGTACAGCTTTAAATTTATCTGAGGATGGAGATCTTAAGATATCGCTAATAACCTTGATATGTTTTTCCATTGTATATGATGGTTTTTTAGAAATTAAATCTTTTATTCCTAATAGATTGCTTACAGAGAAAATTCTTGTGAAATCTTTTAAATTTGCTGCTTTTTCAATAGGAGAATTATAATAGGGATGATCTCCAGATTTAATTCTATTAATAACATCATTGAATTGTTCTTCTGAATATTTATTTTTAATTTTGTCTAAGAATGGAGTGTCATATTCTGTTGGTTTTCTATTCATGTATTTGAGGAAAATTTTGTTTACAGTCTCTTCATATGTTGGGAAAACTGTATCTTCATCAACTTCAGGAATATCAATAATAAGAGCTAAAGTTGCATCATCAGCTATTTTATTAATATATTCATGATTTCTTTTAAGATTTGGATCTGCTACATGTTGAAGTTCGTGATGTAAATTGGTTTTAAAAAGGCCTAAATCTTCTTTTGCAATTTCATCTTCTAATATTAATTCTTGAGTTGTGATATTATAGAGTCCAAATTCATCAGGTAGGCTTTGAAATTTGACATTATTAAGGCTTGGGAATAAATCCAGCAATCCATCTCTTAGGGAGAATTGATTGATTAAATATGTTGATCCAGTGTCAATAAGAGATCTATCTACAAGCGCATCTATTTCTTGGTCAGATACTTGGTGTTGAATTATTCCTTGAGCAGCGAATTTATACCACATTATGTTTTACCCAAAATGCGTCATCTGTTCGAAATTCTGGTTGTTCTGTATATTCATCAAAAACCATATATGGAATTTGTTTTTGAGCATCTAATTGAGAAACATTAGTGTCTGTATTAACATCTTTTATTTCTAAAGGATCACCGAACGCTTTATTTCTTGCTTTGAATGCTTCTTTACTATGAATATTACCAGCAATATATTTCACTTCAGGCATTTTTTCTTGGATCAATTTTCTTGCAGCGTTATAAAGAAATTCTCCAATACCCCATTTAACTCTTGATCCACTAAATTCATCTATTTCAAGTGGATTATATTGTTGTCTTAGTTGTTGTTTAAAACTTTTATTATTATCATAGACTAAAACTAATTCAACATCTACATATCTTTCTTCAGGTGGAACTGATTTATCACAAAATAAATCAATCTGTCCTAGTTTGATATTTGTACCTTTAATATAAGCTCCAATATCTAGCATGTGAGAATTCTTGTCATTTCTTTCTTTCTCAATTCTAGCTTCATAATTAGATGGGTCATATTTTAGCTTGATGCCTAAATCTAAAACACCTTGACCTTCTGGATTAAACATATAGGCTGAATAAATTTTTCTGCTATCAGGATTAAATTCAATATTTTCTCTAGCGTGTTTAATGTTCTCAGGCTTCCATAAGAAATAATGTTGTGTTCCTGGTTCATATTCATTAGATGGCCAGAATGCCTTTGGGTCTTGGATAATGCTGTCAAAACCTAAAGATTCCATAAGTTTTTTTACTATTTCGCTATGGTAATCATCTTCATATTGATGTTTGAAATATTCAGTTTGATTTGTTATAGATTGGAAAATATGCATTGCGTTGATATCTGCACCAGGGTTTGCATTATCTAATATTACTTGGTTAATAAATTCATAAGCATTATAATCTTCATAATATTCTAATAAAATATCATAGAGTTTGTGAATTAATGTTTTGAAAGAATATTTTTTCTCTCCATCTTTTTCAATAATTAATTTTTCTGGCGATTCATTATTTTCAGGGTCATATCCATCATCCCCATCAGCTTCTGGAATTTCTTCTTCTTGGAAATCATCATAAAACATAGTTGGGCTGTAAGGAAAGTTAGGATTCATTTGAGTTAAGACAAATGGATTTTTCATTCTAATATGAGCTGGAATTACTTTAGGTTTTCCTCCAAGAATTCGATCAGATCCAATTTTTTCACCTAATTCATAAGCATCTTTAACTTCGCCATCTTGGAAACATTCTGGATATTTATCACCAAACAATTCAAATAGTTCATCATCGTTGCCATAATATGAATCAGCAAAATCTGTGGCGATTCGATCAATTTGTCGCAGTTGATCTCCGCCTTTTCCTGTATAGAATTTTTCAGCTTCTTTGTCTTCACTAGTGAAATAGAAACCATCACCTAAAGAATTATCTCCAGTGTTGATAATTTGAAATTCGTCAAAGTCGTGAGTCGTCCCATGATAAACAGGTTGAGTTGGAACATAATGATCCTTAGCCCATTCACTAAAAAATAAGCTTTGCGTTGGTTTTTCTGTTTCTAAAAGCTGAGGTTGCTCTTGCTCTTCTTCCTGGACTTCTGGTTCTACAGGATTTTGAGGGACATCAGTTTCAGGTAATTGTAATTGATTAGATATTCGATACCACATGATTTTAATTTTACCGATTTTACTCCTATATCCCTGTAAAAGAAATATATGCTTAAGAAGTATTGTACTATTACACATCCATTTTCAGCAAATAAGATGTACACTCCAGTAGCTTATGGCAAATTAATTAAAAGTAAAAAATATAGAGAATGGATAGATAAGAATTTACCAATAATTGTTGAATCTATGTTGCCAGCTGATTCATTTCCAGTTGATGTAGAAATTTTAGTTATGGCAGATATGAATTGGAAGATGAAACACGACTCTGACAATTTGATAAAACCTATTGTAGATTTATTAGTAAGAGCAAAAATTGTTCCTAATGACACTACTAGATATGTTAATTCTGTAAAGGTACGATATTTGCAATCTTTCTGGGAGCCAACTGTTTGTATATCTTATTGTGTAACTGAGTGAAATTAGATGATTTTGAGGCTAAAATTAGTCTCCAGATCTGCCTTTATAAAATGATGGAGTGTTGTCAACTCTTTTGATAGGAGCAGTGTCAATTTCTTCTTTTGTGTTTTGATTAAGTCCTAATGTAAGATTCTGGATTGTTTGTTTAAGAGAATCAAATCCTCTTCCATTTGGGTTTCCAGCAACATTAAGAATTTCCCATTGACCTATACAGTCTGGGGATATAAATTTTAGTATGTTTTCAAGAGTATTATCGCTGACAGGTCCATATATAGAAAGATCAGCATCATCTAACATCTGGCTAACTCTTATTGTTCCGCCATTAGCCATGCTCCCAATTCCTCTTCCAACAAATTCAATAGGTGTTTCATTAAAATCTGGATCATTTGGATAGACACCATGTTGTAATTTAAGCATCATGGCAGTGTAGTTATGTCCATAGTTTTCTGGTGGAGCATACTTTTCGCCATTAACTATCCAATAATGTTGTTTATTAACATTAGTAGCAACATTGATAAATTTTTTAAGGAAATCTTCTTCTGGAACTTCTTGGTCATTGACTCTTATAGCAGCAAGTTTATACCACATCATCATATCCTCTTGATTTAAGTTTTTCAGATATGGCATTTAATACAGCTTCTTGATCTACAGGGAATTTTTCAGTTTGCATTTTTCTTTTAATTCTATCTAATTGCCCTGGTGTATCAGCTCTATCTACTCTATCTAAATATCTTCTTGTAACTTCTCCAGATTTGCTTTCAATATATAATCTCATTAATCTTGAAAATTCAGATTGTAACATTTCTGCTTGAGCATCTAATGCAGAAACATCTTTATTTCCATATCTACTTGTTTCAGAATAAAGAGAATTGAATTGGTCGAGAATATTGATCATATTTTGCAATTGATCTTGAAATTTGTCAGCATATCTTTTCATAATGTTTTTATTCTGTATTTCGCTTTTTATTTCTTTTCCAGTAATATTTAGAAATCATATATATTATAAGTAGATTATTACCAAAAGAAAACAAATTGCTTTTTATTAGATCATAATTGTATTCAAAATAATCTTTTTTAGATTTCTCTCTGGAATATTCTATCCATCTATCTATTTCAATTATCTCTTTATTTGATTGTGTATATTTATCTATTTCATTAGATTTTAAATATTGATCTCTTTTAAATTTTTTCCAGTTATATGATGTTGCTAAATCTTTTGGAATTTCTTTATTAAAATCTATACTTTCGATTTTATAGAGGTTATATTTAGCTTTTAAGATTGTATATGAGTCTTTTGCAAACGAGTATATGAAAGAGAAAAGAAAAATGTTAACTGCAACTATAATAACTTTGCCTTGAATAAATACTCTAAATTCTTTCTTATGCTCTTCTGAATTTATATTTATTGGAGAAAAAAGATCATTGTGTTTTAACCTATCCCATAATGATCTTTTCCATTCATTTGGGGCCATAGATTCATTTTTATATCTAACATGGCCGATAGCTTTATAGCCTTTTAGTTTTAATTGAATATAGTCGATTATATGCCACATAGTTATAATTTTTAAGAAATTTTTGAATAGTTCTTGCAAAAATAAGTTTCTTAACAATCACTTAATATTTTATGATTATTTACGTGGAATATTATATTAGCGCAAAGCGAAAGGTCAAAAAATATGAAAAAAGCTTTTACTTTAATTGAACTCTTAGTTGTCATTGCTATTATTGCGATTTTGGCAGCTATCCTCTTCCCAGTGTTTGCCCAGGCTCGTGAGAAGGCCCGATCGGCAAGTTGTTTGTCGAATGAGAAGCAAATTGGAATTGGTCTTATGATGTACACTCAGGATTATGATGAAACCTATCCGACTGCATACATGTACAAGAACAACACCGCAACGACTAATGGCGGATCAGCTGGTGGATATATTCATTATTCTGCAATGGTACAGCCATATATCAAGAGTGACAAAGTTTGGGTATGTCCATCTGATAAGAACGGTGGAGTAGGTCCAGACAATCCTCCTTGTATGCCTTGGACAGATGTAAATACCCTTGGATGCGAAGCTCAGGTTCCTCGTCTTTCCTATGTTCCTAATTCGGCTGTTCTTCCTCGTAAGCGTGGCCCTCAAGATGCTCCAAACGTTGTTCCTATCGCTGCAATTGATGCTCCAGCTGATGTTATTGCCATTGCAGAAGCAACTAATCACTTAAATTGTATCTTTTTAGGTTCAACTGGCCAACTCAATACTGAACGAAGAAACAAGTCTCACCGACCAACAAATGCCATAATGCGTACAGTTTCTGGCGGTCAATGGGCAGGACAAAGTTTTGCGGATGCGTCAGGATCAATCTTTGCTATTACTAAGGCTGCTGCAGAAGGAGCTGAGGGCTGGGGTGGACCATCTGATTCTAGTGCACAAAATGGTACTGGTGGATGTAGATCCGTTGCAGCTGATGGCGGACTGCATATTCGGTTCATGGAGCCAGGTCGTCATACAGGTGGTTCTAATTATGTATTTGCTGATGGACATGCAAAGTTTCATCGTTTTGAAGCAACTATTAATCCAAACAACTTCCTCTGGGGTAAGAGTTATTACCCAACAGGACAACAGATTCTAGACCAGGCTGGTTTTCCAGTAAGATAACAAATAAAAGGAGCCTAGAAATAGGCTCCTTTTTAATTAAATATCAAGTTAAAAATTAATTTAATGGTGTTACAGATTCAATATGTTTTGCTACGTTTTTTGCCCATATTTTAGCTAATTTTTCATGTGAAGTTTTATGTAGTTTGGAATCTGCATTTGTTACAGTTACAAGAACTTTATCTCCAACAACTACACACCAATTTCCATTTACTTTTGCTTCAGAAACATCAGAGCTTTTAACACCATATCTCAAACATAAGGCATTGAATCGTTCTTGTACTTTATCGAATCTTCCATTAGTATCAACAATCTTAAAATATCGTTGTCCACTAAATTCCAAAGATTTTGTTTTTTCTACATAACTTCCCATTAACAAGAAACTTACAGATAATAGAATCATTATTTTTTTATTCACTATTATTACTCCTTAAAATTCTAAATTGCTTATATGCATCAGAATAAATTTTATCGTCGTCAATTATTATACGATTTCTATCAGTGTCTAATACATAATTTTTTCTAGGTATTGACGCTTTATAATCAAATTCTTGCTCTACTTTATCTTCATCAGCTAATTCTTCAAGATCAACTTTGGAATATCCACCACCAACATAAACAGAATACTCATCTGGCATCATATTTGAGAATGCAGTGTAAAGTTCAAATATTTGTTTTTGTCTTTTTAATTTCTGCAGTCTTTCTTCATCAGTGTCATCATCATTGTATCCTAATCCTTTTCCCTCAATATTGTCAAATACAATGATTTTTTTAGAAACATCTTCCCAAACCCAAGATTGAGCTATAATCTGACCTTTTTTATTTTCAACAACAAAGAAAGCAGAAGTAGGTTCAATTTGCCCATAAAGAGCTGCTCCTTCTCCTGCATCGCCAGGGGATTGACAGCAATCTGTGTGCTTGCCTAAAAAAATACCTCTTGCGTCACTTCTTGGCAAAAATCTTCCTGTATATCCACCTTTACTAATTACGACATTAGACCAACTTGGAAGCGGTACATTCAAAGAATTTAAATAATGTTCTTGAAGTGGTTCAAAACCAGATTTCATGGCTGCTGATTGATACTCAGAAGCGAATTTATCACTTTTTACATCATATTCACTATGAATTTTTTTGAAATTTTTGACATCACAAACGCTATATAATTGAGCAAATGGAAGTTGTTTTTCTTCTTCAGTCAATTCGAGCCAATAATTTTGGATCATTTTAATTTTTTGAGTTGGAAAAGTAGAAAGATTTTTATATCCCAAAGTCGCTTTCAATAAATAATCACCAAATGCTTTTTCACTTCTTGGCCAATTAAAATCTATATTAAAACCTTGAACAGCATCATGTGGATCATTAAATTTTCTAAGCCAATTGGTAATGTTTTTTCCAAAAATTAATAATAAAAATGAATAAGCATCTGTACTTTGTTCAATGACTTCATAACTTCCATCTTTATCAATATCATTATTTATTCCAGAAATCATTAAATTTGATGGCATTCCAAATAAATTTTTATATGTAATTGTGAAACATAAAACTACAAAATATTCTCTTGTATTTTTATGTAAATTTCTATATTGTCTATCAAATTTGTTTATATAATCTCTAGCTTCTGAATCATCTAGTTCAAAAAGCTCAACATCATCCCCATCCAAAATCAAACATAACATAATTTCAAGAGGTAATGATTTTATTTGTTCAATAAATCTTTGTGTCTTATATTTTAAAGAATTTGCAATTGCTACAAGAAAATATGGTGTAACTAAATTTGAAAATTTATTTAAGATAAATTCTATATCTTTAGGATTTTTATTTTTTGATTCAAATATTGTGTCAGAAATTTTATCAAGCAAATCATGGTTTTTAAAATTTTTTGCAAACTCACCTGATAATTCAACTCCTTGTGTAACTTCTAATATTGCTAAATTGATAAGAGTTGATTTTGGAAATCTAAATTCTTTAGAATATTGATCATATAATTGCTTGATTTTTTCAATTTGCTCATCAGATAAATCAAGTTTATTTAAGTAAGTATTTCCTGTTTCATATAAAGAAACATAATCTAATATATCACCTTCAAAGTCGTCAAATCTTGAATATTTAAGATCTGATTTGATATATTTAATAACTAATTCATCAAAATAACGTGGTGAAAATTTTTCAGTAGGAATTTGTTGAATATTATCAATTAAACTTTTAAGAATATTACTATAATGATATGGATATTTGTTAAAAAAGAAATTCAGAAAATCTTTGATGAAGCTATTTGGAATAAATGTTCTTGATAATGTATCTTTTGCTTGCAAAAGCGATATGATTCTTGGTTGAATTAAATTAAACTGGCTTTTGATAAGTTCGACATTATCACTAGTTAGAGTTATATTTAATTTATGAGAGATTTCTTGAAGAATTTTTTGAATAGTATCTTGATTTAAATAAGTAAATATATAATAAAAATCTTTCAAAAAATCCAAGTTGCCGTCGTTTTTTAAGTGTGATAATCCTGATTTTTGAAGTACAATATTTTGATAATCTTGATTATTAGATAAAACTTTTTGTATGCTAATATTAGATGCACCTGATTCATCAAATAATTTTAAATCATTGCATTTTTCAATTATTTCTTCATCTGACAGATTTCCATTATTTTTATAGAAATAATAAACTTTAATTAATTGATTTAAAGCATCTTTGTACATTCCGCCTAAATAAATATATAGTTTACCATCGGGCAGATTTGCAGCTCCTTTACCAATTGTGGTTTTAGCAAGAAAAATTAATGAATCAATTTCTCTATGTTGATCTACATTACTAAAAAAGCCATACTCTTCTTTACTGCTAGATTCTCTCAAGTCACGTTCATATGGGGTAGCTAAAGTGCCGTCAAAAAATCTTCTAGTAACTTTATTAAAAGTTTCTATATCTTCAGGAGTTTTAAGATTTTCTTTTACCTTTTTAATATTATATGCGGTTAGTTTTGAAGTTTCATTATCAATTAATTCAAAAGCTTCTCTTGCTTCTTTGAAATTAATTGAATTATTTTCAGCAAATTGGTTAATAAAATTATAAAAAGAGTTTATAAACTTAAATCTTCTAAGACCTTGTGCGAAAAAATCTACTTGATCTGGATACTTATTACAAAAATCTAAATAAGTTTTTGTAATTTCATATTTTTCATTTGATTCATCTACAAGATAATTAAATATCTCTGGGTATGCAGATATTCTTTCGATAAAATTTATTGCATCATCAATTTGTTTTTTAGGATGAGATGAACCAAAGTAAAAGAACCTACTAAGTAATAGCTGTTTATTGTCATCTTGGAAAAAATTTGGATTCTCCATGATTGACTGATAAAAAGACCAGTTATATTTTTCATATAGATCTGGATAATTTTGAAGAAATCTAATGTAATCTTTAATTCTCTCTTGGGGAAAATTATTGAATCCTGGATTTTTTCTTAATATTTGTATTGCTTGATAATCTTCTGGAGTATCTAAACCATTTTTGATTTGATCAATATATTTACCCCAATTATTAACAGCAATCGTATAAAGTCTTTCTGATGCTGAAATATTAGCTAGTTGTCTATAATATGGATAATATTCTTGTGGAACTTGATACTTTTCTAATAGAGGTATAGAATTTTGAAACCAGGCTTCTCTTTCTTCTGGAGTAATTTGAACTTCTTGTGGTGGCACTTGAATTTCTTCTTCTTGTGATAATCTTTTCAAAATTTACTTTCCTCTTTATAATCTAAATATATTTTACAAGCTCTTTTATGTTTAGCCCTACTAGGATTTCACCGGGCTTTGGACAAAATATATAACTATGGCAATTTTTCCTCTATATAATAAACATGCAGTAAATTTCCCAGTAATTGCTAATGAGAGCTTTACTTCTGGTATGGCGCTTGTTATTGATTCAAATGGTAATGCTGTTAAAGCGGACAGAAGTAATATTAGTTATAATTCAATCGTTGAAGGATCTGGTAAATTTCTAGGTTTTGCTTCAGGAGATCACACTAATTTATCTTCTATTTTAATGTCTGATCCTGTAGGCAGTAATTATATTTCATCTGATAATAAATTTGTAGATAATGTTAATTCTCATTATTCTGCAAGTAAAAGATCTATTTATGAATTTAGAGACGAATCAGTTTCTGGAGTATTATTTTCCGAATATTCTAAAAGAGGCATTGGAATTTACAATCTTCAAGGCGAAATTTATATTACAGACCAATTTTCAAGAGTTGCAAGTTTATTTATTGATTCTGATGGTACAGCTCAAGTAGATTTTAATGTTGGTGATTTACTTACTTATGGAGCTGGAATCAATGCTGGAAAATTAGTAAAGGCAGATACTTCAGCTATTAGTCCTTCTGTATTGATTATTGGAGTAGTTGAGAAGTTTGATGCAGCCAGTAATTTATTGTATTTTAGACATGTATTAGAAAGTTACAATAATACAGTGTCGTTATTTACAACAGGTATCACAGTTCATTTAGACGCAAGCAATCCTACATCATATTCAGGGTCAGGAACTACTTGGTATGATTTGAGTGGTAATGGATTGAATGCTGAACTCCAGAATGGTGTACTTTGGTCAAGCGAAAATGGTGGTGTAATGACATTTGACGGGACTAATGACCAAGCCCTTGTAGCAGATAATTCACTATTAGATTTTCCTGGAGATTTTACCATTGAAGGAGCATTGATTAAACAAGTTGGAGGCGGAGGTTGGTTACATAGAAGAAGTTCAGACGCAGAGGCTAACTGGGTATTGTCTGCAACTGGTGGCAATTCTATGTGGTTTTTAATCAGATATAGTGGATCTTGGTATCCCCCAGCTTTAGATCAATGGGGTGGAGAAAATTCTTTTACTAAGTATAACCATGTAATTGTAACTCGTAATAGTGGTGTTATCAATTGTTATTATAATGGTACTTTGAGATTTTCTTTTAATAACAGTTTAAGCTTAAATACTTCCACTGGTTTTGTTATTGGATCTTGGGACTCTTATGGTTTATGGTCAAAATTGAAAACTCCATTTGTACGCTTATATTCCCAAGGTATGACAGCAGAACAAGTAAGACAAAATTATAATGCAAGTATGGGTAAATTAATTTAATGGCAATCTTTCCTCTTTTCAATAAGTACGTAGTAAATATTCCAGTGTCAATTTCAACTGACTTTAAAGCTGGTTCTGCTCTTATGTTTGATAATAATGGACGAGCTGTTTTAGCTGATAGAGCTTCTTTCAGTTTTGATAGCTTAGCAGAACAAAGAAGCAAATTTATTGGATTTTCTTCTAATGATCACTCAACTACTAGCACAATTATTAATAACGATCCAGTAGGCAGTAATTACAATATTGATTCAGCATTTTACGATAATACAAATGCTCCTTATGCTGCTCCTAAAAGATCTATTTTAGATTACAGAGATGAGAATGTAAATAATTTTTATCAAATATCCAATAACAATCCAGAAACCATAAGGGGTACTGGCGTATATAATCTCCAAGGAGAAATTTATATCACAGACCAATTTGCAACAAAATTAGCCATGGCTGTTGCAGAAGATTCAAATGTAGATGTAATTCTTTCTCCAGGAGATCTTTTAACATTTGGAGCTGGTGTTAATGCTGGTAAATTAGTAAAAGCTGATTTATCTGGCAATGGTCCTTCAGTAATTATTATAGGCTCTGTAGAAAAGCATGATTCTGCCTCAAAAGTTCTTTATTTTAGGCATATTTTAGAAACTTATAGTAATACAGTTTCGATTGCTACAACAGGGCTTTATTTGAATTTAGATGCTTCCAGTCCAGTATCTTATCCTGGAACTGGCACAACTTGGTATGACTTGAGTGGAAATAACTTAAATGGTTCTATGAATAATGGAGCTTTTTGGTCGGCTGAAAACGGGGGAGTAATTGTTCTTGATACAATTGATGACCGTTTGACAATTCCACACAATGCAATTATGGATTTTTCAGGAGATTTTACAGTTGAAATTGTTTTTTATGCATTAGAGGGTTTTCTTACTGGTATTTTAGCTAAGGCAAATACTGGTGGCGTACCTTCTGGAAACTCTTGGGTAATTGGATCATGGTTCGCAGGTAATCCGATTTTCTGGAACCCACTGACAACACCAAGTGGAATTTTCTTAAGAGGAAAAAGACCTGTATATATTAACACTTGGTATTCTATCATATTTACAAGAACTGCTGGCGTAATGACATCTTATATTAATGGTATTTTTGATGATTCTATATATAACCCAAATAACTATACAAATACTCATGAAATTCAAATTACTGTATGGGCATCTTGGCAAACAGCTGGAAAAATCGCTGCAGTAAGATTCTATAACACTGGATTTACAGCAGAACAAGCTCAAAGAAATCATAATGCTATTTATCCAAGGCTTGTATCTTAATGGCTATATTTACTGTAACTTCTAATGCTGTTGAAAATGTAGACATCATGATTTCTACATCATTTAAGGCTGGTATGGCTTTAATGAGGGATGATAATGGTAGAGGAGTTCCAGCAGATAGTCAATTGTTAGTATTTAAAACTCTCGAACAAAAAGTTGGTAAATTCTTAGGTTTTGCAACAAGCGATCATTCAGCTTATTCAAACACTATAATTATTCCAGATGTCATTGGATCAAGTTATATTGATAATTCTTACAACTACATAAGAACTGAAAATAATGAGGTTGTAATTTCTAAGAGAGGGCTAGTTGATAATTTAAATGAGGGAATTCCAAATTTATATAATCCATCTGATAAAAATATAATTTCGAGACGTGGCCTTGCAGTATATAACCAACCTAATAATATCTTCATAACAGATCAATTTAAGCCTGTTTTACATGGAGATTATGGCCTTGATGGATTAGACACTGTTGCATTAAACCCTGGTGATTTACTTACTTTTGGTGGTGGAGTTAATGCCGGGAAACTTGTTAAGGTAAATGTTAATTCTTTTGGCCCTGAATTATTGATTGTGGGTATTGTTGAAAAATATGTATCATCAACAAATCTATTACATTTTAGACAAGTAAGTTTTAGCTTAAGCTTTGGAAATTTTACTTTATTAAACTATGATGCTGCTAATCTCTTATCATATCCAAAAACAGGGAGTACTTGGTATAATTTAGCTTCAAATAACTACAATATGACTCTTTTGAATGGAGTCTCATATACAAGCGCTTATAATGGTGAAATTGTTTTTGATGGTGCTGATGACTCTAGTTCTTCTTCTGGATTTTCTATTTCTAATTATACTTTAGAAATGTTTGTAAATGTATATCAACTTACTGGGCAACTAGCACTTAACAGGATATTTGATGGAGACGGAAATTCAGCAATCATAGCTCTTGGGACAGGTGGAGTTTATCCTTTAAATAATATACATTTATATGTGCAAGGATCAGGTTGGATCAATACATCATACACTTTATTATTGGGACAATATACGCATATTACATTGGTAAAAAATGCTGCAGCACATCAAATTTTTGTAAATGGAGTCTCCATTTATTCTTCATCATTAGTAAATAATACACTGACAGCGTTCGCTTTAGCATCTGCTACGAATCAATTTAATAATGAAAGAACAAGATCTTCTTTTGGATACTTAAAAATTTATACTAAAGTATTATCATCTCAAGAAGTTTTAAATCAATACAACCTTAACAAATCCCGATATGGTTTATAATGGCTATTTTCACCGTAACATCTAACGAAGTATTAAATGTAGATATATTCTATTCATCATCTTTCAAGTCTGGTATGGCGTTAATGAGAGATGATAACGGTAGAGCTGTTCCTGCTGATAATAGTTTACTACTCTATAAAACAAATGAACAAAAAATCGGCAAGTTCTTGGGTTTTGCTTCCAGTGATCATTCCTCAGCTTCAAATACAATCATTGTTCCAGATATAATTGGATCTAGTTATATTGACAATTCTTACAATTATATTAGAACTGAAAATAATGAAGTAATATTAGCAAAAAGAGCCTTAAATGATAACCAAGATGAAACTAACATCAAAATCTATAATCCTTCAGAAACATTAACAACATCTAGAAGAGGATTAGCAGTATACAATCAACCAAACAACATCTTCATAACGGATCAATTTTCAAGAGTATTACATGGAGATTTTGGAGTAGACTCAACAGCACAAATAGATTTTAATGCTGGAGATTTGCTAACTTTTGGATCTGGAATAAATGCTGGAAAACTTGTAAAGATAAATGTGAATTCTATTGGCCCAGATGTTTTAATTGTTGGCATTGTAGAAAAATTTATCTCAACTTCTAATCTTCTTCATTTTAGACAGGCCCCATATTTAGTAACATTTCAATCTAATAACTTACAATTTGCCATAGATGCTGCAAATCCTTATTCATACATTTCTGGAAACACTGTATATGATTTAACCCCAAATAATAACAATGGAGTTTTATATAATGGAGTATCTTATAGTAGTTTTGGAGGCGGTTCTTTTTATTTTGATGGAACAAATGATTACATAAGAGTCTTAGACAGCCCAAGCTTAAATCCAGGAACAAGACAACTTACTACAATGACATGGGTGAAAATTGATGGATTTCCTACTGATTCTTTAGGTGGAAATATTATCCTAAATAAAGAAAATATATATGAAACTGGATATTATAGTAATTCATTCGATTATGCTTATCTTCCAGCTTGGCAATGGAGAAGTATTGCGCCTATGGATTCTTCAGCTTGGAAACTAATTACTGTAACATATGATAAAACAAATCAAAAGGCTTATATAAATAACTCTTTGACAAATATAGTTGCAACTACTGGGGATATGGGTTCAAACAATGAAGATCTTGGAATTGGTGCTAGAAGTGTTAAAACAAGCCCGCATTCTTACGCTCGAATGTATTTATCTGAAATGAGAATTTACTTTACGGCTCTTACACTCGATCAAATTTCGGCATATTACAACTTAACAAAATCTAGGTATGGTTTATAATGGCAATCTTTACAGTAACTTCAAATGCAGTAGAAAATGTTGATATCTTTGTTGATGTTGATTTTAAAGCTGGAATGGCACTTATGAGAGATGATAATGGAAGAGTGGTTAAAGCTGATAATTCTTTAATATTCCAAAAAACATTATCTCAAAAAATTGGAAAGTTCTTAGGTTTTGCTACATCTGATCATTCTTCTGCTGCAAACACAATAATAGTTCCAGATGTTATTGGTTCAAGTTATATTGATAGCTCTTACAGTTTTATACGCACTGAAAATAATGAAGTTTTAACAACAAAAAGAGCTTTGAATGATAATCTTAATGAATCTTTGAATAAGCCCTATAATCCATCAGAAAACATGGTTATTTCACGTAGAGGATTGGCTGTTTATAATCAACCTAACAATATTTTCATTACAGATCAGTTTGTTAGAGTTTTGCATGGTGATTATGGTTTAGATTACACTACACAAATAGATTTTAATTCTGGAGATTTACTCACTTTCGGTTCTGGTGTCAATGCTGGAAAATTGGTTAAAGTTAATGTTAATTCCATTGCTCAAGAAATTTTAATTGTTGGCGTTGTAGAGAAATTTATATCTTCCACAAATCTTCTTCATTTTAAACAAGTAACTTATAGCTACCCATTCTCTAACGATTCTGCTGTACTAGTTCTAGATGCTGGTAATCCTTATAGTTTTAGTGAGCCCTCTTCGACTTTAGCAAATGATCTTTCAATTTATAATAATAATGGAGCTTTAACAAACGGTGTATCTTTTAGTTCAAGCAACGGCGGAACATGGGTTTTTGATGGAACAAATGATTATATAAGTCTAGGTAACAATACATATTTAAGAACTCTTCAAATAAATGTTACTATAATTTGTTGGTTTTATCAAACTTCAACAAAACAATATTCAACACTATATGCAAATTATTCTAGTACTGGTGGAGGATATTTGATTTCTCTATTTAGAGTTGATAATAATATAGTAACTTATTATACTAGTTTATCTGCTGGAAGTTATCAAAATAAAAATTTGGGTTCTATAACAAATAATACATGGAATTTTGCAGCTATAAGTGTATCTGGTACAATTTCAAATCCAGTAATAACATTTAGTCTAAATAATTCTTCTACAACTGAAAATCTTTCAAGTTTAAATTCGAATCCAGTCACAACAAATAATGTTTTTGTTGGCGGTAATAGTTACATTTCAGAAACTTTTGCAGGAAACATATCGCAATTAAGAATTTATAACCGAGCTTTATCATCATCAGAAATTCTAGCTTATTACAACTTAACAAAATCCCGTTATGGATTATAAAAAAGGGGAGAATGAATCTCCCCTTTTTTGTTATTGCGGTCTAACCATACCGCCTTGATTTTGATACATGTTCTGTTGTTGATAACCTTGTTGATATCCCTGTTGATACATTTGCTGATTAGGTTGTTGATATCCCATAGGCTTGTTTTGCTTATAACCTTGTGTATTCTTATAATTAGTGATAATCTGCTTAAGTTCTGTTTGCACATTTAATGGAAGATTTGCCATCATATTAACAAGTTGCAAATTTGTCATAGCATCAATATTTGCTACATTATCTTGAATCCACTTCTTTGCTTGAACAGAAACGCCAGGTCTATTAACAAGATCATATGCATTGGCAATTTTTACAAATACATCATGCATAGCTTCAGCTTCTCTCTTTAAACCATAATTCTCAAGATTTGTAATGAATGTATTGGTCATAGAAAGAACTTCTTTTGCAGATGCAGAAGATCTACCCCTGGCTTTATGAAGGACATTCTTTTTATTTAAATATGTATTTCTATCTGTTGAAACACCAAGATTGATTACATCACCTTCGGGAATAATTAAATAATAACCATTGTGTGCTAATTGATCTTTTAACCCTGAGTTAGGATCTTTTGCCATTTCAATTACTGTGGGATTTGAAAGAATTTTATAATTCTTTTCTTTCAATCTTTTAAATACTAATTCGGCAATTTTTTCTTCGTTTGTATAATTTTCATCATTCTCTTCACGATCAAAAATACTACGCTCTTCTAACATTTTTGGACTTGAGCTTTCACCAAATAATCCAGTACTTGTTGGCTCGTAAGAACTTGTTCCAAAATTACTTTCTTCGGATCTTTCTCCAATCATAGGAATTCCCTCTTGAGGATCAAAATACTCATGATGTTGGAGATCCCGGATTTCGCTATTGTCAGAAGATGATTCAGAAGATGTCCCTGCAGATCCACCATTATAAGAAGGTGCAGTAATTGTAACCAATGCACTTTCTGGAGCTACTGATGGCCCTGCACTTGGAGCTTCTGGAGTAAATGTTTCTGCGCTTGGAGTTTCTGTTGCGTTTGGAGATGCAGGAGATGCTGGTGCTGTTCCGTATTCACTAGGAACTTCACTCTTTACACGCCACTTTCTTTGCTTATTTTTATCCATAGGGCTATATAGATCATTTTCAAACATATTACTAGGGACTGCAGACTCATAATACTGCTCAGATTTATCATCATCAGGTCTTACTAATTCGCCATCTTGTCCAACAAATCTATAAACGGCTGCAAAGATATCATGTCCTTCTTGTGCAATCTTGAATAAATTCTTTTCTTCAAGTTTGTTGATTACATAATTGATACTAGCAAAAACTTCTCTCATATTAAAAAAATCCTTAGAAACTTTTTTCTTACTTATGATGTTATAAAGTTTCGGTTCAGATTTCCTTTTTTGGCCTAATGTGGTATAATTAGGTTGCTTAAAATCTGTAAAGAAAGTTCATGATTTTTCGGAACTTTGTATAATTTACAATATATTTTAAATGAGAGGTAATTAATGGGAAAGACTGTAGGTATTGACTTAGGTACTACCAATTCTGTTGTTTGTGTTCTCGAAAATGGAGAGCAAGTTGTCATCGCTAATTCAGAAGGCGCTCGTACAACACCATCTATCGTAGGTTTCTCTAAGACTGGAGAGCGACTTGTAGGAGCTCCAGCAAAGCGTCAGGCAGTATTGAATCCTGATCGTACATTTATGTCTATTAAGCGATACATGGGAACAGATCACCGTGTTACAGTTGATGGCACGGACTACTCCCCTGAACAAATTTCTGCAATGATTCTTACTAAGCTTAAGAATGATGCAGAAAAGTATCTTGGCGAAACGGTAGACAAGGCTGTTATTACTGTACCAGCTTATTTTAATGATGCACAACGTACTGCTACTAAGAATGCAGGTGAGATTGCTGGGCTTGAAGTTCTTCGTATTATTAATGAACCTACTTCTGCAGCTTTAGCATATGGACTTGACAAGAATACAAATGAGACTATTCTTGTATACGACCTTGGTGGTGGAACTTTTGATGTTTCTATCCTTGAGGTTGGTGATGGAGTCTTTGAAGTTAAATCTACTTCTGGAGATACAAATCTTGGTGGTGATGACTTTGACGATAAGGTTATGGATTATCTTGCTACAGAATTTATGAAGGACAACGGGATTGATCTTCGCAAGGATAAGCAAGCATCTCAACGTCTCAAGGAAGCTGCAGAAAAGGCTAAGATTGAACTTTCATCATCTTTGACTACTAATGTTAATCTTCCATTTATTACAGCAGATGCAGATGGTCCAAAGCACCTTGATGTGAATCTTACCCGTGCCAAGTTTGATGATTTAACACGGGATCTTGTTGAGCGCACTAAGGTATCTGTAAACCAAGCTCTTTCTGATGCTAATCTTTCTGCTTCGGATATTGCGCAGGTAATTCTGGTTGGTGGTTCTACTCGTATTCCAGCTGTTCAGGATCTTGTCAAATCTCTAACTGGCAAGGAACCTAATCGCTCTGTTAATCCTGATGAAGTTGTTGCAATTGGTGCTGCAGTTCAAGGGGGTGTACTTAGCGGAGATGTCAAGGGTGTTGTGCTTCTTGATGTCACTCCTCTATCGCTTGGGTTGGAGACAATGGGTGGAGTATTTACAAAGCTCATCGACAGAAATACAACAATTCCTACCCGTAAAGAGGAAGTATTTTCGACCGCAGCTGATGGACAAACTGCTGTAAGTGTCAACATTTTCCAAGGTGAGCGAGAAATTGCGCAACATAACAAGAAGCTTGGAGACTTTGAACTTTCGGGAATTATGCCAGCTCCAAGAGGTGTTCCAAAGATTAAGGTTGCATTTGACATTGATGCAAACGGTATTCTTTCTGTAACTGCCAAGGATGAAGGCACAAATAAGGAAGCAAAGATTACTGTTACTGGATCTTCAAATCTTTCTAAGGATGAAGTTGAGCGCATGGTTCAAGAAGCTGCTGAGTATGCTGAAGAAGATAAGAAGCAGAAGGAAAAGATTGAGCGTCATAATTCAGCAGATGGATTAATTTATAGTGTTGAGAAATCTATGAATGATCTTGGAGAAAAGGTTACTGAAGAAGAGAAAACTGCAATCAATGAAAAGATTACAGCTCTCAAGGATGTCATGGAGTCTGAAGATGAAGAGGCATTTAATACTGCTTTGAATGAACTCCAGACTAAAGCTTTTGAACTTTCCCAAAGAATTTATGAACAGTCTCAAGAAAATCAGCCTCCTACAGATGAAAATATTGTAGATGCTGAAGTCGTAGAGCCCGAAGTTGTAGAAGAAAGTCCACAAGGCTAAAAATCATCGGAAAGAAAATTACCCCGGCAAAAAAGCTGGGGTAATTTTTTTGTAGATGATCATAATAGATGGTAGAATAAAACATGTCTAGAGTTCTTTTGCTTAATTCAGATTATGAGCCTTTGAATATTTGCACCCTTCACAAAGCGATTAAATTAATTATTCTTAATAAAGCTGATGTTCTTCATTATAGTGGTGATACTTTTGTTTCAGGTGGAGGATTAAGTTTTGAAATTCCCTCTGTTATTAGATTAAATTATAAGGCTAAGAGAAAGTTTAGAACTGAATTTAAAGTTTCTCGTTATGGTGTTTATGCAAGAGATAATTTTACATGTCAATATTGTGGTCAAAAACATATTGATTTGACTCTTGATCATGTTTATCCAAGACATTTAGGTGGAATTACATCTTGGCAAAATTTAGTAACAAGCTGCAAGAAATGTAATTATAAAAAGGCTGGCAAAACTTTAGAAAAATCTGGAATGAAGCTTTTGTCTAGTCCAAAAGTACCCCGATATTCATTTAGTACTATTTTAAGTAAACATAAAGATTCAATTGATGAAAACTGGAAATATTATCTCGCAATTTAAAATCCTAATATTCTTTTTCTTTTGTGGAATATTAATTGGTTTTTTAATAAATTATAAACCAAAGCCTCAAGAAACTGAATTATCTCAACAAGAAATATGTCAGAATCTTGAGGCTTATTTAAAAACCTTAGGAAAGAAAAAGACTAAGGAGTAGGCATATCCATTGGTGCAGTCCATTCTGGAGTTTGAAGAATTGCAAGAATTTCTTCATAAGAATAAAGATCACTCTTTGTTTCAAGATCTGCTAAGAATGTAGGTTCTGCACTTTCCCACTTAACGAAAGTCTTAGTTCCATCAACACTCTTTCTCAAAGTATCTGCAGATGTTTCAAGTACTTGGGTGAAGTCAACCTTATCAACTTCTGTTACATCAAAAATTACAAATGTTCTGTCCATAATATCAATTCCTTTTTTTATTTTTATTTATACAATTTTAAGCATATTTTAGCTTAATTTTAGCTCTACATGAAGTTCTTTGAGTCATTTGTCTAGGTTGCCTAAAACTATCAAAGAGTTTCTTTTTCAACTGAGTCAGAGATTGAACAAATTCTAAATATTCAGGAGAATTTGTATTTCCAGACCACTTCCAAAAGTTTGCATTTCTATCACTACCATAAAGTCCACCAACATCTGCAAGAGCATTGTTTGGCATTAACTTTTGAGAAATTTCATTTTTATATCTAGCTGGGGATTCAAAATACACCCAATTTTTTTTGATTAGATAATCCATTGCTTTTGTTACTTCAGGATTGCTTGAAACAACAGAAAGATCTTGTTCGGCAATTTGCTTTGTTTGTTTCATCTGCTCTGCATTATCGAAACCTTCAGCTTGTGCCATCCAATCTTTTGATTTACCTTGTACTACATCTGCAGCTAAATTTAAACCAAGAATTATGCCACCTGCTGATTGTGCTATTGGATTTGGGACAAGCATTAAAATATTACCAATTATATTAATTACTCCCTGTGCAATGTCCATTCTAATATCTGCTTTTTCTTCTTCTGGAGCACTTTTAAGTTGGTTTGAATATGCAACCACTTCTACAGCTCCAGCAATAATACCAAGAATAGGAAGTCCTTTTGACATACCCCATTCTAGAACTTGAATTACTTTACCAATGACGGGAATTTCTGCTGCCATAGCTCTTAAAGCTGTGAATACAGAATTACCCTTTTGAAGGGCTACTTGATCAAATTTTAAAACATTTTCAGCAGCTTTTATTTCACTTTGAATAGCTTTTGAATTAAATAAGATTGCATCCACTTGACTTGAATTTAAACCTTCGATGCTTTTTAAAATATTTGCTGCTTCTTCGATTTGGCCATTTCCAATAAATCTTAAAACATCTCTGAATTTAGTTGGATTTGCGTTAATAACTTCTTGTGAAATACCAGAAAGATTTTTAAATCTTTCAATAGTATTTAAACCAGACCCAATTGCAGGAGCATTATATTTTGTAGCATTCTGAAGAATTTTCAATTCATCAGCTGTAAAAAGCGCTCCTGGTTCAAATGTTTTCAAATAAGTAAATAATTTGTTTTGTCTAGCTGCTAAAAATTTATTATTACTTATTGATTTTAAGAGATCAGCAGCTTTTGTATTCCCTAATCTAGCAAAAACACCAATCATCTGATCAATATTATTTAATTTATAAGTTGTTATAAGTTGTTGAAAATATCTAGAATTAAGACCAAGCCCAATAAGTTGTCTTAAATAATTATATGCACTGTATAACTCAGCTGTATTTCCAGTCATTTCATAAAAATTAATATTATTTTGTTGTAATTCTTGTTGAGATGTTGCTTGTTCTTGTGCTGATTCTTCGGCTTCTTGTGCTAATCTATAAAAGCCTTGACGATCTAATGAATCCGCAAGTTTTAATAGTTCTAAGGAATTAGTCATTAATCGCCTTCTCTTCCTTGATAATACTCAGGCATATTTGGAGTAGCTAAATTAGGTTCAGAAACAGGCTCTTTTAATCCAATAGAGCTTTTAAATTCTTCCCATACATGATCCCAATTAAATTCATCATAATTAAATTTTAAAGATGTAACCACTGGAGATTGTACTTCTAATGAAATTTTATAATCTGGCTGTATATTAGACTCTTCAGGATAATCTCCAAGAAGACATGCTAAGATTTTATCAAAATTCATCTTGTTCAAATTTTTAGTTTGAAATGCTGCATAATTTCTATTAATCTCAGCTCTAATCCATCCATAGTTTTCAATTGCAAAAGTTACAGGATCTTTAAATCCTTCTAAAGTTTTTTGGCTCTCTATTAACATTGCAGGATGATTATGGGCTTGTTTTGTAGAATTCCACACAATAAAATGATCAAATGAAGCTTCATCAACCCAATCATCTCCATAATCAGATTTAAGATCTTGAATATAATCTTCTATACCATCAGGGCCATAAGCACCTTCGTCATTAATAGATTGATAAAACAATTCTCTAGCATTTTCGATAGAGTAGATTTCATCTTCGAAATAAATACCCAACCTAGATATCATTTCTTGTTCAGCTACCATTGCATGATTCAAATCACCAACATCACCATCTGCATATATAGTGGAGCCATCATCCTCAATCCAGAATTCTCCACGGTTTAAAGCCTCTACAATTTTATCAGCAGTACGATATTGACCTTTATGATCTAAATGACGACATAATCTTAAGAGTTCGGAGTATCTTGTATTAACACCAATAAAAAAGCTTTTCTTTTTATTTTTCTTTTGCTTTTTTTCATTTAATGTTTTATATGCTATTGCGAATGCAATAGACTTGCGTTCTTTTTCACTTAGCTCAGGATAGAACGATTTATCTTTTAATCTTTCGGAAACAAAATCATCCACAAACTTTGGCATAATAAAAGACACTCCTGAAGTTATTTTACAGGAGTGTCAACATAAATTCCTTTTAGCTTTCTGAGTTTCTAAAGCCTAATTTATATAAATAATCATAAAAAGGATCTGATTCTTCTGCATTAGGTTCTGGTCCAGCTAAAAATGGAATAATTGTATCTTGAATATATTTTTCAAAAGCATTTAAATTCAGTTTTGTCTCATGCCATGCCATTCCGCCCATCAAGCCCAATTCATTAAAAGACTCTGGTTCATACACAATTAATCCAGCTTTATAAATGTCCATGGTTACACAAAATTCATCATAAGGATTTTGAAGAGCAAAAGCATATGAATTAAGTTGTAAATTGTATTTTTTAAGAGAATCAGGGTCTGTAAAACTTGTCTTTAAGTCGATTAAATAGTTTTGAGATCCATTAGTGTAAATACCATCTAGCTTTCCACGAAGACATACTTGAACATCTGGAAAATCTGAATTTACAATAGGACGTGAACAAACAGCAGCGTCTTCAAATTTAAATTCAAAATCATTAAAGATATCTGTATTTTTAATATTAGGTTTTTTAGTACTCTTGAGATATTCTTTCATTCCAGCATCAATAACATTAAAAATACCTGGCATTGGAAGAAAAGGTCTACGAATATTCTTCATACACTTTTGATGAAATCCCCATTTTGATTGCTTATAAAGAAATGCAAAATCAGATGGACTAATGTAAATAATCATGTCTTATTCTATCTGATTTTGGGTATAATACAAGTACCTAGTTAATAAGGGTAGGAAAATTATGGAAGAAAATACAGATCCACAGATTTCGCATGATGATTATTTGATGCTCGTTGCAAAGCGTCAAGTTGTATTGGAGCTTAAGGCACAGAAGTCGGACATTCTTGATTGGCTCATGAGTTTTGAAGAGAATTTGAAGCAGTATGAGCAAGCCAAGGAGCGAAAGGCAACTCTCGACAACGATATCATGAAGGCACAAGATGATCTTCAAGAATCATTTAAGACAGTAATTGAGCCTCTTGGTGTTGAAGGTGAGTTTAGTATTACAGATACCGAACCACACTATGTTCGTCCTGTAGCTCCTCCTCCAGTTGTTGAAGAACCAGCTGCAGAGTAAATAAAACCCCAGGTTAAACTGGGGTTTTATTTTTCTTATTTTCTTTAGCAATCTTTTCCATCCTATATGCTTCATAAGGATGTTTATATCTTACAATTTTGATTTCACATCTTGGATTAGCTTTATCTATGGCAATTGCATGTGTATCATCAGAAAGCCAATGAATCCACATATCGTTAGCAATCACTCCAAATTTTTCTAGAATATCACCAATAGCTTGAAAATATCCTGTAGAGTCTCCAATGATATAAGAATCTAGATAAACCTTATAATAAATTCCAATACCACAATCAATTGGATCATTTCCAGCATTTTTCCAGATGTTTTCGCAATGCTCTCTACAATTCTTCTCGTATTTTTCATAAGTCACAGAAGGAAGAACTTTAGTCATCCTTCCAATTCTTACAACTCTTTGAGAAGTTTTTTTAGTAGCTGGACGACCTGGAATAGTAAAGGTTAAAATTTCTTGATAATTTTCAAGACTCTCATAAGTACACATTAATTATTTTGTACAGTTTAAGATACAGAAGTAGATGGTCTTGTATATGTCTTGAAGTCTATAGTAATCTTTGTAATCTCGTTAGGAGACATATTTCTTGTTACATTAGATCTCATTGATGCTGAACCTAAATAAATTTCTCTTTGAGGGGATCTAATTGTTGAACTATCTGAAGCAGTACCAGCTACTCCTATTGCCATTTGAACATTGATAGGAGTAAGAACACCAGGTCCCGTAAATGAATTTTCTTCAGAGTTATACCCAACTTGCGGATCAATTTCAAAAGATCTAAAACTTGCTGGAGCTGCCATAATTGTCATAGTTCCAGAAATAGAATAATCTTGAACAGACAAAAATGGAGTTTGAGAGTAAAAACCAATAAAATAATTCTTTTGAATATTACAAGTAAAATTAATCTTTGCATTCAATACTGGGAAAGATGTATATGATTGTGTTGCAGTATCAAAAAACGAAACATAAAAATCATAGAATCTAGCAACTCTTCCAATAAAGTCTGGCAATACATTATAATTTTCAGGTGCATAAACTCTTAAAAATGGAGGAGAAACATTTATATAATTTCCATTTCCATCAATAGTCTTATAAGTTTCTGCATTTAGTGTTCTTGACATTGGAATAGGAGATAAATAAGATATATCACATCTACCACCAGATTGATCAACTGTTATATCAGCACTTTTCATTAAAAAAGTTAATGTAGGATCTAAAAACGGGGATCTTGTTGCATTGAAAGAATAAGATAATAGATCAAAAATGTCTGTATATCTACTAGAATAACCAGTAGCTTGATTAATAATTAAAACTGGTGCTCTAACTGTATTTTCCCAAATAATACCACCAACATCCATTACATGAGTTCCGTTTGAACCCTGTATTAATTTCTTTTCATTTAAATCTTGGGTTTGTTGTTCTGTCCAATCTTCAACAATACGAATAAGGCTTTGATTATTGAGATTTTGCTGAAACAAATACCATGTAGAAATAAGCTGTGGGGCTAGAAGTGGCATAAAAGATCCTATTCTCGATATCTTGCATACGTTTCAAATGTCAAGGAGACTGTAGTTAATGAACCATTTAAATTAAACGTAAGGCTATTTTTTAAATTAATTTGACCTAGATTTAAATATTCATTTTGTATTTGTATCGATACATTTGCTTGTTCTGTAAATAAAGCGTTGTATTCCTGCTCTATGACAGAAAAGCTTGTCCATTCACTTACTGGTATTAAGAACTCTATTCTTCCATTGATTCTTAAAAAATTAACACCATAAAATGGCATGCTAGTCATTGAATTTATAAAATAATTTTTCGAATAATCAAAATTTGCAGTAATATCTGCAGTCAACAATTTTAATTGAGTTCCATTAACATAAAAATTAATGTCATAGAATTTGATAGTTCTAGCAATAAAGTCTTTTGATGATAATTGATAATTTTCATTATCAACGGCTAATGTATTTTTAAAATAACTTCCTATATTGCCAATTAAATCAGCATCTATTTCTACATCATTTTCAATTTTTATTGTGAACTTTTTCATTAGATAACTTGAGTCTAATGGATATTGTTCTCCGCCATAATTTAAATGATTACAAAGATAATCATATTTTTCTTTAACAAATGTGAATAAATCTTTATGAATTCTTGAATCACTTGGAACTATATTATTAATTACTAATATAGGGCTGTTTAAAGATGTACTCCAGTCAAATTGAGATGGAGTTATAGACATTGATCCAGCATGGCCAGTCATTAATTGATTAGATTCTGCTGAAGTTACTAAATTTTGATTACAGGTCTGAACTAAAACAATATTATTTGTATTGTTTAAATCTTCTAAATAGTACCATTTAGAAATATATTCAGGACTAAGAAGAGGCATATTTTCTAATTAACTTAATTCTTTCAGCTGAGGTTTTAAGCTCCATGATATTTAAGCCTCTTTGTAAATCGTTAGTTTTAACTCTAAGATCAACATCGGATATATCTGTGCTTCTTACTAATTCTTTTAAGTAATCAAAACCAGCTAAAATTCTTGCAAATCTTTTTTGATTTTTAGCTTCTTCGAAATTATCTTTAAATTCTTGCATAGGTGAATTGTTTAAAGACAATTTTAATTCTGCAATTTGTTTTAATTTTTCATTTTGATCTGGAGTATTTCTATATTCTCTTAAAATATCTTGCTCGTCAAGATTTAATTGTTTCAAATATTCATAATGAGCATACATGGACTCTGCTGTGAAACTATTTGAAGATGAACGCTCAATGGCAGCAGAAAATACTTTAGACATCAAAAAATTAGCCTTTACAACATCTAAATAATCAAGTTGTTTTTTCTTCTGATCAAATTCTCTTGGTGTAGCGAGATATCTTGCAGCTTCACTATTAGGATTTTCAGAAGCAACTTTTTTGAGTAAATTCATGGCTACACATGTATCATCATTACATCCAGCAAAATCGTAAATAATAAAATGTTGATCTAATTTTTTAGCAGCTGAAGTATATGGAGGTCTAGCATCTTCATCAGTAAAGTAGAGAGATGCTGAACCAATCATAGATGCTACAACAGGTTGAGCGACTTTTTTCCAATCAGCAGTAGCATTATAAATATCTTGTTCTTTTACTGAAACACCAGTCTTCATCTCTTTAGAGATTGAAATTCCACCAACATTAATATTGAATTTATGAGGCTTACCGTCTGGACCTAAGAATTGCTTTTCTCCATATAATTGTTTAGGATCTTGAGACTTTGTTCGGCCTTCGAGATATTCACCAGTGAAAACAATTTGTCTTTTAATTGTCAATTCACTACCAGAATATTGAATGACATCTGCTGGTAAAAGAAAGTCTGTTTTAATTGTACTGCCCCATGGAAATTCTGATGGCATTCTCATATTAGATTCAAAAGGCAATGGATTTAAGTCAAATTCGTCTCTTAAAACTTTATATAGTTTTGATTCTGGTCTTGACCTTACATAAAGATTAAAATCTGCATAGACAGGATCTTTTTGAAGTTTATCTACTCTTTCTACAATTTCAGGAAGATCATGAAAACCAGCTTTTACCAAGATGTCTTTAAATCTAGATCGATTACTTCTTAAAATTTCAGTAAACAAGGCTCTTAATCTTTTGTAATTAGGATCATTTAAAATTGGGTTGCCTTGTAATTCTTTTGGATCTGTTAAAATATACAATAATCTATCGTCATCATAACCTTGTGCTACTGTTTCTTGAACTCTTCGAATAATTTCATCATCAGAATTGAATGATCTATCTATACTACTATCGCTTTCAATATTGCCAGATTTATTTTCAACTTTCCAATATGATATAGGGCCAATTAAAGCAGATAGTTGATAACCAGCTTGATCTAACAAATTCCAAGGGTCTGTATCAATTTGCATATCAACCTTAGGCAAATGTTCCAATGCCATTGGATCTCTTCCAGACATATATTGGGTCCAAGTTTCTTTTGCCTTATTTCTGATACCTGTCAAAAATGAAAACACAGCTTTTGAGGCTTCTACATATTTGGACATGGATTGAGGAAGTGGATTTTTCTCTACAATATTTGTTGAAAAATAAGAGTCAATTCCACTGAATCTATTTGCAAGCAACTCAGGATTTTTTTCAATATTAGCTGGCTGAGGAATATTTCTAATTAAGACTTTGGCTTCATCTTCAGAAATATTTCCGAACATACTAGAAATCTTATCTACAAACTCTTCAAAAGATGCTTTAGTGTCATCTAAAATTCTTGTTTTTTCGTCTGCTACAAATGTGCCCCAGGTTTGTTTTTCTGGTTCAGTAGTAATTGAAATTTCTTTAAATAATTCTTCTGTTCTCTTCTTTGCTAAAATATAAAGTCTTCTTAATTCAGGAATAACTGCAACATTAATGCTAGACATAACTTCAGATAAAATATCAGAAGGATCATAATCAGGTTTAAGTTTTGAAATTTGCCTTGTTAAATCTTGAACTGGCTTTCTAAATCTTTCAAGTTCCTCAGCAATAATTTCATTTTGGTAGTTCTTGATTGTAGTACCAAGGAGTCTATAAATATCCTTTTGAGAAATCTTGCCTTGTTGATACATTTCTGCTAAAGGTGCTAATTCTGCTCTAAGCTGATTCTCTAAATCTTGTGCGGTTGGCTTTGCTGCTGTTTTTAATTTCGAAAGATTGAATTTCATGACTTGACCTAAAAGATAAAAAATAGATTTTTCAGAAAAGTATTTTATCTGTGATTTGTTTTTTAATTACAACTTACAGACTTTCTTTTCCTTGGAGGGGTTGAGATGTTTTATTATTCTAAGTTATCTTTATACTGTTTTTTGGTAGTTTGGAATATGATTCAACCTGGGAAATTTATCTATTTGAATAATCCTGAGAAGATTTATTCAAGTGGATCGATTATAGAACATAGATTCAATGAAGAATCAAAAAATAAATTTTTCTTCCATTATATAAACAAAACAAATAGAAATATCAAATTTAATTTGTATTCCAGTTTTGTTTCTAATGCATCTTTTGGCCTTAATGTCGATAAAGATCCTGGTAGAGCTGGTTCTAATGCTACAGTTTCGTTTCTTAAAAATAATAAGATTGATGGTCAAATTAAAAAAACTATTATTTTGCAGCCTAATCAAACCGTATCAGGCGCAATAGAAGGCAAATTTAAAAAAAATTCTGTATTTAAAATTTCTTTCGATAATTCTTCTAAAAAAATTAATCACGTCTTACTTATTGATGATGATTGGAAAAAAGTTTATAATTATCAGTTAGATAATTTCGCAATACACAGGCTTGGAGAAAATCCGCCCAATGATATAAATGGTCAATTTGGGTATGAAGTTTGTTTAAATGTAGATATAAAGAAATCAGGTATTTTGAAAATGTCATACAGTCCAAGAGGCGGTAGTGGCAACATAATCTTCAAATACAAAGACACAATTTATGAATCAGGATTTAAAAAAGCATATTCTAGAAATGACTTTTTATATATTAAAGTGCAAAAGAATGAAAATCATAAATTCTTTTTTTATCCTATTGGCGGAATTGACTATCCGATTGAAATTCGCTTTGACATATTAGTGCCTTCTGAGTATAATACTGTTTGATATGGAAAACTTTAATCTTACTCGTGGTCGTGAACGATTTGAAGCATTGATGAGTGATTTGACAACCTCAGAAAATGAATCTGGAATGAAATTGTTCACTGCTTTGCTGTCTCCCAATGTTGGTGTTATGGAAGTTGGTAAGCTTGAATTTAATGACGACAATTGTACTGTAAAACTGAATGGCTTCGCTCCATCATTTAAGAAGCTTGCATACAGCGTTCTTTACACATTACAAAAGCAAAATAATGTTTCTGTCTTTGATGTATTTAAAACTTATCAAAGCGGTTCTTACAATTCAATTATTCCAAAAGAATCTTCAGTTTCATCTGTAGACAATTCAAAGTTCAATGATGAAATTCAAGAAAACTCTGATGCAATGGCTAACTATGAGACAGTGACCACAGAAGATGGACAAGATTTCCTTATTGATATGCTCGATTTACTCGACGATATGACGGAAGAAGAAATGTCTGATGAAGGTTTAAGAGCTAACGGAATTTTTAAATGGAATGAAGAGGTAAGTTCTTCCACATCATATGCTATCAATAATCCTAAATCTCTTAAGAGAGGAAAGATTATACCTTGCGATGATAACAGCTGGCAAATTGAATGTCCGCACACAGGATCTAGAAATGTTTATCGAATTTCCACATCTGTATACGCTAGTGTTGAGACAGATGAGCCTTTTTATGTAAACATTTCATTACCGGATTTGGAGATCTAACCTCTTTTAACTGAAATTTTCGGAAAGCTAGAATTGTTTTCACTTTGAGGCGCTAGAGAAATTAAATTGATTAATTCATCAATCTTTTTTCTAGCGTCTTCTGTTTCTAATGGGTCAGTGGAAATATTTGTAACAATAGCTCTAAGTTGATATAATTCAGTTACAATCATATCTCTGTCAATTTTAATAATCATATGAATCTCTCTCTTTTAAATCGTGAATCTCTTACTCAAGATTCTAATAAATTTCATGCGATACTTTTTGAAAACAACATGCTCACTACTTGTGGATTTCTTATTGATATTAAAAATTTTTCAATTAGCAGCCAAAAACAAGTAAGAATAATATACAAAAATCATTCTCTTGGGTTTCTTAAAAAATTCTACAAAAATTATGACAAAGTGATTTTTGAATTTCAATCTGATTTGAACCTAAATGAACTTGGTTTTCTTATATATTTCAAAAAATCTGCTTTTGAATGTTTGCATTGTAAGAGATATTACAATTTAAGTGATTCACAAGAAAGGTGCTGTGAATTGGTTCATAGTCCTATACAATTAATAAATCCTAGTATTGACCGAATTGAGATACATAACAAAATAACCCCATCTATGAATTATCAGCCAAAAGAAGAATTTATCTCATTGCACTTTGCTACTATTATGGATAAAATATTACTGGACTAATTATGGACAAAATTAAAACACTTACATTAGAGAACTTTCAAAATCATCACCACACTGTTATTGATTTTGATAGCAACATTAACCTTATCACGGGTACAAGTAATGGAGGCAAAACAGCTATTAATAGAGCTATGAATTTTGTCCTACATGATGAGTTTGATAAAGGCTTTGTAACTTTAGGCGCTCAATATACAACAGTCACAGTAGAACTTGTAGATGGTCGTAAATTTGTTAGATCTAAAGGACCATCTAAGAATGTATTTACTTACTACGCACCTGATGAAGAACCTCAAGAATTTCACAACTTTGGCTCTAAATACACTGATGCAATTAAAAAGCTTCTTGGAAACAGTGATATAGTTGATGATTCTGGTTTAGGTTCTTTAGCATATCTAGGACAATTTACGCCACCCTGTCTTACTAGCTTATCTTCCACAGAGTTACCAAGATTTATATCAAGACTAATTAAACTTGATTATTTTGATTCGTGTGGTAAAAAGATGAACTCTGAAGCCAATCAAGTTGAAAGCAAAATTAAAGACGACTTAACTACTCTATCTGAATTAAATGACAAGATGAAAGATTATGATAATTTGGATGACAAACTTATCGATCTTAACAGAATGTCTTTAATCTATGAAAATTGCTCAGTTAAAGAATCTAATCTTGAAATTTTAAGTGATTTTTACCAAACTGCATTGAACAACATAAGGCAGATTAAAAATACTAAGAAGAGCCTAGAATATCATCAAAGTATTGCTAACCATGAGCCTAGTTTTCAATTAATTAAAGAAAACAACAAGACTATACAATCTCTTGCCTCGTTTCAATCAAATTATAATAAAGTCTCTGATAATATTAGCAATTTAAAAAACAAGAAACGGATTTATGATAGCATTTTGTCAGAAGATAATATTGAACAATTTGAAGTTATTAAATCAAAAATGTCATTATATAGATCTTCTAAGGAAATGGTTAAAAAACATGAAGATTTGAGCCTTAAAATTAATAAGAATAGGGCTGAGCTAGAACGATGTAAACTGATAGCTGATAAAAAGATTGTAGCTCAAATTAAATCCATCAATGAAAAGAAAGAAGCTTTGGTTAATATGCAAAATTTCTTTTCAACATGTAAGAGCCAAATCGTATCTTACAATGAAGTTAAAAATTCATTAAAAGCAAAACAGGAAGAGATAGATTTCTTTTATGGGCAGATCGAACAACTTGAAAAACTTAAGTCTATGAAATCTTTTGAGTGCTCAAGTTGTGGTACAGTAAACTTAATTGGAGAAGAAGTTGAGTAAATTTAAGGTTTTATTTGTAGGAGATAATCACTGCGCATCAAAGCAACCTCCGGGAAGATTAGATAATTATTGTGAAACTTCTGCTAAAGAATTTCTAGAGTGTCTTCAAATTGGGCGGGATCAGAAAGTTGATGCTGTTGTTTTTCTTGGAGATATTTTTGATAAAACAGTTGTGCAGCCTACAATTGTATCTAAGCTTTTACATGCTTTAAGAAGTGATGAAACTGGTAAACCTTGGCCATTTAAATCTTACGCAGTTATTGGCAATCATGATATTGGTCACAACATGTCTAATCTTCCAATGTCTAGTTTAAATACATTGTTTTCAAGCGGATTATTGGAGTATTGTGAAAGCATAGATCATCTAGGAATCTATTTGGGACATTTTTATCCTAAACTTGATGCTGATATTCGTGCTGGTAAACTTCAAAACGTAAATTATCCTATCCTTGCTTTACATGCTTCTTTAATGACAGTTCCAGCAAGAGATTTTGAGGGTGTAATTTTTAAGGACACTAAGTTTCATCCATCAACTAAATTGGTTTTAAGTGGACATATTCATTCTCCTATGCAACAAAAGCGAGAAGATGGAGTTCAGTTTATAAATCCGGGTAGTGTTGGTAGATACGCTATGCAACCTGAAATTATTTGCAGGGATATTAATGTAGTATCTGTTGTTTATGATCTTGAGGGTACTATCTATAATGTCGAATATCATAAGCTTGAAAGTTCTTTACCAGCAGAGATGATTTTTAATTTTTCAGCTAAAGAGACTAAGAAAAAGGAAATCAAATCTAATAGTGCTTATATTCGCAAGCTCTCTGAAATTGATATGAAGAAATTCAATCTTATTAATGATCCTATTCAACTTATTAAAGAATATGGCAAAGAAAATAACATTGAAGAAGATGTAATAGCATTGTCAGTTGATAGAATGCGTGATACTATTTACAGTCAGGAGTAGAATGATGAATTATATTGAAGAAATTGAAAAGATTAACACCAAGATTTCAGAAGCCAAGGGAGCAACGAAAACCCTTAATGAGCAGTATGAGACATTGCTAAAGGAAAAGACAGATCTTGAGACTCAATGCCAAGAACTTTATAATTGCCTTCCAAAGATGCTGAAAGAAAAGATTGACTCTCTTACAATTGAGCTAGAGGAAGAAATCACAAAGTTGAATCAGAGTATTGAGAACATTGAAAATGAATCTGCTTGAATGTAAACAGTTTTTAGATAATTATAAGGTTGACTTGAATACTCAGGTCAACCTTAGAGATGATTTAAAGCAAAGAATTGAAACACTAGAATCTAAAATAGCTGACAATAAAGCTCTTAAAAATCAATTGGTAAAATCTGTAGCACTTTTGAATAGAATCGCACTTGAAAAAAAGAAAGAGTTTTTTGATTTTCTTGAAGTAACTGCAACTACCTTTATTCAAGAGATTTATGGTTCAGACTATGCTGTTTTCTTTGATACTCATGATGAACAAAGAGAAAAAGGCAAAAATGATTTTAAATGTGAGATTAGAATTAGATCAGTTTATAATGATTCAATTCTAGAGACTGGTGTTGTAAATTCTAGAGGCGGTGGTTTAATTGAAGTTGTTGGATTAGCATTTAGTTTTGCTCTATTAAAGTTTAAGGGATATCAAGGACCTGTATTACTAGATGAGACTTTAAAACATCTTTCTGCTGACGACAAGATTATTAAATTAGCTAGTTTTCTGAAAGAATATTCTGAGTCAGAGAACATACAATTAATATTTACATCTCATAGAGTAGATGTATTTGGCAAACCAGCTAATCAAATATTTCAAGTAAAACACAACGAAGAAAAACATGCTCTTGTGGTTGAAATGAATTATGATGATTTAATGGATGAAATGAATTTGTCAGAGGATATTGAAGCAATCGATGAGCGATGAATTGTTAGAAATGGTTAAAGAGATAATGGCTACACCTGTTCCTGAAAAAGAAAGTTTATCAAACCCTTTCAAAATCACAAGAACTAGAAAAATATCAACTGAAGATAAGAGATTAACCCCAAATCTTCTTGCCCATGATGTTAAAGATTGGACTGCAAGAACATTTGTTGACTATTTTTCTTTGGAGTATTATAAGAAGTTTAATAATAAATACCGAAAAGTCTATGGATCTGATGGTAAAGTTTTCAACGATATCATGAGATTTATGGCTTCAAATGGTGTCAATAAACGAATTTATACTAAAAAATTAATCGACTGGGTATTTGAAAACACAGATGAAGTTCTAAAACATACTTCATTTATTGATTCTAATGCTGTCTTTAAAATGATTAATTACTTTTTTCAAGAAGAAATTTTGCCACAAGTTGAAGATAATAAAATAGACAGATCACATCAAGAAGAGAATATTTTAGATGAGATTCAGGAAGCAGATCGAGAAGGCAAGGTTAGTGAAATTTTTGCAAGATTTGGAATTCCCGTAGCTGCAACATATTTCGTTCAGTATAAGGGAGTTTCTTATGATGTTGTATTTAAAGGTCTAATTGCATATATTGAAAAGCTTAGACAAGGCGATATACAATCTCAATTAAGGGTTTCTCAAATATTCCAAAGATCAATTCTCCGTTCTCCATATTCAGATAATTTTTCTATGCTTGACTGGAGAGTGTCTTTATCTAAATATTGCAAAGACTATTATAATGAAAAATGGTGGAGAGATGAGGATTATAAGGGTAAGCCACTAAAAGAATATAATAGGCTAACCAAATTATGAATAACTCTAACCACGACATTGCATTGAAAGAACTTGATTGGCATCTTAGATCTAAGAGGCCAATCATTTATTTAATATCCCATGAAGAAATGCGAGTGATAGAATCAATTAAGAATCTATTCAAAAACGCAACTATGGAATTTAATATTGGATTCTGGGATATTATTAGCGGTTTATCAGGAACTTCAGATGAATTATTGCCTGACAAAGCTCAAAGAAAAATGGATCAGGTAGAAATTTTACAATGGTTCGATGATCTTGAAGTTCCCAGAGATAAGTTTTTTATTTTAATATTGAAAGATTTTAATAAATTTTTTGGTCTAAAATCTATACAAGGTCAAATTGAAATTTCTCTGACAAGACATTTGAGAAATCTATCTATAAATTGCATCACTAAGAATAAAGCTCTTATAATTCTTTCTCCTGAACTTGAATTACCACAAGAATTAGAAAAAAATGTAGCTATTATTGATTGGCCACTTCCTGAAAAAGAACATTTGAATGAAAAAATTCTACAAATGTTAGAAACTCTTAAGTCCAGAAAAAGTACAAAATTAAAATTAGATTATTCAAAAGAAGAACTTGAGAAAATTGTAGATTCATTTCAGGGACTAACTTTAACTGAGTGTGAGCAAGTTTGTGCATACAATTTTATCAAAAACAATGAATTAAATCCTGAAGAAATTATCAAACAAAAGAAAGATATTATTAGGAAGTCAGGGTTGTTAGATTGGATTGATGTAAATGCAGATTTAGATTCAGTTGGTGGTTTAGATGAGCTCAAAAACTGGCTTAATACAAGAAAACGAGCATTTACACAAGAAGCAGTAGAATTTGGCTTACCTGAAAATCCTAAGGGCATATTATTAGTTGGAGTTCAGGGAGCTGGTAAATCATTATGTGCCAAGGCTGTTGCAAACTATTGGAATTTTCCCCTACTAAGATTGGATATGGGCAAAATCTTTTCTGGTCTAGTAGGCTCCTCTGAAAGCAACATGAGACAAGTTTTTAAAGTTGCAGAAAGTGTTGCGCCAGCTATTTTATGGTGTGATGAAATTGACAAGGGAATGTCAGGCACTTCAAGCTCTTCTATGACTGATGGTGGAACAACTTCAAGAGTTATGGGATCTTGGCTAACATGGATGCAAGAAAAGAAAAGTCCTGTATTTGTTGTTGCTACTGCCAATGATGTTTCTCAATTACCTCCTGAACTTTTACGCAAGGGTAGATTCGACGAAATATTCTTTGTAGATCTTCCTGATGCATACGAAAGACAAGTTATTTTTGAAATTCATCTTAAAAAACGAAATAGAGACCCAAAAAATTTCGATGTTGTTAGATTAGTTGAAAAAACTGATGGATTCACTGGCGCTGAGATTGAAGCTTCTATTGTATCTGCTATGTATGAAGCATTTTATTATTCTAGAGAAATAAATAATAGTGATTTAGAAAAAGCTATCAAAGAAACTGTTCCTTTGTCCAAAACTATGGCTGAATCAATAAATGCCTTAAGAAAATGGGCAAATAATAGAGCAAGGAATGCATCACAGAAATTCTAACGGTACAATAGATGCATGAGTGCTAATTCCAATTTTCTGAAATCTTTAGGTGTTGATGTTGATTCAATTGATTCAAGAGCTTTAGAAGAACGTAAAAAAACTGGTAAGGGCTGTGTTGAATGCAGCTACCGTGGATATGCTCTTAATTCAGATGGTCAAGTTATTGTATGCTCTTGTGCTAAATCTAAGATGCTTAAAGAAATTTACATCAAATCAAACTTGCCTAGAAAATATTGGCACAAAACTATAGAAGACTGGAATATTCATGCTGATTCTAGTGGCAATTCATTAGGATCTCAACAAATAACAAGTACAAATATCAAGAAGTTAGTTAAATTTTATTCGTCTAATTTATCAGTTATTGTTCAAGGCAAGAGTATCTATTTACAACATGATGGCAATGTAAAAAGCAAACTTCATTCTATTTTATTTACTGGCAATCAAGGTTCAGGAAAATCTTTTATTAATTCTGTAATTGCACAATCAGCTATCAATCAATCTTTGACAACAATGTACTATGAATGGTCTGACTTAGTTAGTCTTATGTCTGATTTTGACAATAGATCTGAAATTGATGAGGTTAAAGATATTTTTGCTAATTATGAGTTAGTATGTATTGATGGAGTAGAACATATTTCAAACAACAATCCATTCTTTAATCAATCTTTGGATAGAATATGTAAAGCTAGATTAAATTCTGGATATCCTACTGTAATTTCATCTAATGGAACTCATGACCAGATTTCAAAAGTATCTGGATGGACTTCGCTGTTAGAAGAATGTTTGAACATAAAATTGCCGAGCGTACAAAAATGAATAAATTTGACCAACTTGAACTTGAAATCCTAGCATTAGCACACCTGAAGTCTACCGTTAAGACTTATGATAAATTTAATGAAAAAGCAATTACAAGTAAGCATTTCTATTCTATGGATGTCGAAAGTAACAAATCATTTGTAAGAGCTATTTATAATATGATTTGTGCATATTATAAGAAGAATGATGTTTCTTCTTACACTGATTTTGTATTTCAGCATAAATTAAATTCTAGCGGAGTTAGTGAAGCTGAACGCACTAAATTCATGCTTTTGTGGTCTGAGATTAATGATTGTGACGTTAATCCTGATGATCTTCCTCAATTAATTGAAGAACTTAAAAAACGACAAGCTTTACGTATCATCAAACAACTTATGGATGATACTCATAATAATCTTGTAAGTAAGAATCTTGATGAAACTTATAAATCAATTACAGAAGTAGTCGAACAATTAGATAAAGAACTTCATGACAGAGGTGGAGAAGCCCATACTTTGGATATTGCTGATTCTTCAGAATATTTTGAAAAAGAATATACAAAGAGAATTGAAAACCCTGAGTTATATAAGGGCATAACTTGTGGAATTAAAGAGCTTGATTCTAAAACTTTTGGATTTCTTCCAGGACAGATTATTGTATTCTTGGCTCCATCTTCTGGTGGTAAGAGTGTATTTATGCTCAATGCAGCTTTACATGCAAATGAAGTTGCTAAGAAAAATGTTCTGTACATGTCCTTTGAAATGAATTCTTGGCTTTGTTTACTTAGGCACATTTCATTGAAGTTTGAAATTCCTTATGCACAAGTTAAAGACCAACAACTTGATGCAGCAGAACTAAAGAAAGTATTAAATGGCCTAAAATCTATGAAAGATGGCCCATATTTTGAATACGATGTTAACATGGAAGATCCTACTCCAGAATATATTGACTCTAGAATCAAAGAGCTTATAAAAACCAAGGGCAAGCCAGATCTTCTTGTTGTTGACTATATTGGAAATATGACTGTCAGAAATGCTCCTAATGGCTCCAAGGATTGGGAAAATCAAACTAAGGCTGTTAATGAATTATTTAAGATGGCAAAGCGATATAGTATTCCAGTCATTACAGCACAACAGATTAATAGAGAAACAATTCGTGATGCAAGAAAGCAAAAAGAAAATAAGAAATTCATGTCTTACGATCAGGCTGCTGCATCTGGAGGACAAGCTCTTTTGCACCTTTGTACCTATGCTGTAGCCATTGAACCCAATCGTGAAAAGAATTATTGTATTGTCCATCCTGTCAAAATGAGAGATGCATATTTCTTCCCATTCCCTATTTCTTTAGATCCAGAATATAATAAAATCAGAGAAATGGATGAACGAGAGAAAGAAACTATTATGGCTTTTCATGATCTATCTAATGGGCAAAAAACTGATAAACCAACTGCTGAAATTAAAGCAACTAATATTATAGGAAGTTCAAAAGATGAAGATGATGATGACTTTGCTCCTCTTGACACATCTTCTATTATCGATACAATGGATTTATCTGGCTGGAAATTATAATGATTCAATACTCTCAAGAATACATTAAAGAAATACTAAAAGCTCTAGACTCTAGGGCTTTTTTAGAAAATGAATACGATTTAGAATTTGTTGAGTCTGGAAATAACTGGCTTAATTGTTCATGCCCTTTTCCAGATCATAACGACAGGTCTCCATCTTTTGGTTATAATCTTGAATCTGATTATTTTAATTGTTTTGGATGTGGTGAGACTGGAAATTTAATTAATTTAGTTCAAAAGATTGAATCTATCTCTTTTCCAGCTGCAATACAAAAGCTTTCAATTTGTGCTGGCGTTTCTGCACAAGCTGAAGAATATGAGATGTCATTGACAGTAAATAAAATTAAAAGTACTATCAACGATTATTTGAATAGAAGCTTTACTAGTGGATTAATTGGTGGTTTAAATAAAAATACATATCTTTTTGCTATAACTGATAGAATTCATAAATATCAAAGCAAATATCCCTTTTTAGATGATTTTTTTGAAAGGGTATATTTAGATGTAGATGATGCATATAATATTAATGACACAAATAAACTTAATTTGATATGGAATAAAATTGGAGATAAAGTTAAAGAACATGCAAAAAGACATATGGGATAATAATATTCAAATGCCAAATATTGATGAGATAAAAGAAGCATACAAAAATCCACCTGACTATATTGAAATGAATATCAGACTCAAAGGCAAATCAGCTCATAGATTTCATTTTGCTAAAACTCTTCTTTCAAGTGTATTTAAAGATTATAGTGAAGAAGAAATTATTGCATATTTAGTTCGTCAGGGAGCAGAAAAAGAAATTGAAAAACTATCTCACATCTGGTCAAAAATTCAAGACTGATAATTTAATCTTTAATCCTGAATTAGTTTCTCATTTCATAAAGATTGATTTAACATCTCAATTTCTATTATGGACTATGCTAAGGAATATGGACATTTCATCTGGCCAATTTCATATTAGCACATTAAAAAGTTTAACTGCAGATTATTTGGGCTTACAATCTACTCATATTTACAAGCTAATCGAAAAAGGCGAAGATGTTTTTTGGAATAGATCTAAAAAAGACAGAAAGCTATTTTATATAATTTCTTTGAAAAAAGTTTGTCTTAAAATTGAATTTAATATTAATAGATCTGAGCCATTTGTAATTCCTATAAACCTGTTTGATTCTCATGGTTACAAAAATACTAAAGATGTAAAGAATATTATGATCAGCCTTATTGCGTCTAGATATGTTGATGAGAGGCCTATTAGTATCAAATCTTTATGTGAAAATACAGGCCAATCTGAATCTACTGTAAGAAATGCACTAAGAGATTGTCCCCATGTTAAAGTACTCAAAAACATTAAAATTGAGCCTATTTCTGAAGCATACCAAGCACTAAGGTCAGAAAATAAAGCAACATATTTATCTGGCAGCAATCTTATTACTCAACTGCCAAATTCTTATCAATTTTTAGAGGCATATCGTTTACCTCTTAAAACTAGACCAAAAGAATTGAAAAAGCTTAATCCAAATTTTAGCTTGACAATTAAGTAAACTATCTCTATACTAATCATGAGTGTATGACTGTCTTTGACGGCGCTCTAAGGAATTTATAATGTGTAACAGTAAACAAGATTTTGTTCATTTACATGCCCATACTCACTTTTCAATTCAAGATGCTTTGCCATCTCCTCAAGCTTATGCAATAAAAGCTCGTGAAATGGGTTTTAAGGCCACGGCAATAACAGACCATGGCAAATTAGGTGGTGTTTGTGATTTTGTTGACGGATGTAGGACAACTTCTGTAGATTATCCGACTATTAAACCTATCATTGGCATTGAGGTTTACACTTGTCCAGATCGCTTTGATAAATCCAGAACTGAAGACAATAGAAGGCAGAAACTCAACCATTTAACTCTGCTTGCTCAAAATGAAACTGGATATAAAAATCTCCTTAGAATCACTGAATATGGGGCAGATCCTAATGCATTTTATTATTCTCCAAGAGTTGACTGGAGTGTTCTTGAAAAGCATTCAGAAGGCGTAATTGCTTTATCTGGCTGTCTTGCTAGTGAACTATCTCAAGCTCTAATTAAAGAAGATGATGAAGAAGCAAACAATGTAGTTAGTAAATTCAAAAATCTATATGGCGATAGATACTTTGTAGAACTTCAGTATCATAAAATAGAAGAACAGAAATCTAATCTCCCAAAACTCATAAGACTTGCGGATAAATATAACGTCAAGTATGTTGCTTCAAATGATGTTCACTATTTAGAAGCTAAGGATTGGAAACTTCACGATATCTTGATCCAAATGAGAGACCTTCGTGAAGCTTCTTCTGGTGTAGCTAAAAAGAATGGTAAGAAAGAAGCCTATGGAAGTCGTCAATTCTTCTTAAAATCTTTTGATGAAATGATGATGATTTTCAATAAGAAACCAGAAGCTCTTTATAACACATTGGACTTAGCTGATTCTATTGAGGATTATTTTAAAATTGATGTTCCTCATCTTCTTCCTTCAGCAATTATTCCTAAAAATAACGAAGCTTTTAATAATTTTAAGGCTAAGAATCTTCCGTACCACAAAGACAATGAAGCTTATTTAGCATATCTTTCTCTTGCTGGGCTAAAACGTGCTGGGCTTGATAAGAATTCAACTTACAGAGATAGATTAAAATATGAACTAAAGCAAATCTGGCATATGGGTGTAACTGATTACTTTTTAATTCAACGTGAACTTGTTGAATTTATGAAGGGTGATGAGATTCTTTTTGGTATTCGTGGATCTGGTGTTGGATCATTAGTGAATTTTTGCCTAGAAGTTTGCCCTGTGGACCCGATTAAATGGGGATTATTGTTTGAAAGATTTCTTAACCCTGGTCGTGGCACACAATATGAAATTGATTTTAAAGAGTATTCATCTAAAGAATATATCAAGAACCATGGTATTGCTGATCAATCTTTAGCCTCATTGCGACTTAAAAAGATGACTGATCAATGGCTTCTTGATCATCCAGAATTTGCACATAAAGGGCCTGAAATTGCTAAAGAATTATGGGTTTTAGAGAATCAAGGTTTATCTTCTTATATGTGCGAGATGATAGATAACAATATTGAAGTTAAAGACAATATTGCACAATCATGGGTGGCTCTTGCTTCTGGTATTTCAAATCAAGCTCCTGAGGCAGATCTAAAAATCGCCAAAGTTGCTCCACTACCCGATGTAGATACTGATGTTGATGATTCTAAAAGAGATAGGATTATTAACTGGGCTAAGAATAGATTTGGTGAGGAAAATGTAGCTCAAATTGGAACTTGGGGTACTTATAAGGCAAAAGCTGCTGTATTAAGTGCTTTAAAAACTTCTGAAAGATTCAATAACAAGTATGGATCAAATGTTCATCAAGAAGCTTTAAAAATTACTGCCACAATTCCTAAAATGCCCGATACTACCATTGATTCAGCTCTTTTAGAATCACCAGAGTTTAAATATTATTACAGTGTGTGGCGAGAAGAAATTGATACTGCTAAAGAACTTGTTGGCACTATTAGTAATTTTGGAATTCATGCTGCTGGTGTATTGATATCTAAGAATAGAATTTCTGAATCTACTCCTATTGAAAACTCTAAAGGCACAATTTGTTCTGCATTAGAGTGGAAGCATTGCGAAAGAGTTGGTCTAGTTAAATATGATTATCTTGGCTTGGCAAATTTAAGACAGATTGATTATGCATTTAAATTGATAGAAGAACGTCATGGGAAAAAACTTACTTTAAATGAAATACCTCTTGAAGATCCAATGGTTTTTAAGAATATTTATGCTAAAGGTAAAACTTCATCAGTATTCCAATGTGCTTCTAAAGGTATGCAAGAATCGTTAAAAATAATCAACCCTACTTGTACGAATGACCTTATTGCTGTTGTTGCTCTATTTCGCCCAGGTCCTAAAGATTATATTCCTGTTTATGCTCAAGGAAAATCTAGACCTCATGAAATTAAATATGCTCATCCTATTATTGAAAAACATTTATCTGTAACGTATGGAATTATGGTTTACCAGGAACAAGCAATGGAAATGGCAAGAGATATGGCTGGTTTCAATTGGCTAGAGGTGGACAAACTACGTAAAGCAATTTCTAAGAAGTCAGGGAAAGATTTTGATGATGCATGTAATTTATTTAGAACAAAAGCTATTCAAAGAGAAATACCTGAGAAGGCTGTAGATGAAGTTTTGTCTCTTATGGAAAAGTTTGGGGGCTATGCTTTTAACAAATCCCATGCTTGCACATACGCTATTCTGTCTTACTGGAATGCTTGGCTTAGACTCTATTACCCTAACGAATGGATGGCTTCAGCAATACATGTGGAAAAGGATGATGAGGACAAGCTTGCTATTTATAGGAGAGAATGTGCATTAGATGGCATTCAAATTTCTAAACCTTCTATCAATGAATCTGGAACAACAACATTAGTTAATACAAAGGGAGATATTATGCTTCCATTAACTTCAATTAAGGGTGTTGGAACAAGAGTTGATGATCTTATTAAGTTGCAACCATTTGACAATTTAGAAGATTTTGCTGCAAGAGCTCGACCAAATCGTGGAATGGTTAAGGCACTTGCGGAGAATGGTGCTTTAGATTGTTTGTTGCAAGGCCAGAAGTTTTATGATATAGATAGTTTCTTAGAATTCTGGGATAATGTTGTTGAAAAAAGAAATGAATTAGAAAAGCAAAAATTAAGAGATGCTAAAAGGAAATTTATTTCTGCAGCACCGGAAATTCTAACTGATAAAACTGATGGTAAGATTATAAGACAATCGAAACCAGTTGAAAGAAAACTGAATTCATCCTCTAAGCTTTTTGATGATGATTTATTTGATTGAGGTAAATTATGGAAGATTTTGAAAACGATTTAGATAACGACTTTGAACAAGAATTATTATCAAAAAAAGATATCTTAAAGGGAGTTGAATTTGAGTGGGCTGAAAATATGCCCACTATCGACTATTCTGCTCTGGATTTTTCAAAAGAAATTGGTAATAAGCTTAGAGGAATTACTGTCGAAGATTTTAAGGAAGAATGTCAAGCTTGGTTTGATGCAATTAAAATGCTTCCTAGCTTTGATGAAGGGCAGATTCGCAAAGAAATCAATTCTTGGGAATTAGATTTACCTCATCAAGATAATTACAATTTGGATTCTATTTATGTAACTTATGCAAACTTTGTTAGATATAGAAATAGAATTAGAGCATTCGTAGATATCGTTAATGCTCATACAGAGATTTTGACAAACGCTCAAAAAAATATTAAAGAGATGACTGTCAAATTAGCAGAAGGCGCAAAGCATGATAAAGATGCTGTTGGTACTTTTTACACAAACAGACTTAGCATTGCTATCGCCCAAGCAAAAAGAGTAGCTACATTTTTAGATTACACCGTTAAAACAATTGAATTTAATTCACTACAAATGGAACGGTTATATCGAGAGAGATTAGCTATTGCAAAGATTAATAATGGCATGTATAGTGAAGGTGCGAGCATTTCTTATGACCCTTCAACAAGGTCAATTGATGTTCCAAAAACACCTAGTAGAGAAGTGAGAATAAATAGTTTCAATTATAACTCAAAATAACTTGCAGTCTCTGATTAGTGTGGTATTATTAGTCGTTAGTGAAAAAGCCTAGCTTTTATTATTAGGAGAAAAATAAATTATGTCGTATACTTTCAGCTCTGCCCGAGACATCATCGGAGAGCGCACTCAACAAACGTACAACAACTCGTCAAATGGTGGTACTTACAAGAAGGCCACGTTCGTAAACTTCTCACTTTCAAAGACCTCTGAGTCTAAGATTACTCATAAGGTTCGCCTCGTAGGCCTTCCATATTCTTTCGTAGAGTACGGTTCATATAAGTATGATGGCTCCGAGAAGGGCAAGACTGTTCTAGCTCCATTTCCAGATGCTGAATTCAACAATCGCATCACTCGCATTGGTCACGCTGACCCAAATCAGTGTCCATGGAAGAAGCTTGGATATGTTGGCGTTCAAAAGTATGCACAAAACTGCTTCGTCCGAAATGAAGATGGCACTTGGGAACTTGCAATCCTTACTAAGGGTAAGAGCGTTTTTCGCCCAATTGCAGAGTGGGAAGTAAATCGTTATGATGAATCTATGGAACTTGATGAGGATGAGCGTGAAGACTTTTCTACCCTTGCAGGTGGTCATAGTGCTCCATGCTTCCGCATCACTGCTCGTAAGACAGGTCTTACTGGACCAAAATCTATTGAATATAGTGTTAGTGCTGATTCTAAGGACTTGACTCTTACTCAGGAAATGCTGGCTGAACTTAAGATGGCTGCTTCAAATCTTTCAGATGATGATGTTGCTCAACGCCGTTCAGAGTACAATAAGTATCGTGCTCATAACACCTATCTTCCTGAGTGGCAAGAGCATTTCGCATGGGGATATCAACTTGACAAGATGTTTAAGTTTACACCTGTCATGACTGAACCTGCTCCAGTTCGTGAGCCTTATAACTCAGAAGCATCTAAGCCAACTAAGGTTGTCGAAGAAGTTGTTGTTGAGAAACCAGTGGCAAAGCCTAAGCCTCAACCTGTTGAGGAAACTGATTCTATTTCTGACGAAGGGATGGAGTGGGATTAAGAATTAGCCCCTTAGGGGGCTAATTTGATTTAAACATTATGGAAAAAGTAAAATTAGATAATAATTCAAATGGCAAAGACCTGAGGAATCTTATTGCTTCTAAAATGAAGGCTCTTAAGATTAATGAAAAGGCTCTCTCAAGCGGTGAAACAGTTGAACCAAATTATATTCCAACAGGAGTGCCTGAAATTGATGCAATTCTAGCTCCTGGAATGGGATTACCTGAGGGTATTGTGGTTGAATTTGCTGGAGAAACTCAATCAGGTAAAACTTGGTTAGCATATAAGGTGATTGCAGAAGCACAAAAGCTTGGAAAACAATGTGTTTTTATAAATGTAGAAGGTTCATATTTGGCACGTAGAGCAAAAATGTGCGGAGTAGATACTGAATCTTTATTGCTGATTGAAAATGTTGCAACTGCTGAATTATATGGTGAACTTGCTCTTGAAATTGCTCATAGTGGTCAAGCAGGAGTAATTGTAATTGACTCAATTACAGCTATGATTCCTTCGGTAGAACATGATAAGTCACTTGAAGATGTGGCTACCATTGGAGCTCATGCAAGATTTACAAAGCGTTTTGTCCAAAAACTTGTTGCAGAATGTAATGCCACTGATACTTTGGCAATTATTATCAATCAACTCTATATGGGTTCAGGAGCAATGCCAGGTTCTATGGTAAAGCAAGCCTCTGGTGGAAATGCTATGAGTTACTTCACTAGTGCAAGACTCTGGATTAATAAAATTAACGGAGCTGCTGGTAAGGTGACTCGTAAAGATGAAAATGGAGTCGATGAAGTAATTGGTGGCAAATCTGTTTGTAGAGTAGAGAAAGCTCGATACTCTCAACCTGGAGTCTCTTGTGAGTTTAGAATTCTCTTTGGAGATGATGAAGCACCAAATCTTATTGATGAATTTATTTTCAAGGCAAAGTCTAAGGGCTTCGAATATATCAAAGAAGTCAGAAAGAAGTTCAGTTATGTTCATCCTGATACAGGAGAAGTAATTGAATCTAAGGATAAGTATGAATTCCTAGAAGCTTTGATGGACCAACCAGCCCCGTCTAATAAGACGAGAAACGATAATTCTGCTACCGTATTCGAGTACATTTGTGGTAGGATTAAAATCTCTGGGGCAAATTATGCAAAGCTTGTTACTGACGTGCTTGAAGGGCCTACAGAGCAAGAAGAGCAGACTGAGGAGTAAGATGATGCTCTCGAAAGAGAGCATTTTCTATTTATATAGATGGAAATTTTAGATAAATATAAACTATTTGCTAGCAATCTTGATATGAATAAAGAAGCTATTGAATACTTAATATCTAGGGGAATAAAAAAAGAATTATTCCATAAGTTTAACCTTGGTGTATGCAATCCTCAGGATGAACACTGGTTTCCTCTTATTAAGGGTCGAATTGTTTTATCTATCAAAGATTGTCACAACAGACATGTAGCTTTTGCTGGAAGACATTTTGACCCACTTAAAGAAGCCATGATTTCTGAAATTTGGAATGATCCTTATTTATCTCCAAAAAAGAAAGAAGATAGAGTTAATAAATGGCTTAAAGGCAAATGGATAAATGAGTCTTATTCTAAATCAAACCATCTATATAATCTTAATAATGCTAAAACTTCAATAAAGAATAAAAATTACGTTGTAGTTGTCGAAGGATATTTTGACGCTATTATTCTTTCATCTTTAGGTATTGACAATGTAGTTGCTGTCTGTGGAACAAATTTATCAGAAGTTCATTTAGCTCTTATTTATCGTTACACAAGAAATATAGTATTAATGCTAGATTCTGATCAAGCTGGAATAATGTCTTCTGAAAAACAAATCAAGAAAATTGAAGAGCATAAAATGAATTACTGCAATATACTGCTACCAGAGAATCTTGATCCAGATGAATTTGCTCTTGAATATGGGTGCGACTTTCTTGAAAATTTGATAATTGATAGTTTAGAAAAAGGCCACAAAAAGGTTAAAATTACATAGTTTAGGTTTAGGAATAAAGATATGAATACTGTTTGGAAATATATTGATTTTGATAAAGAAATAGCCTCAAATTTGGCTGATGAACTTGAGATTCCTTTGCCTGTAGCTAACATCATGGCATCTAGAAATATTCATACTCCAGAAGATGCTCATGAATATTTCGATGTCAATATTAAAAAAATGCACAATCCTTTTCTTTTGCCTGACATCAGAATTGCAGTTGATAGATTAAATAGAGCAATTGATAATAATGAAAAGATTTTTGTCTGGGGTGATTATGATGTTGATGGCGTTACTGCGACTGCTGTTATTGTCACATCTCTAAATCTTCTTGGTGCTAACATCGAATACAAAGTTCCACACAGAATGGAAGATGGTTACGATATTAAAATGCATTCTGTAGATGAAGCAATAAAACGTAATGCTACCCTAATGCTATCTGTTGACTGTGGGATTGTTGCTTTTGAAACTGCTGAATATGCGAAACAAAAGGGTCTAGATTTGATTATCACAGATCACCACCACCCCTCGGAAGATGGAAGCTTGCCTTGTAGTTTGGCTGTCATTAATCCAAATAGAGATGATCCACATTATCCTGGGCATATTTTTTCTAATGAATCTAACAAAGACTTTAAGCGATATCCTTTTGATGCTTTAGCTGGTGTTGGCATTGCTTTTAAGGTAATGTTAGCCCTTGCGCATTCTAGGAAATTTTCAATCAAAACTATGGTAGAGGAGAATATTGAATATGTTGCTCTAGGTACTGTTGCTGATGTTGCTCCTATGATTGACGAGAATAGAATCTTAGTTCATCTAGGCTGCGATAAACTTTCAAATTCTAATAAGCCCGGTGTTAAAGCCTTATTAAAAGTTGCTGGTGCTAAAGAAGTAAATACAACTACTATTGGCTTTCAAATTGGTCCAAGAATTAATGCTATAGGAAGACTTGCGGATTCTGGAACAGCTTTAGATTTATTATTGGAAAAGAATGAAGTTAGAGCAAATTTCTTGGCTACTCAACTTGACCATGCTAATAAGAAACGACAAACTGATCAGGAAAAAGCTACAGAAGATGCTATTAATTTTGTATTGAATAATTACGATTTAGATAATACGAATATTCTTGTTGTTTGGTCTAAATCTTGGCATGCTGGTTTAATTGGGTTGATTGCTGGAAAGATTGCTGAAAAATTTAACAAGCCAACTTTATGCTGCACGATAAAAGATGATGGATATGCAAAAGGTTCTTGTCGTTCAGTAAGGGATTTTAATATTCTTGATGCTCTAAAATCTGAAAAGGCTTGGGCGTTATTTAAGAAACGTGCTGATGGTTCTACTGTTTGCGGAGGTCATGCTTTTGCTGCAGGATTTGAGTTACATAAAGATAATTTAAAGCCACTTCAAAAAGCTTTAGATGAGTATGCTAAAAATCAACCTGGAGTTTCTTTTGAAGATAAAGTGATTTTGATTGATTCTAAAATGAGTTTCAGTGATGTTTCTAGTTTTACTTATGAAGAATTAACAAAACTTTCTCCATTTGGCTCCATGAACTTAAATCCTGTATTTTCAATTTCTAATCTTAAGTTAGTCAAGAAAAGCACTATGTCAAATGATAAACATCTTAAATTAAAATTCTCAAGTAAATCATCAACTAATACTATTGATGCAAATGGGTGGCGCAAAGGATATTTATTTGATACATTTATTGAGGGAAATTTCTATGATGTCGCTTTTACATTGTCTGAAGATTCATTTTATGGTAGGAAAAACATATCTCTTATCATAGAAGACATCAAACCATCTAAAACAGCTTGACTTTTTAAATAATTATGGCAAAATAGTTTCAGATCGAAAGATTTGAAATTAAAAAATTATGTCAGTAGTAACACCCAAAGTTGATAAGAAGTCTAAAGAATATCAGACACAGTTAGAAGATGCAATTATAAGATATCAAAAAGCCCTTGAAACAAATAATCAAAGAGCAATTGATTTGTATTATAATAAGATTTGTGCTATTTATCCACCAAATTTACATATTCAAGAATGGTACAATCAATATTATTATCTATATGACTCTTATGATGATTTTTCGATTGAATATATGAAGATTTTTTGTAATGTACTTTCTAATTGGCAGCCAAGAAATCTAAGAAAAGTGTCCAGATACGGTGGAAGTGGAGAATTTAAGAATTATTTTATTGGAGCTTTACATCATAACTATATCAATTTGGTAAAAGCAGATAATGCAGCTAAAAGAAATCCATCATGTAAATGTCCAATTTGTGATAAATTTGTTTCTCCTCTTTCTACTCACTTGAGAAAATGTCACAGTGATATCTTGTGGGATCATATGAATAATTCTGGATTTGATTTAGAAACTTTGGCACACTGTCCATTTTGTAAAAGCTTTAAAACTCCACGTACTATCGAATGCACTTGTGAAACAGTCAATGAAGATTGTGAAATTTGCAAAAAGAATGCACTTAAAGAAGCAATTAAAAAGCACTTATTATCAAAGCATTCAACTCTATTATTTCAAAAATTCAACGAAATGTATCCAGGATATCAAACAGTATCCCCTAGATTAATGAGTGTTTATAACCAAGATGACAATGAGGGAGATGAAAATTGTACGTATGATCGAATTGAGGACTCAAATAAAATCAATGACTTAGTTAATATGAATCTTAGTTTGTTAGAAGAAAAGATTATTAGCAATGCACTTTCTGGCAAAAAGAAAATTGTGTTTAATGCTAGTGTATATAGATGTACGATCGATGAATTTAATACTGCTTTAAATTCTCTTAAAAATAAAATGTCCCTTTTAGGGTTGGAAGTTTAAAAAATGAACGATATTTATGATGTAGATAATGATAAGATTAAGAATCAAAAGGATCCTAGAATTTTAAGAGTACGTGGTGGAGATCCTAATGACCCCGATGGTAGCAGAAGGCCTACAGATCCAGTAGGCCTATCAAGGAGTATTCTGCATGTTTTAAAGGAACATGATTACGTTAAAATTCTTTCTGTAGGCCCAACAGCCTTGAATGCAACCATGAATGCATTTAGATTAGCCTCAAGAGAAGTTGAATCTCTTACTAATGGATCTGTTCTTGTGAATAGACAATCTGAATACTTTGCTGAAATTAATGGCAAGCGAACTAAGGGTGTTTGCACAAGAATTTTTGCAATTGACATCAAGGCAGCTCTGTAATAGGTATCAATAAATGTCAGATAATATTAAAATGAATCAAAAATTTGAATTATGGCGCAGTAGGAAACAAAAGGTAGTATCAGCTGTTATCAATAAGAATCAGCCTGTTTATACTGCGATGAAGACCTTAAATTCTAAGGAATTACCCAGTGTCTTGCAGAATAAAAATATCAGAACAAGTACCCCTTGGAGAGATCTTTTGAGAATGTCTCTTGCCTTTGAAAATACAAAAATGAAGGTTGACACAAATGATGAAGATGACTCTATTTTACTTGTTGAAAATAATGAAGAAGCAAATCATTTAGTTCATTGTGCATTAGTAAAAACTGCTTTTTTCGTAGGCGATGATTTAAATATTGATTACAGAGAAGCATATTCAAGGGTTGTAAATTATATAAAAGATAATGATTTGCATTCTGATGTACACAACCTTATAAAAAAATTAAGAGTTATCATACCTGATAATCTTATGACATAATAATTGTTAATAATTAACAATTATTTTCAATAACATCTAAACCAACTATTTAAAGTTGGTTTTTTTGTCGAAATTTCGTGCGTGAATATATAGTACCGGGTAATATAGAGAGGCCTAAGGGTGATAGTTAAATGGAAAAAATATTAGAAGAAAACAACAATCGATTTGTATTCCGACCAGATGAAGTGATTCAAGATATCTTTGAATTTTATGAGAAGGCGGAAGCAACGTTCTGGACTACAAAGGAAGTAGATTTATATCCAGATAAGACTGACTGGGAAACTAAACTCAGTGAAAATGAGAAGCACTTTATTAAGCATGTATTAGCATTTTTTGCAGCTTCTGATGGCATTGTAAATGAAAACCTTGCTGAGAATTTTGTAAAGGAAGTTCAGTATCCAGAAGCAAAGCATTTTTATGGCTTTCAGATTATGATGGAGAATATTCATAGTCAAATGTATAGCCTTTTGATCAATGCTTATATCACTGATAAGGCTGAGCAAGATTACCTCTTCAGAGCTATTGAAACTGTCCCTGTGGTCAAGAAGAAGGCAGAATGGGCATTGCGCTGGATTACCTCTGGTTCTTTTTGTGAGCGTTTAATTGCTTTCGCTGCCGTTGAGGGAATTTTCTTTTCTGGATCATTCTGTTCAATTTTCTGGCTCAAGAAGCGTGGATTGATGCCAGGACTTTCATTCTCAAACGAACTTATTTCTCGTGATGAAGGTTTGCATACAGATTTTGCAGTTCATCTATATAACAATCATATTGAAAATAAACTCCCACGAGAAAGAGTAATTGAAATTTTACAATCTGCTCTAGAAATCGAGAAGGAATTTATCACTGACGCTTTACCAGTATCTTTGATTGGAATGAACTCAGATCTTATGAAACAATATCTTGAATATGTTACTGATAGATTGCTTGTAGACCTAAAGATTGGTAAAGTATACAACACAGAGAACCCGTTTGACTTCATGACAAATATTGCCTTAGATAACAAGACAAACTTTTTCGAGAAGCGTGTAGCAGAATATAACAAAAGTGGAACCTTTGACAAGGGTAACAAGGGTTTTAGTACAGATGAGGATTTTTAAATATGGATGTAATTAAAAGAGATGGCAGTAAAGAGCCAGTAAGATTTGACAAGATTTCTTCAAGAATTAAGAAGCAAACTTATGGACTAAGTGAACTTGTGGATTCAGATGAAGTAGCTCGTAAGGTTATTTCTGGAATTTATGATGGAGTAACATCTGAAGAATTAGATAAGCTTTCAGCAGAAACTGCTGCAGCACTAATTCCAGTACATCCAGATTATTCAACTCTTGCAGCTAGACTTGGAATCACTGCACTATACAAGAGAGTACCTAAGGATTTTTCAACTGTAATCGATAGTCTTTATAGTTATATCAATCCTCGTACTGGTGAGCCTTCCGGTATGATTTCTGATTCTGTATATGAAACAATTAAAAACAATTCAACAGAACTGAATGCTATGATTGTTCATGATAGAGATTTTAATATTGATTATTTTGGATATAAGACTCTTGAACGAGCATATCTCCTTAAAATCAATGGTTTACCGGCAGAAACTCCTCAACAAATGTACATGAGAGTTAGTGTTGGAATTTGGGGTGACAATATTGAGATGGTTCAGAAGACATATGAAATGATGTCTCAAGGATTATTCACACATGCTACTCCAACTCTCTTCAATGCTGGTACAAACAAGCCACAATTATCCTCATGCTTCTTGCTCGATATTGAAGATTCTATTGAGGGTATTTACAAGACTCTTTCCGATTGTGCTCATATCTCTCAAAATGCTGGCGGTATCGGATTGAATATCCATAAGGTTCGTGCCAAGGGTAGCTACATCAAGGGCACTAATGGAACTTCCAATGGAATTATTCCTATGCTCAAGGTATTCAACGAGACTGCAAGATATGTTGATCAGGGTGGAGGACGTAGAAAAGGTTCTATTGCTGTGTATCTTGAGCCTTGGCATGGTGATATTTTTGATTTCCTTGACCTTCGCAAGAACAATGGTAAAGAAGAGCTCCGTGCAAGAGATTTATTCCTTGCTCTGTGGATTCCAGATTTGTTCATGAAGCGTGTTGAAGAAGATGGCGTTTGGTCACTTTTTTCACCTAATGAAGTTCCAGGTCTTGTAGATGCATATGACACTCCTGATCATAAGGCGTTTACAGAATTATATGAAAAGTATGAAGCTGAAGGACAAGCTACTAAAACAGTTAAGGCTCGTGAATTGTGGGAAAAGATTCTTGATTCACAAGTTGAGACTGGAACCCCATACATGCTCTATAAGGATGCATGTAATTATAAGAGCAATCAAAAGAATCTGGGCACAATTTATAGTAGCAATTTATGCTGTGAAATCATTGAAAAAAGCAGTAAAGAAGAGACTGCTGTATGTAATCTAGCATCTATTGCTCTTCCTAAATTTGTATCAATTCCATCAGGTAAGGTACGTGAGAAGGATAAGAAGCTTCGTAAGTATGATTTTCAAAAGCTTTATGATGTTACATATCAAGCAACAGTCAACCTCAACAGAGTAATTGATATCAATTATTACCCTACTACAGAAACTTCAACATCTAATAATCGTCATCGACCTATTGGATTAGGTGTTCAAGGGTTGGCAGATACCTTCGTCATGATGGGTCTACCTTTTGAATCAGAAGAAGCACAAAAACTCAACAAGGATATTTTTGAAACTATCTATTTTGCAGCCCTTACAGCTTCTAATGATTTGGCCAAGATTCATGGAACCTACTCTTCATTTCAAGGGTCACCAGCATCAGAAGGAATTCTTCAGTACAATCTCTGGGGACTTACAGAATCAGATTTGTCTGGTAGATGGAATTTCCAACAACTCAAGGAAAAGATTAAGCAAGATGGCCTCAGGAACTCTTTGTTAGTAGCACCAATGCCTACTGCTTCTACTGCTCAAATTCTTGGAAACAATGAAGCATTCGAACCATTCACTGCTTTAATCTACAAGAGAAATACTTTAAGTGGTGAGTATGTTGTTATTAATAAACATCTTGTTGATGATCTATATAATTTAGGACTTTGGAATGATAATATTCGCCTTAGATTGATTGCTGAGAGTGGATCGGTTCAAAATATTCCTGAAATTCCAACAGAAATTAAGGAGCTTTATAAGACTGTTTGGGAGATGAAGGGCAAGACATTAATTGATATGTCAAGAGATCGTGGATATTTTATCGATCAATCTCAATCGTTCAATCTATTCATGTCAGAACCTTCACATTCAAAGCTTTCTTCTGCACACTTTTACGGATGGAAGCAAGGTCTAAAAACTGGGATGTATTACTTGAGAACTAAGTCAAAAACTACTGCTCTGAAGGGGCTTGGTGTTGATTTATCTTCAATTCAAAATACCCCAAGTCCAAAACCTCAACAGGAAGAACCTATTGTTGAATTTGACCCAGAAGAGTTTGCTGGCAAGGTCTGTTCATTAGATAATCCAGACTGCCTTTCATGTGGTAGTTAACTTAAAGAGGGGAGAAATCCCCTCTTTAAGTATTTTAAATTATGTCTAGATTAAATGAAGAAAATTTAATATCTATTTTTACAAAAGAAAATTACACAGTTCTAAATATTTATAAGAAAAATAATAAACATTATGTAGACTTTATTTGCCCCAACAATCATAATTCTTCAATAACATATGATGGTTTTAAAAGAAATAGAAGATGTGGAATTTGTTACAAAGAAAAAAATTATACCTTTGAAAAAGTAAAAAAAATACTTGAACAAGAAGGATATCAAATATTAGATGATATTTTTATAAATGTAAAAACTGCTTTAAAATGTCTATGTCCTAAAGGACATAATTGCAATATTTATTTAACTCATTGGTTAAAAGGACACAGATGCAGGGAATGTGGTTATATCATTTCTGCAGATAAAAACAGATCCAAAAATCCTGATAGAGACCTTTTAAAAGAGAAACAGAAAATAGGTAAATTTTTAAGAGCAAATTTAAAAAGACTTACTGATAGATTGCAAATAGGTAGAGAAAAAAATATTGTTATTTTACAAAAATATACAGTTGAAGAGCTATACAATCATATAGTAAATCATAAAAACTATGAAGAAGCTTCTAAAAATAATAATTTATCAATAGATCATATTTTTCCAGTAAAAGCGTTTGATGATTTTGGTTTATTGTCTTTAGAAAATGCTTGGTTAATTAATAGCTTAGATAATTTACAGCCCTTAGATAGGAATGAAAATGCTCGCAAAAACTGTAAATATGATAAAGAAAAATTTATAATTTTTTTAAGAAATAATGGCATAAACATAGATTAAAAAGAGGAGAGAAATCTCCTCTTTTTTCTTTTCATGGTAAAATATTCTGAGGGCAGGTTAATACATATGGCTAAACAAGAGAGATTGTTAAAAATTATAGATGCTTCAATTAAAGAAGACGAAGGAACAGAGGACGAACCTTCTGTAGTAAAGACACTTTGGTTAATGTTACAGGATGTAGAAACTGAAAAGATTTTTAGCAGCATACTTTCTTTAGATGATATTAGAGCGATTACTGGTATGAAATCTAATTTGCAAGGACGAGAGTTATATAATTTTGCTACAGCCTTGCGCTCTAGAGAAAAGCCTGTTAAACTTGTAATTGATACTAGCGCAAGTCAGTTCAACCCGGAGGATTTATATGAGAAAAATGAAGAGTGAAGAAGTAGTAGAGATTAAGGCGTTTCGTGACGGAGTAATATATCCAGTCAAGTCAACATCGAATGCAGCTGGATATGATGTTCATGCTTGGTGTTTAGATTCTTATGACAATCAGATTTTAGTGACTGCAAATGACACCAAACTAATTAAAACTGGTTTGAATGTTAATATTCCTAAAGGCTATGAAGTTCAAGTTAGATCTCGCTCTGGATTAGCAGCAAAGAACTCAGTTGTTGTATTGAATTCTCCAGGTACAGTTGATGCTGATTTTTCTGGTTCAGGAGAGAATTTCGAAGTCAAGGTAATTCTTCACAATCATTCAAAGAATGGCTTTGTAGTTAAGCACGGAGATAGAATTGCTCAACTTGTAATCTGCAAACTTCCTGAAATTGAGTTTAAGGTAGTAGAAGAATTTACATCTAGTTCTAATGAAGATCGAGAAGGTGGATTTGGGAGTACTGGAGTTTAATGTATCCAGAATTTAAAAAGTTTGTAAATCTTATTGGACATGATATTACAATCTCAGGTCATGCAACATTACCTAGAGCTGATAATCCTTGTCGTGTAGAAACCGAACAAATGATTATTGGTAAGTTAGCTGGTGTTCCAATTGCAAAAACAGAATTTATTAAGCTTGTAAACTTACCAGAACCTGAAGATGGAACTTATTATATTGTAAGTAGACTTTGTATGGATTATATTCCATTTCAAAGAGAAGATGTATTTTGTGTAGATACTGGACCTTCTGCGATTCGAGATGAAAATGGTCAGGTAGTTGCTGTAACACAACTTAGTATTTAGTTTATAAACCCGTCGAATCTGGCGGGTTTATTTTTGGAGAAAATAAATTGAATAATGTAGAATTTTATGACGCACCAGATATCAAAAGATTAGCTGAAAAATTAATTGAGAGATATTATGTTTATATTGGCCATGCTGATATTGATAACATCCATTTTTGTGAAATTGATGGAGTCAAGCCAAAATCTGCACCAGTCTGTTCAATGGATGGAGTAAATAAATCTTGGGTAAGAGATCTTGTGATTACTAAAAGTGGAGACCCTAAGCACTATTGTTTTTCAGTCTGGTCTGATGATTGGAAGCAGCTAAATGATCCGCAGAAAGAGTGGCAACTATTTAGATGTCTGTATTCAATTGGTCAAAACAATGATGGAAAACTTAGAAAGCCTGATATAGAAGATTATGGGTTTATTGTTGAGTTTTTTGTCAAGAATGGAATAAGTGCAAAATGGGAAACTGATGATATGCTTCCTTCCTTGCTTAATTCTAAAAATCCGCTCGAAATACCACTACCTCAGGAGTATGATTTTTGAAACTTAAATTATATTCAGATTCAGAAAATTCTTATTTGAAAGTTCCCAGAAAGTTACTTAGAAAACTCAAAATATCTAAGATAATTTCTAGCTATTCATTTCAAGATTGCTCAGATGATAATTCTTATATATATTGCGAAGAAGAATCTGATATCAGTATTGTAGTTGCAAAATTAGATGAACAAAATATTACTTATAGTATTGAACAAGAAGATTTTAGTGATATAATTTGTGGTGGCATTTTGGTTCCTTGGATTTGTCAATTTGAATTTTATGATAGAGATTTAGATTGGACAGAGGATCAAGATCCAGATTTTTTACTTAAAGTGAGTTTCGATGAGCCTTTACAATAAATATAGACCAGTAAGTTTTGATTCTGTTATTCAACCTTTTGCAACTAAGATATTTAGTGCACAAATTGTTCACGATAAAACTTCACATGCGTATCTCCTTTCTGGTCCTCCTGGCACTGGAAAGACAACTTTAGCTCGCCTTGTTGCTATGTCTTTGCTTTGTGAAAATCGTCCTGAAAATGACCCTAATCCTGATTTGAATTCTCAGTCATCTAAACTTATAATGAATGACTCTCATCGAGACTTGATTGAGATTAATTGTGCTGTTAATAATGGCATTGACAATATTCGTGAAAATGTAGCCGAAAAGATTAGAATTCAGCCATCTATTGGAGAATACAAGATCTTTATTTTTGATGAATGTCACATGCTAACACCTCAGGCACAGAATTCACTATTGAAGATTGTAGAGGAACCACCAGCATATGTAAAATTCTTTTTTTGCACAACAGATGCTAATAAAGTTCTTCCAGCAATTAAAACAAGATGTCAACATTTTCATCTTAAAAAGGTTTCAGAGTTAGATATTATAACTATATTAGATAATATTGTAAAAAAAGAATTAATAACTTCAAATTCTGAAGGCTTAAAATTAATTGCCAAAGAATCACAAGGAAGTGTAAGGACTGCGTTAGCTATTTTGGAACAAGTCTCTACAATTGGCGCAACAGATGATAATGTTCGTGAACTGTTAGGCAAAAGTCCAAAACATCTATCAGTAGAGTTGCTTCATGCAATTCTAAACATGGATAGAGCTAAATCATTTAGGATTGTAGAAACATGCCATTTAGAGGGAAGAGATTTAGGTCAAATTCTTCAAGATATGTCAGAAATTTTGATGAATGTTCTTCGATTTAAATTATTGAAAGATGATAATTTTGTTGATGAATATGTTAATGAATTTTCAGGAGCATTGATAAAGGGAAATGTAATTTTAAATCTAAATGAATATTTTTGGGATGTAATATTAAAAATACGGCAAAACGTTTCTGAAGATATTGTTGTTAAAACAGCAGTATTAAAAGCTATTGGGATTGTTGCTCAAAGTAACAAATGATTTAAAATTGATTGCTGCCGTGGAGGAAATTATGGCAGCAGAAACTGTTAGAATAGTAAGATTGGTTGAAAAGGCTAAGAAGGGTGACAATAGAGCATTTGACACCCTTCTTAAAATGGTTGAACCAGATTTAAAGAAATTAACTTTTCACTTCTTTATATTGGGATCTGATAAAGAAGATGTTTTACAAGAACTCAGACTAGGAGTTCTCAAAGCAATAAATTCATTTGACTGCACTAAAGATACAACATTTAAAAATTTCTGTGTAAATTTAGTTTGTAAAAGACACCTTGCGACAGCTATTTCTTCAGCAAAGCGAATGAAGAATACAATTTTAAACGAATCTATTTCATTAGATGCTCCAATTATTTTAGGAGATGATGGAAATTTACAAACTTTAGCAGATTTCATTCCAGATAGAGATAATCCATTTGGTGAACCAAGAGAAACTCAAATCATTGATGACATTCTACTTAAAGAAGAATTAGAAGAAGCATCAAAAATTTTAAAGAAAAAACTTACACCATTAGAAACTGAGATCTTTGAAGAATATGGATACGATTCTACTTACAAAGAAATCTCAAAAAATCTAAATGTTCCAGCAAAATGTGTAGACAATGCTCTTACTCGAATCAGAAAAAAAGCCACAGATGTATACACAGTCTATAAAGATGCCAATCACAAATTTGAAGGCTCATTATATAGAGAAGAAATCATAGTAATAGAAGAATACATCCAAAGTAAAGATAAGAAAAACGAGTAGAAGAACATAACAAAGAAATCGAAATCAGCCTATTTGAATCTTGATTTAATTGCAAAATCCGATATAATAAGACATGGAAACTTCAGTTGTTGATGTCGTAATTGGAATGCAATATGGCGATGAGGGTAAGGGCAAGATAGCTAATCAAATGGCTGCATCTGGCGAATATGATTATGTGATTCGTTTTAACGGTGGAGGAAATGCTGGTCATACAATTTACCTCAAAGGAGAGAAAATTGTTACACACCTAGTTCCTTGTGGCATACTTCATGGGATACCTAGCGTAATTGGCAACGGATGTGTTATTAATACCCAGAAGTTATTCGAAGAAATCGAATATCTAGAAAATCTTGGTTTTGATACATCGATCTTACGTATTGCTGAAAACGCTCATATAATTACTAGAGATCATATCGAAGAAGATTCCAAAGATACTAAGATTGGAACAACACGTACTGGAAATGGTCCTTGTTATCGGGATAAAGTGTCTCGTACAGGAATTCGTGCCAAAGATGTGCCTGAATTACAACCTTATCTTGTGAATATGCATACTCTTATTCATTCGTCTCCAAAAAAATTTTTAGCTGAAGGTGCTCAAGGATATTGGCTAGATATTGACTTTGGCGATTATCCATATGTCACATCTTCAAATACAGGAGTAGGAGCAGTTTTAAATAATGGTTTCAATTATCAGCAAATACGGAATGTTGTCGGGGTTATCAAGTGTTATTCTACCTATGTTGGAGCCAAAGATTACCAGCAAGTACACGACGACAGATTTGAAAAGTTGCGTGAGATTGGTCAAGAATACGGAGCCACTACGGGACGACCAAGACAAATAGACTGGTTGAATCTTGATGAAGTAAATCAAGCTTGTCAAATGAATGGTGTTACTAAACTCATTGTGAATAAAATGGATGTTTTAGCTCAAGTTGAAAATGGTTGGGATTGGTATGAAGATGGGAAACTTCATTTTGTTGATGATGAAGGTTCGTTTATGCTTTGCATAATGAGTCAAATCATGAAATACAATCCAGGCATCGAAATTGAATTCCAAGGGCAACTTCATTGAAAATTACATTTTCTAGAACTTCCACTTTGCCTATTTTAAAACAAGCCTTGAAAACTTGTAATACTAAATCAAAGGGCAAAGCAGATTCTGAATTTTTAATTTACAAGAAAGATGAGATTCTTTGTATCGTTTCAATTAACGAGATATCTGAACAAAGTATCATTCTGCCATATGAAAGTTTAGATAAAGGAGATGATTTTCAGTTTTCAATTAATGCTGCATTATTTTTAGAGTTTTTTAATCAATTTCCTGAAGATAAGATTCAATGTGTCTATAAGCAAGATGATAATGCATTAATTGCTGGAAACAAGAAAACAAAGATGGCATTTCCTTGTGGTAAAGGTGATGACTTTTCTTCATTTAAACCTTTATCCACAGATGATGAATTTGAAATAGAATCAAATTTATTCATGGGATTAATCAAGAATACATATTTTTCTGTAAGTTCTGAATGGCAAAATGCTCCCTTGACAGCTTTAAAGTTTACAGTTGATTTTAATCATATTAGAGCTGAATCTTGTGATCTTGGAAGAATATCTATAGTTCAAAAAGAAAGTCGCTTAAACTGCAATAAAAGCCATGTTTTTCTCATACCTAAAGAGGCTGTTGATTTCTTATCTTCATTAAATATTCAAGATAGTAAAATTAAGATTTGGCCATGTAAGAAACATTTTAAAATATCTTGGGGAAATACAATCTATACTTCTTTACTGGAAGGTTCTCAAAATTTTCCAGATCTAAAGGTATGGATCGAAAAACCAACCATTGCTAAAGTAAAAGTCTTATCAAGTGAATTACAAAATGCACTAAAACTTTCTTCATTGATTGCTAAAGATTCTTATATTAAATTACAGCTTGATGAAAAACTCAATATTTCTGCAGCTGATGATAGTGTTGGAATTTTGAAGTATTCATTAGACTGTGAAGAAATAGATGGACAATGTGAGACTCTTGTATCCCATAGATCTTTTTTAAAATATTTTGACTTATTTCAGGATCTTAAACTAGAATTTGAATTTAAAGAAATTAATGAGAACAGCTATGGTATACTGTGTAATAATAAGGATATCAATCATATGATATTCCCGGTCAAAGCAAATGAACAAGTGGGATAATATTTTTGTATACACAGGGGATGATTTCTTATCTAACATGCATTTCAGATCTTTGGTTAATTCCAAGGATCTGATATTTTTTGATAATGATGCTGATTTAAATACAATCCACAAGAGCTTATTTCAATTCAATATTTTCTCAAATCAAAGAGTATTCAAAATCATTAATCCCAAAGCTGAGATTCTAAAGCTTATTAATGACAATGTGGAAAACATATCAAATATTATCGGAATTTTTGCTATAAATGATTCCTTAGATATGAGATCATCTTTTTCTAAAAACTGCCAAAAATATAAAAGAATTGTTAATATTCAACCTATCTTAGTGAACGATCAGAATAATCTCAAAAAGTTTCTTGGCAATATTCAAATGACAAATGAAGCTTTTCAATTCCTTTTAAATAATTGCCCGACAGAAACAATTAAAATTAAGGAAAATAATGTCAAGAAAGATGCTATTGTTTATAATCTATATCTTCTTACAAATGAAATTCACAAACTTACATCTGCATTTGATAGACCACTTACTTTAGAAGACTTTAATGATTGCAACTTTTCTAACGATGACAATATATTTGATTTTATAAACGATTGCTTTCAACAAGATTCTAAAAAAATTCTCCAAGGCTTAGATAATTTAAATAAAAGCCATGGTCATCAAGCGACTTTAATGATCTTACTTTCTCAATTAAATTTTTATTTCTCTATAGCTGAAATTAAAGAAAAAAATCTGAATATCCAAGAAATTGATAAACTTATTAAATTAGAAGATTTCATTAACAAATATTTCGACAATGGATATGCAGAAATAAAGAATATCAATATACCAGCTCCTAATCCAATCAGAGCTAAAATTGCTTACAATAATTTCAAAAACAATACTGAAGAAATAACCAACATGTATCTATCTACAGTGAACAGTATAATAGATTTGAGAAATAACGTTAAAGAAAATATTGTATTCCCAAGATTAGCTTTAGCTCTTTCAGATAAAGTTTATATAAAGAGTTTAACCAATGGACAATTATGAAGAAATAAATAAGCTGGTAGAAAAAGCTAAAAATAATGATCAATATTCTTTAAATAAACTTTACGAATTCTATACTCCCTTAATTAGAACATCAATTAGAAGATGCACAGTTAAATATAATTCTATAAGATATGTAGAGGATGTAATTCAAGAATCTTATTTTATCTTTAAGAAGCTTGTAGAACTTTATGATCCAGAATTATCTTTCTTTTCATATTACTTAGCAACAAGAATAGATAGAGCAATTGTTAATCTCATCAAATGCAAATTCACGCATCTTGAAGAAATTGATGAACAAGAAATTCAAGAACTAAAAGCCAGTGATCCATTTAATAGAATATTGGATAAAATTGTAATAAAAGATGCATTGCTTAAATTGAAAGAAAAACAAAGAGAGGCAATTAAGTTATATTTCTTTGAAGAATATACTCAAGAAGAAGCTGCAGAATTATTGAAAATTACCCAAGCATCGTTTTCAAGAAGATTAGAACGAGCATTAGAATCACTTAAGAAATTACTAGAAGAAGAAATAGTATAATTTGCCCAAAAATTTTGCATTATATCTTATGTGTTCTTCTTCTTTCTTGCTCTTCTTCTTGGGTTGCCTTTCTTCGTGGCCCTTATTTTTATTTTAGGGGCTTGAAAGAAAATTTTATACCAGGAGATAATAAGAGTGTACGAAACAAAAAATGACTTTATTTATAACTGGAGGAATGAGCTTAAGTCTCATAGTTCTGGTCAAGGCATGTTAATTCAACGATTAGCGTCAGATCTAAAGCAACAAGGCTACAACAGATCAGACGCTATTGAAATTTTAGCTAGTGAAAATTTCGATCTTGATATGGTAGAGAAGTATGCTTCTTCTATCTTCCAAGAAAATGTTAAGGAAGCCCAAAAAGCAACATTTATCCCAGTAGTTCCAACAAAGTATGATGATTGTAAACCAGCTGTAGAAAATACCCTCAAGAATGTTTCTGCTAAGGAATTCGCCAAGAGATTATGCCAAGGCGACCATGCAATCGTTAAAGTTTCTAATAAGGCTTTTGATTCATTGGTAAAATTAGCCGAATATGCACAAAAAGACAGTAATGCACTCCAAACACTTCATAGCGAATTAAAGCCATGGTTCGAAGAGTGTTTATTAGGCAACGTTCTTACTGCACAAAATTCCACCGCTAAAATTGCTTCTACTGGAAATAATACCTTCAGAGTAGCTATCAAAAACCATGAAGCAGAAGTTGATCTTAATCTTGGTAAATCTAATAGCGAAAAATATACCCAAGGAAATTATGAGAGTTTTGGCCTTGCAGATGAATTTCTTGTTTATGCTGCAGATGCCACAAGTCCATACGAAAGACTTAAAAAAGCTCTTAACATCTAATATAATTTAAATATATCATAAAGTATAAGAACCTCTTAACCGAGGTTCTTTTTTTTGTACAATCTAAATATGGACGATAAATTTGACAATAACGACTTTACTATAATTGAAGAACTTACTGAAACAGATTCCCTAATTGAAGTAAAACCAAAAATAAAACTCTTCGCAGATCTTAAGTTTGATGATCAACCTCTTCAGCAATTACCTCAAGATTCCTATTTAGATGTTCACTATCCTCAATATACTGAAACTCGATGTGCTATATGTTCAAGCCCATTTAGAACTCTTGCCGAACATGTTTATCTTGAAAGCGGAAAGAAACCTCAAGCTGTAATTAAGTTTTTTGATAAATATTATGCTGCAAGATTAAACTGGACTCAAGTAAAAACTCACATGGATTCTCACTGCGATTTCCGAAAAGTCTCTGTATCTGGACTTAAAGGATATGAACAAAGAGAAGAAATGATAGCTCCTTGGATCTTTCGTGAACACCAATTAGCCCTTGTAGCCCTTATGACAGAACTAGATGAAGTAAGAGGGATCGATTGCGGTAAGAATAATGAGCTGAAACTTAAAAGATCTGCCATGGTTGAGAAATTAATTGCTAGAATCATGGACCTTAAAGAAAAACGTGATAATGCAGGAGTTTTAGCCCTTAATATTTTTGAAATTCTTATCAACTTACATGAAAAACTTGTATGTTCAGATGATAAGAGAATTGTTAGTATGGAAATTAAAACACTCCGAGATAGACTACAACAGGAACACTAATGCGAAAAACAGTTAAGGATAAAAATAACCAGCAAGATTTCAAAACTCAACTCTTGCAAAATGCTGCTAACGCTACAAACTTTCTTAAAGATCAAGGATACGATTTTTTAGATGAAGTATTGCCAGCAACTAGATCAGAATCACTACCACCAGCGATTCCACCCAAAGACCGATTTAACCCCGATCAAATTGTAGATATTGTAACATTTATTGAACATCCTTATTACTGTAACTTAAAACCCTACCCATGGCAAAGATTAATTCTCAAATGCTTCTATATGGGACAAGAAGGCAACACTACTCTGCAAATTGATGATATTTTACCAGAGGATAGAAATGGCTGTAAAGGTTGTGTCTGGGAATATATTAAAGACAATGAGCTTAAATTTGAAACTTTTTATAACGAAGGCAGGAATCTTAAAACGATTTTCTCTGTAGTAAATTCACCCTGCTTAACATGTTCAAATTTTTCAGAATCCGCTAGAGAAACAAGATATAAAGCTGCAAAAGAAGAAGCCACAAACCCAGACTCAGAAAGACAGGTACTTGAACTCGAAGCAAGACCTATTACAGATAACTTCCAAAGCGAAAAAGATCTGCTATATTCTGAAGAGTTCGATCCTAAACTCAGATTGCAGGTTCTTAACAAATGTACTAAAAGATACAAATTTCAAGAACTAGTTTTAGTGCTTGGTCGCCGTTCGGGAAAATTGTTACTGTTAGACACCCCATTATATACGACATCTGGGTGGTCAACAATGGGTGAAGTCAAGGTAGGAGATTATGTTTTTGCACCAGATGGAACAGCTACTAAAGTCATTGCAAAATCTGATATAGATTATGATGAGCAAGCGTATGAATTAGTATTTAGCAATGGAGATAGAATTGTCGCTGGTGAAAATCATGAATGGGTGACTCTCACGAAAGCTCAAAGAAAAAACGCATCTAGAGGTAAATATTCTAAAGACCCTGTTCCTCAAGTATTTACAACTCAACAAATCTATGAATCTTTAACATATGGTAAGCCTAGACAGATGCTCAAAAAAGGCTCACAAACTGAAAGAAGAGAGAAATTTACTGTAGAGTACAATCATGCTATAGAGATTACAAAACCCCTTCAATTTTCAGAGCAAGATCTTTTAATTCATCCCTATCTTCTTGGAGCATGGCTAGGAGATGGCTGTAAATCTTCTTATCAATTAACTGGAATTGATATGGAAATTTTTGATTATATTGAAGCTAATTGCAATCATACAATTAAACACTGTTCTACAATTGAAAAATCACATTATATTCATCCTAACACAGAAACACATAAAATATTCTTACATTTGATTAAAGAAATTGGCGTATTTAAAAACAAGCATATTCCATTAATCTACAAGCAAGCATCTATTGAACAAAGATTAGAGCTTTTAAGAGGTTTGAATGATACTGATGGTTATGTAGATCCTAAAAAATATACTGTAGAATTTTGCAACACTAATGAAACTCTAGCTTATGATTATTATGAACTTGTTTGTGGGTTAGGTTTTAAGGCAAGTATTAAGAAATCTGATGCAACACTTTATGGAAGAAAAACCTCAGATCGTTGGAGAATTACTTACTCTGTTCGCCCTGGTGATAAAGTATTTAATTTACCAAGAAAGCAAGCAATATTAGATAATAAACCAACAATCGATAAATCTGATAAATATAGAGTTTTTATTAAAGAATGCAATCCTGTTCCTAATCCGGGCATGCAATGTATTCAGGTAGAACATCCATCCCATATGTATTTAATTGGAAAGAGTATGATTCCAACTCATAATTCGTTCCTTGTTTCTGCCATGGCTCTTTATGAATTATATCGTTTAATTTCTATGGATCATCCTCAATCTAGATATGGTTTGATGGAATTTGACGAGATTGTTCTACTTAATGTTGCTAGGAACGAAGAACAGGCTAAAAAAGCTATCTTCTCTAAAATTAAGCAGACTGTTTTAGCATCTCCATATTTTCAACCCTTTATTGGAAAAGATACTGAACTTGAAATGAGATTCTATACAGACCATGACCGAAAAGAAAATGAAAGAAGAGAAGTAGCTGGTATTAATTTATTTCCTGGATCTCTTGTTTTGCGTTGTGGTTCTAGTAATGCTTCAGGTCTTGTTGGTCTTACTTGTTGGTGTATTATTATGGACGAGGTAGCTGCTATGGCCGGAGACAATCCTGATTCTGGTGTTGACTACTCTCTTTATGATGACTTGAAACCTTCTCTAGCTACTTTTGGTAAGGATGGAAAGATGATGATGCTTTCTAACCCTAAAGGCCCTATTGGATTGTTATATGATTTACATGAGAACAGGCAAGATGATCCAACAACTCTAGTGATGAGATTACCTACTTGGTTAACAAATCCTAATATTGATAAAGCTTGGCTAGATGATCAGAAAAAGAAAAACCCTGTAGAACATCAAATGCAATATGGGGCGGAATTCGGAGCTTCTTCATCAGATCCAATGTTCACCCCTGATGCTATTGATAGATTTTTCAATTCTTCTTCAATGGTGGGACGAAGAGAGCAGGGTCAGCCTTTAGTTGATTATTATTGTCATTTAGATCCAGCTCGAACATCTGATTATTATGCTCTTGCTGTAGCGCACTCTGAACCTATTTATGGCTCAATTGGACCTGATAATAGACCTCTAAGAAGAGTTGTAATTGATCATATTCATTTTTGGAATCCTATGATTAAAAACCAACCTGTGTCTGAGAGAGAAGTTGAAGAATATATAATTGAATTACACAAAAGGTTCAAGTTTAAACAAGTGACTTTTGATCAATGGCATTCTCAATCATCTCTTATTAAATTACAAAGTGCTGGTATTAATGCATTAGAACGTCAATTTAATAAGGAATATAAGGAAAAGATTTACACAGAACTTACCCAATTATTGAGAGAGGATAGGATTGATATTTATGATCTTTCAGGAGGTAAGTTTAAAGATGCCACTGGAAGAGAATTTGATCTTAATGAAATTCAGGAAGCAAAAATACAATTTCAATTCCTACAAAAAAAATGGAAAGGTTCTAGATATTATATTTCAGCGTTGCAAGGATATAAAGATGATATTTGTGATGCCATAGCTGCTGTATCTTATGAATGTTTAACAAGTAAAATCATGCAAAGACTACCAGGTTCTAGGACAATTTCATTAGGTAGAAGAATTTGATAGATATGAAAATTATTTTGTGGATAATTAAATAATGGCAACTTATTATGTGCGACCTGATGGAAATGATGGCAACACTGGTTTAGGGCAAAGTGTTTCTTTAGCTTGGCGAACAATACAAAAAGCCTTAGGTGCTACTGGAATAAATTCAGGAGACACTTTATATATAGCTCCCGGCGTTTATACTGAAAATATTACAATTGGTGGTACATATTCTAGTACTACTTCAATAATTGGTGACATTTTATGTAATCAATTTACTGGCATATCTCCAGGATTTGTAAAAATTTCAAATTATTCAAATGAGGATTCTTCTCCAGCAAATACAAATAATTTATTAAACGCAACATCAAAAGCATTTTTGAGTTTTGATTCATTATATTTTCAGGGAGGCGGTGGAGGCAATAATAATATTATCAATTGTTTAACTTGCAATAATTTTACCTGGACCAGATGTATTTTCCAACAAAATGTAAATTACGCAGGTGTCAACGGTTCCAGTTTTTATTGGACTACGACCGCAGCTACTGCCAGTAATTTGAAGATACGCAAATGTGTTTTTGTTGGTCATACGTATACTCCTTGGATTAACGGAGTAAATGTTACAGATACATTTGAAATGTCTGACTGCTTGGTCATTGGAAATACCGTTTCTCTAATCCGTAATATTCAAGGCCTAGTTATAAATTGTACTTTTTATCGCTGTCCTTTAGCTGCAACAATTGGTGATGCATCTTTTCCGTTAAAAATACGTAATACTCTTGTGGCAAACGTTAATGGTGTTGGGATTTCTGGTACTGGTACAGCATACATTGATGATGATTATAATCGTGTAATAGGATGTCAAACTGCATATTCTAATGTAACCATTGGAGCTAATTCAAAATCTGTAGGCGTTTATGGAATTTCTCATGGATATGAAACAGTTTTAGGATTTAATCCAATTATGATCTTTTCTCCAGAACAAGTTAGTCCAAATATAAATACAGGTACTATGACTAATGCCCCTGGATCTGACATTTATGGTGTCACATGGACAAGCGCAAATCCAGATATTGGTTTTTCTACTTATAGAAATTTATCTGGTATAGGCTCCTATCTTCCAACGGAGCGTAATTCATCTTCTATCACAATCTCCCCCGGTAGCACCTCACAATCCATCGAACTGTACCTAGGTGTGAAAGGTCTAACATTCAATACATCAGGACTGCAAGCCTACTATGTAAGAAATAGAAGTACTCCAGTTCAGATTTCGTTAGTAAGTCAGACAGCAACAGGAGCTTGGACTTCAGGTGGTTTTGCAGAAATTAATTCAACAACAATGCCTGGAATTTATAGATTAGACGTGCCGAATGCTGCTTTTGCTTCAGGCTCTTCTGATGTAACAATTAACGTAAGAGGAGCAGCGGGTACTAATGGAGCTGTTCTTACTGTTAATTTAGCTTACACACAAATTGACATGTCCCAATCTGTTCCTACATCTAACACTGCCCATACTGTAGGTGATGCGTTGAATGCTGCTAGAGCTTATGGTTTTGGCAAGTGGGTTATATCAGGAACAACATTATCTTTATATGCAAGTGATAATACAACTGTTATCAAAACATTTACATTAGACTCTGGTTCTTATCCAACTTCAAGGACTTAATATATGGAAAAATCTATTAAAATTGCTCAGTTTGGCGGTATTGGTGGTGGTGGAACAGCGTCTCCTTATTCGCCAGGTGGAAGTCCTATAGGCAAAGGTGGTTATAATCCTGGAGGTTGGGATATTAATGCTTTTATTGAGGATATTTCATTTGAGCATTTTTTAGCAAGAACCCATAATCCTGTTGACCCTTCTGAAGAGAGAAACATTGAAGTTCGCCTTGAAATTTTCCATAGATTCTCCGAAGATGACACTATCCCTTTTGAATTAACTCCTAGAGAAAGATATAAGAAAAAGGTTAAAGAAGAAATTGAAAAGCACGAAAAATTTCTTCAAGATGCTGGAAATAGATTAAGAAATAACTCTGTCAAATTTATCAAAGAGCATTACAAACCAAAAAATGAGCATGTTGTTGGAATTGAAGAGTTATTGAGTTCTAAGAGAAAATACGAAGATGGATTTAAATCTAACTTAATTGATAATATTCCAGATTTAATTAAGCCTGAGAGAATTCATTGGGCTATTAGAGATTTAGATAAGATTGTCGCTGCCTATCCAATTAAAAGAAGAGATAGAGTAACTGTTGACGATTCTGAAGAACAATCCGAATTTGAAACATATAGAAAAACTCACTTTCCTAATCCTGTTCCGCTATTAGGCCCTGCAGATTTAACTTTAGATGAGTATTTGGAAGTTTTACCTAAGCAAAATAGAAGTGGTTATAGTGAATTTTGGAACACACCAGCTTTGCCTTTTGATGTTCCTGGTGGTGATGCTCCTTATAAAAATCATATTGAAAAAGATAAATCTCAACTTCAAAAAAAAGAATTAAATCTTGAAGAATCTTATGAGAGTAATTTACACAAGGAACCATTTTCGTCTTGGGATAGTTTTTTAAAAGATAATGATGACGATGATGAAAAAATCACTCCAGTTCATAATTTAGTTACAGATCCATTATTCACTCCTGGTTGGTAAATTGTAAAAGATTATTATGTATGATTATTTAGTTGTTGGTTCTGGATTTTTTGGGTCAGTATTTGCAAGAGAAGCTCATAATCTGGGCAAAAAAGTCTTAGTAATTGATAAAAGAAATCATATTGGTGGAAATTGTTACAGTAAAAATTATAATGGTATCAATGTTCATGAATACGGGCCTCATATTTTCAACACTAATAACGAAAAAATCTGGGAATATGTAAATAACTTTTCAGAATTCAATCATTACAGGCACAAAGTTAAATCGTTTACAAATGGACAATATTATTCATTTCCTATAAATCTTCAAACAATATATCAAATCTATCCAGAACTTTCATCTATTTCCGAAGTTAAAGATTTATTCCAATCTTTCTATAAATTTAAAAACCCCATAAATTTTGAAGAACTTGCTATAGATTCTGTTGGACAGCATATTTACGAGTTATTAATTAAAGGCTATACAGAAAAGCAATGGGGAAGAGATGCTAAGACAATAGATTCTTCTGTATTCAATAGATTGCCGATAAGATTTAATTTCAACGATGATTACCATGAAAAGCTTTATTCTGGTGTTCCTAAAGATGGATATGAAGATTTATTTAAAAAAATCTTAGGTGATATTCCACTAGAGTTAAATACAGATTACTTTGCCTCTAGAGATGATTTTGATAAGATGGCAAAATATGTTGTCTATACAGGTCCTATTGATAGATTTTTTGGTTACATTCATGGAGATTTGGAATATAGATCTCTTAAATTTTCCCATCATTTAGTTCACGAAGATTATCAGGGAATTGCACAAGTTAATTTTCCAAGCAAAAGCATACCTTGGACTAGAATCATAGAACATAAATATTTCAATTATAGACCAATTAAAGAATCTATTATTACATATGAATTCCCTGAAGAATATAACAAATTAAATGATCCATATTATCCAATTAATTCTTCTGAAAATAATGAAATCTTTAGAAAATATTTAAAGATGATTGATAAAGATAAATATATTTTTGGTGGAAGACTTGCTAATTATGCTTATATGAATATGGATCAAACAATCATAAGCTCTTTGAAAACATTTGAAAATCATATCAAAGGAATAATTTAAAGTTTGTAGCCAATAGATTAAGATATGAAAGCAACTGAAAAGATTTTAAAACTAATTAAAAAAGCCGACTATTATGACAAGCTCGGCCTATTTAACTCTGCAGATCTTATTAATATTAAAATCGCTCAAATTATTCCATCAATTAGCGACACTACATATGATCTTTCTGGGCATATGACAAAATGGAAAGATGTTGCATACGATTTCAGTCATGCAGATTTTTTAAGAAACAAACATTATAGAGACAAAATTCCTACATACAACGATTTGCCTGATGGAGATGAAGGAATTAAGGGTATTGAAGAGCAGTTACATGGAGAAGCTGATGTACCCGGTCCAGCTTTAATTTACGAAGATGGATTTACAATGTCTAATCCAGGTTTAAGAGAATTAGATGATTTTTTAGACGAGAATATAGAAAAAGAAAAAGCAAATAACCCAGGAATTAAATACGGTCCATTAAGATAGGAGAATTATATGCCATTACCAGTTAAGCCAGTACATAAGTTAGATTTACATGAAGAACTTTTTGATTTTAAAGGTCTTAGCGATTCAGGTATGTCAGGTCTTCAGTTGCAATTATTAGGTGTAACTGAGCATGATAATAAGAAGACATCCGCAAGAGTTTCTGAAAGAGATATTCAACTTCTTGAGATGATTGACAAGAATGTAGATACTATTACAACTGCTGCAGGATTAGCTTTAAACACTAGAAATGGTGATAAGTTTTGTAGCGTTCCTGGAGATATTTCTGATAATGAACTCTTATATTTAAAAACTGCTGGATTATTACAAGGTTACGGAAGAAGCGTAACTCTTACTGATAAGGCTAGAATTGCATTAAGAGATCATTATTTAAATAATCCAGTTAATGAATTTAGAAAGGCAAGAAAGAAGACTAAGTTTGATTACACAGAAGCAAAATCAGTTAAGACCGCTTCTGTTAAAACTGCTTCTTCGTCTAAATTTAAAAAGATATGACCCCCGATTTCGTCTTTAAAGTAAGATTCGTTGCAGACACAGACCAAAAAAGAACAAAAGGTCTGATGTTTGCTGAACCTCTTGAAGATGATGAAGCTGTTATTTTTATTTTTAACACACCAGATAAATATAGTTTTTGGAATCAGAATGTAAGCTTTGATCTTTCATTAGCTTTCTTAGATGAAAATTCAAGAATTGTAGATTTTGTTGATTTAAAGAAAAATGACAGCACAATGAAGTCTCCAAAATCAAGCAAAGTTCGTTATGTAGTAGAAGCTAGAAAAGATGCTTTTAAGGATAATGACATTAAAATTGGTGACAGAATTTGGTATAAGGATAGAGAATTACAAGTTTTCAAGGAAACTAAGTAATAAAAACTATAATTAAATATATTAATTTAGCAGGAAAATTAAGCTTTAATAAAGAACTTTTTTTCTGTACTCTTCTCGAAGGAACTAAAAAATATGGCAGATAGAATTTTTCCAAACCGTGTTCAAGAGGGTGAACTTGACTCTGAACTCGTGTATCAAGGTATCAACTGGGAAGGCTTAAACATTGTTGAAGCCAAGAAGAAAAGCCCAAAGATGCCAAAAGAACTCGTTGAGCATTTCAAGAATCATGTGACTGCAGAAGGCGATGAAGATGCTGTTTTAGCAGCTCTCAAAGCTCTTGCTGAAGATTCTGATGATGAAGAAGACGACGATGATGATGAAGACGAAGATGGCGCTGTAGTCGAAGAAGAAGTTGAAGAAACTGAAGACGAAGACGGCGAAGCTGATGATGATACAGAAGCTATGAATGAAACAGAACATGAAAAGGTTGTTAGAGGTAAAGACGTGAAGGCAAATAGACAAATTCATTTCAATCACCCAAGTCAGCTTTCTGCTGAAGCAGTTGAGTCAGCTATTGCAGCTGGTGATCAACCATTGGTAAATGCAATCCTTGCAGCTAGACATGAGCGCAGAGTTCGTTTAGCTAACAAGATTGAAAAGATTGTAGAAGCTCAAAATGCAGCAAAGAAGAATGTCAAGGTTGCAGCTCCTGAAGCTACCTTTGTAAAGGTTTCTGAAGCTAATTCTGCAGCAAAGACTGCATTCATCAAGAAGGCTCAAGCAGCTGGATTCCCACAAGAGTATATCGATGCAATGCTTGGAACTCCTGTTCACACAGAGAGCAATGAAGTTACTGAAATCAAGAATGTTATGGCATCCGAACTCACAGGTAATGTCAAGAAGGCAGCAGTTACAGGCCTCGTAAAGGTCGCAACTCTTACAAATGCTGACTATGACAGACTTAAGAGATATTGGAAGGAAGAACTTGGTTACGGCGACCAAGAGTGGATTGACGAGTTATTCACTAAGAAATACGACTAAATTATAAACCCTTCGAGATAATTCCCCCTGTGAATAACAGGGGGATTGAGTATTTTTAGGGCTTAATAGGGAAAAGATATGAGTAAATTCAAGAAAGTTTCACAAATCGAACAGATTCCATCAATTTTGGAAAAGAGTTTCTTTGGCACTCCAGAGAACGATGACCCATATGCTGAATTAAAGGCAAATTCTCAGGACAATAGAACTAAGATTGCAAAGCAAACTGGATTTAATAAAGAAGCCAGTTTTAAGAACAACAGCTGGGAAAAAATTCAAGGACCATCTCTCTACAATGAATTGAGAGATTTATCTTTTGAAGAAAGAGTTGCAGAGATTGAGAGAACAGCTGGTTTGAGTGCTGAGACAATCAAGAGATCCTCATATGCTTATGATGAAGGTGATAACGCTAGAACATTAACTAGTGGATTGAAGGCATTCTCATCTGAAGATTATATGGCAGCTATGTTATCTAGATCTGCATCGATTTTCAATCCTGATATGATTGATATTGCAGAATCTTTCAAGCAAAGCCAAGAAGCTACCTCACAACAAGCTATTGTTGATCAACAACAACAAAGAGAAGCTAGAGCATCCAAGCATCAATCTTGGGAATCTTCAAAGATGAATGAGCTTAGAAAATCCAATGTTGTTAATTCAAGAGGACATAATATTCTTAGATCTTCTACAGATTATGCTTATGATGCATCTTTTGGCGCTGTAGACCTTAAAGCACTTGATGAAAGAGAAGCTTTAAGAGTTGCAACAGCTGCACAAAGAAGAGAATCTAAGTTAGCTTTAGAGAAGAAGGCTAGAGAAGAATTTGAATCTAGAGCTGAATTAAGCGCACAAACAATTAATCAAATTTATAATAGAGTTAATCTTGATTTTGACAAAGAGGACTAAATGTATTCTGAGAATGCAGGTATAGCTTCAAATCCAGCAAATGGTATTAATAACATTCACTTAGGTGGTGGCGATTCTAGTAGAGTTTCAAAAAATCAATTAAATAAACTCTTAAAAGAAACAATTAATGCTGATTCTGAAAAGATTAAAGAATTAAAAGCTGTTTATGAAGATTTTATTCTCAAAGTACAAGATGAAAATGTCAAAAAGAAATTAGGCATTATTATTAGAGCAATTGACTTAGCGAATGATCCTAGAAGAGAAACAAAAGATCCAGCTACTGGCAAAAAAGATCCTAATGCAAAAGAATTAGCTCAGAGATTATATCGCCAATTAAATAGATTAGATGGTTTTAAGGAAAATCCAATGGAAAATAATACTAAAGAAGCAACTGTCAAATTTAATTTAAAAGTTGCCCAAGCCCCTAAAAAGAAGAAAAAAACTAGAGGCAATCCATTTAGAGTTTTAATGGGTAAGGTTGGAAAGTTATTAGACCATGGGATTGAAAAATCTGATATTGTTAGATATTTATCAAAGCAAAAATATTGGAATAACGAAACTATTGAAAAAGCTGTTGACCTTGTAAAAGACTATAATAAGAAAAAAGAAAGAAAAACCAAAAGTTCTTCTGATGTCAATTTAAGAACTGCAGCAGAAACAATTTATGATGTAGAGCAAGATTATAACAAAATTTCGACTATCGATCTTATTAATAGAGCAATCTTTCTTATGTCAGTAGTAGATACAGATAAAAAGACTGTTGGGAATGATGGAAAAGAACCAGTTGATAAGAATCTTGCTAAAAAAGAGTTAGAACTAATTAAAAAAGCTCTCAAAGCAAGAGATTATGATTTAGAGTTAGTTCAAAATTTAGGGCTTGGGGGCAAAAATGGCTAAAGGATTTAAAGTTACAACAAAATATCACACACATGATCCAGAAAAAGCAAAGAATTTAATTTCTGGCAGCGGATTACTTCAAGCTATTAAAGATTCTGTTGATGCATTACACAAGAAAATTGAACATCCTTTTAATTTATTAGAAGGTTCTGATTTCAATAGTCAAGATCCAACAGTAAATCATTTCAATTCTTTAGGCGGTCCAGTAAGAGTTATCAAAATCATGAGTGGTAATAATCCTATAAACCATCTTCAGGATTTATTTAACAATCTATCAGCTTTTAGACTATCCGAACATAGAAAAGCTCTGAGACATGCTTACGCTTCTTTAGCAAGCATGGAAGATGATGAAGCTGCACAAATGGAAAGAATTGCATCTAAAATTGCAAAATCTTCTCCAGGACATCATCAATTAGAAGCTCTTAACGCAATTCAATATATCATTTCAGATTCATCCCTTGAAATGAAAAAGATTGCCAATATTGCAAAGGATCAAATTCTTTCAGCAAATATTGAAGAAGCTAAAGATACTATTAAATTAGCTTTTGATGCCATTACTCCTACAAAATCTACAAGACTTGCTTACACCTCATTATCAACTCAGGGAAATGAACCATATCTCCTATGTCCAAAGGGTAAAGTTGAACTCGGTCATGCAGTACCTATGGAAACAAGCAAGTGTAGAGAAAACTGCATTGATTCTAGAATTGCAAAAGATGGTTCCGTTACATGTGCATATCAAGATTGGTTAAGAGTTACTGCTGATACACATGCCAAGATGGAAAATAGACTTAATGTTCATAGACATCCTGACAATGCTAAGAATCTTTTAAACCTTTCTGACAGTAATAGAGAAAATGAAATTACTGAAGGTGAAATTGGATACGAAGCAAGATTTGAAGCTTCTAAATCCCACAAAAACAAAGATAATTTCACATCTATTGAAGAATCTTTAGGGAAAGCCAAGCCAGCAGATTTAGGTAGAAGAAACGATGAGAAATCTACCAAAACTGCACAAACTCATACAGATAAAGTTCTTGAAGATCAATTACCAAGAACAAACAAACATGATTCTATGAGAGATGTAGAATCCCACAATGAATTTGACACTGAAGCAACAATTGAAGAAAATCTCAATGAATCTGACAATTTAATTTCCAGAAGAGACGAGAGATTCGAAACATATGCTGAAGAACTTCTCAAGAAACAAAATGCTCCTAAGTGGTACATTGAACAAATTCTCAAAGATGCTGGGGATGGAGATGACATGACAGTTTCTCAACATCTTAACAAAACAGCAAAAAAAGAACCAATTACCAGAGAAGAAGAGTTAGAATCCAAAAGAACTAACGAAGATATTGAAAAAACTATTGAAGAACTTTTAGCTGAAGAAGCTGATTGGGGACATCAATATTCTGATGATGATTTGAAACATTTTGCTAGCGAACTAGGATTGGATTCCCTTTTAGAGGATTCAAGAGAAGACTAAATGTGGTATAGAATCGCACAAAATTCTATTGGGGGAGGAATTATTTCTTCCCCTAATTTGCAAGAGGATGAACAATTATTACCTCAAGTAAAAAATTTATTAGATCAAATGCAAATTAGTTTAGATGCATACAGAAAATTATCTGAACAACAAAGAAATCAATTATTAGATTTATTATCAATATCAAAAGATTCTCCAGAGTTTTTAACTTTAGAAGAGCAACTAAAAAACACAAGAGAAGATGATCCAGTATTTCAATCTATGAGTAGTACAGAGAATATTAGAGGAGACATGCTTATTAGGGGCGTACCTCAATATAACGTTGGCAAAGGCGCTGACATGTTTCAAGATCTCCCTTCTAATATTACATTAAACTGAAGTATAATATTAACGGGAGAATAAATTGTCAACAGAAAACATTTCATCATTACAAACAGTATTTAAAACTGCAGCTCAAACAGTAACCGGAGAAAGAGTAACAGGATCCGAAGGCTTTAATATTGATAGAGCCTATGCATCATCTAGAGCTGCATCATCTCTTGGAGCAAATGTTTCTCCAAATATGACTAAGTTTTCACAGATGTCTGGTAATATTACAACATCTCCTAACTTTTATTCCCCATTCCTTACTGCTACTTCATTCCAAATTCCAAATGCACGAAAAGAAGTTTATTTATGGGCGAACTGGTGGAGAAATAATGAACCTAAAATTGCAGCTGGTATCAATTTCTACACTAACTACCCTTTCTCTGGATGGAAACTCGAATGTTCTTCCTCGTATGTCAAAGATTATTTCGAGAAACTCATTCAAAAACTTAATTTCCAAAAGTGGCTCCCAGAAATATCCAAGGTTTATCATTTACTTGGAGATGTATTTGTTTTAGCCTCAATTGATTGTCCTCACTGTCATGGTTCAAACTGGGATACTAAGAAGAACCAAGAATGTCAACATGAAGGCGCAACTTGGAAATCTATCTCTATTTTAAATCCTGATAGTGTAATGAAAATGCCCGGAATGATTGATCAAGAAGGACAATATGTTTACAGACCATCCGCAGAAGAAATTAGAATTGTCCAAGAAAAACAACCAAGAGAATATTATGATCAAATTCCAGATTCAGTAAAGAAAATGATACTTAGGGGAGAACCAATTAAATTAAACCCTATTTCTATCAAGCACTTTAAACATGGATCTAACCCTTGGGAAGATTATGGCACACCTATGATTAGACCATTATTCCCAACATTAGCATATAAAGATAAATTAAGACAATCACAATGGTTAGTCGCTGAAAGACATATTCTCCCTATTAAAATTGTCAAGGTAGGTAATGATCAAAGACCTGCATCACAAGAAGATATTGACAATGTTCAGGAAGAATTAGCCACAATTGCAAATGACCCTAACCTCACACTTGTTACTCACCATGCTTTTGATTTTGAATTTTATGGTGCTTCTGGCAAGGTTCTTCAATTAACTAACGAATATGAATTAATTGACCAAGAAATTTTAGATGGTCTTATGCTCAACAAGGCTCTACTTAATGGTGAAGGTCCTACATATGGAAATGCTCAAGTTGGTCTTCTTGCTATGGCCCAAAGACTTGAAACTTTCCGAAGAGAAGTTGCACACTGGATTGAAGAACAACTTTTCAAACAAGTGGCAATCTGGAATGGTTTTGTTGTTGAAGGCGAAAGAGGACAAGATGAAATTATCTATCCTAAAATTAAATTCGATGATCTTCAATTAAGAGACGATACAGGAAAGCTTCAAATGCTTGTTACTGCTAATTCAAATGGAGTTATTTCTAATATGACTCTTATTGAATCTTTTGGACTTGACCCAGATCAGGAAATTGAAAGATTAAGATTTGAACAAGGATCAGGTTTTGTAAACAATCCTAATATTGCTAATACAGACATGCTTACAGGATTCTCTTCAGGACCAGTGACAGGACAAGGATTTACAGGCGGTGGACCAGCAATGCCTGAGCCTGGTATGGGAATGGGTGCTCCAGATATGGGTATAGGAGCACCACCAATGGGAGCTCCTGCACCTCCTCCAGCACCAGCACCAGCACCGGGACCAGCTCCTACCGCTAAGACTAAAACAGAAACATATAGATTAGCTTCAAATGTTATTAATGAAATCTACAAAGACAAACTTAATGGACATTTACAAGATTCTAATCAAAGACTAGCTTCCGTTAAATTTAAATCTGTTGCTCATGAACTTTTCCTTAAATCAATTACACCAGTGACAGGAAGAGGAAACTTAGGAGCATTACCAGAGGAATATGATGGCTTTGGAAATAGCCTAAGAATTGCTGAATTTGGAGGAGAATTTTCTTTCCCAGTTAATTATGAAGCAAATCAAGTTTTCTCATCCTGGCAAAATTCTGAAGATGAAAATATTAGATACAGATATGCTAAAAAGAAACTAAATAGACCTCAAGCACAAATGTTCACAAGTCTAGAAAAATCACTTTACAGCATGCTTCTTTCTATGAATCTTCCTTTTGCAATTTATGGACAATATTTAGCTGGACCTACAATGGATTATCAACTAGATGCTGCTATTCCAGAATTAGGCATTGCAATTGAAGCCGATGGAGAAATTTGGCACAATAATCCTGAAAAAATTGCTAGGGATAAAAGAAGAGATATTGAACTTTCTGCCAATGGATGGACTGTATTAAGATTTACCGATAAAGAACTTAAAGAACATTCACAAGATGTAATTAATGTCATTTCCCAAGCTATTAGAAAAAAATTGGGTAACTCTAATATGACAGAAGAATTTGTTTAAATCTGTACAAATAACAGGAATTTAGAGGCAAATTCTAGAACAGAAATTAAGACTAGTCTCTGATCGGAGAATTATATTATATGCTTAAGTTTGCCAAAGGTGGAAGAATTACAATTGAGAGTTTTCTAGATATTAATGATAGAGAACTTGTAAAAGAACATCTTCTAAAAACAGCTTCTACAAATTTTAGAGAAGCTGCTAAAATTGGCCTTCAATCACTCTATGCAAATCCTGATGATGTTTTCAAAAAATATAAAGATTTCGATATCGTTAAGGAAATGCAATCTAGAAAGGGTGCAAAACTTCTTTGGGTTCGTGCTAGAGCTATCGATGCAGATGTAGTAAATGCAAATGGCGATTACTTTAGTAAAGAAGAATTATTAAAAGAAGTTGAAATTAAAGGCGAAAAAATCCCTTCTTATAAAACTTTCGAAGGCGTACCAATCTATACAAACCATAAAAATGATGATATTGAACAAGCTAAAGGTATGGTTGTATATGCAGAATGGGACGAAAAAGAAAATTGTGTTTTCTGTACCTATTTCGTAGATGAAGAAGCTTATCCAGATATTGCAAGAAATATTAGAACTGGAGTAATCCATGACGTTTCTATGGGAGCTTCTGTGGAATACGGTATCTGCTCTAATTGTTCAAATAAAGCCTACACTGAAAAAGATTACTGCGATTGTCTTAAAAAGTGGAAAGGTAAGAAACATCCTAATTCTGGAAAGCACATCTACGAAAAAAACTATGGGGTTAAATTTATTGAACTCTCTTGTGTAGGCGATGGAGCTTTTGAATCCTGTGAAATCGAAGAAATTTACGATGTAGACGAAATTCTTCAAGCTGCTGGACAATTAGAAAAGAAAGCTAACGAACTATACAAAAATATCGCAGTAGCATTTCATTTAAACGAATCTCCTGAACATCAACAAGCTCTTAAAACAGCAAATCATACTGTTAATACTGCAGTCAGATTAGCACAAAGCGCTGGAACTCTTGTAGGTGGACAACTCTTAGCACAACCAGGAGCAGGACAAAATGCTACTGTTTCTGCTGTCATGCAAGCTTTAGGAATCGACCCAAGAGCTGGCTTAAATATCTTAGACTTGATTAATTTATCACTGAATTTCTTGGAAGTTGCTGTGATGAATATGTTCTCAAGGAAAGATAACATCGATCTTGCACATGTAGGTAAAATCACTAAGTCTATGGCTGATTTACAATCTACAATGCAAGATATTATTGATGATGGTGTTGATACTGGACAAACCGCACAACAAAGACCTATCAATCAAGGACAACCTGCAGCTCCTCAACTTCAACAACCACAACAGATGGCTAATTTAAACTATACATCTGCTGGAAATGTTGGAAGAATATTAGAACCTGCTGTAATGATGGGTGAACCTATTGGAGGAGGCATTGCAACTGCTTCTGATAGTAATGGAATGTTAGTATGGGCATCAAAAGATAATAGAAGAGAAGTTTTTGCTAGTACAAATAATACTAGAAAATCGAAGTTTGAAAGATTAGCTGAAGGCATTTTATCTTTCAAGTCTTCTTTAGTTAATGATGAGTTAATTAAAGAGGCAACTAATAGCGTCATTAGATCTGCATCTGGACGCAATACAAATATAAAAACAAATGCGCCCCTATATGACAGGGCGGAGGGAAAAAATCAAATGGATCATTTTGCTAAAATTGCGTCTGAACAACGTAAAAGAACAGCATCCGCCGTCACCATTGATTTTAAAGTTGAAGATGGGGCTGGAAATAGAGTTGTTTTGTCAACAGATGGTTCAATTTCTGGCTATCATAACAATGTTAAAATTGATTGGGAACCAGTACTTACTGAGAATGCTCTAGTAATGATGGAATCTGGACAAGGCACTAAGGTTGCTTCTGAATTACTTAAAGACTTAAATAAATTTGTTAAGACTGCCTTGCTTGAAACAACTACAGACAGAAGTGTTAAGGAAGTTGAATTAGAGAAGCTTAGAACTAACAAAGAATATAAAGCTATGAATGAAGAACTCGGTGGTGCTAACGCTGCTGAGTACGCAAGAAAAAACCCATCAGGCGATAAAATCAGAGAAGAAGAATTAGCAGGATCTTACTATAGTGGTAGATCTGAAGCAAATATTGAAGTTCTCGAAAAGCAATTGGCAGACGCTGGACTTTATGCTAATAAGGTTAAGGACGAAGAAGTTAAGGAAACTCTTTCGGAATTAGTCGCTAAGGTTAATAAGGGTGTTCTTGATGGAACTCTTGAAGAAAGATTGTCCAAATGTAGAACTCATGGCTCCGCAGATGCTGAAACAGTTATGGTTACCGCAGTTAAGGCTCTTGCTAAGGCTGTTGTTGCTGCTATGGTTACACCTGATGAAATTATGGATTCAGCTGGTAAATTAGCTGAAGAACCACAACTTCCTGAAATGGTAGAAACTTCTGCTCTTGGATCTGATGTAAGAGCTAAGGAAGATGCAAGATCTGATTTCTTTAAGGAAGAAAAGGAACCAAAATCTTCCACAACAGCTATTCTTGAAGAACTCGGTGATGCTGTTTCTCAAGGTTCTATCACTGCTGCAGATTTATCAGAAGCTCTCAAGGTTGCTGTATCTGAAGGTGAAATTACCAAGGAAGGTGTTACAAGATTCGCAGAGCTTCTTATGGCCGACATTCAAGATGCTGCTGTAGATGGCATGAACGCTTCTCCATCTAGAGCCGAAGAACTTAAGGCTGCACTCTCCAACGCTGTTTCCGAAGATGATGAATTAATTTCTAAGGAAGATCTCCAAGTTGCACTCGCCTCTATGGGAACTGCAGCTAAGGATACCGGCGCAACACCTGATGAGATTGTTGATGAAGTTGCTGGCATGGATGAGAATGTAATGAAAGCTCATATTAATCATGCTAAGACTGCATCCGTTTCCGAGGCTAGAGCAAAGACAAGAGCTAGAAGACAATTCTGGGGACAAAGATTTGCATCCAAACAGACTATTACACAAAATTTAATGGGATGGTTCGCTGACTATTCTGAAAATTATAATATCAAGACTTCTGCCCTTGTAAGAGCTGCTAAGAAACTTGTTGAAGAACCTGCTGTTGCTGAGAAGCTTATTTCTAAGGCTATCACTGCTCAACAAAATGCAGAAAAGACAGCTGCTATGAACATTACACAAGAGAAGTTTGAAAGTGTAAGATTCTATTGCTGCGTTGAAGATCTTGGTGGAATTAAGCCTTCTGATGATAATTTTGAAGAAGCATTTAAGAACAAAGCAATTGAAGTTTTACAATCTAAGGGCTTTACAGTAGATCCAGGAACATTTGCTTTCACTGATCTCTCTGTTACCGAAAATGGAGATATTACCGCAACTGTTTCCTCAAGAACAACTAAAACATTTAAGGCAGATGATGTAGATACAGTGTCTGAAGATGCAGTAGAAGGTACAGAGCTTAATGGCGAAGACGTTCCTGTAATTATGACTGAAAATGCTGTCGTAGCTGCTAAGTCTTTACGCTCTAAGCTTCTTGAGAGATATGCACAGATGGCTGGAATGGGCGCTCCTGCTCCTCAATCTCCTGCCCCTGGTCCTGTAGATGCTAACGCTGGAATGGATATGGGCAATCTTGGTGGTGGTGATTTAGGTCTCTCCGCAATGACTGCTGATGATATGGCAGATGATGAAGCACCTGCGGATGATACATCTACTGGTGAAAAAGCTCCATGGGGATCTATCTGTCTTGTTTGCGGATCTAAGAATGTAGATATTGATGTTCTTGATGATGCAAAGTGTAAGACATGTGGTGCAAGATATAAGATCACACAAACAATTGAACTTCTTTCAACTGGTGATGGCAAAGGTGGAGAAGAAGCACCTGAAGCACCAGCAGAAGCTCCAGCTGGTGATCTTGGCTTAGGACCTGATATGGGATTAGGCGCAGCAACTGCACCTGCTCCAGCTGCTCCTGGTATGCCAGCTGCTCCTGCACCTGCTATGCCAATGGCTGCTGCAAGAGGCATGTTCAGATTATCCGCAACAGTTGATCCAGATCCTTATTTAAGAGCTGCTTCTGCAGATTTTGATAGAACTAAGGAAGCAAGATTGCCAGTTGGTATGATCTGCCCAGCATGTGGAAATAGACATGCAAATAAGGTCAAAAATTCAACATTCTGCGGTAAATGTGGAACTATGTCTAGAACTACAGTTACTGCAAATAAGAAAGATCCTTCAAAGCTTGATGTAACTATCACTTGGATCGACTAATTTTAAAATAACAACAAAATAAAAACAGGGTAGATTTTCTACCCTGTTTTTTGTATAACTTGCAATAATAGCAGGATATTTTATTGTTATCTTAGAATACCAAAAAAGATACCTTAAACTTTAGGTAAAAATTATAAGGGAAGCAGCAACAGATGGATAAAAATGAACAAATTACTCAATCAAGATTAGCTGCTATGAAGATTGCTGAAATTCAAGAAACTGATAGAGAAGACATGGAAATTTGTGTATCTGATATGCAAAAATTCGCTTCTTTAGACAGTGATGAAGCAAGAGTTGTAGCTAGTGCAATTAGAGCTAAATATTTACCAGTTATCGCAAGAGAAGCTGGTATTGATGATAGCAAATTTTTTAATCTTGATGAGGAATCAGAAACTGTTGACTTCGCAGACGAAAAAGACGAAGACATGGATGAAGACATGGATGATGAAGATCATGACATGGACGATGACATGGAAGACGACGAAGACATGGAAGATGATGACATGTCAGACGATGATGATGTAGATTTATTTGATGACGAAGACGAAGTAGAAGATGAAGATGATGATGTAGCAACATTTGAAATCGAAGTTCCCGCTGACAAGCTAGAAGCCGCACAACAAGCTGTGCATGAGGCGCTTCAATCGGTTCTTGGGGAAGATTCTGAAATTGACTTTGAAGAAGATATGGATTCGGAAGATGATATGGATTCTGACGAGGACACAGAAAGTGCCATGCACAAATTATCACATGAGGTAAATAAAATGACGAAGCAAACCTTAGCTGAACGTCGTGCGTATAGAGAAAATATTTTGAAGAAGATTGCTTCAGAAGAAGAAGTATACCCATCGGCTGAAGGCGTTAAGACCAAGGCAGGTAATAAGGGTGAGACCGACTATCCAGTAATGAAGTTGGATGGTGAAAATTCCCTTAAGAATGAGAACCCAACTTTTGTTAAGACTAAGGTTCCAACAAATAATCCAGATTGTTTGCAAACCCCAAGTGCTGTTGAAGCAATTAAGCTTGAGGGTGGCAATGGTGAACTTGAAGTCACAGTTGACTGGGAATGCGTGGAAGAAGTTCCTTCCGCTGGCGGAGAAAAGATGGAAATGTTTGCAGTTCCAACTGATATGCCTATGAAGCATAAGACAACTGTTGCATCCAAGGGCAAGACCTGTGAATGCTGTGGATATACAAAGTCCGAAAAGACTGCTGGTAAGGATGTAGAAGTTCATGCTGTAAAGTGTGCACAATGCAGCACCAAGATGGCAGTTTGCGACAAGTGTATTGAAGCAGATGCTGATTGCAAGTATTGCAAGTCCGCTGAAAAGGATGACAAGAAGGATGATGCAGTTGAAGCTCAAACCATTGATGGTGATGCTGCGATTGAAAATAAAAAAGAAGTTGATCTAGTAAAAGACCAATTACAAAATGTTCAAAATCAACTTAGTACTAATGCATCTTCTGTTGATATGGCTAGAGTTAAGACTTCTTATTCCTGTGCTTCCAAGCTTGCAATTGCTGGAATTATTTCCAATGAAGAAGTTGATGCATATGCAGAGCAAATGATCAACGATAATCTTAAGTCTGACGCTATGATCAGACAAACCAAACTTCTGCTCAAGTCTGCTCAGTCCAGTGCTGAGAGAGTTGCTGCAGCAGCTGCCGAGAAGATGTCTGTTAGAACAGCTTCTACAAACGGTATCTCGACAACCCCTGCACTTTCAAGCTCTGTTTTAAATAGTGCAGCTTATGACATTCAGAGTGCCCTTAAGGGTACTTGGACAATGCCAAAAATTGAGGATTAATCCTCGTAAATATATAGGAGAAATATAATGGCTATTCGTGCTTTAAATTCAGTTGTAGTTGCCAACTACCCATGTAATGCTGATGGTACTACTGCTACAGAATTCCTCGCTGGAGCTCCTTTGATGCTCAAGTCGGACGGAACTGTTATCAAGGCAGACAGAGGTAACTCGACCACAACCCCATTCAACACCCTTATCCTCCAAATGGGTAAGTTCGTTGGATTCTCGTCTGATGACCGTGCAAGAACTGGTGCTACCATGCTTCTTAACGATCCAGTTGGTGCTTCCTACACTGATGCAAACGGTGTTATGGTTGCTAATACCAACGGCTGGTACAAGGTAACCAAGAGAGCAATCGGCGATTTCATCGACGAGCCTGTTACTGTTAACACCAACCCAACCGCTGGTGCTACTGGCTTTGAGACCCCACGCAGAGGCGTTGGCGTTTTCAATACCCCAGGTGGACAGTTTGTAACTGACCAGTTCGTCATTACTTCCTCGACTTCCGCAGTCGATACTGACGCTGGTGCTGCTTGGACTCCTGCTCCTGGTGATCTTTTGACCCCAGGTGCTGGTGCTAACGCTGGTAAGCTCACAAAGCTTCAGAATGTTGCTCATGGTATTGCAGTTGGACGTGTTGACAGCTATGATTCAGCTGCTGGCATCCTCTTCTTTACTCAGATCTCTGCATACTAATATTGAGCTAAGGTAATTAAGGAGAAAATTAAAAATGTCTATGATTAAGAGAAATGTAAACGAGCAGAGAGAGCAAATCATTGCGATGGCTCTTGAGACTGCCGAGGGACGTACAGCATTGGCACAAGCTATGGTCGAGCCAATCAAGACCTCCCTTATGTATCAAGCAATTGGCCGTAAGCTTCTTATGGTTGATGAGCTCCCACAAGGCGCTCTTGCTCGCTACGAGAGAGATGTAGCTGTCAAGTCCTACGTCATCCCTAAGCGTGGTGCTGTTCCTTCGGCTGAAGTTGAAGCAGAAGAGCTCCTCGTTCCAACAATTGAACTTGCTGCACACCCACAAATCAGACTCAACGAAATTAGAGCTAGAAGATTCTACATCGTTGATAGAGCTCAGGTTCGTGCTAAGGACTCCCTCCAAAGACAAGAAGATACCGAAGTATTCAAGGTCATCAACGCTGGCGTTCCTACTGACCAGTCGATCTCGGTCTCCGGTACTCTTCAACCAGAGAACATCAACCTTGCTCTTACCCTCATTGAGGAGCATGAGCTCATTGGTGCTAAGGTTGTTCTTCACCCACAAAGATACAAGGATATCAGAAACTGGGGCAAGGAATTCTTCGATGAGGCAACTCAAAGAGATATCCTTATGACTGGTCTTTACGGTCATATCTACTCCGCAGACATCCACGTTTCGACAATGGTTCCTAAGAACTCTGTCTACGTTCTTGCACCTGCACAATTCGTTGGTGCTATGCCTATCAGACAAGACATCACTGTCCTCCCAGCTGACGATCCAAAGAGACTCAGACTTGGATGGGTTGTTTATGAAGAATTAGGCTTCGCCCTTGTAAACGATTATGCTGTATCAAGAATCAGCGTTGCTTAGTCCATAGTATGGCTGACAATAATAAGGGGAGATTTATTCTCCCCTTATTTTTTTAAACATCTTGGAGAAGGATTTTACAGATATAAATATTAGCTGTAGAACCTTCTCTTTTTAGTTTTACGTTATATGGAATTTTTATATCGTCAGAATTTGATCCTTCTTCAATAACCCAACCTGTTGATATTAATTTTCCAAGTTCTTTATTAGCTTCTCGAAATGCAGTAGAATAATTATGGCAAATAGGTCCATAAATTTCGTCATGTGGGTATAGGATTTTAAAAGTATACATATTAGTTCTTGTACAAAAGGATTAAAAGAAGATTTTTTAGGAATCTTTTAATTATAATACCTTTGTTTTGAGGATAGGGATGAAGTTTCACAAGTCTAGTGATGATTATGAATATTATGGCTCGATTAACAAGAGAGCTGATTTACGTAAGAAGAATAAGTATGAGCGGTTAGAAGATGAAGAAGGTCTAAGGGATGAATTAGACGATCTTGCGGATGAGATTTCTGAAGAATATTTGGGAATGTATGGTATTCACAATGTCACTAAATCTTTACCTAATAATGGTGTGATGGTTTACACTAATGATCCTGGTAAAATCTCTGATGAAGTTAAAAAGAGTATGCAGAGTATTCTTGGTAAATATAAGTTATTAATTAAGGAATCCAAGCATAAAGGAAATGATTTGGATAAGGTTATACACTAATGGATAATGATAAGATTTTAATTGCTAATATTGCTAAGAGATTACTAAGAATTTCTGAATTATTAGATGAAACTGAAGAGCCTGAAAAAGCTGAAAATATTGCAGATTTAGCTGATAAAGTTGTTTCAGATGGAGTTGATATGTCTGAAGAAGAATTTGCTCAAATGCTTAAAGATTTAGGCTTAGAAGTTAATTAGCTCTTTTAGGTAGTGTTTGCATATATTGTTGTAGGTTATCCATAATTCCTCCAACATTTACATTATTCTTACTTGTATCTATTTGTGTAGGTGCTAATTTAAGTGCATCGGCTCTGGCTGCAAGAATAAGTTGTATTTTTTCGAATTCTGAGATTGATAGTTTTGCAAATTCGTCTCTAGAAATTGTAACGATACCTTTAGCCATATAATCCACTTCTACTATTAGGGGAATTACAGGTCGATCTTCTTGAGCTGTGCCGTTGAAGTATTTAAGGGCTGTATTGTAGATATAATTAGCTTCTTTTGCATCAATGTTAATATATCTAAAATATTCTTGGTAAATTTTATCAATAATATCGTATTTAATTTTAGCTAATAGTTGTCCATAGGTATCGTTATATTCAACTCTTGCTTCATCGACACTATATATCCAAACCAGAGTTTTTTTAAGGATTTCTCTTTTTTCATATTCGCCTGAGAAATAATCCCCGTCATTATCTTCTCTAAAGGAAAAAGCTTCAATTTCCATAGATTCTTTCCATGATAATTCTTTTAGGCAGCAAAGAATATAAGAATCATTAATTGGAATTTTTAGTATAAATTCATCTTTATTTGCTTTAAGTTCATATTGATTATGTTCTTCTGGCAAATTTGAAAAGATTTCTATTAATTTATCTAAGGCTTGTTCTTTTGTCATAGTAGGTCTGCATAATTAATAGCGAATTCTGACACTGGGAAATTCAGGTATTTTGTGTCAGGAGTATTTAGTGAATTTCTTGCCACTCTTGCTATAAAATTATATTCGTGTTCATATCCTCTGTCTGTAGCTGAAAATTTAGGTTTTTGCCATTCTACATCATCAAATGGGAAGAAGAAATCGTTTCCAAAATACATGGTTAAAGATCCAGTATTGTTTAGGTAAATCTCTCTTTCTGTTGAGTAAAATGTTATAGATCCTGTTACTTTTCTATTGGATATTTCAGCATATTTTGGTCCTATTTTATCTCCATAGTAGTTTTGTAAAGAATCTTGTGGAGTTGTGTATACAAGTTCTACGTTTTGAGATATATTTAACGACATTTTGAGAAGTTTTAGTTCAGGTTCACTTGTATAATCTATTCTTTTTATTAATGCGCTATGTAAATCTTCTTTAGTTTTGACTGTAGTGAACGATATCATACAATCAATAATATTTGCTTTTCTATATGGCAAATAATTAAAATTAGATTCATCATTATTATTTTGGTAGATATCTGTTACTGGTTGAAATTCTTGAATGTCTGGTTTTCTAATAGAGAGGTTTGGATCTATGAGAATTTTACCGCCTATGAAATTACACTCAATATTAACGGAGCCTAAAGATTCTTGTCCGTTTACTGAGAAGGATATATTTTGAAAGAATACAGGTCCATAAGATTTGTGATTACTTATGGAAGATGCTGTCATTATTGGATATCCTGGAATAATTGATGCAGCATATAAAATTTTTTCTGAGTTTAAGGTTTCTGGATTTTCTGTATCTATTGTAATGAATGGATTAGTTTTAAAATTTCCAGAATATTTTTGTTGTTCGTAGGCTGGACTGTTAAATTGAATGCTTGTATAGAGGGTTGGTACAGGCTTAAATACATCGGAACCTGCATCATCATTATAACCTTCTACCCAAATAGGATGCCAATTAGAAGAGTCATTAATATACATATGTTCTGTGGCATCATCAAATTCTGTAGGGAGTAGGCTAGTAAAGTTAAATAAATTCCAAACATATGAGCTTCTAAATTTAGCTTTACCTTTTGCCTTTGATGTATCTACAGACAGCTTTAAGAATTTCCAGATTCCGTTATTAATTTTTGGAATACCTAGAATAAAGATATTGTTTCTTGATGTGCTTGTGTCTTGTAAAGCTTGATTTAGATAGTAGATCATTTTGCGCTTGTTAGGTCTAGCCATTTAGATGTAAGCTCTCTGACTAGTTCGTATCTCATTTTTCCTACAGTTTCTTGGGAGATTGGCACTTGTTTGTTTGTTTCTGAGTCATTAAGGTTCCATGCTCTAAAGAAGTTAAGAATTACAAGTTTACAAAAAATAGAAGTTCTGACCATTGGAGCTCCTGTCACAGAGTTAATAATAGTTGCTTCTTCTAATATTTTGCTCATTGTATCAAAATCTCTTCCTGAGACATCGCAAGTTAATTCAATTTGATTTTCATCTTCTTCTTCGCCCCTTAGGATCTTAATAGCGGAAGAAGTATCATTAATGCTTCCTTTTAGGACAAATCTAACCGTAATTTCGAATGTTTGATCAGGATCTATAAAAATACTCATGAATAATCGTTTGAAAACTCCAATACAGGAGATATTATAAAAGATTCTGACAAGAGCTGGAATTTTATCTCTTCTCCTGTATTTTCTGAGACACTTCCAAATGATCTTACAGGGGTCCATGCTAATTCTTGTAAGTTAATTTTAAAATCTCCAGTATCAATTCTAATGCCTCCCCCGTTTAAAGATGATGGGCCTGATAATATCTCTGCCATTGTAAAAGCTGATATTGGTGAAAAATATTTTATACTGCCTTCAAATTTTTGTCCATTAGAAGTCATAAGAAATGGATGTATATTATTTCTTTTTCTAGCATCTAAATTATTATGTATAGAATGCTTTGTAAACAATTCATCTATTTGATTTGATAAAGTAAGATTAATTTCTTGTACTTGAAATGATGATATTGTTGTTCCTTGAAATCCTGTTACAAATTTATCATCTATTCTTGGATACAGATTGAAATTTCCACTATTTGCGCTAATATATGTTAATTTTGTATTTATACCTGATACTTGTCTTAGAGGGCCAATTTTATTTATATTTTCTCTAAAAGTATCTAAATCATCGCTAATTAATGGCTGTAAATTTCTGTCAATATTAGATGCAAAAATGTCAGCTCTAACAGTGATAGGTCCGTTAGTGTTTATATTTAAAGTTATATTATCAACAATACAATTTGAAATAATACCTTCTCTTAATGAAACTAGGGTAAAAGTAGCTTTTCTAGTCGATGAAACTGGATCATGATAAATAACTGTTTTTTCTATAGTTCTTGCGCCAGCGGTAGAAGGATTGATTTGCAAGAATTTTTCAGTTCTATTAATTGCTGTTACTGTTGTTGTTTGAGGTCCTTCAGAATTATCCCAAGATGCTATAGTTATTTGGAAAGGTGTTGGTATGTCTGCAAATTCAGCAATATTTTTAAGATAGATTGTATTAGAATTTGTAGGCAACGTAACTGGATTTTGAGCAGGTGAATTTTTGATGCCTGACATAGCTACAGTTGGAGTTCCCTGATATCCTTCACAAGCTAAATCCCAAAGAGCTGAAAATGCATGATCAATATATCCAGAAGAATTAGCTAGTAATGGAAATTCAAGTGAAACCTTAAGAATTTGTTTTTGAACGGCTAAATTATTTGGAAAATTCCCTTCACCAGCAAATCTTTGAGAGATAGATGCGTTTTGTTCGTATTCAAAACTAATATTAGAAGTTCTCAAACAATAATTAAAATTAATCTGATTTATATTAAAGTTAAAAAATGGTTCTACTGCATCATTCTTGACTATAAAAAGAAGATCATTGTAGCCAGGTTCTAATCCTAAAATTGAATAGATATTTTTATATTCGTTATTGTAGGGCATTATGGAACCGTTTCAATAGTAATCAAATCGTAAATAGACCAATCTACAAGTCCATTAGAATAAGTAGTTAAATTATTTCCAGGAGATACATATACATCTTCAACTCTATCAAATAAATCTGTTGTTGTTCCTAATAAAATTCTTGTATTTCTAGGAGTATTTTTAGAAACTGTAGCAGTCAATGTTTTAGGCGTACCATTTTCACCATTTTTTGCAATCACTGTTACAATTAAATCATTTGAAATATTTGTGTCAGTTGAAGCTGTAGACACTAACTTTCCAGAAAGATCATATTTTGGATCGCTTGTGGTTTCTAAATTATCAACAGGTGGGACATATACTGATAATCTTGATGCCTTATTTGAAATTTGTTTGGTTAATTTAATTCCTTTATTGACACTAGAAATCGTAGTTCTGCCAAAATCTAAATACCCTTTTGGCTTGAAATAAATCTCAGTATTAGCTAAAGAAGACCATGTACTACCATCAGAAGAGGTTTTAGCTAAATTAGTTCCAGTAGATACAGAAGCTAATCTAAAAATGTTAATTGGACTAGAGGCGACATTATATTCTAAAACAATCCAATAAGTGCTATTTTTAGTGAGATTTGCACCACTTTCGAAGGCTATTGTAGAGATTGAAGTTGTTGTTGGAAAATCTCTATATTGCATTCTAGTTGTTGAAGATAATTTTGAAGATCTATTTGGATTACCAGCATTATCTGAGCAAATGTATATATCAAATCCATCATTAGAATTAACAATAGAAGTTCCAGATCTCCAGAAATTTACATCAACTCCACCGCAATAAAGTGTATTACTAGACCCAGCATTACTATTGACTGGCACGAACTTCAAAGCTAAATACTGAGAACTTAAAAGATAATTAGTAGTAGGAACTATTTGAGTATTTGTAAATTGAGGAGTGCCAACAATTTCATAAGGATTAGATAGTCTTGAGTCTACATTTACTGAATTACTTGAGGATCTTTTATATACATGATAGAAGACAGCATTATTGGCATTATTCCAGTTTAGTTCGTTTATGAAATAATTTATTGTATTTGATTTACAAATAATTGAAGTTGATGTTGTATTTGTCTCTCCAGCATTAGTGACAGCAGAGACTCCATAAACATAAGATCCTGTGCCTAAACTTGAATCATACACATGTGAATTATTAGTGCTTGATGTAAGTCCTGTAACTATTGAATTTGTAATAATAGCTCTAGTTGAATCATATAAGTCTCCTCTGAAAATAGCAAATGTATGAACTAAATCATTATTTGTAATTTCAAAATAAGCTTTTTTAAAATTATCATCAAATTCAAATCTTTCAACACCAGAAAAATTACTTCCAATTCCATATAAGTTTGTCGCTCTAAAAGGCTGCTCGCTCCAGAATTTTTTAAATGTCGATGTAACTGAGCTTGATGTAATTTTTTTATTTGTATATGAGATAAGTGATTGAATAACAGAGTTAATTACGCTTGATGGACTTACGTTATCTAATTCTTGAATAGCGTTAGTGCAAGCAGCTAAGATTTTACCTCTATCTACATCATTTCCTAGGAGCGAATTAGTAGATGTTAATTGAGGATAATCTACCGCAGTTCTTAAGCATTGAGATACATTGGTAAGATAAGGATTTTGTGGATTTTGTACTAAAATTCTTCCAATTTCAATGTATGTCTTAGGGATTATTGGGAAGTATGTGAAATCAGCTGGGTTCAAAGATACTGTTGTTACTGCAGGTCCTGAAATAGCAGTAATTTTTGTTTGATATAAAAAAGATACTGGAGTGCCTAATTGAATTGATTGTGATAGAGCTGAAGAAATTGTTAGATATTCTCCATTGATTCCTGTAAATTCAACAAAAACAGATCCAACATATGCCTGAAGTGGAAATCCTAAATTTGATGCTACAGTAATGTCTTTAACCTTGATTTGTGTAGCTCCAATATTTGCTAATTCTGTAACTGATGAAAATAATTGTTGATTAGTTTTATCCAATTCAGCTTGCGAAATTCCTAAAACAATTCCGTATACATGGGAAGTTGAGAAGCTCGTTGAGAAGCTTTTTCTTAATCCAATTTTTTGAGCATTGATTGTTAAAATTTGCCCTTTATATCCTATTTGCCCAGATGTAATGCTAACATATTGTGGATCTAGACTGGAATATGAAAATTGAAATCCAAGCGGGTTTGTTTCAATAACTCCGAAATAAGGTATTCCATCTTCTGCTATAGATCTAAGATTATTTAGTTCAAAAATAGATGTATTGACAGTGTTTTCATCGCCAATAGATTCTGAATATGATTTATAAACTTCAGCTAAACTTTTGGTAATGTTTTTGATAATTTCTTCTGTTTTGATATCAACTGGCATTATATTACTACACCTAATTCTGTAAATATAAAATTCTTAAGCTCTACTGGCATTGGTTTAGATGCGTTTTGCCAATATTGAGCAAACGATGGACTCCAACTAGCATTAAATACCCATGGTTTTAAAATTTTAATTAATGAGTCATACATTTTAGTATACTGATTATTTAAGCTTTTTTCCGTTTTGATAATGGATGGAGTAAGTCTTGCATTCATATCCTCATCAATGAATCCAAAAGCTCCCCTTTGTTTCCTAATATCATAAAATTTTACGCTATAAATTGATTTAATAAGATCACCATTGTAATAATCTATATCTATTATAAATGAATAAATAGGAAGAGTTTTTAAATTCGTATATCCTGTAGGTATTGGAGCGTAGCTAAGAGCTCTTTCATTAATTAAATCTTCCAACTCTGTAATTTTTATGTCTTTAGAGTACAAGAGAGGCGATCCATTATTATTTGATCCTCTTACTAAATCTGAATAAAAACTATATTGAATTCCACCACTCTCATATGAAATTAAATACACAGTTCCGACCGCATAACAATCTTGATAAACATTACCGTTATTCAAGGGTGTAAATAAGTTTGCATAATATTCAGTTGAGTTAATTGTAGTAAAATTAGTTCCAGAATTATAACTAACTAAAGCTTTAGCGAGAACAATGTCAGAATTTACTTGAGCTTGTGTTTTCTTATCTACGATAGCACAACCATAACCTAAAATTAAACCTCTATCAGTATCGGTTCTGGCAAGGGCGTATTCTTTCAAAGCATTTACATAATCAATGCTATTTTTTATCACATTTAACTGGATTACAAGATTATTAAGTAAAACAGCTGAAGCATATGAGGGTTGAGCCATTATACTGTCCTAATTACAATTCTGTCCCCTGGAGGAGCACCATCTGTTGGAGTATCTAATTCTTCTAAGCTTTTGCCAACTCTTAAATACAAAAGACTATCGATAGGATCTGGTGAAATTAAAACTGGACTTAGAGTTGGATTAAAAGCGGAGTTGTAATTAATTAAAGCTAAAGACTGAGATGAGGAAGACCATCTAGCTATATATTTAATTGCTGAACCAGATGTTGTAAGATTTGTGTAACTGAATTCTAACTTAATTTTATATTCTTGAGTTGTCAATAATGTTTTTGAAAAAGTAAAAGTTGAATCAATTATATTATTCCATTGATCTATCACTAAAACATTGTCAATATACACTCTCAATCCGCCAGTGACTGCAAAATTAAATGTATATGTTTCGCTAAATAAAGGCACAAAAGATCCTGTAGTGATTGAATTTAAATATGTTGCATTATTATCTAAAAGATCATTAGCATTTGGGTAATTAATTTCAAAATCTACTACATCTAATAAAACTTCATCTAATTCGTTAATAATATGATAGTTTTCTTGATTCTTTTGCCACCATTTTGTTCGCCATTTAGGAGATTTACTGAATATTTTTTTTGTTTCAGAAATAACCCTATTGTTTTGTTTATATCTAATTGCAACATAAATGTCGTTAGAACAAGCTGCATATTGCCAAGCAGAAGAATTGTTAACAAATGCTCTAGGATAAAATGCTAAAACTTTTGGTGATTCGAATTTTTTGCATGTAAACGAAGCATATCCATCTACATAATATAATTGACCGGAACTTCTATATTGATTAGGCGGAGGTAGATATTCAAGAACATTAGATTCATCTCTATTAAAAGCTCCAAATATTTCTACAGGCTTTTTATAGCAATTTATCACTGAAGTTCCTGTGCCTAAAACCCACTCATCATTAGTATTAGGTTGAGCTATATTAGATCCTGAACTTAAAACTTCTAAATAAATATCTCCATCAATTGGCAAAGAAGATAGTTCTATAACAATCCAATAATCATTATTGCTGTTTAATTCAAAATCTAATTTAAATTCATATGCTGCAAAAGATGTCGTTAAATCTGCAAAAGTTACCGAAGTGCCTGATTTAAGATTCTCTGCTGGTAAGTTATTTACGCTTGAATAAATATGAGTTTTTATTTCAGCAACATCCTCATTTAACAGTTTAGTCTTACCAGAATCTAGTGTAATTTTAAGATTTATTTTTGTAAATTGTAATGAAGAATTGATTTGAGGATTCAGTTTGATTGCAGTATATTTTGTAAGTAATAATGAAGATCCACCAAGAGCATTATTTAAATTTACATCATTAATAGCTGTTTTTTGATTGCCATGATTTTCTAATTCAGATATATTTGAAAGAGTATATCCAGTTTCAGCTATAGTAAAAGAATCAGCCACAATTTTCTCGATTAACGGAGCTGGGTCATCTGTCTGTAATGGCTTATAACCAAATCTTTGAGGCAAATTGTTTTTCCAATATGGGGTAATTGAATTTGTATACTCAGAATAAGTTAATGCCAAATTTTTAAGAGAAACCCATGTATTAGGATATTGAGAATAATCAACAACATAAAATTCTCCTCCATCTTCTAAGAACTTTAAAACTTCCTCATTAATTTGCTCTTCAGTATATCCTTGGTTAGCTAAATTTAATCTAAAAGCTTCTTCAGTTATTTTAGTCGAATCTGGTGGCGAAACAACTTTAGTTAGTACTTTTTGAGACTTTCCCATTTCAAGATCAGGAATTAATGCAGCATATCCATGTAATCTAAAATCATTTATATTCTGAAGAGTTGAAAGCTTGAAATAGCCAATAGTAGATAATGAATTAGCAACCCTTTTGTCATAATCATCATCAGAAAGAAAATATTTAGAAGCCATAATTCCAAGATCTTTTTTTAGTATATTTTTTGAACTGTCTTGGAATTCTAATCTTAGTGTATAATCTTGGCCAATTTTATTACCAGCACTTTTAAGGTCTACAGATTCACATAAAAATGATTGTTCTTGATAAATTTCAACATTAACCTCAGTGGAAATTAATTCAGAAGACATCTCAAGTCTATTAGAATATAAGGTTCCAAGGATAGTAGAAGGTTGTAAAAATGTCAAATCATAAATAGATTGTCTGCCATATTTATCAAATTGAATAGATTTAGGTTCGGCATTATTAGCGTTTTGTAAGTCTGTTTGAGTAGGTTTTTTAAGTAAATAGTGAATTATTTTTTGGTAATTTGTATCTGTTTTAATTTCTGGCAAAGACCCTAAATTATAAGTTTCTCCATCAATAGCAGTATAGAAAGAATCATAAAATCCAGATTCTACTAATTCATTAAAATCTGTTTGCCTTAATTCATTTACAAAAGCTATATACGCAGGAGTAATTGTCTCTGCTATATCTACATCAGAAACTTTATTTTTAGCAAAGTTCTTAATAATCTGTTCAAAAAATACTATTTCATTTTTAACTTGAATCGAAGAACTTTCTGCCAATCCATATTTATTAACAGACTTAGTAATTATTGCTCTAGCTACTAAATCATAATCACTTGAAAATGCTGGATAAAAACTGCTTTCTTCAAAACTATCGATAAATTCACCACTTATTGCTGGGGAATGTTGAATTAAAAATTGGGCAGTCGGAGTAAATCCATTAGCTCCATTATTCAAAGTAAGGATGTTTACAAATTTGAACTCATTATCTCTCAAAGAGCCTAATTCAGATAAAGAATTGTTGATAGTATTCGGGATATCAGTCAATAGATATCTAGATGGAGAGCTTGGGTTAGAAAATTCTCCATCTAAATATTTGAATAGAGTTTTGTTATCAGAATAGAGATATTTATTAACATCATTTATTCCAGTAAGATTAAAATTTATAGCTGTTAGGATGTTTTTATCAAAGAAGTTTTTTCTATTTCCAATGATTAAATCTGTAGCAATGTAATCAGTTGCAAGATTTAAATAAGAATTACTTGGCATTACATCCTTAGATTTCCAATAAGCTACAACATGCCAATATTTGTTATTAGTAAAAGAATATGTAACACCATCAAAAATATTTAAATTTAAGCTAATTGTATAGGTGGATATATCTTTAATTTCAACTTTAAAATTAACTATAGATAATTGTTCATAACTATTAGGAACTGATATTACTTCCCAAACATTACTTGAATAACTTTGAACTAATTTAGGATGAGAATAAAATCTTAAATCTTTAGGAATATCATCAATTCCAAAATTAGAACATCCATCAAAAGTAGATTTCGGAATATCAAATTTAATTTCTGTATTTGATAAACTTGATAAATTTGTTCCTGAAAGATTTTTAATTGAAATCCATCTTGCAGAACTAAAGAATGGGACCCTTTGATAATTAGCACCATCATATCTTACTGGATAATCATAAGCTAATCTCAAATATCCATCAGGCTGAGATGGAGATGGTGTAGTTGGAGGTTCGCTAGAGTTTGCCGTTAAAATTCCTGATGTTGGTAGATATCCTGACCATGCGTTATAATTCCATACTCCCCATCCTTCAGTACTTGGTGGCCCCTCTTTTGTAGGATTCCAATCACCTGTTAATGTTGTAAATGGTAAATAATTTTGTCTTTTAGGAACAAAATCTGCTCCCATAATTCCAAGACCTAAATTATCAGATGTGTTGTATTTAAGATAATTTTGAGCATAATCAGTGTCATGAAATTCGATAGAACCTTTAAGATTACATAGAACAGATTCTACTAATAGTCTTGTCTTAAAAGAATTATCTAGTGTACCAAAAGCATCCGACAAAATACCCTTAGATTTGCCGAAAGTATTAGTAATTAAAACTAGACCATCTCTTTTTATTTCACTCATTTTTAAGCTGCTGTTGTTGGTACGTTATCAGGACCGAATGATGTAATTTTTACAATTTCTTTAGCAGTAAGTGTAAGTGAGCCACTCTTCAGTAAAGCTTGCCCTCTCGAATCTTCTGAAGGTTTTGCATCACTTATTTGAACATCATAAAGCAATCTGATAGGTTCACACATATCGGCTTGAAGTTGCTTAATGTTATTTCTAGAACCTGTTGTCAAATTTGTAACTGCTGAATTATTTTTTACTGCATCATACACTAGATTAAATGCTTCTGTAGCCAATCCTGAAGTTGGCAATGCTGGTGCTGGGTATGCATTGCTGTGAGAATCTGCCCATAAAGCATTAAAATTATTCTGAGCTGTTGTTACATATGGACTAAAAATCGTAGCATGATCTAAGGTGTAATGAGTTGGGGTCAAAGGAAGTTTAGAACAGATAGGACATAATTCCATAACCCACATTCTTCTATGTTTCCTTAACGCTTGCAAAATTAATCTATTGGCTTCTAAAACTAATCTTTCAGAGTTTTCAACATTATCAGTTCCAGCATCAATTGAAATATTTACTGTGTATGTAAATTCTTGAATACCTAAGCCTATATCTTTAATTTGCGAAGAAGTGTTGTTTAATATGACAGATAAATTTGATGGTTTAATATCTCTATCGCCAAAATACCATCCTAATATTGGTCTATCAAATACTACAGCAAAACCATTAGCATTTTTAGGAAGTTCATGGAATATTAAAGCTTTGATTGTATCGTAAATTCTTTCAACCATTGCTTATTCCTTATTGATTCTTGCCCTTAGATCTCTTGCCTTCAGTTGGATTCATAGGCACAGGTCTTAAGGTACTTCTAACAAATCTATCTACTCTGGTGTTTCTTTGTCCAAAAAGTCTCATTTCACCATTTTGGATTCTAATCAATTCATTCATTGCCCAATCAAATCTCTCTTTTTGAGCTTCAGAGAATTGCCTGTCTGCGCCTTGTAATCCTTGTGCATAAAATAAATTAGCTGCCATGATTGCACAAATAACAGGAATTGGGTGTGGATAGCTAACTTCACCGCCTAAATTCACCTGTTTTAATGGAATATCGTAATGTACAGCTAGGTTTGCATCAATTTCAGAAGATGCTTGATTTATATAGTATTCAAGATCAATATTAGCTGCTGTTTCTGGTGCTGGATTTCTATAATTGGGTGTAGGATTATCTCCCTCTACAACAACATTGGGTGGTAAATATTTTTTAAGGTCATTAACTGAACAATAAGATCGTGCCATTATTTTACATTCTCCAAATAATCAGGTGTATAGTCAATGCCTTCTTCACTCTGAATTAAACCTAACTCTGTAGCATCTTTTCTTCCAATAAGAGTGTAAGCATTAATTCTTTCAAGATCATTGCCAGATGTAGCTCCAGACGAAATAAATCTAGGATAATCAACTTCAATATCTAAATATCCACCAGCATTTGCATTATAGATTTCAACTGCATCAGGATAATTTTGTGAAGTTTCTTTTAATTTATTAAGGATTTGCATTTTTCTTTTGCCAGCATTCCTAGCCATGACAAATCCACCGTTTTTATGAGCTAATTGACAAACTTTATCTAGGGTTAAATTTAAGGGTAAAGGTTTAGCAAGCTTATATACAAATAATTCTTGCCCTTCTTGTGTTTTATAAGATTGACCAGCTAATACTGTCAAATCAAGATTTTGTTCTTTAGCCAAGATAGAAGCTCTTAAGCCAATATTAGGTCCAGTAGTATTAACAACCCCGATTATATCTAGACCTTTTGAAATTGAAGCCATTAAGATGGATTTAACTTGGGAGTCTAAAACATTTACATTAGTATTTTGATCAATGTCATCAATCCAGACACATAGATCTGCTCTTAAAATGTGTTTACGTAAAGATATAACTTCTTTGGCTAATGGATACCAGGATCTCAGCATATCAAATTCCTCTGATTAATAATTGAAAAATAGATATACTTTTTCCTGTATTAATTGCGCTTAGTTCCACAATCAGGACAGAATTTTTCCATCCCAGGAAAGCTATATCCACATTCTGTGCAAAACTTTGGCATCTGAGCAGTTCCGCATTTCATACAAAATTTAGCATCTTTAGGAAGATCATACAAACAATCTTTATTGGCACAACTTTTAGTAAGGTCATATCTCCAATTTATACTTGTATTAGGATCTATCTGCAATGAACCATCTGAATTTTGATAAGGCTTAAATTTATTAGAAGTTCCATCCATTTCATCAAGTTCTGAAATAAGAGATGCTAAGTCAACTGTTTTAACTTCTACTTGCTCTACCTCTTCAAAATCTTCTTGTGATTCTGAATTTATAATTTTTTCAGCAAACTCATTGAACTCTTTTGAATCAAATACTGAATACTTTGGATTTGCAGAGACTAAACCTTCAGAGTCAATTTCTACTTCTGTAGTTTCTTCATTAATGTTATTATCTGAATTATTTAAAACAGTGTGGCCAAATTTATTTTTTGTTGGCGCTAGAAACTCATTTGCTGAAGATGTTGTAAATGTTGCTCTTAGCGATTTAATCTTCTCTTCGTCCATTAATTACTTTTTATCTTGACTCTTTTGCCATGAGAACTTTTCAATATCGATTCCGTTCTCGTCACAAATTGCCAAAACACCTTCCATTACCTTTGATTCAGAAACCTTATCTTTTGCCTTGAAAGAAACAGAGAAAGTGTGTACAGTGTCGGTATCATTACCTACTGGCTTTATTTTAGCTCTATTAACAAAACTCTCAATAGCTGGATTAACAGTCGTGTCAACCATGTTAGCAGTATTGTACCCTGTGTCAGGATTCTCAAGAGTCTTGTAATCCAAATCATTCAAACCAATGTTATTTTCGTCCATCTCAAACTCCTTAATTTTTTCGTTTTTTTTACACCCGATAATCTAGGGGAATACATATATATATTAGAATAATATAAACAATATAAATTAGAAAATATGTAATACGTAGTAATAATACATACGTTAATTATTTACTGTTAATTAAGAATACATACGTATAGAGCTTAAAATCATACAGTAATTATTTACATAAATTTAATTATTATTTATCATTTCTTCAAACTTATAAAGTCTTTTAAGAGTTTCCTCAGCAGATGTATCTTTAAATATTTCTGTTAAAGTTAATCCATTATCCATCCCATTTACATACTCTGGAAATATTTCATTTAATATATGTAATTTCTTGAACTCTTCAGGTAAATCTTTCATTTTAAAATATTCACTTGTTACCCATTGAGCCATGTTTGCTATTCTTGCAATTAGATAACTTGAATTGTTCATTATGGTTCTGGTAATGTAATTCCAAGATTGTCTAAAGCAATGAAAGTATTCAAAGCTTCTACTTCATTTTTACCATTAGAGTCTTCAAGTATTTCCACATATTTTTGGTTTCTAATCTTAAGTCTATTAAAATTTTTGTCGATCAGTACATATCCCTCAATCTCTAAAGGATCTTGATTTTCCACTAAACTGTATGCTTCTGAAAGATTGTTTACTTTGATTCGTTCTGGAATTAAGTTAATGTATTTAGAATTCAAAATTTTATGCTCAAATATACATGATTCTGTGAAGTTTTCTTTGTTTACGATTGATATTGCTTTTAGCTGATTATTTTCATAAATCACTACGTTTCTGTTCACTTTCCCAAATACCTCAAAGCAGTAGGTAAAATTTGGGTCTAAGTCAGCAGTTAAAGAGTCAAAGCTATATCCAAGTTCAACTAGGGTATTTTTAAATAACTCAATCCAAGAAACTGTATTTGTTGGGCTGTACAATGTGTAGACTGGCCAAGATGCATAAGGGACAAATCTAGTACCTAAACACCATTCATTTTTGTGGTAATATAATTCAAGCATGCAACCATCATATTTTGGTATAGCATATGCACTTTCCCAATCGAATAAGTCCAGTCTTGAATTCTTACTGTAATCCTCATAAAAAGCTTCCATTGGTTTGGCTACTAAAGACCAATCTTCTGTTGAAAGGATCAGTCCTCTAGCTTGTCTTACTAAAAGTTCTGAATGAGGCGACACAGACCTATAATCGAAACACACTAACTTTCTATCTAAATCAAAGTTAACTTTTAAATCGTATCTTTGTTTAATCTCTGTTAACGTCATTCCAGAATTAATTAACTTTTGTATTTCAGTTTCCAAAATAGACCTCATATCTCTTGTTCATAAAGCTAAATTCTAAATCGTTTTTATCAATTAATTTCTCTTGTTTATCTTCTGACTCTATGATTAATATTCCGCTGTTTTTAAGCAAGTTTTTAGCTAAATTTAGAATAATTTTTGTATTTCTTCGCTCTCTTTTGTTGTGGATTAAGATTAAATCAAAATTTTTGTTTATTTTTGTCTTGATTTTGAGGAAAATATTTTGGGTAATTATTAAATCTTCTTCTTCCCTTTCATCATAATCTTCAAGAATTACTAATTTTTCTTTGTATTTAATAAAGTCTGGTACTAAGTTTGAATCAATGACTAAAATACTCTCTCTATTAAAAACTTTGTCATTTAAAACTTTATCTACTTGGCTGATGGAATACTTCTTATCAAAATTTAATCTGTCTTCAATCTTAAATACTTTCTTATGAAATTCATTTTTTGAAGTAAAGTTTAAATCCTTGAATTGTTCATAAATTTGTTTTCCATAATCTCCATTGAAATGTAATATTCTGATTTGATTTTTATCTATGTATTCTTTAATCTCACCTAATGATTTGTTTTTCACATTTAGCATTTGAAAGTTGAAGTATTCGGGGATTATATTTATATTGTTATTATGAGATAAAGCTACATTAAAAACAGCTTGTTCTCTCCAATCTATTCCTTTTTTACTTTCAATATATCTTAATCCCATATACTCCATTTGAATTATCTTACTCTCTAGCTGCAATATTGATTTTCTATCTCCAGAGTAAATTCCAGCGTTTATTGCAGTTTGATTGGTGATATATGGGACTAATTCTTTAGATTCTTTTTCACTTGAGAAATAAGGTGTTTGATTATTAGTAAGAAGGTCGCTAAGGTTCTTTTTTCCATGTATTCCACCTTCTTGGCAAATGTTTATTCCTGAGTTAATGTCAATCTTAGATAAAAGTATGGAAATATCATCTAGAACAATTGTGTCTATATCGATAAATAGATATTTTTCAGCTAATAAAATGTTACCAATGCTATACAATGAACCCTTGCAGAGCATCATTCTGTTTGTATCAGCTTGAACATGAACTTCTATTGCATTATTTTCTTCGCATATTTTCTTGACTTTTTTAGAATTATTTAGGTTGATAATTGCTAAATTTACATCTTTGAGATTTACATTTGTTTTTATTGATTGGAGAGATTTTTTAAGCCATTCATTCCCTTTTTCATCACTCATCATTACAATAACTTTATCCAAATAACCATCTACCATTTTGCTTTTGGACTTAGAAAAATTATTAGTTTTCCACTCGATGAAATTTTTTACTGTTGATAGATTTGTTAAAATGCAATTATTGTTGTTGATAATTATATGTATATATTTGCATTTAAATAAAGGAACTATAAACCCAGTTGTGATTTGAGATATTGGATTTTTAATGCTAAATACTAATAAATTTCCAGCATAAATGTTTAACTCAGAGCCTTCTATGTAATTTTCAAAATATATATTGAAAAAAAGATAGTCAGAGTCATCATTTTCTAACGTCTGATTTTGATCTATCAGAATTCTGTCTATGATCATTTTGACAACTCAACTAAAAGTTTAGAATTGGGATAGTAACTTTGATATTTAGTAAGGCCAAGATCTTTAAAATAAATGCCTTTTCTTAGTATTGAATCATTGTAAATATCAGAAGGTTTTTTTTCTATAATATCCGATTCTTCAATATAATAAGATAAATTTTCTGTCAATCTATTGTTAAATCGTTCAGATAGAATAGCTTGAGATTTAGTGCAGTTTTTTAGTGATAGGAAATAATGTTTATTCTTTTCAATAAAATCCCAGCTATATAGTCCCATATTCCACCATCCAGCTTCTGTAATAGTGACTAAATCATATCCAAGTTTTATGTGAGCATTTTTAAAATTACCATCTGCAATACATGTATCATGAAGAATAAACCAATAGTCTGATCTTATATTTTTTTCAATTATTTCAATAATAGCAGTATGGTCGTAGGAATTATGGTTTGTTCTATAAGTTCTACAAATTTCGATATTAGAAGAAAAATTTTCATAACCTCCAGCAAATACTGATATTTTATTTAATTCAATGCCAGAACTTAAAAATGACTTGACAAGAGGTATGGCACATTTTTCATAGCTAGATTTATGAGATGTTATTGCAATTTGAATCATAGTTGGCTAAAAATTTAGGAGACATATAGCATCTTTCTAAATTTGTCCCCTTCCATGCAATTAAAAGATACTTACTTAAATTTGGATTAATTTTAAAATCACTAATATGAGTTTTACATTTTTGATTTTTAAATTCTGACCATAAACTTGAATCTAAAATATCATGATCTATAAAATTTGGATCCCACTCTGTAGGGAGGCAGCTTTTAACATTCCCTGTAATTTGTGAGAAAATTAAAGAAACAGTATCTCCGTATGTCAGTGGAACTAGCAAATCATATTCGTTAATTCTAAATTTTGTCAAGAATGATTTAATGTCAATATTTAAATTTAATCTGTCATCAATCAATAAGTTTTCAGAATATATAGATGAATAGTTTGATATATATTCTTCTGATGAACAATTTATAACAGAGCAATCTAATATCTTTTCTATATTTTTGTTTTCAGAAAGTATTATCAGATTGCTGTAATTAAATTTATTCTTAATTTTTAATGTTCTTGAGATATTGTTTGATTTAATTACTAAATCCAAATTTTTAAATAGCTCCAGGAATATTAAAGGCAAATCTAAAGAATCTGCTTCTACCACCAGGCATATTGTATTCTGGTACTGTGATACTTCTTGTATTTGGAAGCTTTGCGAGAGGAAGCTTTTCAAGAAGTTTCTCAAATTCTTCCTTGTACATTGTAGTAGTATTTCTTAAATCATCAATAATTTTCGCATCTGGGTCTTCTAATAATAGTCTTTTTTGTCTTTGAGTTAGAGAAGTAAGTAAGCTTCTTAGAAGATAATATGAAGCGCCAATGATTAAAGCTGGTTCGTAATAATAAGGTGCTGATGCTACAGTAGAATATTTTGAAGCACCAGGTTGTGAGTTTACAGATTGTAATGCCATATGAAGAGCATGATTCATATGAGATCCTGTAAATAATTTGATGTTATATGAAGCTAAAATTGTATCGTAAGCTTGGACTGCTGTTGGTTCACCTGCTGAATTTAGAAAGAAAATATTACCCATATAATCTGTTTTATATTTAAGTCCAGATGAGTAATTATTTGCACCATTCTTTGTTTTCAAAATTGGAGTATTTTCAGATAGGACTATCATAGGATCTCTATCACCATCATCTGAATATCCAGTTATTCTAAGTTCTGGTCTAGGATTGAAGTTCCAGTAAGGGAATGCAACAGATGCTCTTTTTCTATCACCACTAAAAATAACTTCTTCATCATAAATTGGCACATTAAGAAGAGTTTGTAATTCATATCTCAAGCTGCTTTTCATCAATAACTCATCACCTGATAATGGTTGAGAAGTAGAAAGTGTTGCTCCTAAAGAATCTTTTTCTATTATTTTATAATAAGAATTTGCTTTTCCATTTGGATCAACATATTCGTTAATTGGATAGGCAACATTAGCAATATCTGCATAGATTCCATCGAAATAGTCACTTCTTTGAACTGTATATGTTACAACACCAGATGGTGTGATTCTTTCCCATTCGATGTAGATACCGGGATTATTAAAACTAGTATTATAAAAATATAGAGGACTTTCATTATACGAATTTATGGTTACGATTTCATCCATTTCATACTCCTAAAAAAAGAACAGCTGAGGATAATTTCCCCAGCTGAGTCTTTCAAATCCTTCACTTGAGCTTAAAGTCTGCGAATCCCACCATCAGAGGCATCTTCACCACCCTCAACACTTAAGTCAATTTCCATAGCAATTGGATCGTCTTCAGTAAAGAAGTCAGCAGATGAAGATAAATCATTTGAAGGAGTTGCCATATATCCTTCCTTATTAAAATTTGTCATGCGTACTTGAGATACTTGAGTTTGATCTGCATAACTATTAGGAGCAGTTGCTACATAAGCCTTACCTGTTCTAGTATCTCCTGAAACTGCCGAAAGATTTTGAGAAAGAAGACGAGGAACTAAATTAGAATCTTTGGATACCATTTCAGCAAAATCTTCTGCTGTAAGTTCTCTTCCTTGAATTTCAGCTTGTGCTTGAGCAATATCTAGAGCAGTTGCATATGATAAAGAATCATTGGCATGTCCAGATGTTGTTACTGTATCACTACCCTTATAACTCTTTTGAGCATCAATCATTTCAACTTCAAGCTGCTTTCCATCAATTTCAAAAGTTTGAGTTTGCTTATCAGACTTACTTTTAAGCAATTCGTTCTTTTCCTTAACAGATTGTCGATCTAAAATTCTATCCCATTGCTCTTTGGTGATCTGCTTTAAAATTCCCTTACGAAGAGAATTTTGAAGATCTTTGGACTTCTTGATTGCCATAGGATCTTCCCATGTTAGGTCGATAACTTCAAGTGCATCAAATTGAATTCTGATATCACTAATATAATGAGGTCCAAGGGTTACATTTTGGACGATAAAGCTGTGCTCTTCTTGTGGCTGTAAGTTTTCCATTAATCTTTCCTTTGTACGGCTAGTGTAGTAACTCCATCCAATCCTTCTTTTCCAGTCCATAGTTCGTTAGATTTTGACTCTCTAGTGTCTGGAGCATAGGTAGATTTTCTTACCTCACGTTGATCTTTTACAAATTCTGCCATCTCTTTGCGAGTAGATGTTGTGCCATATTTTTTCTCACTAGCGGTTAGTCCAGATTGAACAGAGAAAGACCCAAATTGTCTTATTGCGATACAAGATTCTGAACCGCAAGGACATTCAATTTCTGGTTTGTAATCAGATAATTGTATATTGAGAGTGAATTTCTTAGTTTTATCTGTCTGGCAAACAAAATCATATCTAGGCATATAGGAAATTTGTACAACAATCTAGTATATTTGAACCTGAGGTATACCTTTTATGCAAACACAAACTCTTGAAAATGCCGCTCATACACACCAAATGTACTGCGTTAAATGCAGAACTATGGTTACAGTCACAGGACCTAAGCAAGTCCAAATGAAAAGCTCCCGACATGCTCTTCAAGGAAAATGTCCACATTGTTCCACGAACACATATAAAATTATTTCTGGGAAAAATTAATGCCTACTACAATTCCAGGTGCAGAAGCCGTAACAACTGGTGAAGCTCTCGAAGAAATTGGAGCCGATATTGCTGGGCGTACTCGCAGACAGACTGAAGATACTAAATCTGAAGAAGGTAAAAGTAGCTTAGATACCGATGCTGATAAGAACGCCAAACAACAAAGAGATTTCCAATTGGCTTTTGAAGCAGCAGCTGCTGCTGGCTTGCCAAGCGATGAACCAACTTTTAAAAATCAGTACTATGCTAGACTTACATCTTTTTTAAGTCCATCAAAAATTACTGAATTTTTTAATATTGTTGCTGAAACTGCCTCCATGGGATTTATGGATGGTCCTCAAACATTCGAAATATTTATTAAACTATTAGCTAGTAAATTTGGCTTTGAGGACCTATCTCACTTTAAGAATATTCTTAAACTTATTAATGAATATGAGAAAAAACATCCAAGTCTAAGAATAATGGACACTGCATTAGCATTAGCTTTTGGTGATCCTTTTGCAGTTAATCAAATTCCGATGATTTACACCACCTTAGGCGCTGGTGGTAATGCAGATGATATTAAGCCTCTTGAACAAGCTTTTAAAGCCTTAGGTTCTCCTTCTACTGATGGATTTAAGCAAGTTTCTGAACTTCAACTAGCCCGTGAAAAGGAAAAGATGGAAAAAGAAAAGCTTGAAATGACCAAGGGTAAATTTGATACTGAAATGATCAAAGGTAGAAGCGAATATAATGCTGGAGTATTGAAAAACTTAAGAGATTTATATCTTAAAAATATGAATGGACCTCTTGGGTCAATACTAGCTTACTGGAACAGAATGTTACAAATATTATCCTCTACTGGAACAGCAGTAGATGTTGGAAAGGGAATGCTTCCTGGAGGTAATATTTCTGTACCTCAAACAGGAAGAGGAGCTCAATCTAATAAATTTATAAGAGTTGCTGCTCCTCCTACAAGTACTACTCCAACATTTACTTCATTAATGGGAACTGGACCTACAGGTGCTACTCCAGGTGTTGGTCCTCTTCCATCTACTGCTCCTGCTAATCAAGCTGCTAGTATGGCTGCAGGAAGTAAAACTAGTGCTGAACAGATGAAAATCCAACGTGAATTAGGAATTCTTGTTGAACAGCATGGTAAACTTAGCGAACAAATTACTCAAATTAAATCAAGAATTGATCAAGTTCTAAAATATTCTTATGGAAGCTCTACAGAAACTCAACAATTTTTCACAAATACTACTGTTGAAAATATCGACCCACAGGCAATTCTAACAGAAGTAGAAAATTACAAGAATACAATTGAATATGATATTAAAGTTTTAAATCAATTGATAGATGTTGGTGAAAAATTTCAGAGCGATATAGCTACCATTGACCCATCGCAAAAAACACCAGCTGTTATTAGTAGAGATATTTTAGTTAAATATCAACAAGAAATTGCAGCTAGACAGCAAGATTTAATTACTGCAAATGTTTACACTATTTCATTACCTATAGAAATTCAAATTATTCAAGTGAAAGCTCAAAGAGAATCCGCTGAGCTTGAAAAGGATAACGCTGTTCAATCTGGAGGTATTAATTTACTTCCTGTATATGATGCTCTTATTGCTACATATAAAACTGAAATGGGATTAAGATCTCAAGCTTTATCAATGTATTCTTCTATTTCTACTGGAGATCCAAATACTGATAATGTCTTTAAAGGCATGGCTGATAGAACTAAACGCATTATTAGATCCATGGAGCTGAAGATCAAGGCTCTTAGAAGAGAAATGTCCCCTGGAGTTTATAGGAATCCATTTAGAGGATCTGAGTCTGAAAAATTCATCAAAGTTGCTAAATATGAAAAAGTAGCTGATGAAGTTATTGAAGATTATTATAACGAACTCTATGATAATGACCCTCCTTATGGGACAATTTTAGAACACCCATCAAAATTCCGCAAAACCCCTTCTTTCACTATTAGAAGAAAAAAGAAAAAACGTACAATATAATCCATGAGTAATAAGATTAATTGGGTTGCATATAATAAAATATCCAATAAATCTGATGCATTCAAACAAGCTAAAAATATTGACCCTTCATTGTCAGATGCTTTAGAGAATTTATCTTCTGCAACTGGTATGAAGGGTAAAGCTCTTCCTACCGATCGTTACACAGCTGGTAATACACAAGATCCTGATGAAATTTTTTCGCTTGAAGATGCAAATGTTTTATCAACCTCCAGAGTTTCCCGACGCTATTCTCCACTTAAAACTGATGAGTATAGTGGAAATCGCCCTGCCGATCCTACTTTCTTAAACTTCAAAAGAAAAGAAGTTGGAGAAGAAACTATTCCAGTATTTAATCCTCCTAAACCTAAAACAGTTGAGGAAGTTGAAATTGTTTCTAGAAAAGTTGATATCAAAGTTGAAAAGCAATCTATGGCTGATCAATCTCAGGCTATGGCTATGGACCCTAAGGCTGCTGCATTTGCTGCATTCTTTAATAAGGATGATATCAATGTTAAGTTGGCTAAAATTGTCATCAAAAAGACAGTTAAACCTAATAAAGATAAGTCATTTGATAAAACTATAAATATCACGACATTAAATCCAAATACTAAAAATGTCAAAAATATAGAAAATGAATATATAGATAACTCATCAAATAAAGTTGAAAATAATAATCAATCATTAGATATAGCTACGAGCACTTCAGTAGTAAATAATGAGACGAATAAAACTGAAAACATAATAAATCAAACAACCGATCAGATTTACAACACTCAAAATATTACTAACACAGAGAATAATCAAAATGTAAACAATGAGCAGATTGTTAACCAAAATATAACTAACAATCAAAATATCGATAATAGTAGCTTCAATGTTTCAAATGAGTCAATTATTAACAACGAAGAATCTTTAAATACAGAATATTATGACACATTTGTTTCAAACAATAACTCCTCAAATTCTGAATTAGTCAATAACAATAACCTGACAAATAATGTTAATCAGAATTTTAATACGTCAAATGAAAATACTGATGTAACTGAAAATTATTCTTCAAACATTAACAATAATTCAGAAAATTTTACTAGTAATACAGATAGCCAGCAAATTGATATAAATATAACTGAAACTATTATTGAAGAAGAAGTTTTAAATACAGAGCAATATGATTCAAACATTTCAGGAGATCAAGTTAATTCTGTAGACAATTCTGTAAATAATTTTGATTCCACAACTTTAAATCAAAATATAAGTAATAATGAAACTAATTCAATTACAAATAATACTGAATCCTCAAATCTATCAAACAATTTAACTGAAGAAAATAGTGCTACATTTAATAACTCTTCTGTTACTGAGGAAACATTAAATACTGAAAATTATTATTCTAGTGATAATGAGAATATTCAAAATGTCACAAATTTAAATAACTCAGAGAATATTGAAAATAATCAAGTTTCTAATACGCATGAGGTTAATTCAAGTAATAGTCAGTCTACAATTGATAATTCTGAAACAATAAATCAGACAGACAATTTTAGTAGCAATGAGAGTGTTCAAAATAATAGTGATCTTAATATCCAAAATACAACTGAAAATAAAGAAAATAAATTTAGCAATGAATCTGTTATAAATGAGACTACTAGCAACATAGATGTAGATAATAGCTCTGCTCAAAATAATTTTAGCAATACTAATCAAACTAACTTCAACAATGCAGAAAACTTAAACATTACAGAAGAAAAGTTATTCACTGAGACTTATTCTTCTGAGGTTAATTATTCTGAAAATTATATTGATAATCAGAGCTTAAATGTTAATTCTGAAAATACAAATAATACAACCAACAACACTGATATATCAAATAATGAAAATAATCTAAATTCAGTTAACAATCAATATTCAAGCTCATCAACTACTAACATCAATGAGCAGAACCAATCTTCATCATTCGCTAGTAATGTAAATCAATACGATGAGATTAATAATACAGCGAACTTTGAATCCACAAATATTAGCTCAACAGAAATAAACAGTCAAGAATCTTTAGAGAATAACTATAATTCTGAAAATGTTACAAACGAAAGCTTTATTAACAATCAGACAAGTAATGTTGCAGAACAGACTAATTTAAACAGTGTACAGAACAATGAGTTTTTTGAAGAGAAATTAAACACTGAAAATTATTCTGAAAGTAATACACAACAAAGTGATTATGTTTCTGTGGATAATCAAAATAATTCCACAATTATTGATAATTCATCTATTCATAATACAAATGTTCAGAACTCAAATGTAAACAATTCTAAGTCTGAAAGCAATGAATCTAATCAGACTATCATTGAAGATAATACTTTAAACAGCAATGTGGATGTTCTAAACAATCAATCTTCAATCATTACAGAAAATAACAATGTAACAAACAATTCATCTTCAAATAACTCTAATGTTTCAAATACTGAAGAATTATCAAATAGTGAATATAACAATTTTAATACTGAAAATTTAGCATCTGATTCAACTTTTGTAAACCAGGAAACACTTAATACTGAAAATTATGAAGCAGTTATAAAGAATAACTTAACAACTGAAAATTCATCTACAGAAAACGTAATTAATCAAAACGTAATTAAAAATGACTCTTCTTCTGTTTCCATGAATGAAGAATCTACATCCGTTTTTAATGATAATGTTGTAAATTCTAGTTTGGAAAATAATCAGAACCAAAACAATACATCTATTTCTTCTAATCAAACAACTGTAAATAAAAACGAAAATGAAGAGAATAACGAATTTGTATCCAATGAATCTTTAGCATTTAATGAAACAAATGTATCAAATAATGTTTCTAATAATGAATCTAATACTTTTATCGATTCTCAAGAGACATTAAACACTGAAAATTATTCTTCAACAATCAATGGAGATAGCCTACAAAATTTTAATAATCTAGATGTCTCAAATAGCTCTATATCAGAAAATAATGTCTCTTCAACTCAAAATGTAAATAATAAGATTAGTTCTGAAAATAATATTGATAATAACGTTTCAAATAATAATATTGAAAATAATTATAATCAACAAAATAATAATCAGACAAATCAATCTAATCAAGAAATCTTTGAATCTGAAACAAATATTCAAAATAACTCTAGTACGACTAATGTTAATAATCAGGAGTCTTTAATTAATCAGGAAAATTCTCAAACATTTAATTCAGAAAATTCTCAATCTGAAACCAATAATTATGAGACTTTGGCAACTGAAAACTACACTGATAACAATAATAGCAATAATATCAATAATCAAAATTCTAGTACAGTAAATATTTCTGAAAACAATTTATCAAATGCTTATGAAGAGAATAACTTTACTCAAGAGACATTGAATACAGAATCATATAATAGTGCTGAAAACATCTATAATTCTGAACAATATACACAAAATGATGCAACTACGAGCAATGTAACTAATAGCCAAGAAAATACTCAAAATTTTAACGAGACAACTTCTGAGACTTTTAATCAGAATGTTAATCAAGAGCAAAATTCTACAACTAATATTGCCAACTCTTCAAATAATTCCTCAGTTCAAAACTCTACATCTAATACTGAATCAAATTATAACGAGACAAATGTAAATACTGAAAATATTGAATCTAACGATATTGAACAAAATTACAATAGTCAGAATACAAATAATGAAAATAAGTACGAAAATTTTAGTAGTCAAGAAACTTTAAATACAGAAAATTATCTATCTCAAGAAAATTATAATTATTCTACGGAAATTAATAACCAATCTAATAATGTAAGTAATAGCTCTGAAATTGAACAAGAAAATATCGTTAATCAAGAGACTTTAAATACAGAAAACTATACAAATCTAGATCTCAGTCAAAGTAGCAATAATACAAATATCAATCAAAATAGTGAGGAAGTAAATTACACATCGTCGGGCAATAATATCAATAATACTTCATCTGTAAGCAATATTAATAATCAAAACTCAAATGAATTTAATATTAATGAGTCTACTTCTTATGAACAGACAGATATAAATAATCAGAATCAAAATGTCCAGATAAATAGCACAATTAATGAACAAAATACAGACAATCTTAACATCAACAATCAAACGGTTAATACTGAGGAAAATAACTCATTTAAGGACCAAAATAACACTTTCAACGAGAGCTATCAACAGACATTAAATACTGAAAACTATACTCAAGACAATAATAGCCAAAATATCAACAACTCTCAAAATCTTACTAACATGGAATTTGAGACAGTTAATAATGAGTCTAACCAAAATTTAATTAATCAAGAGACATTAAATACTGAAAATTATAGCTCTTCTGAAAGCTTTAATAGTACTCAGAATAATATTTCATCAGATTCTAATACAGTCTTAAATCAAACAACTAATTCCGAAAATATTGTCAATAATCAGAATATAAATTCCACAGACAATAACACATATAATCAGAATACTACAAACAATTCAAATAGTCAGCAAGATGCCTATAGTTCTGAAAATAACCAAGAATACATTAGCAGTCAAGAATCAAATACGAATAATACTAATATAGAAAATAATACACAGTCTAATATTAATGAGTCTGTAGTAAATAATAGCACATCTTTAAATATTAACTCAAATGATTCTGTTGTCAATAATCAAGAAACTTTAAATACTGAACAATATGATGTAGAAAATACTGCATTTAATACACAAGATAATAGTCAGAATATTGTTAATCAGACAGAGGTAACTAATTTAAGTTCTACTGTAACCAATGGATATAATTCTGAAACCAACAATGTTTATAATAACTCATCTGCAGAATCCAATAACCAGAATGTCACTAATGAATTAAAACAAGATATTACAAATACTGATAATAATATCTCTTCAAGCGTAAGCAATAATCAGAGTACTTTACAGACTGAAGAATATTATGAAGGCAATACTGATAATTTTGATATCTATAACTCTCAAAGCCAAAATGTAAATTCTGTTACTAATAATGAGTCAAATAGTTCTGAAGAAAATGTAAATATAGAAACAAATAATGCTAGTATTCAAAACAATAACACAAATAACAGTTCTCAGACTAACATATCAAATAGTCTTAATAATGTTCAATCAAATAATATAGTAAATTCTTCTGAGCAACTTGTTACTGAAAGTTATAATTTCCAAAACAATGTTAATGTTGATAATATTAGCAATGATCAGACAGTTTCGAGTGTAAATGTATCTAATCAAAACGTAGAGGGTAATACTACTAATAATAATCAGAGTTATAATCAATCTTCAAATAATGTATCTAATGAGAATAATAATACAACATATAATTCTGAAAATTCCAATTACGAAGATGGAGATACAAATGTAAACATCTCTGAAGAGCAGATTACTTTAGAAACAGAAGAATATTATCAAAATGATTCTGCTAACTATTCGTCCACAGAAAATAATGAATACAACACACAATCATCTACAGTAAATAATGATTCTTCAACTGTATATAACCAAGAAACTTTAAATACTCAAAATTATTCAGATGTAAATTCTACTACAAACCAAACTTTCAATAATCAAAATATAGAAGGGGATACAAAATCTTCTTCAGTTACAAATAATACTTCAAATAGAAAAAGCAAAAGAAAAATTATTAATGTAAACAATAATTTTAATAAAGATAGTTTTGAATCTCATTTGTCTAGATATCAGAATAGCTTAAATGTCACAGAGAATAAACCAGTTAATTATGTGGACTTGAAATCTGGATCAAATGAATTCTTTAGTTCTGATAATTTATATACTGAAACTTATTATGATAATGCTGTGAATGAATATAATGAGACAAATAATACTCAAAATACTAGAAACTTTACAGAATATAATCAAGAGCAAGCTAATTTCTCTAATATTTATAATAATTCAAATCCAGTTGTTACCCAAGAGCAATTAAGAATAGATAGACTTACAGGAAAATATTACTCACCTTCTAAGCCTAATAATTCATCTAACTCAAGATCAACTAATAATATTTACAATCAGCAAAATTCTTACGTCAATAATAGTCTTTTAGAAACAATAAGATACGATCAAAGCCAGTCATATATAAATTCTGCTTCTCCTTATAGTGACATTCAAGATCAAATAATTTTAGGCTCCTTGGATAAGTATGTGGATCTAATTAAAAATGAGACAGTTAATAATTACTCTACAAATAATTATGGTAATGGTAAATCTCCATTTAGTAAGAAACAGGATAATATAACAAATAATAATATTGAATCCGAAGAATATGTTGAAAATATTCTCATGCAAGGTATTAACAGATTATTTGAAAAGAATGATACTTTCATGACTCAATTAATTTCAAAATCTGGCGATAGTAGTTTCAATACAACATTTATGAATACATCTGTTAATAATCAAAAAGAAGTTGAAAGAGTTATGCAGATTGTTGACAACGTTATTGAGAAAAAATTAAAAGAAAATAATGATAAGCAAGTTGAACAGTTTGTCACAAAGAATCAGTTTAAGATATATAAAGAGACAATCATTCAAGAGATAGAGAAAAAGACCAATTTAAAGCTTGAAGTCTTGTCAACAGATGTAAATAAGAGAATACTGAATTATATTCAAGATTCGATTAATAAACTTATGAGATCATAAAATGCCATTTGAAAATCCTACAAGAAAACCGTTTTTAGGTAATTTTAATTGGTATCCAACAACTTTGGCTACTGGTGCTTCAATACCTACGGGATTTTTAACTTTGGGTCTGGAAAATGGCAAGTTCAGAAATGATGTTGTTGATAAAAGTGTCAAAGTTTCTTACAAAGGTGAGTTGAAGTCAAGTAAGAATTCATTTGATTTTCCTTTTGTGAATGCTTTTAGATTGTTAGCAAATCCAGCATCATTCACAAAGTTTGCTACAAATACTCCATTTACAGTTGATGGAATTAATTCTTTATATTCGATTGACTTAAATTCTAAATCTAGATTATCGGCAATTAAGATTGTATACACTCTATCTATATCTCCATTTGATCCAAAATTATCTTCTATAGTTGATACAGCTGATTATCAAGAGATTATAAACAATAGAAATAATCCTGAAGCTTCTTTTAATGTAGATATGAATAAGTATGTTTTAGGTACTGTTTTGATTGATGGTAAAGAATACCCTGATCCAAAAATTGATTCTAATAAGGATAAACTTGAATTAAAAGCTACTGGTCTTAGAAATTCTGATGCAACATTATTAACTCAAAGGGAGACAACTATTAGATTTGGGAGTGGAGTTGTTACAACAGATTTTGCAGAAGTATCAAATATTCAAATTAAAGTACTAGGAAATGCTCCTTCTGTAAGACTTTCTATATATAAAATTTACCTATTTGACGCTCAGAAAGTTAATTTAAGAGATGAGCAAGTTCCATGTAATGTTTTGAGTTATGCATTTCCTACTTTATTTAATTATAATCCAACAGTCAGGTCATTATATTTTCCAACTTCGATAGATTTTAAACGACCTAATCTTCATATAAAACTTTTTGATCCAACGCAAACATTTAATAGTCCTGGATTTGCACATTCAGTTTCTTTGAGATTTTTAATATTTTCCTGGCCTGTAACTGTATTAGATCCATTAGCAATTTTAAGTATGGGGCAATTGTCAGGATCTGGATTATACTTCACAAGAATTATTAGCACAATAGCTGAAAGCAAGCAGTTAAATCTATCTTTTTTGAATCAAAGTGTTTATTCTAAATCAAGAATATTATCACTTCCAAAATTAAATATAAATGAAGATTGGTCTTCTTTACAAATTCAAGTTGCCCCAAAAGAAAGTGATGAATGGTCTTTAGTTCACACGATTACATCAACTTTAGGAAATACTGAGAATTTCGTTGCCCCTTATATTTATAGATTTATTAATAGTACAGGCTTTTCTTTTAATGATATAAAATTTAGAGTCTTTGTCAGATACCCAGATGGCTCTACATATCAAGAATCTATCACTCCTGAGCTGGATCATTATAATTCAGCTCTGGTTATGAATGAAGAAACTTTGTATAGTTCAACAGATTCTTCGGAGCATTCGGGTAAACCACTTTTAATAAATCCAAATAAATCTGGTGACTTTAGCATGAACGCTATTAACGCCTTAGATCCTATTTTGTTTTTTGTTAGCGATGATAAATTCAGCTATGAACCCTCAATTTCAGCTTCTCAAGGTGCATATACATTTAAAGTAACTGCGAAGGTTATAGATAAATTAAATATGGCAAACACACATATTATTGCTAGAATATGGTTTGTTCCAAAAGATTTTGTTCCAAATACCGCTAATTTTCACCAATATAGAGATGTTAATGAAATTATTTTCAAATATAGTAATAATATAACTCAGGCTCAAATAGGTAAGCCTTCTTCTTTAGATGAAGTTTTTGTATCATCCTCGATTTCTTCTGATTTTACTTTTATTGATCTGGTTAGATATGCAGCAGAAGTTAAAGGATTTCAAGTTTCAGGAGCAACATCTTATAAACTTTGTGTTGGGATATATGCAATTTCTTCACTTAATGATGAATATAAAAATAAGAAGTTTAGTGAAAAAGAATTGCTTTATACCCCAACTGTAGTTTTTGATTTATCTTCGACTAGTGATGGTATACAAACTCCTATACAAAGAGCAATTACAGCAACTTTATATCCAAGAAAAGCTTCTGAGTTTGATAATGCTAAATATACAAAATTACCTGAACCTTTTGTTGTGTCTAAAAGTCTCGTTAACGGCACAGAAGTTGGGGAATATATTTTATATAAAGGTATAGCCAAGACTAATTCTGATAATGCATTCCAAGATTTATTGATTATGCAAGACGAAGTTAATGAAAGACCTTTGGTAAGATTATATTTTGATTCTTTTGCTGAATCTTTTAATCCCAAACTATCTTTTATATTTGACTTTTGCACATTAATAAGACCATTAAATTCAGCTAAAGTTGACATTGGAACATGGCAAATTTCAATAAAACCATCAAATTTAGGAATGAAGATAGAGACTTTTCTAAACTTCAGGATTTCATATGAGATATTCTCAATTTCTTTAGATGGCAATGTTGTCGAGAGAATATATAAGTCCGGTTATTTAAACAAAGTTTATGATTTTAAATTTGATGTTGCATTCCCATTTCTTACAGGCAATAATAATTCACAATTAATATTAAGAATTAATTTATATCCATATGCTTTATTTGCTGATAAATCTCTAGGCGATATTAGAACTGAATTTGGATTTACAGAGCTGTTTTATGAATTAGAATCTATTGAAATAACTTCTCATACAGTTAAATTTTTAGATTTAGATGCTTCTGATTCTAAATTGGGTTCTCCAGGATTTTATGAAGATTTAGATTTAGTGCCAGGAATAGCCTTTGACGATTCAAGTTGTTGGTTTATTTTAGATGATGATTTAAAAGATACAATGATAACTACTATCACAGACGGTCTAAATGTAAGTGGTTGTCTATACTCCCCTACTTGGCAGCTCTCAATGCCGAATTCTACTGAAGTAAGATCTGGAGCATTAGGATATACAAACAAAGATTTCTGGTTTAGGACTGTACCCGGAGAAGCTGAAATTGGTGAGATATCGGTCACTGCAGTAGAAGATAATTTGTCATTTTCTACTCATGTGGCTTTTGATGATCCTTCTACAGCTATTACATTCTCTGATGGCAGAAATTATGTCAAATATTTTTCCACTAATTCAAACGAATTAAATTTCTTTACCAAAACTAATCTTGCTGGTATGAATGGTGAAGCTACTGTTGAAATAAAAGGTAATAATCCACAGCTTTTTACCATGAATAATAACAATCACTCTCTTTACGGAAATAAATCTTTAGGTTTATTATTAGGTCAAACTGGCGAACAGATAAATTCGGTTGATGGATATTATAATTTTTCAGCTGGCAGAGAGAGAAGTTGGTCTAGAATAGGTTTTGATTCAGAAGACAACTCATTTAATAATTCATCTAAAATATTGAACAGTCTTAATTTTGCAAGCACAGCTAATAATATGATTAATGATTTAACTCATATTGTTGGAATTTTAGAAAACAATAAAGTAGTTTATAGTCTTGCTAATCCAACTGTTGTTTTTTCAAATGGTGTTTCTGAAAATAGATTTGTATGGATTGCTGGAGTAAAAACATCTGAGAATGATAATTTTTTGATTCATGCAGATTCTCAAGATTCTGATTCTCCAGAAAATACTTTTCCTGGAATTGCACTTGATAAATATGGAAATGTATTTGTCTGCTATTCTTCTGCTAGCAATCCCGGATCTATTTACGGCAAAACTGTAAATAATGAAATTCCATCTGAACAGTTTCCTATTATTGAGATGAAAAACACCGGCATATTAATACCTTCTACATTAAAAATCAAAGGATTAAATTTGCAATATAATCATATCGAAAATACATATTGTTTAGCCTTTTGGTGTGCAGGTAGAATCTTTGTAGCTATAATAAATCCTAATCACGATTACTTACATGGGTCGCAAGAAATTATATCTATTGCACCTATTTTGAATCTTGTGGCAGGTAGCAGAACTTTCGATTCGGCAAATAATAGTTTAGATAGCGCCCTTGAAGCTATGGTAAATATAGGCTATATTTCTGTCAAGCAATCTGGAGAAGTTGAAACCAATGTTCCTTCTCAAAAGCCTGGGTTACTAATTTCTAACAATCCCGGTAAACAAGGTGAACTACATATTTGGTATAAAGATTCACAAGACAAATTAAAATCCAGAATATTATTTGCTGATGGGAATGTTAATAATTCGATAGGATATGCATAATGCCACTTTTAGATGACACAAGAGAATTAAAGATTAGTTGTACTGTTTCAGCATTATACTATCCACAAGACGGTACTTATCCTGGCGGTAATGTATCTGCAGTATTTGATGGTGGAGAGAAGTTTGTTTTAGGTAGAAAATCTTCATATGCTATAGACAATAAAGGTAATAGAAAAATTGCAACTACAGGTTTAGTTTATAGCAATTCTAATGCTGGGACGTATTTACCAACAATTAATACTAACATTGGTGCACCTGAATGTACATTTGTCTATGGAGCATTAGCTCCTGATGATGTACATCCGGTTTTCAATCTCATCAAGGGTCCAAATTATACTGTAAATTATTCATCTGATTTGGATTTAACTGCAAGATATTCGAGCATTTACACAGATCAGTTACAACTTAACGAAGTTACAGACATTCCTACTGTTTTGACTCGAAAGAATTCAAAGTTTGCAGACGTTATTTATCCTGTTGTTAGCCCAAATGTTTGGTATCAAGAAGGAATAACTTCATCTTCTGATGTTCAAATAATTAAATATCATGGATACAAATATGGACCAACTTATAAAGGTTCATCTGTAAGACAAGTCTATACAAACGATGGTTCAGCTAAAATTTATGTATCTGCTATAAATTCATCTTGCATTATGACTAGACTATTTTCTGTAAAGCAAGATTTAGCAAACAATGGAGCTAAGCTTTCTTACAGTGCTTTATGGAATGATGGACAAGTTTATCGCAGGTCTGAATCAATCAATACAAATGGTTTTAGTGGTTGTACTTTAACATTTGATAGATCTGCAAGTTCCAAAAATAATAATCCAAATTCAGTTAGTTCGGTTTCTGGAATTGTAGTTGAATTAGGTGATATTACATTTTCAAATTTGCTTCCAGTAATTTCTTTTTATAGAATAGAAATTGTTGACACTAAAATTGTCTTAAAATATTATCATCCTTTAGTCGGCGCAATTGTTGAAGCTCCACCATTAAATTTTTCTATTGATAGTAATTTGTTTAAGATTCACATGTATTTTGTTGGATCTAACTTAATGATTGGCACAGATGATAATCCTTCAAAATGGGATACATTGTTTCCGTTAAACATTTCTCCTGATTCAAATTATAATGAGAAAATTATCCATTCTGCGGACAAAATAAATAAAATTAAAATCCAGTTTAACAATATTAATTGCTCTTACACATATGCTCCAATTGCTTTTAAAAATTTTGATACTGATTCGTTTCTCAAGAGTAGTAAATTAGATTTTGACGCTTTGAAGAACAAGTATAAGTTTTCTTTCAAAGGCACACAAGAGCAATATACTGAGTCTTTTAATGCCGAGAAAGTAAATGAAGCTTTCAATAGACATAAATTTAAGGATTTAGAACAATATTCTGAAATAACAGATCAATTTTCTGACACACAAGCTTTCATAGATAAGCGAAGCAGTGATTTAAGTACCATAAGATATTATGAATTATCAAAATCAATAAATACCAAAAAAAATACTGTTTCTGTTACTGGATATTTTCAATGGAACACAACTATCGAGGGTCCTTGCTTACGTAAAATTGTTCTTAATACTCCAGTTTCTGAAATTAAAGATTCTGGTATTGTTGATTTAAATTGGGGAGATTTAAGTCCATATTTTGATAGCGTAAATATCATTTACTCTAGTAAAAATCAGAATCATAGTTTAATAACAGGATCTGCAACGTTAACACTTAAAAATATTGATACTACTGAACGTGGGGCAAGAATTTTAGAAGCTATTGAGAACAATGTCTTATTATTTACCATCAAAGCTGGATATGACGAACTTTACACATATTACCAAGGAATAAATGATAGCGTAACTGTAGTAAGATCAGCTACTGGATCCACGATTTCTATTAGCCTTAAAGATGTAACTTCTGTCTTAGAAGAAACTCGCTTTACTATTCCATATATTGAATTTGGAGGTATGCAGTATTTAGACATTATTAAAAGAATCATACTCTCTGCAGGTTTTCAAAATCAATTCTTTATTCAAGAATCTTCAGAAGATCCTACATTTTCAGAATATACATTAGCTTTAAGAAATCAAGTATCTTATGGTCAATATAGTGTTCCTGATGCTGGAAACTTTAGTGCAAGAAGTGATGAATTTATTCTTCCTAAAATCAATAGTATTTTAAATCAATGTTTGAACTACAGAGGGTTCCCATCTTTTATTTGGAATGCAGAGTTAAGATATTTTCAATTAACTTGGAGATATGAGCCTTCTTTTAGTGATGTTCTTTATTTTATTGGAGAAAGAGAAACATTTGGAGTTGATTTTTCTGCTGGATCTGAATTTGACTCTAGATTTCCTAAGAATTGGCATGGAGTTTTATCAAGTAGCTATACAATTACATCACAAACTAATAATCTAGCTGCTGGGCTTGAAATGTATGGACAGGGCTTTGATTCTACAGTTATTGGAAGAAATGAATTTTATGATGGATCTGTTTCAATTAATGATACAGCTCTTACAGAATTAGGAATACAAAGATTGAATGATTGTGTAGATGATAAAACAATAGTACCTTCCAAAATTGGCTATGTAGGCTATAGGAAATTTCATTTAGTAAGAGACACATCAGGATTTTTGCAAGATTATACAGGTTTAAATATTTATTTCAAACAAGTAAAAAGAATAATAAGAAATACTTTTTCAGATATAAAATTTACATGTATTGTAAGTAAGCCATTAACTTTATATGGAACTTTTGCAATTCAGACATTTATAGGCAATCAGGAACCATTAATTACTGATAGATACTTATATACTGGATGTACTTATATAATTGATAAAAAAACAAATGTAATTACAGCACAAATAAATGGCGCTAAAGATGCGAACGTAGGAACATAAATTGCCAGACTTTAGAAGTTTAACAGATATAATTAATTATCAAATACACAACCAAAAACAAATGGAGCCTAGACCTTTACCTAGATCTGAGGCATCAATTTATTTGAAATCAGAAGTAATTTTGGAACCAGAAACTTTATCAGAAGAAAATATTGTAAGATGGGGATTTTCTCGCTGGGGTGTAGAAAAAGTAACTAGTAAAAATAAACCGGATCAAGAAGACTAATGGGAAAGACACCAATATATAAGCTTGGATATTTTGAACCTAATCAAGATATTGGAGCAGAATTAGATTTAGATGAATTAAGATTTAAAGCTATTGATACACAGACTTTAGCTTTATATTCAATTTTTGGAAATGGTGTTCTCGATGAAGACCCAGCTAATCCATCTTGGTATATTCTTTCGATCCCAAATGATTATAATAATGTTTTAATTACTTCTGGTCGAGGTCATGTTTCTTGGAAATATGCAGAAACAACTACAAATGTTACTTTTGCATTACCAGCTTTGCCAGCTGGAGCAACATCTGCACTATTTTACTTATATGCCATAGAAGATGCTACCACCCCTTCAGCAAAAACTGTAGAATTTATGGCATCATTAGTACAACTTAACGATCCAGATAATTATATTGGTCTTGGAGCAGTATTAGTAGATAGATCTACAGACCCAGATACATTAACAATCTATAATACAGCAGAATATGGAAGAGTAGATATTAGTTTATTTGGAACTATATCTGGGATTGTAAATAAGCATAAGCATATTGGTGGTGCAACAAATCCAAGCCCTATTGATTTATCAAAACATGTAAGAGGAAAACTCTCAGGAGATTATATTGAGAACTTGGATTTGGACAAAGTTACATCAGGTAGCCTGTCCGCAGATAGATTACCACAGATTGACCATAGTACTTTATCTAATATTGGAAGTCTATCTCATAGTCAAATTGATACGCTTTTAGCTTCACTTACTTCTTTACCAGATAACTATAGATTATCAGATATTTCTTTAGCCAATAGACTTAAAATTGTACTTGCTTTAAAAAGATTAGGCACATTATCTAATATTGAAGCTACTCAAATTAATGCTATCTTTTATGTGCCGAATAGTACTTCTCAACCTTACGAAGCAACTGGTATTCCAGCTGGAATAAATCAAGCTACAATCAATAGGGTCAATAAAAGACTCGAAGGCACAAATTCATCAACGATTTCTTCTGATAATATTGTCTGGAATACATATGAAGATTTTGATAGAGCATGGAAGGCAGCTCAAGCAAGAGTTATTGCTAATAGCCCACTGTCAGAAAATATTGCAATTACTGCTCCAAAAATTTATTCTACTGGTTCTGTTTCTACAATAAATACTGTAACAATAACAGGTTCAGGTACATCTTGGTCATCTTTGATTTTACCAGCAAGAATTGGTTTTGGTTCTACAAATCCTAGTGCTATTACTACATGGTTTAATATTTCCTCAATTACAAATAATACAACATTGGTATTAACAGTATCTGCCTCAGGTCAGTCAACTGGAAATTATGTAATTGAACAAACTTCAGGTGTTAATGGATCTATAACTGTTGACAAAACACTCAAATATCTTGGAATTTTAGACACAAATTTACAAGATACTAAGTGGAAAGATGGATATTTATTTACAGACAAAAAGACAAAGACTTCAGTCGTACCACCGCCACCTCCTGTCTTGTCTGCTCCAGCATATTATAATCAATTTAACGAAGATTACGATGTCGCTAGGTATTTCTATAATCAGTTCAGTACCACTCAAGATTGGACTGAAAGATCTAGAATTGGAATCGGCTTTGGATTTAATGTAGCTTCTGTACCTGGAAATGTTTATGTTTATTTGACTCTTTCTTCTGGTGGAACTGCAAAGAGCATAATGTCCGATGGAGTAGCTACAACAATTAACATTTCTACTCCTGTTCAGATTCTTTCTAAAGATAATACAGACCCAAAGACAAGATTGTATGTAGAAAAAAATCTTTCTGAATTTGGTCTTACTGAAGCTCAATTGGCATCCGTTGCAGGAATAGGTTTTGTTTGGGATACAGCAGAATTTTGGGACGGCAATGAACTAAATTTTTATTTACTCCACCCCAGAACTGATGAAATTATAGCAATATCGACTCAGAGTAGTTCAATTAATGCAGCAATGAATACGTTGCCTGATGCAACATCTTCTGTATTTATTTTTAATGATACATTATTTAATACATATGCTACTTTAGTTTTCAGATTAGATACAAACAGTACAACTACTACTTATGACCAAGTCCTTTGGGATGCAACCATTCCTTCTGGAACTAGTTTAAGAGTTTACACAAGAACAGCAAATGTTGAGTCTTCATTAGGAAGTTACTTAACAAATGAGATTACACAAGGAACATGGACTGTTAGCCCAAGTTCAAATACTGGAAGATATTTTGATATCATTGTTAACTTGTATTCTAATAGTTCTAAAACTTTAGCTCCCACATTAGATAGATTAGTCTTGGCTTATAATGGTCTTGGTTCTTCTGCTTTAAAAATTTGGAATAAATACGAAACTGATATTTCAACTGCTCAAACTGGATGGTTTTCTACTGCAAAAGAATACGAAAATATTACTTTTGGATCAAACACAACAGATTCAGATTTTCCGGGCAAAACAGTTAACTTTTTAACTATTTCTAATACAGCTGAAATAGGCAAGTGGAGATATTTAAGAAAGAATAATGCTCTTCAGTCCTCCTTATTAGATGCTAGTGATGAAGTTGTTGTTGAAGATGGCATTGATGCATTATCATTGAGTTCTTACCAATCTCCAGTGCAAGTTTGGAGAGGTTATAGCGAATATGGATTTTTAGAACCTAAATACTATGAATCAGTTGGAACTTCATTATTATTTGCTGACACTAAAAACGATAGAGTTGTAGAATTTGATTCTTTGGGAGCAATAACAAAAATCTATCAAGGCAATTTGAGACTGAAAAGAGAAACGAGAGATTTTGTATTATTAAATTCATATTACAATCCAAATGTAGGTAAATTATATATCAATTTTTCTCAATATGTTTCTATAACATCAGCAGCAAATTCAACATTGGTGTCTGGTAAACAATCTATCAAACTTTCGGAAACTGGTGTAAGTGTTGTTTTATTTAATCCTATTGATGGAAAATCTGCTACTATAGTTGCTTCATTCAATACTACTCTGAAAACTAAAATAAATTCATGGGGAAGTGATGTTAAGTTAATTGTTCAAAACGGGGCATTCTCTTATGTAGGTAGTGATGGTGGTACTTTAACAGATGGAACTACAACTACAACAGATATTTGCCAAGCTTTGAATTTTATAGAAATTTCAAGTAATACATCATTAGCTGGAGAGGGTAAATGTCTCAGTGGTATCAGTCAGTATACAGAGACTATTAGTGATTTTGCTGATTTTAATAAAGATGGTCAAATTATAACTTCATCTTTATATGGTCCAGATCAGACATTGTTAACTGCTAGTAATACTTTGATTATCAATGTTTTAGTTGGTAATATTTATATGACAAATATTCTTGAACCTATACATGTAACAACTAATAAATATGGATATTATATTGTTTCTAATATTTCTGATGATTCAATTGTTGCATTAAACTCTTCGGGTGAAACAGTATGGAGTGTACCAAGTACTGTATGTTCATTTGTTGAAAATAAACTTGGTGGAGCAATTGAATTATCAAGTGAGAATTTGCTTGTTGCACTTCCTTCACCTGCTTCTGATAATGCTGGTAGAATCTTAGTGTTAAATAGAATTTCTGATAATACAATTTTAACTTCTATAAACGTAAATGGAGATGCGATTAAAGCTATTGAAGATCCAAGTTATGATTCCTATTGGGTAATTGTTGATGATGTTAAGAATGACGGTAAGCAATCAAGATTAATCAAACTCAACTCAAGCGGTGAATTGACATACTCATGGGGTGTAGGTACTTTAACTCATCCAACAGGTCTAAAAATGTTAGGAAACTCTACTTTAGTGGTATCAGAATAAAATGGAATATAAAATTCATAAATATCAAAAACTATTAACAATTGAAAATAATGGTCATAAATTTGAAATAGAATTAATCAGTGCGCCAGATAATTTCTCATTGTTAGAATCAGATGCTTCATTGTTTTTGATTAATGAAGATGTCAAATGCACAATTGAAAAAGACGATAGCAAACTAAAGTTGACGTTCAATAATGAAAATTTTAGATCTTCAGCTGCTGGTATTATTTTTAGAAGCATTTCGTCTTTCAATAATGTTAATGAAAATTATTCTGTTATCAATTTTGGTAATAAATCTTTAAGGGCTATTGGAAACGATCTACATATTGAAGTTGATAAATCTGGATTAACGGTTCTTAGATTTATGTCATTTACTTCTACATTAATTTTTGAAGAAGTAACAAGTGAATTTAAATCTTCTTCTGTGTCTGCGTTTACTGCATTGACTTCACCATTAAATATTTCTGTTGGTCAGAGAGATCCTGAATTCGCAATTGGTGTCTATGACAAATTTAGCAGTAATACTTTTAGCAGACCAAGAGACATTAGACATGGCAATCCAGTAATTTCAACTGTTCCTACTCATGGTCCTGATTTAACTACGGCAGAATTAGACGCAATTAATGAAGGCATTGGATTTGACAAAAGAACAATTTATTTCAAAATAGTTTCAGATAGAGTAGTAGAACCAGCAATTACTCAAGGCGAAAAGTCTGCTTTAAAACTTAAATTATCTCTCCCAGCGGGCTTGGATACAGTAAAGGATCCAATTAGCTTATCAATGTATTTTGTTGAACATGATAGTGCTTTAAATCCAACAATGTCGATTTATGTAGCTTCTTTTGACTTTCATAAAGAAGATACAGTCAATTATGTCGATGGATTTATGTTAATGGATGTTTACTGCCCAATGATCATTCAAGAATCTATGCCTATATCGTTTGGAATCGTATAGGTAAAAATCTTGTAAAATTGGAATTAATAGGCAAGAAATCTCTATTTTTCATTGCCTATTTTAGGAATCAAACATGCCAATTAAAGCTCAATTAGTTCTTCCAGATAATCTGAGAAGCACATATTTACGTTCAAATTTTTTAGATTCAGGTGCAGTTTACAACACAAATAAACCTGCGTTAACTTCTGCTTTAGATGCTAATAATCATACAATTACATTAAAATTTGAGCTTTTAGATACTGTTAATAGAGAACCAGTTGCACTTCAAAAAATTGTTAGCTTAGAAATCTCCAACGACCCAGAATTCAGTAATCAGTCAACTATTAAAATTGAAAACTGGCCAAGCGCAGGAAATTATTCTTCAAGTACTGACTATACATTAAATTTAAATTCATTATATTTTTTCAACTCTAGTTCAACTATAGAGACTTCAAGGACAACTGCTGCTGGAACAGGTCTTTATGTAATCAATAACTGGCCATTATCTGCTACAGGTGGATTGTCAACAGTTTATATCAAAGCTTTAGTTCAATCAACTTCTGGCGAACAAGCTAGTTATCCAGAAGGCTATGCCATATATGATCAAATTTCTTGGGAAGGAGAATTACCATCTACTCCAGGAAGACTGATTGCAGATACTAATAAAACTGGATTTACAGGTGCTCAATCTTTATTTCACTTTAGATCAAGCTCAGAATCTTCAACTGGCATTTATGGATCTGGAGTTAGCTCGTATATTGGTGATATTTTTGAAATTTCTTATGACACAGGGGTTTTGAATTTACTCACGACACGTTCAAATAATACTTCTGGTAATTTTAGATCTATGGTCAATAATGTTGCTGGTACAAACCTTCCAACAACAAGCTATAAAATTAACTACGCTGCAACTACATACACTTCAGAATCATTAACTTTAGGAACTTCTATTGCTCTCAACTCATCAAGAAGAGGTGTATTTTTCTATGGTAATAATGGTTTTTCTTTAGTAGGTTCTGACCTTTCAATTTTGTCCCAATCTAAGATTAATTTAAGTGTATCAAATACTGCAGCTGAATATAAAATCTTTGCAAAACTTCATTATTTAGATTTAGCTTCAAACCCAGGCTCTTCTCAGGAAATTGTATGTTCAATTACATCTTCTCCTAATGCTTATCCGGTTGCAAAATTATATAAAGTTGTAAATGGAGTCGATTCTGTAGAAAATCAAACTACAAATCTACCACTTCACCTCAGAGATTTGATTCTTCAAGGTGGTTTATTTGAATCTTATCTTTCTAAAACTACAGATGATCAATATATTGTTGAATTTTATTGGACAGCCACTGATAATCAAAGTTATTTATTGGCTTCATCTTTGATTCCAGAATTTACAGTTGATACGATTAAATGTGGTTACGGGGCTTCTATAAATGCTCACGATGGTACTGTAACGATTAGTGAAATTGCATTAGTCAAGGGTAATGCTTATCTTAATGCAGACTTGGGCGACTGTAAAGTTGATGATAAACATCCAGTAAATTTTCCAACTGTCAATGTTACTAGCTGGGTCAATTCAGTTAATATCAAAAATGAGTGGACTCTTTATTCTGAGCCTTTGATTGGTTCAAGTTCACCAGTGACTTTAGCTACAGGACTTACAGTTAATAAGTTAAATTCTTCTGAAATTGTAGAGTATCAATTAAATAAGCCTACTATGTCTTCAAGAGCTGTAGTATATACAAATATAGACCATAATTCAGATACTTATTATGTAGTTTTTAGCACTGATCCAACAGTTAATGCATCTGATAGTACTCTTTTAAGACCAATGATTACAAGATGTCTTCCTGATTATGTTCCTACTCATGAACCAATTAATACTACTACAGTTGCTGTTTTCTTTGATGCTAAAAATTCTCAAGTTTTATTAGTTGAGAGAATTTATTCCAATGTTTCAACCTCTCAAGTTTTATGTAAGTATAACCCTAACGATATAGATGATTATGCTATTTATATCACTGACGAACATCCAGTAGGTTATAAGGGGCAATTAAATAAGTCAAATGCTGATGGTACATGGATTATCTTAAAAAGAAACAATGAAATTAAAGGATCTATTCTTTTATCGAACAAAATTTGGACTTATAAGAATGGTTTGGGATATTATATAGCTACTGGATTTGTTGGTTCTACATTTGGCTCAGGAAGTTCTATTGTTAATAATTTCAGTGTATATGGTTTGCCTAGATTAATTTCTGATGATAGTTTAAATAATTCAACTATCAGACACTTTTTAAAATCAGATACTGGAAGTGGACAAATTAAACCATGGCTTGGACAATTTTTATTAGCAGGTAGTACAGATTTCCAAGGATGGGATTATAAGATTCCATATACTGAATTATCTGCTATTTCTATCAAAGCTACTACAAACGGCATAAATATAAATATTTTAGCAGCACCTTCTGTTCTTGATGGATATACATTGTCTTCAGGAGATTTAGTTTTAGTTAAAGACCAGCTCGACAAATATCAAAATGGAATTTATAAAGTCATTAATCCTGGAAGTGGACTTAATGGCTCTTGGGTTTTAGATTCGTCAACAGCAGCATCTAGATATCAACCTTATGCAATCTTAAATGGAAACGTAAATGGTAAGACATATTGGTATTTAGATTATCCAGATAATTATTCTAATCAAGAATATTATCATTATAAATCAACAGTATTTACCAAGAAAATCACATTTGGATCTTTATCTTCCTTTTATTCAGCTATCAATCCAACATTACTTGAAATTAAAGCATTATGGACATCTAGAGCTTTACCATCTGAATCTATTAATGTAAAATTTAGATTCTTTTCAAATAATAATGAAGAAATTGGATCTTCTAAAACAGATTGGTTTACTTACGATCTTGCACCATTATTGACAAGTGGTGTTTCAGCAGCTTATAATGATTTGATTCAAAAGATTCTTAGTTATGGAACATATAGTGTTGGAGCTTTTGTATTAGATGAAATTCCGGTAACTAATCCTGAAAGTCCATTACCAACAGAATCAAGACCTTTAAATATAACTGCAAATGAAAAAGTTTGGGTTGCAATTAGACTTCCTATGGGTCTTACACTAGGCACTTCAAATTCTAAAGAAACTACAGAATCTGAAGTTATTTCAACTGGAGATTTTGCTGGATGGAATTTAGCACCTAGATTATGGTTTAAGGTTTATTCTAAAGCAGTATTAAGAGAAAGAAACAAAAGAGATAATTTGTATTTGACAGGTAGAGTAAGAGCTTTGTCACATGCAAATATTAGCTCGTCTGCATCAATACTTTCTGATTCGTTAAAAGTTGATATTACTCCACCAGCTTTTGTTAATAATAAACCTGTAATTGAATTTGTTGATAAAACTACGGTAAGAACTGCTACGGTAAGAATTAAAGCAAATGATTCTTCTTCAGGTGTGTTAGCATTTAGATTTGGCAAAGAAACTGACTATGGAAATGTTTCTTATACTCCTTGGCAATCCTGGGAACAATTTGATCAGTCTGGTAGTGCTCAGTATGTAGTTTATTTATATGGATCTAGCTCTACTAATAATTTTGGTATTTCTGAATCAGTAACTTCTAACATGAATGCTGGAATGATTGGTGCTAGAAAAATCTGGGCACAAGTAATTGATTTTATGGGAAATATTTCTGAATCATTCCCGTTGACTGTATTTGCTCAAGGTCAGGCAATTGTTGACACCACACCTCCAACTGGAAATGCAAATTTCTATGACACATCAAATAATCTAGATTTAAGTTATGTAAATTCTTTAAAATCAACTGTTAAATTTACTGCAAATGATAGAGTTTCAGGGATTAAAGATTTCAGATATCGCACAGTAAATTCAAATGGATATACTTCTTGGTCAAATTGGAATTCATATAAGAATATTAATAATTTTTCATTATCTTCCGGTGATGGTAGAAAGAGTTTGCAATTTCAATTAAGAGACTATGGAAATAATATATCTCTTCAGGAAAATATCTGGAGTAAACTATATGAAGCTAGTTCAAGAGGAATTGTTTTCGTAAGTGCAGATTCTTGGCAAAAAACAGGAGTGTATTCTGAAACCTTATTCTTCGGAGGTACTAAACAAACTCAGTATTTGAATATGAGTTTAATTGAATCTACTAATGGTAATTATGTAGCTAGAACTGCATTTTATATCAAGTCTAATACTACAGGAAGAATTTTATCAGCTAGAACAAACGATACTATTGTTATTAATGGAACTGCACTTTCTTATGTAGTTGATCCATCTTCTGGACTCATTGTATTTGCTTCAGCGATACCTTTAGGAGTGCAAATTACATGTACAGTTACAAGGAACTCCGCTATTCTTTATTCGTGGGATGACAATGTATTCAAAAAAGCTTTAGATCTTGGGCATTATGGAGAAATTTGTATCACAGCTGTCAAATCATATGCAAATGGGATTATTTTAGGCACAAGTAAAGGCTCAGTTTATTTATATGATGGTAGTAAGTTAACAGGACCAATATTTACAGCTTTTGATGGTATTGCTTTGCCCATTACATCAATTTTAATTCATCAGTATTTACATGAATCTGAGTATTATGTTTATGTTTCTACTGACAAAAAACCAAGATTATTTAGATCAAAACTTACTGAAATTTCAAGTAATGCTTCTTGGTTACAGGTTGGCAACACAGGAGATTTAGCATTAACTTCTGGTGGTGCAATGTCATTAGTTTCTGCATTCAATAAAATATTTGTTGGCTGTAGATCTTCTAAAATGGTCAGATATGAAAGATTTATTAATGAATTAGGACTCGAATCAGAGTTAGTTACTAGCACTTTATTAATTAATCAAAACTTAGGATTAAGTGAAACATCATTGCCAGCAGTTAGGGCTTTAGCTGCATCTGATAATCAAGTTTTAGCTGGTTTAGATGGAAGACCTGAAATTTATAGTTATGTTGAGACAAGTGTATTAAATCCATCTAATGTTGATAAATGGATGCAAGTTGAGTTTGATGAAGTTTTTGCTAGAGATCCTTATCCTGCTCAATATTATTTTAGCTCTTCAACAAGTTATTTAGGAAATTCTACACAAAGATCTTCTTCTGCATTATCTTATAGTCCAATTATAGATGATAATTATATTGGATCTATTAGAAATTATATTGCTTTAGACACTACATCTTCTTCAACAGCATTATTTTCTTTTGATTCTGGAAGTGACTGGGAATATTTATGTAATTCTTTGAAGCCAATTTACACTAATCCATATAATGCTAAGGTTGCAACTACAGAGTTAATTACTTTATCAGGTACTCAAACAATTGATGGAATTTTATTAAGCATTGGTGATATAGTTCTTGTTAAAAATCAAACTAATCCAAATGAAAATGGACTATATGTAGTTTCCTCGACTAGCTGGGTAAGAGATTCGGCTTTTTCCACAGGTGCATCTAATATTACTGCAGGTTGGGCAATTAATGTTGATTATGGCACTAGAAATACCAAATCTTTATGGATTTTACAACCTGCTGCAGATTATACATTTGCTACTGGATCATTTATTTTTGATAAATATAAATACACTATTGATTTAGATCTACAGCATGTCTCTGGTACAGGCAAACAAGCAATTGAGGTTTCAGATGGTTTTTATAATTATACTTTAAGATACGATTCTACAAAAATGTATCTTGAAAATGGAACAACCACTTCTGAGATTTCTTACTACCCAACAATTAATGGAATTCAAAAATCAAATATCATCAAGATTTGGAGTTTTTCAAATAACAATACAGAAGATACTGGCCCTTATTGGGAGACAACAAATTCTACAGCAATTAATGAAGATTGGTTTGCTGGAAAATATGTAGTACCTGTTGGAGATAATAAGAAAGCGGGTACTCCTGTTAGTGCTGGTAATGAGCAGTATTTAAATGTTCAATTAGATTCCAGTTTTAATTATGGAAACCCATTTATCTTCTGGTCCAATACTGATTTATTTAGTTCTGATTTTACTACTCAATCATTAACAACTTCTAAAACTATGATTGTAGATGAAACAACTAGAGTTAAAATTAAGTTGAGATTAGTTTACAATACTCCTCTGTATGAAAATGCATCAGAAGCAAAAATCAGAATGTATTGGTCATCCCATTCTAAGCAAGATTTAAATTATTGCGAAGTTCCTCTTGAGAACAAATCTGCAAAATATTACACTTATGAATTCTCTCCATCATGGAATGGCGAAGTTAACTACTTGGCTTTTGAATTTGCTAATTTTGAAGAGAATCTAAGGCCTAATAATATCTACGTAGATTATGTTATGATTTATGACAACGATTTACCAAATTCTATTACTCAAAATCCTACATCTATTAGAATAGGTGTAGAAAATAGAGATTTAAAGATTTGGTATGGTGGCAATGTAAATCCAGTATTTAGTAAGGTTAATTGTTTGGTATCAAAAAACAGTGCTGAATATATTAAATTAGGTAAAATTGATTATAACGAAGCAGCTTCAAAGTTTATTTATGGACATTTAAATTTCTTGTATGGTGAATCTTTATCTCCATCAACTAAGAAAATTGATGATTTCCATTTGACATGGAGATTCCCTTCTACTGGCGGTGTACAAAAACTAGTGCATCATTTAGGTACTCTTTATGCTTTGACTGATGGATTATTAACAACAAGATTATCTGATAATCCAATTGATAGAATGAGTAAAACATTCAAATATATTGCAGAAAAAGAAATTTGGGTACAGGAAGATGGAGTTGTAGCTAGGGAAATTATTAATAATGACACCAAGGGTATGATCAGACCTTTATTAGCAATAACTCACAATAATATTTTAGTTGTGTCAGGTCAATACGAAAGCATAATTGTCTAATATGTCTCAAGATAAGAAAACCAGAAAGTCCAAAAAAGCTAAAGATGTAAATATTACTTCTACACCTGAGATAAATGAAGTATCTACATTAACTGTTCAACCAAGCAACTTTTTTGATATTTATAGTTGGATAGACTCTCCATCTGCACTTCCAAAATGCGAAGTTCTTGAGAAAGCATACACATATCCTAAAGCTAGCGTTTTTCTTGATACCAAAGCTCCCCAAGGATATGTTATTATTAATCAAAATGAAGATTCTGGTGGTATATTCGTACATCAATTTTCTGCATTTGCTTCTTCTTCATCTTCCGACAACACAACCACTAATGTAAGAACTTTAACTAAGAGATATGAAGCCTGGAGTTATACACCAAATATAGAGCAAGAAATTAAATCTGTAACAGTAAAGTTAAAGAAAAGCGGCACAATTTCTAACACTGCAAATGGATTTAAGTTTTACATTTACTCTGATAGTGCCGGTAATCCAAGTAGTATTATTGCAACATCATCTTCTTCATTTACATTTGCGACTCTGACAGACACTTTGGCAGATTATAAATTTGATGTAGTATATACTCTGTCTCAATCAACTAAATATTGGTTTGTAATTGAAATTGAAGTATTTCCTCCGACTTCAGATAACGCTAGTATTTACATAGCTTCTCAAACAGATTCTAATAATAATTTTGCATATTCTTCTGATAACCTTACATGGCAAAAAAGTTCTGGTAGAGCATACTACATTTTAGAAGGAGAAAATTCATCTTCCTTGTCTGATACTACAGTTGCTTATGATATGTTAGATAATCCAATTAGAGTTGCTAATAATTTTGGTGGTTCTGAAAATGAAAGTTCTTATGAAATTATTGGTTATGGTGGAGTTCAATATTTAAACAAATCTTTTGATCCAATTTCAGTTTCTAGTCAAGGCGTTGCTACATATCCTTCAGTTGCGTCTATGATTATTGGAGCAACAGCATCGACACCTAAGCAATATTCTGTGGAAGTTAAATTGACTCCAGATTCTGATTGGTTATCCGTTTATAGAACTATTGCTGATCCATACTCTTATGATTTTTTGAAGTATACGTTTAAAGATCCTGTTCAAATTTCAAATGTTAGAATTTCATATAGAGGCGATTATTATGCAGGTTCTAATTTAGGAAAGATTACAATTTCAGGATATGATGATCTCTCTGGAATTTCAAGTTTTCAAGCATCTCATTATTCAGACTTTAGAGATGTAACAGATTTTCCATCTGCTGATCTTGAGGGTTGGGTAAGCTTTGAAGAAGGCATTTCAACTTTTGATTGGTTACTTTCTAATACTCCTAGAATTTGGACAGAAAAAGCTACATCATCTGATAGTCCCTTTACTAAATCTTTGGCTTTTGGATCTAAAATTGTATCTGTTGCAAATAATAAAATTTATAATTATTCAAGCGATGTTTTATCAACTGTATTAACATTAGCTGCAAACGTTGAAATTACAAGTTTGGTAAATCATAATGGCAAGCTATATGCTGGAACAAATAATGGTCTTGTTTATGAATCAGCATCAGGAACTTCATGGGCATATATCAATCCACCAGTGTCTTCCTTGGACTCAACACCAATATATACTCTTCCTATTACATCTTTAGCTTCATATAGGGGCATGCTTTGGATAGGTACACGTTCAAATCAAACCTTTAAGGCTGCTGTGTATTCATGGAGTGGAACTTCTATTGATAAAAGAAAAGAATTTGTCGAGTTAGAAGTTTCTACTTTAACAGCTGCTTATGCAAATTTATATGTTGGTTTAAGTGGAAAAGATGGGTTCGGAGATGCAGCTGTTTATAAATTTGATAACAGAGATTGGTCTTTAGCTCTTCAGTCTGATTATGATCAAATTGATGTTTTATATTATTCTTCGGCAGCTAATCTAGTTTTTGCAGGATTTAGAACTGGAGATATTTATTCATTATCATTTGACACTAATAACAAACCAGTCTCTTGGAGCAGATTGTATGAAACTGATAATGGGTATTTTTACGGAATTAATGACGATTTAACTGGCGGATATGTATGGTTTACTGCGGATAAAGAAGCTATTGGTTACAAGTTATCTGATAAATCTTTTAGTTCTGTTGCATATCCAGATTCTAATAATAATGGTATTGATATTACATATCGATCTTCTACACTAGATTCATATAAGCTTTTTGATAACTATATTCAAAAAATTTCTGTTTTTGCAAACAATATTAATTTTACAAATCTAGATACTAACCCATTATCATCTACTTCATATTATAATATCACAATTGAAGGTTATATCAAATCTGATCAATCTGATTCTTATGATTTTAGATTGGCTACAAATATTGGAGCTAGAGTTTATTTGGATGATATTTTAGTAGCAGATTCTTGGACAAATAAAACTGTAGTAAGTAACACTGTTTTTACTAAATCTTTAATAAGTACTAAATTAACAAAAATTAAAATTATTGGATTCGTGGATACAGTTTCAACTCCTTCTATTGAATTAGCATGGAAGCTATCAAATGGAAGTACATATGTTGTAATCCCAAATACTAATTTATTTAGAAGAAATTCAGCTTCAGATATCTTTAGATTCTCAACAAATACATATGCGACATTTAAAGATGGATTCGTCTATGAATTCGATTCTTCCTCAGTAACTGGTTCAAGCAAAGAAGTTTTTGTTAGATTGAAAGATTTGGCTGGAAATTATCATTCATCAAATCCTAGCTTAGTCAATTTAAATAATAATCAATATGAAAAAAATATATATATCTATGACAATATTAAGCTAGGCAACCCGACAGTTACAACAGGAACTACAACAATTTCAATTTCTCAAGGAAAAATTTATCAAGTTGGTACTGACAAGAATCTTAAAGCAACATTTGTTTCAAAAGATATTTCACCTTTATATGCGCCAGATAGAAAAATTTCAGTATCAGGTTTTTACACAACAGAGCCATTTTATATTTCCACATTAACAAGATGGGATGATTTAGTAGTATATACTACGACACCAGCTGGCTTGGCAATAGATTCAGGCTTAGATTATGGTACAGAAATTAGAATTTACTTGAGGAGTTCTGATACAGAGAGCGGATTACTCTCTACTGATTGGGGAGATCCATATTCTTACGGAACTATTGGCAATAGTGCCAATGCAGGTGTTCATATTGGCACTTATGATATTTCGACAATCACAGGTAAATGGATGCAATTTAAGGCAGAATTAGTATCATCTTCTCCAAATTCTACTCCAATATTGAGAGGTGTAAGTTTTTCTTATATTGCTGCAAATTCATCTTATTTCTTTACTAAATTATTTGATACAAGTGTTGAATCTTTATCGACAGTATCTCCTGAATTTAGAAGAGGTCTTTTAACAAGTAATGAGATACCAAATGGTGGAAGAATAGTATATGGATATACTACAAACAGTGATGCTGTAGCTTCATTTGATTTCAATAGTTATACCATCATCGAACCAAATAAAGTCTTTGAAATTTCTGAACCAGCATCAAAGATTAGGTTTGGAATTCTATTTGTATCTGTAGGCTTAACACCAGCGATTGTAAACGATTTTGCGGTACAACTTGACTTGGGTGAAGAAGACCTTAAATTCATGGATTAATAATGTCAAAACGAACCAGTATTTATAAGTATCTCTATCTTGAATTAGGAGATAAATGGTATCCAGGTTACGATTATGAAAATATGCTTACTGCTGAAAATCAATTGCAGGGCTTATATAAATTTATTGGAACTGGAATTATTGAAGGCTGGGAAGTAACTAAATTATCTGACTATATTTTAGAACAGAAATCATTAATATCAGCATGGCGAAATGATCCAGATTCAGAATTAGGACAGAGATATTTAGCATTAGGTTTGAGACCAGATGTTCAAGTAAGAGCAGCTACAACAGAAAACATAATAAGTTTATCAGGTTTGCTTACAATAGATAATGTTGTTTTAATTTCTGGTGACAAAGTCTTAGTAAAGAATCAATCGACAGCATCTCAGAACGGAATTTACACTGTTTCTGCTGGGGCTTGGACAAGATCTGATGAGCTAAATTCACCCGTAGATTTTGTTTCAAATTTTATTGTTTTAGTAGGTGAAGGAAATGTATATTCTGATACTGTGTGGGTTATGTCTAGTCCACCTATATCTGGAGTGGTTGTTGGTTCCACAAGTATTTACTTTGAAGATGCTTTTAAACAAGTAATTAGAGTAACGCCAGGATATGGAATTGTAGATTTATTTTCAGCAAGAACATATGAAACTTCTTATATTAGACATCAAGCTGAAAGTATTTATTATGTTTGGGCTGACAAAAGTTTATGTTTAAATTCTGAAGGCATTTGTGCAATTGTCTCCGTTGATAATGAATTTTATGATAGTATTTCAGAAGCTACATATCTTGCAGATGTTACATTTACTTCGGATCCTACAACTGGTATTTCTACAATCTACTCAATTGAATATGGTGAAAGAAGAAATAATCTTAAAAATTTAGCTTCTGCATTAGAGGATGCTTTAAATAAGGCTTTTTATAGGCATGTCCACTTAGGCAATTCCGATACACCTTCTAAAATCTTATTATCGACTCAATTAATTTTAGATTGTTATGCCCCTACATCATCTACGATCTTTGATGTTAAAGTTCAATCTGATTTGCCATTATCTCAAAGAAGTAATTTTATCTGGTCTTCAACAAATTATGGTTTACCAGAAGTTCGTTTGAATAATATAAAACTTGATGAAACTGAATATACATTAAGCCCGACAACGGGAAGAATTTTTCTTAAAAATAGTTTAGAGACAGGAAATGTACTTCAATTAGTACTTCCATTGTCAACTCAAAAATATCTATTTCCAAATACCGATGAAACTACTGCATTTTCAGGAGTTATTAAATTAACTGATGGCAGTACACAAACAGTTAATAATCAAACAACCTATAAGACTTTTTCATGGTCTGATCTCTATTATCACCCAGCATCAGTTTATTTAAAAGATATATTAATTGATCCTAAATTTTATACTATCAATTCAAATCAAGGCACAATTGTTTTTTCGTTAAACTTGCCTTCTTATTCAACTTACTCTTTGTCTGATGTTTCTTTAGTGATAGAGTCTTTAGGTAGAGAAATTCAATCAAAATTATCGGGAAAACGAATAAAGGATGTTAATGCCAGCACTTTCTCTAGAGGTAAATTAAACAGCAAAAGAATAGCTAAACTCGATCATGTTGGGCAAAATAGATATAAAGAAATTGCTTCTACTAAACCTAATTTAAGATTATTCTCTGAAGGCAATAAGACTATTTTTTATCCTGAAGTTCTTAGTAATGATCTTCAATACAATTCAAAGCTATATTTTTTGGGATCATCTAAGAATCTTACATCCAAAAGTAAGTTAATTTCTACAAAAACTGGTCTTTTGCAATCATCTACATATCTTGATAATTCTTATATGTCTTCTTGGAATATTGATAATGGCTATATCAAAGATGTCCAAGATGAGATTCTTCAAGCTGATGATTTTACTAATTATTTTAAGAGGATTTATGTTCTTTCTTCTAATGGTAAACTTTACAGATCATCTAACAATGGTATCGGATGGACAGTAATCAAATCCCCAATAGAAGGCAATAATACAGTACCGGTAGTAATAAATGCATTCTCAGTTTCTAGTCAATGGGAAGAAGTTGAGCAAGGTATTCTTCTTGTTAAAAAATGGTACACAAATATTGTTATTGGTACTAATTTTGGTGCATATTATGTTAGAATTTTAGAAGGTCAGACTGAACAAGATTGGGTTTGGACTAAGCTTTCTAGAATTAAGGATACTAACGGCTCACCATCAACTTTTTCAAGCGTCAATTCTATTTTAGATATGACCTTGATGTCTACAACTACTGATCCTGAAACTAAAATAACCACTAAATCATTTTCAAATGTACTTTTTATTGGTGCAAATAATGGATTTTATATTGGAAATTATGGAGAAGTTCAAAAATATTCTTCTGATATAGTCAAACATATTTATTGGATTCAGGATGGCGTAGCAAATCAAAATTTAAATAATATTATATGGGCTACTGATACTGCTGCATGGATAACTCAATCAGCATACTTTGAGGCAACTGATACTTCTACAAATTGGTATCAACCTTTAGCTATAACCACTCCATCGTATGCAGATTGTTTAGTAGCAACAACTGGAAATGTAAATTTAACTTCAGGTTCAACTCCTCAGATTGTAGATGGAGTTACACTTGCAAATAATAATAGAATTCTTGTTAAAAATCAAACAAATCCAATTGAAAATGGTATTTATGTTTGCACCAATTCATCATCAAGAATTTGGACAAGATCAGCTGATACATTTACATCTTCTAAAAAGGTTACCATTACTTCGGGAACAATTAATGGATCAAGTGAATGGATTTTAGAAAAGTCATCTGTAGGTAACTTTGGTACACAAGCTAATTATTGGAAGATTTTTAAATTCAAGATTTTCGAGAATCTATCATCAATTATTAAAGATATCGACAAAAGATCTGGATATGCAAATTATTACATAGCTCATAATATTGGTATTTCAAAAATCACTGAAACATTTGACTATTTAGCTCCGGTTCGTACTAATTTGAATTGGTATGCTTATAATGGAACAATTGAGTGTATCGATGTTTTGAATCAGTCTGGTAGTTCTTATGAATTAATTTACGCAGGGTCTGACAGAGGATTATATGTTTCTACTCAATCTCTTTGGGACAATACATTAAGTTATGATAATTGGAAAAGACCTTATAGCCAGTTTTTCTCAACTGATCAATTATCTATTTATGATGCTTACACTTTAGAGGAAATTACATCAGGATATACTGTTAATGCATCTAATCAAGCTATAACATTTGATATTAATAAAAACCTTTGGGATGCATTTGTTTATGAAAGAGAATATGTAGATTTTTATGTAGATTCTTGGACAGGTAATGGCTCATCAGTTGTAGTTTATTATAAGGACAAGCCATCTGTTTACCCATATACTTTAGATCCAACTTCTGGGAAAATTTCATTCTTATCATCGCTGTCTAAGGCCGATAAAAGTTCTATTAAAGTTACTATTTCTAGGCCTGGTGCTTATATTTCAAATGTTGGTACTAATCCACATGGTGAGCAGATTAGAGCATTTGTTATTGATGAAAGCCCTGTTGCAAAATTATCGAAAGATTTTAACCCAGAAGACTTAAATATTTATCTGGATAAGCCAACAGCACTGAATAGCACAAATACATTAATTGAAATTAGATTATCAGCAACAATCAAAGAGATATTTACAATCAATGTTGACCCTGAATCTTATGAAATTACTATACCATATGCAAGATCTTCAAGTGTAATTTATTTTGCTGGCTCTACTGTTCATGTAATTTCAACTAAAAATGTTTTGGGAATTGAAGATCTAATAACTTTAAATCAAAATAAACAAACATATCATTTAAGTTCTGTTGATAATGCTAATACTCTGCAGCTTTCTTTAAATATTCAAACTACCTTGGGTGACATTTTTAAGAATTTTTCCGAAAGTCCAACATTAGGAGAAGATGAAAGAGGTTTAGTAAAGACTCTTTTAGCAAGTTCATTAAACCCAAATATCTATGACACCAGAGCTTCAGACTCTAGCTCGTATTCTGGAAACGAACCAAGTGCAAATGAACAAACATATAATCCTAAAGTAATCTATTCAATATATAACCCTTCTAAATCAGGCACTAATATGAAGATTGCCACTGATGCTGGCGTATGGAATTATGATGGATTAAAATGGGTATTAGATTCAAATTTAAACGATGCTTCTAGAACCTATTATCTCAAAAGTGTCGGTTCAACTTTAAGATTAGGTGCAGATAATGGATTGTGGAATAAAAATACTCTTTGGTCGCAATCTAGTTTGTATACCCAAGCTCAATTCTCATATACTTCTGGCTCATGGTTTAGTGGTACATTTGAAGCTTATGGAAAAGAAGATGGTTTGGCTTTTATTAATATTCCTAGCGGTTCTACAACATTTACTTCTGACCATTATGATTTAGTCGATAATAAGAATGTTTATGGATTATATAAAGATCAATTCATTAGAATGTCAGTCGATTCTCAGGGTAATAATGTTCAGACAAAAGTTGATGCCTTATATATCTGTGCTGAAGATGGTTTATATGGGGTCACAAGCGGTAATAGAGGCACTGCATATTCTTCATTATTAGATGGTAGAGAAATGTTTGGAGGCACTAAATCTGTTAAATTTTATGACATATTTAGACCATTAGCAACACCTCCTTCTACTAATGCTCCGGTTCCTATGTTTATTCTTACATCTAATGGTCTTTTGAAAGTAAGAAACTGGAGATGGTGCGATCCAACAGAAAACGAATTGACATTTGAAACTGAAAATACATTCTTATCTGGCCTAAGTTGTAATTGTTATAGTCTCTATACTTCTGCTGGTACTCCTGGTAAAAGCAAAATATTTATCGGAACAAATGATGGTGTTTATAGATCTTTAAATGAAGGAAGTACTTTTGAGAAGTGTGAGAGAATTTTAGGTGGCAGAGTTAGTGTCTATTCGCTTGTTAATTTCTCATCTACATATACTGAAAATGCTGTATCCGTAACTAAGCAAGTTATTTTAGCTGGTACAGAAAATGGCTTATGGTATTCTACTGACGATGGTGATACATGGTATTTAGCTGGTAATCCAAATGAATTTAACGCTTATCCGGTAGAATTTTCATCAACAATTAGCAATGCAACTTCATTCAATGCTGGATACCTTGCACAAACATTCAAACCTGTTTCTGGACAAACTCAGATATTTAAGATTTCTGGTTATTTCGAATTACAAGATCTTAAAACTAATCCATTATATGAAGCATCTTTAAATAATACAATTACAGCTGCTATATATTTAACAGATGGTAATGGTATTCCAACTACTCCTATTGCTTTGTCAAATAGTACAACAATTAATAATTTGATTTCAAATGGATTTTACAATACATCAAATTCAGTTGGATCTATCATTTCTCAAGGATTTACTGGCAATTCTGGATTTATTTTGGCAGGTTTTTCAAGTAACTCAATTACCAATGACTTGTTGCTTGCCAGAGATATTAAATACCCTGGATTTTATAGCATTAATCTTCCAGTGACTTTGCCTAACTCAACTTCGACGTATGCTTTAGTATTACAAGAAAATAATGTTGGAGGATTGTCAATTGTAACATGGAAAAAATCACCTTCGACTAATCCATATACTCTTGGAAGAACATATTCAAGCAATAATGGGACATCTTGGTCAGCCTTAAATTCAGGTGATGATTTCTATTTTAAAGTTAATTTCACAGGGACAAATCAATATTCTGAAACAATTGAGGTTGCTGGAAGAAATAATTCGCTTAATATAAACAATTGGCTTCTTGGTGATAGTTTAGGTGTTATTGTAAATGATAGTGGATACTTAACTACCGACTTTAAATTTGCAATGTCTATGGTGATTGATGATTCATATTCTATTCTTAATGCATTTGGAACATCTAATTTTGAGGCTGAAATTAATGGATTTATTGATAGAATTTATGATCGCACAGATTCTACAGTAGTTTCAACTTTATTCCCTAAAACATACACATCTCAATATGTTTTCAATAATAAGTTGCAAGATAGAACAAATGGATTTATCAACAATAGAACTCAATTAAAATCTAACGTATCAGCTCTCAGGCAAAATGGTATTAGTAGTACATTATTAGAGTCTGTTAATGCTTCAATTACTTCTATGAATCCTGAAGCAATTGTTGAATCTATTTTAAAAGTTGATGATGAGGCAAATAATCAGATAAGAGTTGGAGCAATTGTAGATTATTTGAATTCTATTAATGCTCTTGGATTAGATGAATTGAAATCTTGGTATGCACAATCAGATTATCAAGAAACTTTAATTCCAAAAACTGCGTTAAACGTAAATCCAATCACTCTTTCTTTGAATGGAATTGACACTTTTACATGGTCAACTGCAACTTATCCATATATCGAAGTAAGTGTAAATAATATTGTTCAATCATCAGGATTTAGTATTAATCCCTCTTTAGGTCAAATTACATTCTCTACGCCTCTTCTTTTGACAGATATTCTAAAGGTTGTTATAAGATCAGATTGGGATGGTCAAATAAATACTATCAAATCATCAGAGAATATTAGAACTTATTTTGTTAGTAAATGGGCTAATTCTTATATTCCATTCTCAACTATTTTTGCTGATGGTAAAAATATATCAGAATATACTGCTGATGAAATTGTTACAACCGCTGAATCATCTTGGAATGATCTTGGAGTAAATGTTTATAGTTTCTTGTTAGGTAAATCAAACCTCAACAAAGATCTTCAGACAATTGGAACATCTAGAGGAAAATTTATTCATATTTCTACAGATGCCAATGCTCAGGATTTTGACACAACATTTGATTCTTTCTTACATGGCGGATCAAATAATCTTTTCAAAGCATCATGGACACGTAAATTTGATTATGAAAGTTTGACTTATGTATCGAAAGTTTATAGTGCATTTACTGCTCCTCTTTCAACAGTTAATAGTTCCTGCATCATACAGTATAGATATTCAAGCGATAGAAGAAGCTATAGTTCCTGGATTACTTTAACTAATAATGTTGACAGCTTAATTAATAGAGAAATATTAGCAATTGAATATAAAGTCACTCTTGCTGATGGATGGAATGGGTCTGCTCCTGTTAAGCCATTTGTAACTGAACTTTATCATGTCATAATCAATCCATCAACAAGTTATATCTTTACTTATCCACAGAACATAAATGGATCTATGTTTGAATATATTTTATCGCCAAAGAGTTCAATCCCAGAAACTGCTAAATTATCATGGGGAATTTGTAGAGGTGATTCTTTAGATTGGGCTGATTATTCACCAATTATCTCCAGAAGAAATGGCGTATTGCCTAACAGACAAGAATCGATTTTGTTCACAGATGAAGTAAGCAAAACTGGACTTTCAACAAAAACTTCAGATTATTTTATTTATCAAGTATATGAAGTTAATGGGTCAAAGGCCAAATGGTCTTCTACTGATATTGTCACTATTAGATTAGATGGTATTGCTACTTCAGACAGTGATGGTTATTATTCTCTTGATAATGTAAATGGTTTGATTTATTTTAGTACTGAAAAGCCATCTACAGTAGTTGTAACAGTTGACATAACTACACCATCTGAAGTTTATAAATTGAATGGTGAATTAACTACTACTATTGATAACAGGACTTATTATTTAAGTAATGGTAGATATCCAAGTGATTCAACGATTATTGTTCTTAAAAATAATTCTATTGTTCGTGGTGGATACTTTGTAAATAGAGAATCAGGAACAATTACTTTCACACAGGAACAAAATGATTCGGATAAGATTACTGTGTATGTTGCTCCGTCAGATAAATTTAGAGTTGGTATTCAAATCAAAAACTACACTAATGTTTCTTTAGGGTTGATACAGTTTGGATTAACATATACTACAATAACTAATTCAGATCTTGAGAATTCTTTTGCAAATTCTCCTAGTCCAACAATCTATCCTGGAACATTACAATTATTGCCATCTATTCCTAATGTAAGTGAAAGACTCTACATTGAATATAAATATGTTTCAGTAGACAACAATAAAGAATTAGACACTAAGACAGAATGGTACAGATCAAGATCAAATGGTGCATATTTAAGAGTTAATGCTTCAAATTCAATGCCAAATTACGATAACAGAACTGTCCAAAAATTAAGCGACTTAAATTCATTATTTATTTCCACCGATAAAGTTAAAGTAATTGTAAGACCTTCTGACGGAATTACAACTGGAATTCCTTATGAATCAAATATTGCTACATTATTAGGAACCAAAAGACCTTATGTTTATGACGTTAGTATAGCATGCGCCAATAAGACAACAGTTAGTGGAGTCAATTATGTTACAGAAGGCACAGAATTGAAAGCTAGATTTATATTTAATGATGGTGAAACTGGAAGCTCTAATATTATTTACGAAGGACAAGAATCTACCAACAGTATTTCTTGGTATTACAATGATGAACTTCAGCCAATATCAACTAAAGCAACTCTTCCATCTAATTTAGTTGTAAAGGGCAAAACAATTTCATTTATAGTTAAACCTTATGACGGATCTATGTATGGCGACCCTGTAAGATCAGAAGATATTACAGTTTCTTAAAAGTTATTCTGGTTAGGTTTCAAGAATAAATAATTAGTAAACAATTGGAGACTAAAAATGGATAAAGAAATTCAGTTTATTCCAGATATTGAGATGCAACCGATTCATGTGATGCAAACTCTCAGTCAAACTACAGACTGGGGCTTGATGCAATCCAATATTCCTGGTGCTTGGGCTTATACTGAGGGCGATGGTATTACAATTGCTGTTCTCGACACTGGTGTATGGAACCACTCCGATTTAAGAGATAATCTATTGCCAGCTTTAAATTTTTCAGGTGAATCAGATGATAAGGACTGGAATGGCCACGGAACTCACTGTGCTGGAATCATTGCAGCAGCTAATAATGATTTTGGCGTTGTTGGTGTAGCTCCTAAAGCAAAAATTCTTCCAGTCAAGGTTTTGGGTAATGGTGGTAATGGATCTTATGATAATATTATTGCTGGAATTAATGCTGCTGTAGATTGCAATGTGGATATTATCAGCATGTCTTTGGGTGCATCTTCTGCTCCTCCAGAACTCTATACTGCTATTAAGAGAGCTGCAGATGCTGGGGTAATTATGATTGCTGCTGCTGGCAATGACGCTGGAGCTGTAAATTATCCAGCTAGATTTGAAGAAGTGATTGCAGTTGCTGCTTTAGATGCTAGAGGGAACATGGCGCATTTTTCAAGTCATGGTCCAGAAGTGGATGCGATTGCTCCTGGAGTAGATATTTATTCAACTTATAAGGACAATGGATATGCTAAATTAAATGGCACATCACAAGCTTGTCCATTTATTGCTGGAGTCTGTGCGTTGATGTTAGCATGGACAAGAAAAAATCCAAACTTGAAGCCTATTTGTGATTATAAGGATATGCTTCAGAGATTAGATGATATTTCTTCATTAGAATCTCAAAACATCACAGTTGGAAGAACTGGTGATTGGGGATTTGGTGTCCCTAAATACGCTAATATGAAATTTAATTAAGGGCTTAAAAAACAAAAATGTCCTTCTCTACACGCATAAAAGGAGAGGACTATGAAGCTTAAATTTATTTTGACTACGGTATTGAGTTTGGCTTGTTTGTTATTAATATACTACAGGCCATTCAGAGTAATTGTTGTAAGAGGCAATTCGATGTATCCCACTCTTCATCATGGTCAAATATTAATTGGTTATAAAACTAAAGATATCAAGAAAAATGATATTGTTGTTTGTAATCTAGAGGGTGAAGATGCGATTATAAAAAGAGTCAAGTATGTAGGTGGAGATAGTTATGCTTCTTTGCTTGACTTAGAAAATACAAACGCTATTTTACTTGAAGGCTACGACACAAAAGAATTATTAGAGTTTAAAAAAGTCTATGGTTCTTTATTGACAATTACAAGAGTTCCAAAAAATCATTATTATGTTTTGGGTGATAACACATTTCATTCTGATGATTCAAGAAGATTTGGCACTTTGACATTTGATGAGATTGAGTATAAAATTCTAGGGTATTAAATTTATGTCGCTACGTTTAGATGCAAATATGGTTGAGATGTTCTTAAGAGAAGCTCAAAATAAAGTTGATGATCCAATTAAGATTGTCATCCAAAATGCAATTGCAGCATCATGTACAATTTTTGTTAAAGATGGTAAAGAGCAATGGACTGGTAGTGGATTTCATATTGGCAATGGGTTAATTGCTACAGCATCACACGTTGCTCCTCCTAAACTTATTAATAATTACATGGGGTTGCAAGTTAGTTTTGATGGTAAAAATTCATTTGGAGCAAGAGTAATTGATTCCCAGCCAAATCTAGACGTAGCGATTCTTTATTGCGAAGATATTCCAGATTCTGTCACAGCAGTCAGTTTAGCAGATTCTGACACTGCTGAAGTAGGAGATATTATTGCAGCTATTGGATCGCCAGAGGGATGGCATGATACTGCAACTGTTGGTAGAATTTCTAATATTCATCAAACGGTTCGAAATGCAGATTCTCCAGCTTGGTCAGATTTAATTTTTATTGATGCTGATATTTTGCAAGGTATCTCTGGTGGTATGGTTATTGGTACAGATGGATTGGTTTACGGCTTAGTTATTGGTGTTACAGGCGAACATGCAGATATTGCTATTGGTGAAAATTCAGTATGCCCATCCAATAAAATTAAATCTTTGCTGCAAAAAATTAATGTATAATAACATACATGAATCCATATGAAGTTCTTGGTTTAAATGAAAATGCTACAGCTGATGAAATTAAATCAGCTTATCGTAAATTAGCTAGAGAATATCATCCAGATGTTAATAAGTCTCCCGATGCTGAAGATAAATTCAAGCAAATAGGTGAGGCTTATTCTATTTTGACAGATCCTCAGAAAAAAGCTAGGTATGAAGCAGAGCAGCATGGTAGTCCTTTTGGAGGAGGAATGCCATTTGGATTTGATTTTGACTTTAATCCCTTCGGGCATCAGAGACAGAATAGGATGGAAAATTCTCCAGTTTCTATTAGAGTTAACATTACATTAGCAGAATCTTTCAAAAATTTCAAAAAAAATGTCACATTTAATAGAAATGTTTTTTGCGTGAAGTGTAATGGCAATGGTGGTTTAGGAGAAAAAATTACTTGTAAAGAATGCAATGGTGCAGGAAATGTAGTTAAGCAAATCCGCCAAGGTATGTTTACACAGCAATTCATTACTCCTTGCGGTTCTTGTCAAGGCAAAGGTTCTAGATATACATCAAATTGTTCTGATTGTAATTCTTCTGGCTTAAAATTAGTTTCAGAAACAATTGAAATAGAAGTTAAAAAAGGATCGATTTTCAATTCTCAATTTATTAAAGGTAAGGGTAATCAAGAGAATAGAACAATTGATCCTGGACCAGTAATTATAGATTTTGAACTTACAGATGTTGGACATTTTGAATTTGATAGAAATGGTAATGTAAAACTTGATTTTGAAATTGATCCAGTAGTAGCAATATTAGGTAAAGATGTTGAAGTTGATTTGCCTGAAGGCGGTAAAACTACAATTAAAATGAAAGAATATACTACTAATGGTCAAAAGTTTAATTTATCTCAAAAGGGCTTATTTAAGAATGAGAACGCAAGAACAGATTTCGTAATTAATGTAGTGTATAAAACACCTAAGAATCTGTCTCAAGAACAAAAAGATATCTTGCAAAATTATGTGTCTACTTTAAAATAGGAGAAAAAACAATGTCTATGATTAAACGTGCTACCGGAAGAATTGAACAGTTTACAGATGTAGAAGGTGAAGAAGTACAAGCGTCGGAAGTTGAAGAGACCACCGATGCGCCTGAAGCTCAATCTATTGTAGTAAAGGATGTTTTGGAAATTCCTGTCGTTGCTGATGTATTTCTTGACCCAGAAGCATCCGATACAGGAGATGATGTAATCGCTAAGGATTGCTAGAATGTCTCAACTATTCACTGCTTTAAAAATTAAGCAACTATTACTACATGCGGTTCAAGAACATTTAACTTTATTAATTTGCACAGCTCTGGTAATTATTTTGGCTCCTCACATTGCAAGAAGATTTACAAGAGAAAGTGATTTTGTTTATAAAGCTCTATTAATTGTCAAAAGTGTATTAGCGGCTCAATTAGGGCCAAAAGCAGTTATTATTATTGATGCTTGGGCAGAGGGTTTAAAATCTTGTGTTGACGGCACTTTTGATGAAAATGATAAAGCTGATTCATTTCTTAGATTTATTAAGATTGTAGCAAGCAAGAATAATATTGAACTCTCTGATTCTGAATATGAAATTGTTAAAGATTTGATTGTCACAACTCTTGGAATGATTGAGAATAAATCTAGTAGAGATGTTCAAATTGGAATTATGAAATTTGCAGCATAAAGAACTATAAGATATAATATCCTCGTGATAGTAATAAACTTATTTAATGAAAGGTGTCAGATAGACTTTAATCTATCTGACCCTCATGTTTTATATAGCCTACATTCTGTAATAAGAGATGAATTATCTTATATACAACCAAATGCCGATTGGAGTCCAAAATATAAACTTGGACAATGGGATGGCAAAATATCACTTTACAACAAGAAATTCGGCACATTTCCAATAGGTTTATATCCAAAAGTCAAGAATCTATTGCAGAATCTTAATGTTGAATTTGAAACGGTCGATAAAAGGCCCGATATTCAACGAAATTACCCATTTACTTGTGATTTTGGTCCAAAGACATTAAGAGATTATCAAATCAAAGCAGGAGATGAGTTTTATAAGCAAAATGGTGGCATACTTTCATTAGCTACTGGTGCTGGTAAAACTATGACTTCTTGTTATATTTTTTCAAAGCTTAAAGTTGCTCCAGTTATTTTTGTAGTTCCAGCTCTTGAACTTCTCAAACAAACTAAAAAAGAATTTGAAAAGTACTTAAGGTTAGATGGAAAACCAGTAAAAGTTGGAATCGCAGGTGATAGCATTTGTGATTTAAACATGGAAGGCATAAACGTAGTAACTTATCAAACAGTTTTAGGCGCATATGATAAGAAGTATGTTGAAAGTCAATACAAGGTTGTTGACATAGCTCCTTCAGATGGTGTTAGGAAATCAAATGCTCAAATCGAAGAAGAATATGAGAAAGCACTTAAAGATCTTTCTATTGCTAAGAGAAGTGCTAAAAACCAACTTAAAAGTCTTCAGTTAGAAATTGATTCATTACAAGCTAAATTTGAAGAACTAACTAATTTATTTCAGGATAATTTGGATACTAAAAATCAAAGAATATTAAATAAAGCTCAAAAAGATTTAGATCTAAAGCTTAAAGAATATTCGAGAAAATATGACTCATTAATAAAACTTCAAAATAACAACTTCAAAAAGGCAGATTCTGTATATCAAAACAGAATGGCAACTTCAGAAGATAAAAACAAAATTAGAGATTTAGTTACTGCATGTCAGGCTTATATTGTTGACGAGGCACATATAGCATCTGTTATTATAGAAGAGATTGGTAAATATGCTGTAAATGCAACTATTCGTGGAGGACTTTCAGCTACTCCCTATCGTACTGACAATCAAGAAATTCGAATTGAAGGTACGTTAGGTCAAAAAATTATTGAAGTTTCTGCAAGTGATTTAGTGGAAAGAGGTTTTCTAGTACCACCTAAAATCTTCCAATGTGAAATTAAAGAACATCACGAAGCTCAAACATATCAAGAAGCTTATGAACTTAATATAATCAAAAACACTGAAAGAAACTATAGAATTAAACAATTTGCTGAGACATTTAAAGATAATGGTACTCCGACCCTTATTTTAGTAGAAAGAATGGAGCATGGTAATCTTTTAGAAGAGATTATTGAAAATGCAGTTTTTGTGCCAGGAGGGGATAAGGGGGAATTAGATCCATCAGATGAAGAGAAAAATTATCGCCGAAGGATGCTAAATAAAGTTGAAAACAATGAAATTATTCTTATAGCAACTCAATGGGCAAATGTTGGTGTTGATGCTCCCAAAATTACAGCTCTTATATTAGCAGGAAGTAGCAGTTCTCCAATCACTACGTATCAGCAAGTTGGAAGAGTTTTGAGATGTGTAGGTATGGATGCTAAACAATCTGCTGAAAATGGAAAACCTAATGCTATTATTGTTGATTTTAAAGTTAATCATAAAAACCTTAAAACTCATTCAAATTTAAGAGCAAGAGTTTATAGGAATGAAAGAGCATGGCAATATTATCCCATAAAGGCTGAATAAGAAAAAGGAGCTTAAAGTTAAGCTCCTTTTTGTATTTACAACTCTAATTTAAACAACATATCAATCACTTCACCGAACATTTTTTCCATGTCTTTAAAGATTCTCATATCCTTCTCCTTTATATGTTAATATCCACAACAATATGGAGTGAGAATCTACAGTGATTACCCTCATCTATTGTACCAAATCTAAGATATAATATCCTGTACAATATATTAAAAGAGGTTTAATATGCCAGTAACAGTAGGAATTGATTTAGGAACAACTAATTCTGTAGTAGCTTATATTGATAATAACGGTAATCCACAAGTTTTAACAAATGAAGAAGGATTTCGCACTACTCCATCTGTTGTGTCATTTGCCGGGCAAGAAATTTTAGTTGGTCTTTCTGCAGTTGATAATGAAAATGAAAATCCAGCTGAAACTATAAGATCTGTTAAAAGAAATATGGGCAAAAATTTTACATATGTCCTAAATAATAAAGAATATTCACCGGAGCAAATCTCCTCATTTATTTTATCAAAACTTAAAAAAGATGCAGAAACATTTATTGGTGACACTATCGATTCTGCTGTTATAACCGTTCCTGCATATTTTAATAATGACCAAAGAAAAGCCACTAAAGTTGCTGCAGAATTAGCTGGTCTTAGAGTTTCCAGAATCATAAATGAACCTACAGCTGCTTCTCTTGCTTATGGTTTAGATAAGAATCTTAATCAAACTATTCTTGTATACGATTTAGGCGGAGGAACTTTTGATGTTACTGTACTTAAAATCGCTGAAGGAATGGATTTTCATGTTTTAAGTACCTCAGGTGACACAGAATTAGGTGGCGATGACTTTGATAAATGTTTAGTAGATCTAATTGTAGAAAAACATGGTGTTAATCAAAGTAATGATCCTAGATTAAGAAATGCAGCAGAAAAAGCTAAAAAAGAACTATCATTCAAAACAGAAACTAATGTATCTATACCTTATTATGAATTTATCGATGGCAAACCAATTAATTTAAAAGTAACAATTAATAGGGAAGAGTTTCAAGGTAAAATTCAAAGTTTAATTGATAAAACTAAAAAATGTGTAGATCAAGCACTTTTTGATGCTGGTCTTAAGTTTCATGATATTGATGAAGTAGTTTTTGTAGGTGGGTCAACTAGAGTTCCATATATATCTGAATCTGTAAAAGCATGGACAAACAAGAATCCTAACAAGTCTATTAACCCAGATGAGGCTGTGGCAATCGGAGCAGCTATTCAAGCAAATATTTTGTCTGGAAATAGTGATAAGGTGATTTTTCTTGTAGATGTCACTCCCTTATCTCTTGGAATTGAAACTCAGGGTGGTTTGATGAATGTTATGATTAAAAGAAACTCATCAATTCCAGCAGAAGTAACAGAAACATTTACTACAGCTTTTGATAATCAGGAAAAAGTAGATGTCTCAATTTATCAAGGCGAAAGACCACAGGCAGTTTTTAATCATTTATTGGGAAAGATTACATTAGATGGTATTAAAAAAGCTTCTAGAGGTGTGCCAAAAATCGAAGTTACATTTGAAATTGATTCTAATGGTATTCTTTCAGTTATGGCAAAAGATGAGGATTCTGGAATTTCAAAATATCTTACTCTTGAAGGTTCATCATCTTTGACAAGCGACCAAATTCAAAAGCTAATCCAAGAAGCTGAAAATAATAAAAATGATGATAAATTATTCTTGGAAATTTCTAACATTAAATCTCAATTGACAGACAGGATTATTCAGATTGAGGAATTGTTGAGAACAGATGTATTGCCACGACATATAGTAGAAGATTTAACTGATATGAAAAAATCTCTTCAAGAATCTAGCGAGTCTAATAATATTGAAATGTTGACCGGCTTGCTAGAATCTACAAATGATGATATAAAAGAATATAGTCAAATTGTTTACAAAAAGGCAAAAGAGCATGTCACTCAAAAACTATGATGATGATTTAAGAAGCGTTCATGGAGAATATATTGCTGGTATAGATGAATGTGGTAGAGGATCTTGTGCAGGTAGTATTGTTGCAGCATGTGTATTGATGGATTCTACTGTTTTTATCCCTGGTGTTAATGATTCTAAAAAACTATCAGAGAAAAAAAGAGATGAATTATATGAGCAAATTTTAAAAAAGGCTATAAAGATTCATGTTTCTACTCGTGATCAATATTTCATCGATAAACATGGAATAAATCGGGCAAATAAAGATATTATAGAAGAATCTGCTTTAGAGGTATTAAAATATCATAAAGTAGATTTATTTATCTTAGATCAAGCTTCTGATATAAGTTTAAAAAATATGCACATGCTACCTAAAGCCGATTCGACTAGTTTTGTGGTAGCATGTGCAAGCATAGTAGCTAAAGTTATTCAGTGTCGCTTAATGAAAGATTTGGATGAACAATATCCCAATTACAAATTTTTATCAAACAAGGGATATTTAACTAAAGATCATATTCAAGCTATTATAGAAAATGGATTAACAGATGTTCACAGGAAATCGTATTCTTATAAATTTATTTGAAAAGCTTGGATATTCTGCATCCTTTATTTGTGCAATTCACTGCACATTGATGCCAATATTAATGACCTTTTTGCCTTTATTGGGAATTAGTATGTTTGCAGATGAAAATCTTGAATTAATTTTATTGTTGTTATCAGGAATTTCAGGATTGTTAACTATGTGCTTTGGATATAAAAGGCATAAATCAATCAAAGCATCTCTGTATTTTTATGTTGGGTTTGGAATGGTTGCTCTTATCCATACATTACATGAACATATAAATAAGAGCAACCTAGTGTTTAATTTGTTACTAGTTATAGGATCTATTTTGATAATTTACTCATATAAGATAAACAAAAGTTTATGCGAATCTTGTAAATTATGCAAAAATCACTAAGCTGTGGTAACCCAGCAGGTGAATCCGAAGTCTACAGTAAGAAGACCGTTGGTAATCTCGAAGTTAGACTTGTTGATAACCGATCTTGTAAGGTTGAGTGATGGGAGAAGGCTGACCCATGCATCAGTTGATGGGTTGTAGATCTCAAAGGAGAACGCAACTGATTCATAAACAGCTCCACCAGGGATTTGAAGTGTAAGGTCTCCAGAAGATGGCTCGTTGATACCGTAGGTAAGGTTGATAGATTCATCAGTTGTACCTGCGGTATAGTCAGTGAAGTCACCGTCAGAGTTAAGGTCTTGTAAAAGAACAGCAGCCTTACCACCACCGGAGATTTCTACACCAGTGATACCAATAAATGGGAATTGGTTACCGAAGGAGTATTGTGTACCACCTGTATTAGGAATGGTAACAAGCTCACCTTGTCCGGTTTCATCCATAATGTTGGTCGATGTAGCATTAGGAACGAGGAAGTACTTCTTGTCAACTTGGGACTTGACTTCAATGTTCGCTTCAATAACGAAGAATGTTCTACCACCGATGTTTACACGGAAGTCGTAGAATCTTGCAACTCTTGTAGGACCACCAGCAGAAACTGGGCTCAAAGCAGGAATTGGGCTATTGACTAACTGGAAGTAACCAGCAAGCGAAGATGCAGCCGAACCATCAGACATAAGAGACATGGAAACCGAAGCTCCACCCTCAGAAACTCTAAAGTTTGCATTTTGAAGCAATGGCAATGTAGCTGTCGAAGGAGAAAGAATTTCAGTAATCTTTGTATTAGCAAGCGATCTACCGTCATGAGCAGAAGCACCACCGACAAGAATTGGAGCTTGGATCGAAATGTCTTCTGTTACGCCACCAATGTCCAAGATAGCCGAAAGAGGAGTTCCTTGGACGTAGCTCTTAGGGCTAACTTCCATCGATCTATTTCTAGATGCATTTTCAACGATGTACGAAGTCCCACCAATTCTGAGGGTCTTATATACACCGTAAAGGTTATTATTAAGAGGCATGTTGTTCCACCTATAAATTTAAATTTCGTTTTTGCGACACGATATAACTTTTTATATTACAAGAATTCTTTATTTTCCTTGTTATTAAAGATTTATTCATTAAAAGTAAAAAGTCCTCCTGCTGTCATTGGTTCATTAGGAGCTTGAATTTTAGTCCAAGATGTAGTTCTCTTAAGAATTTTAGCAGACAAAGGTACATCAGATATATTGAATAATGGATGATGAAAGGTTATTTGTAATTTACCAAGCTTAAAAGTTAAATTTTCATTAACCATCCAGCCACCATGAATGTGTTGATGTAATTCTAATCCTCTTCTCATTACTTCATTCATTTCTCCAGTCCACTTAGTACCTTTAACACCTATGAATTGGACTTGATCATTTCTTTGTGCAACGGTTGTACTAATAGGCATAAGAAAAGCATGTGTTTCAGATTGATTTTCAATATTTATGCTGAATCCTGATAAAGATCTCATTTGACTTTCTTCTCTGTAAGCATCTAGATCAAGCCAAGATAAAGCTCTTTTTAAATATGTAGCATCAGAAGGAGCAACATATCCCAAACTGGTTCTTACATCTATCATTCCAACAAAATCTGCTGTCAATTTTGCATATTCATCATCAGGAGAACAGTTGATTTTTAAATTTTTTATTAAAACACAATCTAAAGATAAAAGTTCATTGTTAATTGTTGGAATGCTACCTGCAGTTAAACCATAATGAGAAGCTACGTGGTTTGTATCTATCCTTAAAGCTGTCATGGGATTTTCAGCATGCTTTAATAATTCTTTAACAGCAGGATCTAAATTTCCATTTCTATCAACTCGTAATGGACAAGTTAAAGATCCTTCAAATCTTTTAGCACCAATATTTGAAATAGCTGCCCCTGGTCCACCTTGTATGAAGTTTTGATTTATTTCTATATCTTGTTTTTGATTAATGCTAAAATCATCAACCATAAGATAATAATTATTTACTTTTAAACTTCTTATTAATAAACCAGTTGCACCCTCATGATTATTTATAGGACCAGGATAAGGCATCTAATTACCACCTTGAATCTTCTACTTCAAACATGCCTTTTTGAGCAATTGAAATATCACCATACGATTCCCAAGTGTATCTATATTTTCCGGGTAATAAAGCTAACCATTCTACATAATAAATGCCTGTAGCTCCAACATCGTGTTTGAGTTGGACATTTGTACCATAAACATAAGTAGTGGTGACATCAGCTGGATCAGTAATTAAGAATCTAATACCCGTAGGATCTGTCAAAGTTCCATCTCTTAATTTTACTTGAGCTTCAATCCTAATCGTAGAATTCGAATATAATTTTTGATTCATAGCGTTACCTCTTTAAATATATTCTTAAATGAATGCTAGTATTCTTACAAAAAAAGCCAGCATTAAGCTGGCTTTTTAAGGATAGATATTTAAATGTTACTTCTCGTTCCAGGCAACACTTTCCGCAGATTCGATCGATGAAGTGTTCATGCTTTGTGCAGCTGGGGCCATATTCCTAAGAACTTCTAATTCTTCAGGAGTAATTCCACCAATCTTTCTCACAATCTCTGCTTCAATCAATCTTGCCTTTACAGCTGTAGCAACTTGATTTAATTCTTCATTTGCAACTTCTACAGCTAATTGTTTTTCTGCCCAAAGCTCATTAAGTTGCTCGTCAGTTAATGTTGAAAAATCCATTTTATTTAATTCCTAAAATTAGAGCTTGAAAATTTTCGATGTATCTGTTGACCATTGTACAGTGATGTCGCCACCGTTTGGTTGAATCGGCAAGTTTGTTGCAGTATCGAAATAAGCAATCAATTGTGATGTTCCTTCAGTGCCAGTATCTTTATAAATTACGAACTGGGTGATTTGCGAACCAGAAACAGCAGTAAGAGTGATGTTAGAAGCATTAGCAACACCAGCACCAGGAGTCGATGTTGTTAAAGCAGATGATGTCGCAACTCTAGCACCAGCAGTAATATCCGATAAATATTGATGTGTTGTTAAGTTAACTGAATAAGCACTGGATAAAAGCACAACCTTGAATGTATTGCTGGACCAGTTAATTTGACCTAATAAGAATGCATTTCTACCAGTATCATAAAGAGCGTTAGCCATATATTGTTCCTCACAAGAAGTATAATAGTAATTTTCTACAAATAGTTCTTAGTTATCCTTTTTTATACACTAAGGTAACCTTTCACTATCATAAATTTTAATTTCCATAATGTATTTGTTATCGACTTCATTTTCCAAAAGATATTTACTACTAATTTGTTCTTCAATTACTGAAATATCTCTTACACTTACATTGATATTACCGTAGTCATTAGTTGTCATTCCTATTGTTCCTAAAGGTAATATCATAACCTTAAGAATGCCATCACGGAATGCAAAGATAAATTTAGGAGTTTCAACATAAGAATTATTGATTAATGTTGGTGGTAAAATCTTATGAACTGCTCTAAATAGATGAATTCCAAAGGCTTCTGCAGATAATATTGTTCCAGCACTAATATTATTCTTAAGTTCGAATCTATGTAATCCTAAAGCTTGTCCTGTCAGAATGCTTGTTGGTAATAATCTAGCTACTGAAGATAAACTATGTCTGTTTACAAATTCCCTTGAAGAAATTGTTCCAGATAGAATATTAACAACTCCAGGTCTTACAGTATGAATTCCTAAAACATGAGCAACTGTAAATGATGTTGGCAAGATTTTCGCAACACCAGCAATTAACTTATAACTTTCAAATTGTTCTCTTGTAGGTATGGATGTTACACCAGTTACATTTACATTTCCAGGATTAAGTCTATGTATTCCTAAGATGTTTGTATTAATTAAGCTTTGATGTAAAATCTTTGCAGCTTCAGGCTTAATTGTATGAGTTCCAAGAATTTGTCCACTTAAGATTGTTGTTGGTGATAAGTTCTTTCCACCAGCTAATAATGTATGCGAGCCTAGAGTTGATACATTTGTGAAACCTTGATGTAAGATTCTAACAGCACCAGCATTTATTCTTTGTGTGGGTAAAAATTCTTGAGACGATATAGATCCAGAAACAAGATAAACCACTTCAGTCTTAATACGATGAATTCCAGTTGCTTCACCAGTTAAGATAGATCCAGATTGAGTTATTCCTACTTGACCTGGAGCAATTCTATGTAAACTGACAAATTCTCTAGATGCAATTGTCGATGGGAATGCAGTTTGAGAATTTATGTTGGTAAAATTATCAAATAAGCTGTTAGAATAAGATGTAAGTCCAATATAACCTGTTGAGTATGTATTATCATTTACAGAAAGAGTTGATAATAAAATATTTTCGAAGCTATATAGTCTTACAGTTATATCTCCGTTTGTTTTCCATTCAGCTGTAATTCTATACCATGCATCTAAAGTTATATTTACTCCAGCATCAAAAGCTATAGGAGTAAGATTATTGATACCTTTTCTTAATTGGAATCCTGCTGTGTCTGCAATACCATTTCTAATATCTATGACAGCAAAGTATCCATTATAGATATTATTAGGTTGTATAGCAAAAGCAATTCCAGAAAGTCCAGTTGTAATATATCCTGGTGTCGTTCTAACAAATCCTGACCAGAAGAAAGTAGAAGATCTGCTATATTGAGTTTGGTAGATTAAAACCTTATTTTCGCTTTGATTATCTACCCTCTTCATGCCAAAACCAGAAATTCCAGTATATTTTACGAATGGTTTATAAAGAGGGCCCATTGTAAACCAGTAAATTCCAAATCCTGTAGCACCAGCATTTATTGGAGGTGGCTCATTAAATGTATTAAGACCATATATCTGATCTGTTGTATCGGATTTTACATAGTTGACAGTATCTCCGAAGTTTAATGAGCTAGCAGTTTCAAATTGTTCGTAGAAAATATTTGTAAATGAATTTGTATTTGGTACAATTTCGGAACTTAGAACAGAAAGATGTCTTAGATTGTAATTAGCATAGATATTTTGTATGTTAACATTTTCTAAGGATGGTATTGTTCCTGTTGGGATATTGACAAGTTCAGGTTTAATTGTATGTGTGCCAATATTTGGATTTTCTTCTCCTAAATAAATACCTCTCACTTCTGTTGGTGTTAGGGCTTTAGTGAAAATTTGCACTGTGCCAATTTGACCTGAGTAGTATTCATTCCAAGCAACAGATCTTCCAATTTGTAAGTTTTCTAAGCCTGTGTATGGAAGAGCTGGTGCATTCATGGCTCCTGTGTATGTTAATGTTTGAAGAGTATTATCAACATAAATTCTGATAAACGAATTAAAGTTTTGTTCTGTTGGTGTTAATCCAGTTGTTCCATCAATTACAGCTACAATGTGATGCCAGACGTTATCATTTATTGTAGTTGATCCAGTAATTCCGAAGATAATACCATTTCCATCACAAGGTACAAATTTAACTTTCCCACCAGCTATTCCAAGAGTTGCAGAAATACCAGAAGTTGAAGTAATTCCTCTGTTGTAGATAAGTGTTGTTGCAGATTGTGTAGTTTTTACCCACAAAGATATTGAGTATTTTGTGATAGATGTTTGGGTATATGGAACATCAATGTAGCTATTTGTTCCATCAAATACTAAAGATCCTGAGTTGTCTGTTGAGTATGTGACGTTGTTAAGTAAAGCTGGGAATGTAGTGATTCTTAGCGAGTTATATATTTGAGTTAATTCTTGTGTTGTTAAAATTCTATCATAAATTAAAACAGTTGATACAGTTCCATGCCAATATTCCCCAAAGCTTGGATTTCTACCGATATTTGTTACATTAATACTTGAATCATAACCAATTGTAGTAGTATTGATATCAATTACATCATCTATATATAGTTTAGTACCAGTAGAGCTCCATTGTCCAGCGAAGATGTGCCAATTAGTGTCTTGGTTTCTTCCTGTTTGTATATTATCTCCAGTAAAGATTGAGAATTTAGTTCCATCTCCAGCTCCAAATCCCCAATCAAAACCAGCATTGTCAGGAGATATTAATTGCCTTCTAGAAGATGATGTTGAATTTAATTTTGCAGATATAATAATTGTATACTGATTTGCTGAAGAAGATTGAGTAAAAGTAAAATTGTTTAATTGAATGTATTGATTAGTGCCATTTAATGTAAAATAACTAGCTTTATAATTATCTACAAAACCAACATTGTTAATCAGCTCTCCATATGCATTTCCTACTAAACTATACCAAATATTACCAGAACCGGGATATGAAGATTTGTTTCCAGCTTCAAGATGAACAATTAGCCCTGTTTTAATAATGTCATAGTTTTTTGACATATCTATCAAAGCATTCCCAGTTCCTTGATATGATTCTAAATTTGATGGAGAATAGTAGAATTGTAGATTGTCAGATATTAAATCAGGCCTTACTTTTGCCCTAGAAATCGTTAAATATGTAAGGTTTGTAAAGTTATCAAAGGAAGCATTAGAATACGAAACAATTCCCACTTTTCCGCTAGTATATGAATAATCTGTTGTTGTTAAAGTAGAAATGATATCTCCAAATTTATTATGAAGATTTACAGTTATTAAGCTATTATTCCAAGTGATTGTAATTCTATACCATTCATCTTGAACTATCGTAATATTTGTTGCTGTTACTAATGGTACAGAATAGATGTCTTTTCTTAATTGGAACGCTGCTGAAGATCCTGTACCATTTCTTATATCAATTACAGCAAAATATCCAAGAACATTAGAAGATTGTATTCCAAAACCTAATCCAGAAATAGAAGAAGTTTGATAATTAGGCTGTACTTTTAGCCAACCAGACCAAAAGAAATTAGAATCAGAAAGATAGCTAAAAGATGTGTTTACAATTTTGAAAGACTCGCCTGGTACTCTTGCTAATCCATAACCTGTCCATCCAGCTGCAGAAACATAACCAGCCATATAAGGAGGGGTAAATAATGCATTAATACCATAACCAGGACCATAATCAATCAATCTTATGTAATGATCTAAATCGCCCTCTGTGAAAATGCTTGTCGATTCAAACTGTTCATAGAATTTAGGAATAAGATAGTGGTTACCAAATCTATCTTTATTAGCCATGTAATTCTGGTTAATTTCTTGCGGTTGAAGTGCTCTATTGTATGCTTCAAATTTAGCAAACCTACCACTAAAAGGGCTAAATAAAATTGTATTTGTACCAGTACCTATATATGCATTTGATGAAGAAGTGGCATCTAATTTACCATCTATATAGATAGATTTAGTAAGATTAGTTTTATCAAATCTAAATGTTATATAATGCCATCTGTTATGTTCTAATAAACTTACAGAATTTAAATCATTATTCCACATTCCAAAGGTAATACTTCTTGTAGTATTAATTCTTAAATGCAGCCAGCTGTTATTAATTCCTGCCGTTCCGTGAATTAATAAATAAATTGAAGTTGCTGAAAGATTATTCCCCCACACCCAGAAAGAAACTGTCCAAGAAGCATTATTCCAAAATGTTGCAGGAAGAGTACTTAGAGTGATATTACTGCTACTATTTAACTCTAAATATTTTCCATATGTATTGTAAAGAACTGGACTTCCAGAAATTGTTCCGTTATAATTTCCCTGAAGGTCTGTTATTGTTGAAGTTCCATTATAAGATGAGCTGTTTCCAATATCATAATGTAAAGATAAGCCGTTAGTTACAAGAGTCTTAGAAATTGTCCCAGAAAGAAGATTTACATTTCCAGGGATTATAACGTTATTATTATTCAATGCTTCCGCTGTTGTAATTGCTGAAGGACTAAAAGAAAGATTGAATATATTTGTCAAGTTATCATAAGAGCTTAATGAGAAACTTGTAATTCCTAGATATCCAGAGGTGTATGATGTATCTGTAACTGTTAATGTTGAAAGGAGTACTCCAACCCCATCATAAAGTTTTGCAATAATAAGGCCAGCAGAAGACCATGTAAAGCTAATTCTATACCATCTATCTGCTTGAATTGTGATTGAGGTGTCAGTTGCTAGAGGTACTGTATTATTAATGTCTTTTCTTAATTGGAATGCAGCAGTTTCGCCAGTACCATTTCTAACATCAATAACTGCAAAGTAACCTAATTTTACGTCCCCTTGAATACCTATACCAAGACCTGTAAGACCTGTTGTTTCATAATATAGATTAGTTTTTAAGAATCCAGAGTAGAAGAAGTTTGTTCCTCTTGCATAATTTACGTTATATGCAATTACTTTATTTCCTGGGCTGCTTGGTGCTCTATATATACCATTTCTTTCAAAGCTTGCAGTGTTTGTAATTGGAGCGCCTGGAAAATCTAAGAAAGAATTTAATCCAATATTGAAAGAGTATTTAGCCCCTGGATCATTATTAAAGCCCATAGGATAGAGCCAAGAGTTGTACATGCCAAGTTGTTGAATACCAAAATCAGATGCAAATTCATAAAAATCTGTATCTCCTAATGTTAGATTTAATCCATAATCAAATTTATCATAGAAGATATTATTGAATGTATGAGATGGTAAATTCTCTGCAGATATAATTGATGGCGGTTGAGGTGTATTTAAATTTCTTAACGATGAGCTCTCTAATAAGAATTTAATACCTGATTTTCCGAATTTACTTGCATATGCTGTGTAATTTTCTTGTATTTCAGAGAAGGATAAGGCTCTGTTGTACACTTGGATGTTATAAATTCTTCCTTGGAATAATTCAGCATTTGCAGTTGTAGCACCAATTCTAAAATCTGAAGTTGTTCCAATTAATGCGTTTGAAGACCCTGTTTTAATTAATAGTCCATCTAGATATACAAAAAGATTAGAACCTCCAGACCTTTGGACAGTTAAATTTACAGGCCCAGATTTGTAATATAAAGCAGCATTGGCATAAGCACTATTGTTATTCAACCAGAAACCAATATAGTTTGGAGAATAGAACATTTGGAGTGTGCCAGCAGGGTAGTTACCAAAAATGGTTCCAACTCCGCCAGTACTTTCCACCCATGCACTAATTGTAAAATCTTGCGATCCTGATAAAATTACACTACTTAATTGGATTTGGTCGTTAGTGCCATCAAAAATTAATCCACCTTCGTAATTAGAAGTAAAAGCTACACCATTTACTAGAGTCCCATTTCTGGAATTTCCTGATATATCTAAAATAGATGTACCAGAGCCAGAATATGAGTTATTATTACCAGCGTCAAGATATAATTGTTGACCAGATTTTATTTGTGTGTTAAATTTCCAATATGTAGCATAATAATTTTGCTTTATTTCTTTACCTGATAATGCTGTAGTGTAGATTTGAACATTTCCTAAATTTATGTTTGCGTATACATTAGTGTTTGCATAATTAGGATCTGTTGGAATAAAATAATGACCAATTCTTATTGCGTTTACATTATCATTGTAATTAATTGCTCTTTTTGTTGAAGAATTCCACCAGTTTGATGTTGAAACATTTCCATCTATATAAAAGTTTACAGTTGGGTTGTTTGTATTAGCATTCGAAATAGTTACTACAACATGATGAAAGTTTGTATCATTTATAGAGTTAACGGCTGAAGAATAAACATTCCATTCCCATGCATTTTGTCCAAATTGTAATGCGATACTTTTTGAATTAATGCCATATATTCCAGAGCCTATCCAATAAAAAGAATAGCCTTTTGTAACTACACCTGGATTTATGTCAACATTATTGAATATAGCATAAACACCAGTAGCACTAATATCATTAATCTTAACCCATGCTGAAATAGTAAAACTGCTTCCAAGATTTAAAAGATCTGCATTTGGGATGCTTACATAATCATTAGTACCATCAAAAACTAGTTGTCCGTAATTCTTTGCTAAATATCCAACACCATTATTAAGAGTGCCAGTATAATTGTTGACTAAAGAATTAATTGTAGTTCCAGATCCTGTGTAAGATTTATAATATCCAGGATCAATATTCAAAAGTAATCCAGTTTGAACAATATCTGGATACATTTCTTTAGTTGGTAGATAGTTTACGTTATTTAATGCTTGTACTTGGAATCTAGGAGACAAAGCATCATAGTTCAATTTTCTTTCAGTTTCAGTTAATACTCTTGAATAGAATCTTAAATTGCTCACTTGACCATTAAGATTAAAAAATCCTTGAGGATATCTTCCAATTAATAAAGTTGCTGTAGAAGGTATAAAAGTGTAATTCCCAGTTCCAGCAGATACATTGTTAACATAGTAATTTACAGAACCATTACTATATGTGACAGATAGAAAATACCAAACATTTGATTGCAAAGTGACAGTAGAAAATGTAAATTGCTGAGAGGGAAAAACCTGCAAGATCATTTTAGATTGGTAGATTTCTATATGATATCCTCTCTCAGGGCTTTGTCCATAATTATTTGTGTTAAAAATTACTTGTTCTAAAGCTATATTGTTAGATTTAAACCAGCATTCAAAAGTAAAATTATCAGCATTATTTATTGCACTATTGTATGGAAATTCTATATAATCATTAGTTCCATCAAAATTCCACACACCGCCAAAATTTGTAGAGAATCCAACTCCATTATATAATACACCTTCAATGTCTCCTCCAATGTAATTTGTTGATAGACCTAGAGGCATAATCATAGATCTTAAAATAGAAGGATTATCATATGGTTTAGGTGATATTACTTTTGTTCCAGAGCTAGGATATGAATAAAGATTTCCAGCATCAATATCTAATACTAAATCTTGTGTAATTTTTTCTGGTGCACTCGGAATTGTAAAGAATGGATAAAAGATCTTTGTTGACCAGATATAGTTTTGTGTAACTTCTGCTTGGGCTAATTCTTTATTGTAGATTCTTAAGTAGCATACACGGACATTGGCATTATAACCACTTGTATTTAAAGTATTTCCAATAATAAATCCACCACTATTAAAATTAGCATTGGAATTATTATAAGGATTCATTCTATTTGTTAAAGTTTGAAGATTGCCATTGATGTACATCTTACAATTTTCAACTTGATTTCGTTTAAAAATAAATACAAAGTGGTTGTATTCATTTTCATATGGTGCAGATGTAACACCGTAAATATCATCTGACCATGTATTGAATCCTAGATGCCCATTTTTTGTGTAAATACCGTAATTAAGTCCATCAAATTTAAATGGCACAGTGAAAGTAGCTAAATCTCCAAACATCAAAAATTCAACTGTGACTGTATCGCCAGGATTTGAATCAGAAATGACAACAGTTCCAGTGGCATAATCTGTAGCACCAGAAAAATCAAAAGAATATGGAGATTTTATTGGACTATTTACAAGAGTGACATTAGCATTATTACCAGAAAGATCATACCAAACATTTCCTGTACCTGGGTAAGAATCTTTAGAGAACGCATTTACATATAATTTTAAACCGTCAGTAGTATATGTGTAAAATGGATTAGCAGATTTTGTAAATACAGATTGAGCTACCGAGTATATTAATTCACTATCAGATATACTGTAAGATAAGGCTGTTTGTACATAAGGACTAGACGAAGTTAAACTTACATTCCCATTAAAATTAAGAGAAGTTGAAGTTTGATTTGATGTGCTCGTGTAAATTGAAAATGAGCCATCTGAAATAATATCAGCTATTTTCTTATCCTCAGACTAAAGCAATTTTAGCATATACATCAGTGCTTGGTAAATAATGTGAAGCTGCAAATCTTCTTCTAGTTCCAAACATATTAGGTCCAACACCATTTATCCAAGATGATCCATTCCAATATTGAAAAGAACCATTTATATTTTCTGTACTGTATGCTGTAAATACTTCTTCATCTGATTCTGATAAATAATATGTAATCTTAAAATTGCCTAAAGTATTCAATACACTTGTTTGTTCAAATCCTATAATTGATGATGATGCATTTGAATCATATAAATTCCATTCAAATCCTGTAGGTAAATCTTCATCAACAAAATACGATATTGATAAACCATAAATTCTATTAGGAACAGATGCTCTGCCTAATATTCTGAATTCAAGCATAAATTGAATATTGTCTTTTGGAGTTATAAATGACATATCAAAAGAATCATTTAATAGACACCAATCTCCTGAGTCATCTGATATACCTTCTGTTCTGAAGTAAACTCTAAATGGTTCAGGCATCGACCCTAAATCATGACTTCCTAATACTTCAGGATGATGTACTAATAATTTATTGAATTTTGTTATATGACTAGTATCGATTGAATGAGTAATAATTCTTGCATTATTTCTTGAAGCAAATCTCCAATCAGCTTCTCCCGGAAATACGCCTAGTTTATAACTGTTTGCTACATAATACCAAAGCCCATCTGAAATATTAAAGTTTGAACTTTCTTTTAAGTGTGATACAGTATCTTTAGAAGGCATTCTGTAATCTGAACTTTCATAATTAACTTCTCCAAACTCATTATAGTAGTATGGATAATTTGTATCATATGGCATTACAGTATTTGTTGTTGCTGAAAATAACACTTGTTCTAGATTTGGGATATATCTTGCATTAGAAGGATTAACTAAGCTAAAACCTCTGTAGGCATTAGCTATTGGTCTTACATATCCATGATCTTGCCCAAATAAATCAGCATCTTGTTTAAGATCATTTAAATCTATTCTTTGTAATACACTTGCACCTCCACTTCTGAAATATATAGAATATTTATTTCTTCCAGGTCCAAAAGGTAAACAGAACATTCTTAAACCATCAGCTGTATTTATACAATCATAACTTTTCGTGATGAATTTTAAAGCACTTGTTGACTCTCCTGCTACTAGAGTTAGAGGAGCTTTTGCATTAAAACATGCGATTCTTAATGTATTACCTTGTTCGATAGATGCATAAAAAATATGTTCATTATTAGATGCTTTTGGCAATGATACTAACGAACCAGCATAAGTAATAATATTCGTTCCAGAATTAATTATTCTATATGTAGCTCTAATTCTATCTACTGTAGTGGCAAAAGGAACTGTGTTATTATGTTTCATGAATGTAAAATTCATGCCTTTTGTTATATAAACACCACCTAAGTTATAAGGACTGGTATTCCAATAATTTGCACTTAACATTATCACTTCTTCAATGATATAAGGTGAGTTAGGAGGGTAAGTTTTACTTAATGTTTCTGTTAGGGTTAATGAAGTATCTGAAATAATAGATGCTACCTCATACCACTCTGTTATAGCTTCAGGGTTTGTGGAACCAAAGCCTATTCTACTACCAACACTAAATCCAGAAGAATTAAATTTAGTATTTGTACCTGTGACTGTATTTCCTGAAACAGTTACATATCCATCAGATGAGCTTTCTACATTTATATCAGCATCATATATATACATATTTGTAGTGCCACGGAAAAATATATAAACTACGCCACCTTGATAAAATTTATTTTCTTTGCGATTATAAATCATGTATTGTATATTTTGTGTACTTGACGTGTTTGTTGTAAATAAATAATCTAAATTTTTTGTATATCTTATTACTTTAAATAAATAACTAAATGTATTGTTATAATAATTAGCACCATGAAATATATGTTCTAATCTTAAGGGTGATACATAATTATCATATTTATTTGCACCGGAGTACCTATACATTAGATATCCAAGATTTACATATGATGGGTCATATCCTGTTGAATTATATCCTTGATGATTAATTGAGCTAGGTGTTGTTCCAATATCATCATAATGTAAGTGATCATAAATATTAGCTAAAAATACATAAGATCCGTTAACTAATTTATATAATTTGTAATAATTGGTTAGCTCAGATTGATTCCAAAATATTCTTACGTAATTTGATGATGATAACACTGAATTAGAGTTATAGGTAATAATTTCGTCTGATAAATCAGATTCACCATCATTATTAACTAAAGACAATTTGTAGCTATAAGATGTATTTCCAGGAGTTCCAATATTATCATATCTAGATAAGGTTGGTGCTTTTGCAGGAATATAATTTCTATAATTTAAGCTAGAATCAAATGTAAAATCTATACTTTCGATAGCCATTATATTCCTCTGTAAATTTTTATTTTATATGAAGTATTAGGCATAGATGCAGTTACTATAAATCTTCTTCTAGTTCCAATAATATTAGCTCCTATGCCATTGACCCATCCATTATTATAATATTGAAAATTACCAAATGTTGTTTCTGTACTTAATTGTTTGAATATTAAATTATCATTCTGTTTGTCATAAATTTCTATAGCTAAATAATTTAACGATTCAAATAAGAATTTTTGTTTAAAGCCAATCACGTTGTTGTTTAAATCTGTATCTTGTAAATTAAAAGTAAGTTCTTTTGGCAAATATTCATCTGTTTCATATGACATAGATAATGAATATAATCTTGCAAACACCATAATTTTTTTCATCACTTTAAATTCGAACATAAATTGAATATAATCAGCTGGTTGAATTGCAGACATATCATTATTTTCTATTAAAGTCCATTTCCCTGAATCATCATCAATACCCATAGTTCTTGCATATATTTTGTATGGATCCGGTCTAATTCCAAATGATTCATCATATAAGTTTAGGGAATTTTGCACATATACTTTTTTAAATAATGTAGCATTTATAGTAGAAAATTTAGGTAAAACTAATCTATTTTTAGTTAATTCAGCTATGTTTGATTCAGCGTATAAAGGCCATATTAGCACACTGTTTTTTCTACCTTGATTATTCGCTGTCATATAATGCAAACCTTCATCAGATATTTGATACACGGGCAAATTCCAAATATAATTATAATCTCCATTTAATGGATATTTATAGATCATACTCTCATGTTCTGATGCAGCATTATTAGAACTCATTCTTTCTGAAGTACTTATGTTAATTAAATTTTCGAACCTATACAAAAATGACTGTCTAGTTATAGTTCCAAAGTATAAGTCTAAATTATTATCATAACAGTTTAATTCTGGACTACTTCTTGTTTCTAAAGCTGCATAGTTGTCACCACCTAAACGTATATATCTTGTTCTATCTAAATAAATATCAGTGGCAAAATTCTTTATTTTATCTACATCTATAACATATAACCAGCTACTATCCGGTGTGAGCATAATATTTCTTCCAGCATAAGGGCCAGATTTAGGAGTATGTACTCTTGTTAGATGAGATGTTTGATTATTATTACTGCTTACATTAGCAGTCATTGCTACTGCCGCTAGTGTAGATGTGCCAGCAACTAGATCTGTCAATGCTGCCCTGACATTAAATTTATAAAATCTGTTAGTACGTGTAGTAATATAATTATTACCATATACATAATGTGTGGTATTTGTATATTTTTCATCCGTACCAATATACATATCATTTGGAGGAGTAGTAGGATGAGTTAATCTATATACAGCTCTTTGATTATCTACTGTTGTAGCCATAGGAACTGAATTACCCAAATAAATTCTAAATAATCCGAAGTGTAATCCTTTAGCTATATATAATCCAGCTTGATTAAAAGGAGACACCGTTTGCCTAGAAGACATCATAACTCTTAACTCCTCTATGACATAAGGAGTATTGGAATTAATAGTTCCAGCTGATGTATTTATTGTTATTGATGTATTTGAATTGATAGCAGTAATATCATACCATATTGTGATGAATCTTGCTTCTGTAGATCCAAAGCCTATTCTTGCGCCAACAGCTATTCTATCAGACACCCATGTAGTATTTGCGCCAGTTACTGATGTTCCTGATACTGATACTGTTCCATTATTATGATAATATAATTCAGCCAAAGGGTTTCCGTAGATACTCATACTAGATGTTGGACTTAAATTCAAGTCTAATCTACCTACATATAAAAACTCATCTATTTTTTTGAAAAATTTAAATAAATATAATAGTCTAATTTGCCCAGCACTAGATGAATAATAAGTCAATATATAATTGAAATCATCATTATATTCAAAAACTCTTATTAAATCAGTCCAGTTACCAATATAATCTAATGGAATGTGATAAACTTTTCTAGGTCCAATAAAATTATCATAGTGTTTATCGCCTGTGTATTTTTTAATTAGAGGACCTAAGTTTAATTTATTCGGATTATAGCCAGATGTATTTACTGATGGAAATAATATTGTTGGTGTAGCAGATCCAATATCATCATAATAATTTGTATTAGTTATTGTTGCTAAAAATCTTTCATTATCTTTTGTTCTGCCATATATTTTATATCCAATAACATTTCTTATTGGTTTCCATGTTATTCTGTTAAAATTAGAAGAATTTAAAACATTATTTCCATTATTTATAATTACTTGATTAGATGTAGACTCACCAAAGCTATCATATGCTGTAACTCTATATGAATAAATTGTTGATCCTGTTGTACCAAATACTTCTACAGATGAAATAGGATTGTCTAAAGATTTGTAATTAGCAAATTGTGTTTCTTTATTAAAATCATACTCTAAAATTTTTGATTTTTTGTTAGATAATTTAAGAACATTATTCTTTTTAATATTGATATTTTGCGGAACTGTTGGAGCTTGGATAGAATTTAAGTAGAATCGAATCGGACCATTTAGATAGTTGTTTCCAAATGATTCTCCTGTACCAATTGATGGAGCTCCTAACATTCTATAATTAGTGACTGGTAAACTATAAGAAATAGGTTCAGCGTAAACAGATTTTGGATTTTCATATAAGCTTTGAACTTCACCTGCGTCTAAAGCTCTATCGAATATTAATAAATCTCTTACTGTCCCGTTAAAATATTCTGCACTATATCCCCAGCCTACACGTAATGGATAATTTCTATATCCTCCAGGCCATGTTCCAGCGTAATTTATTTGATTAACAAATTTACCATTTATAAATAATTTAACTACAGATCCATTCCATGTACCTACTAAATGATGCCAAGTATTTGCAGCTAAAGCAGTATTTAAAAAAGGCCCGTTTTGTCCTGAAGTTGTACCTATTCCAAAATAAATTTGAGGTCCTGGTCCTTGCGAAAGATAGAGCGAAACATTACCACCAGCATCTCCAATTACAACTATCTTTTTATATGCACTTTCAAATGTTACTGGCTTAAATACCCAAATAGAAAATGTTAACGAATTAAATGGAATAAATATTCTTCCGTTTTCAGCATAGTCATTGCTCCCATCAAATGATAATCCACCACCATTTGCTGCTGTCCACGTAGGCCCATTAATTAAAGATAAATTTCTTTGTGATACCAGATCATGAGCAATATTACCCATTTGATCATTAAAAGGGTAACAAGCTATCAAGCCATGTGTAATGGGGTTGTTGTAGTTAATTGTAGAACCAATTGGAGGTCTGTATGAAGGGTAAGTGCTCATCTTATCTTAATTTTTACTTTCCCTAAAGAATCTAAAACTCCTGTATTAAAAACGAATCTTCTTTTAACTCCTGTATAATTTGTTTCATCTTTAAAATCTAAATGCAATACACAATATTTACTAAAGGAATTATTTCTAAAATTATTCCATTGTGTATATATTTTAGTATCTAACAAGAAATAGTCAGTAACTCCAATCTGTTGAGATGTGTATATAAAATTGCTCACATCATAAAAACCATTAATAGTTACAAGACAATATCCTGGACCACCATTATTTCCAGTAAGAATTCTAAAAGGATGATAGCCCGCAGTAGCATAATAGGATGCAAATACTGGTGTGCTAGATGCTGATGCAAAATATATTAAAGAGTTTGCTGCTGAATAATTCTCTTCTAATGCTGCAGGACCAACGTATAATCTACCTTCATCATCATTAGCTAAAGAAATCGTAACTGTTTGATCATAAGGTGCATATAAATAACCGAAAAATTCATAACTAGTGAATGTTGGTACAGCATTATCATTCATATTAGTAACTACTGTTGTAGCTGTAGGTAAATTAGTTTTGAAAAATGATAAATTGCCACCCCAATAGCTTCCAAATGTTTTTCTTGTAAATCCCACAATGCTATTTCCATCAGGCGGTATCACTTGAGTTTGTAATGAATTTAAAGCATATCCTTTTAATATAAATAGATTATCTAGATAACCTTTCATATAAGAATTTGAATTAGATATATTTCCACAACCTATATTTAAGGTGTTAGTGATATTATTGAAAATTGTAGTATTTGTAACTTTACTTTTTCTTGTTCCATTTAAAAATGTGCAGATTTCTCCACTTCTTCGATAGACTGATATTCTGTTCCAGTTATTCAAAAGTTCAGATATATTACAAATTTCAATAAATGTGTTTGCACTACTATTTCCGATATAAAATACTAGCTTATCTATACTCGAAATTGTTTCTTTTCCAATTTCCCATCCTGCATCTCTTCCTGATCCACCAAAACTCAAAATTCTAAAAGACGATCCACCAAAATCAGACAATGAGAAAGGTTTGTAGAAAAACTCAATATGAAAATCAGAATCAAAATTGAAATCATTTGAATTATTTGTAGCTATATAACTGTTATTAAAATAAACAGAATTTACACTATTTTTCTTTTGTGATGAAATAAAAACATTATTAGTATTAATTATTTTTTTACTATTTGATTTGTCTGAAATTTGCGCTGTAGTCCATAAATTTGTATATGTTTCTAATTTTCCATATGTAACATTTTCAGACGATTGACTTGCATAAAGAGTATCATTATTGTAAATATCAATAGTATATGGTAATGCTTTATTCAGCATTTGATTTTGATTTAGGTATATTGTATTATTATTAGCTAAAGTGTTTTTTGTATCAAATTTTAAATCAAAACTCGAATCTCGATTGTATATGACTGTTAAACTATGAATTCTGGCGTAAATTCCAGAACCTCCAATAGTCTTAAACATAATTTTAAATTGGATTTTATCACTAGTACTAAAAGAAGATAAATTTTTTGAATCAGATAATAGTGTCCAAGTGCCTGTGTCATCAATCATGCCAGAAGTTCTAGCATATATCTTAAAAGTATCAGCAGTAATACCTTGCTCTAAATCTCCTAAATAATCATCATACTCAACTTGTAATTTATCAAATCCTACGTTATCAGGACAAGAAATAATAGGAGTAATAGCAAAACATTTAAATTTGTCTGCTAAAGTATAATCAGCACAATAAATTTCAGGATAAATAGCATTTTGGTCAGATCTATAATATATACCCTCAAAAGAAACACCATATTGTCTTATGTTGTTTCTCAAGGCAGAATATGAATTAGGACGAATAGTATCATCCATCGTATCTCTGTATAATCCATGTCCACCGCCAAATCCTAAATATCCATCTGAAGGCCTATTCGTGGGACTAAATTCTAATATTTCACATCTATGAGCTTGTCTATAGCTGTTGTATCTACCCATCAAAAATTTGTCAGTAAATGGATCATAAGACATATCTACATAAGAAGCTAATACAATTGTTTCGTCATTAACTGTAGTAACAACAGTAGCTCTTTCAAAAATGTAATTTTTTCCATTTTCAATTGAATATTCTGGAACTCTATATAAGAATCTATTATCATAGTGATAATAAAGTGAATTTACACCTTTACCTGTGCTATGATTGACATTAGCAAAACATCCTATTCTAAGATCTCTGCCCATCACATTCAAGGGACTATGATCAACTTCTAAGGTTTTATATAAATAGCCAGAAGTTGATCTTCCTGACGACAAACCAGATAATGATGCTCTAATGTTAAATTTGTAAATTGAGCCACGTAAATTACTAGATGTGTTTGATATCATAACGTACATATATTGTGTTTGATTATCAATTTTTGGCCCTAAAAATGCTAATGCTGGATTATACATTGTAGATGTCATAGCATCTGATAAAATGTATGTAGCTCTTTGATTATCTATTGTTGTAGCCATAGGTACGCTAAAGTTATTCAAATCAAAGAAATTATAATTTACACCCTTTGTTATAAAAATACCATTATTTGCAGCAACAAGATTTGTTTGGGTAAGATTTTGAATAAACCTTATTTCTTCAATTATATAAGGTGTATTGGCAGGAATGTTATTCTGTAATACTTCTGCTATTGTTATACTTGTATCAGACGAAATTGCTGTAATTTGATACCATGTTTTGATTAGGCTTGCATCTTTAGAGCCAAAACCAATTCTGGCTCCTATTGCAATTCGATTAGTCACCCAAAGAGTATTTGTCCCTGTGACAGTAGATCCTGTAGCAGATATAGTTCCAGTAGTATGTCTATCTACGGATACTTTGAAAAAATCATCATAATAATTGTTGGGCCTTGGTAGATAAACCCTTCCTTTGAAATACTTATCATCCGTTTTTGTATTATGTTCGTATAATCCAATAGTATTATAGTTGCTGTTGTTATTTTGATTTGTAAATAGCCAGGTTATATCATTACTGTATTTAAATGCATCAATCATAAATGCACTTGAAGTAGCATAGTAATATCCACTATAAAAAGCTTGATTACTAATTGTAGATAAATAATTTTTTGATTTATTTATTTTATCAGTATAGAGTTTTATATATTTTCCTAGATTAAGCTTGTTAGGATGATAACCTGTTGTATTGATGCTTTTTGGTTCTTCAGATAATGTTGTTTGTCCAACATCATCAAAATGATTAGCATCTCTTGATACATATAGTAGTTGATATTTATTATCTACTAATTTGTAAATTTTATAATAAGTTGCAAAATCATATAAATCCCAAGTTAATCGAATAAAATTACTTGTTGAAAGAGTTGAATTACCATTATTTATAGTTATTATATTCGAAGGTAGTGACTCTCCATCATCATTACAAGAAGATATTTTATATAAATATTGAGTACTCCCTGTTGTTCCAAATACCTCACTAGTAATATTATTAGGAGACAAAATAGGTAGATAGTTTGTTGTTTTAATATTTAAGTCAAAGTCAATTCTTGAGGATAATTTTGGTTCTAATAAATTATTCAAATTCATTTTACTGTTACCAAAATTTTCTGACGATGAAATTGAAGGCGATGAAATAGTAATCTTACCTGGGAATATATGATTTCCTAATTTTTCAGCAGAAGGGATACTTGCTGTTTTTAATTGATTATTTAAAGGAGCGTAATATTTATATGATGAGGGAGTATCTACTAATTGATAAGGATTTTCATGCAAAGATCTTATTTCAGAATCAGTTAAAGCTTTATTAAATATCATTACATAATCAATATAACCTTTAAAAGTTCTTGAATTAGGATCAGAATTGTACCATCTTTTTCCAATAGTTAATGGATATGCATTAGGTGTAATACTATAATTGAAATTGCCACTTTGCCATAATGATCTTATAATTCCATTGTAGGCCATTTGGATAATAGCACTGGACGCTGTTTTTTGGAATGTATTGGCAAATGTATACCATGTATTATTATTATATCCAATGTTTGTAGCTGCATATGGATATCCTAAATCAAAGTAAGATTGTGTATTTATAAACCAAAAACCTAGTTCTTCATCTGTGTCACTAACGCCTTTTCCTAGAACATCATTCCATCTTGTTTGAACGTCTGATGAATTTACTCTAAAAAAAATAGATATAGCACTTGGAGAACTTAAAGAATTTGCATCTGGAACTTCTACATAATCATTAAGGCCATCAAGAAATAATGAGTTGTTTAGAAATGAAGCTCCATTTTTTAAAACTCCATGATTGCCATTCCCACTAAAATCATAAGCAATATTTCCGCCGTTTTCATTAAATAAATATCCAGCCATTAAATGAGTTGATAATGGATGATTTGTATTTAATGTTGAGCCGAGAGGTGGCTTATAATTATATTGTGAGTAATCTAACATTATAGGTGAACAACTAGTCTCTTAGTTCCTGCTGCGGTAAATAAAATATCGCCTAAAATTTGTCCTAATCCAGCATCAGTCCATGTAGCTCCACCATCTACTGATCTTTCCAAATACAAAATTACATTTCCGTTTGATGAAGCTGGAGCAGTGACTGTTAGTTCAACTTCAGCGCCAATATATGCATTTGCCAAATTATCAATAATATTAGAATATAAATATCCAAGGTTAGCTACAGATGTCGCACCGCCTAAAGGAACAAATGACAGGTTTAAAATTGTTGAAAAAGAGGAATCAAAAACTATTTCACCAGCTGTACTTATTTTCCAAGGCCTAATTCTAAGTACTACAGCACCAGCAGTACTAATTGTTTGACCAGTTCTATTTTCGACTGCAAATCTATATGTAGGTCCTAAAATACTCATTATTTAACCTCTAATTCAACATCATATTCTATATTTTTTTGTAAAGAAGTTGAAGGAACAAATCTTCTTCTCAGTCCAATTTGATTTGGACCATAACCTTTTTGCCATCCAGCTGAGTAATATTCAAAATCTCCCGTAGATGATCTATCAGAATTTTGTATTAAATATAATTTATTGTTATTTTTGTTGTAATATTTAATAGTAAAAGTTGGAATGGTTTTATATAATTCATTTTGTACAAAACCTACAATTGCAGAGGATGTATCACTGTCAGATAAATTCCAGGAAAATCCTTTAGATATAGTTTCCTTATTATCATATTCTATACTAAAACCATAAATCTTTTTTGTTTTACAATAGTGCAAAAATAATGATGACTCAATTCTTACTTGTAGCTTACCAGTATTTTGTATTCCACTAATATTTCCTAGAGAATCTATCAAAGTCCACTTGCCAGAATCATCTTCTATACCATAATTTCTTACATATAATCTTATTGGTTCAGGAGAAAATGAATTTGCGTTATCACCATATAAAACATTAGTATTTAAATGAATTCTTCTCAAAAGGGTATTTCTATCTAAGTAAATGATTGGAGATATGCAATAATTTTTAAATTTATCTGCAAATGTCCAGTGAGCGACATGAGGAAAAGCAAAAATTGTATTGGCATTTCTTGCACTGCTGGATCTTAATAAGTATGACCATCCATTTATCGATCTAATAAAGTTTTCTGCAGTTTGTATTGAATCTACAAAATCATCAGTTTTTGCTAATGGATTGCTCATTCCTGAAAAACTAAACATATTTGTGTCAATAAATTTATCAATATTACCTAATGTTGAAATATAACCTTTTAAGAGATAATAACTGTAAGGAGGATAAATCACTCTGTCTAATAATGAATCATATCCAATATTATCTTGATAATTTCTACTTTGAAATAATAATGGATCTATATTTGGAATCATAAATACTAAAGGATAACTATGCGTAAATAATTCTATATTATTAGCATAAATATCAGAATCTTTGATAACAGTAATGCCATTTGTTGATGTAAATATAATTACAGGGGTGTCTTTATAAATTCCATGTCTAGGAGTGCAAAATTCACCATTCATTAAAGACCTATCACGGTTTGCAATAGGAATAGTTCCTCCACAAGTTAGCACTAAAGAGTCCGCAAATGTTGATACTGTAGAATATGCACCCAGTAAAGAAAAGTCAAATGTCCTTGAAATTCCTGGTCCAGCATATTCTAAATAAATTCCTCCACCACCCCCAACATCACCACAAATTAATCTTAAAAATATTGGCCCAGCGGATAAAGTAATACTTGCACTTACTTCATATACTCCATGACTGCCAGGTTCTGATAAAAAAGCATTAGCAGTCGTAAAACCACTTTCAGCATTTGCTCCAATCCAAAAATAACTTGCATCATCAGATCTTAAATAAAATGTGTATGAACCTGGTGTAGTGATGTTTATATATCCATAATAGTGATATGTCCAAGCTGGTAAGTTAAGTCCTAAATTAATTGTATTAAAATTTCCACCATAAATTGGAATATTACTATTAATAAAATTTATATTATCAGCAAAATAACCTGAAAATTCATATTTAGCGAAACCAGGTAATGTTTGTGATGATATAGTCATAGTTTGTCTTATGTTATATTTTTTAATACCTATGACATTAGAAGTTCCAATATAGTATACACAATATACATATTGTGTATTATAATCATCCATGGGCTTTAAAGGCATCGCAAATATAGTGCCAAGTATAGAAGGGTTAGATAAATTGTAAATATTAGCTCCAATAGATTCTGTTAAGGTTGGTGCATATGATTTACCAATATAAAAGTCATTTTCTGTAACACCTTTGATTAAATATAGATTAGTTGTTGTATGAAACACGATTCGCATTTCTTCAATAACATAAGGTGTATTAGCAGGTATATTTTCTGAGATAGTAACAGATACAGTAAGAGATGTATCCGAAGGCAAATCTGTAATGTAATACCATTTATCAACTAAATGAGGTTCTGTAGTACCAAAACCTATTCTTGAATTTTTAGAAAAATTAGCAGTTCTCCAAGCTGTATTCACTCCCGCTACAGTAGTTCCTGAAGCAGAAACAGTACCAGTGGAATATCTCGTTATAGCTATTTTTAAATTTGTAATACCATAGGATCCTGTTAAGCCAATATCTCCTACGTATGACATTCTACCTGTTGACTTAAAATGTTTATATAATGCAAATCTTCTTGGATTACCTGTAGAAGGTCTATCTAGTACAATATAATTAATATCATCAGACCAAGCAGCTACATCCATGATATAGCAATAAACATCTTGAGCTTGATAAACACTGTCATATTTAGGTCTAGCTATATCAAAATCTTTAAGCTTGACATAATTATCTTCTTTATTTGTTCCAGTAAATAAAGAATAATAAGTTCCTAATGTTAACTTTTTGTAATCATATCCACCCGAAGCGCTTGTTATAAGAGTTCCATTAGGAGTTATAGATCCCGTGTCATCAAAATGGTTATAAATTGTAGTTGTTAGTAATTGTTCGCTACCATTTATTCTTCCATATATTTTATAACTAGTAGCACCATCAACCCAATTCCATTTGATTCTATTGAAATTATTTGTTGATAAAGTAGAATTGCCAGTAGTAGTAATTATTGAGTCTGTTGCTATCGATTCACTAAATTCATCTATAGCTTTAATTCTATATGAATATGATGTAGATCCAGCAGTTCCAAAATTGGTTATAGACACATTTGATGGTTTATCTATAACAGAATATCTTGTATATTGTGTAGATTGGTTAAATTCAAAATCCTTAACATTTTTGACTATACTTGATACATTTTTATAAGTTATTGGATTGAATGTATTTAATACTGGCAACTTTTCTTCTGTCTTGATACTTGGGGCTGCTAAAGATCTATGTTGTGAATAAGAATAATAATTTAAAGCTGCTGGAGGATTTATGAATTGATAAGGTTGTTCATAAAGCGACAATACTTCTTCAGCAGATAAAGCTCTATTGTATATATAGGCATAAGATATATCACAGTTTAAATAATGACCAGGCCCATCAGCTTCAGATCTTGCAAAATTTAATGGATTATTGCTATTTTCATAATTGATTATATATGCATCGTTTGAAGCTACTCCAGCTGATTTATTGATACCATTTACATATGTTTTTTGCTGTCCTGTAATACCTGTATTTACATAAGTGATGGAAGCCCATTTATTTTCTATATAATTTGAAAATACAGATTCTGAAATTGTGTTTATCTGCCATGTTGTCCCTGTATATCCACCAATCAAAGTCATGATCGTATTGCCAGTTCTAGCTATGCCCCAGCCTGAATAAGGGATGCCACTACCATCAACCCCACGATTTGTTATAATGTACCCTGTTCCTGAAACAGCAGTCCTGACTCTAGCAAAAACATGAATAGTGAACGGTGTATTGTATTGAAATTCTAGATTTTTGCTTCTAGGTGTATGTTGTATATAATCATTAGTTCCATCAAAAGAATAAAAACCATCATATGAATTATTTCTAGTAGGTCCATTATAAGCTGTACCATCATGTTTATTTGCCAAATCATAAATCTTATTTCCAGTTTGTTCATTAAATAGCCAGCATCCCATCAGTCCTTGAGAAAGAGGATGATTGAAATCTATTGTTGATCCTAAAGAAGGTTTGATTTTTGATTTATTATTAAACATAACTAAAAATTAAATTTATCTCTAAAATAGTTTGACATTTCCAACACTTCTGCATCTGACATTGTTCTATTTACAACCATTACAGCATATATCTTCGCATCATTAATTGGATAATAAGGATAAGCAGAAGAATTACCTATAGAGAAAAATCCAAATAATGTTTCCAATGTTGTATTAGGTCTATAAGTCAATAAAAATTTCTGCCCGTCTTTGTACATTCTAAATCTTTCATAACCATATATATTATTAGAGTTAGATGTATTGCTGTAAGAAAAAGTCATTACTGTGTTTTCATCATAATTTTCTACATAAAATCTTGGAGCTGAATAAGTTTGTTGATAGTTATCACTAGTTGTGTAATACCTACTGTTGCCATTATAAAAAAATTCTGTTCCTCTTCCATAATATCCATATACAGGATTATAAGATCCTTGCAATAAGTACATAAAGACATCTGATATGGCATAACTGTTAGGTGTAGTCTGGTTTCTTATTACAAAAAACACAGTGAAATCTTGATTATAAAATGGATAAGATTTAGCAAGAGTATTAGCAGCTACTGGAGTAAAATAATCATTAATTGAAAATGATGTAAAATAACCAGCTTTATTCCATTCGACATGCCCATTACATTGAAAGTGATTTCCAAATCCACTTAAGTCATACCAAATATTTCCAGATTCAGGATAAGATTTCTTTTCGGAAGCATCTAAATATAGCACTACATTTTTTAGAACAGCATATTCGATATTTGAACCATAAATTTTATTTGGTAAAGTATTAAATGCTAATTTAGTATTAGATAATGCTTTTGTTACTTCTACAGCCTCTACATTATCATAAATAGATCTGGAACCTAAGAAAATTGTGTTTCTTGAAAAAGGAACATTATTGATGAATGAAGTGCCTGTGCCTGTCAGGGTTTTTCTGTTGCTATATGGAGTAGAGAAATAGTTATAAAAATCAGATGTTGTTGTGATACCAGGGCCAGATATTGTTACAAGCATTCTTCTCGTACTTGATACAGAATTCATAATTCTGATACTATAATATTCTCCTGCATTTAAGCTAACAGTATATGTATTTAGGCCAGTATTAGTGTATATATTTCTATTAGCTTTAGTAAATCCGCTATCTGCTAATGGACCTAACCATAAGTAACCTATATCCCAGGCTTGATAACTAAATGTATATGAGCCAGTTGAAGGAGCTAAAAATTTTCCATAATAATCAATCGTGTAACCGGTTATAGATTGATGAAAAGCTAAATCAAAATTATGTACATGTTCATAATCTTTCATGAGCTCCCCATTATTATGATCAAAATCTCTATTCTGGTCATAAAAACGATAGAATCTTTCTCTAAGCCCTGGAACATTAATATTCGAAGTGCCAGAGTCAATAGTTATAGTTCCTTCACTGTAATATATAGATGAAGGTAATGTTTTTCTTATGAGCCCGGTAATTTCATTGTCAAGTTTTAAATTTACATCATAATAAATTCTTGAAATTTCGTTAGTTGTTACAGATTTACCAATTATTCTAACTTCATAGATTTTTCCATTAAAACCAGAATTTGAGTAATCAGAATTACCAATCTTCAAATTACTAGACAGCAAAGATAATGTAGGTGAAATACTTTGTGTTTTGTTTAATTTTCCGTTTATATATAGTGAATAATTAGAACCTGTGAAGTTAATAATAACATTATAAATATATCCTGGTTTAATATTTCCATCTGAAACTACAATGCTGGAATTTCCAATCCAGAAGTTAATTTTATAATCACTTGATATATATAAATGATAAAAATTATTACCTGTTGATCCATTATTTCTTGATATTAGACTCATATTACTAAAGCTAATGTTTTCATTAACTATAAAAGTAATACTCATACATAAACCATTGCTATAAAGTTTATTAAATATTGGTGAGTTTAATGTAATCGATGAATTACCATTGAAAACCCAGGGAGTATCTATTTCTGTATTTCTTACTACATTATCTAAAATAAATGTATTATTATAATCAGATAAATCTTTATTATTACTTTTATCTAATCTTAGTAAATCCCATTTTGCGGTGTAAATGCTGTAGATAATTTTTGCTGTTGAATTGAAAGAATAAGTATTGACATATCTCATTCTTTTTTCTATAGCTTGAGGACCAATGCCATTTATCCATGAATTATTATAGTATTGGAATTGTCCATATGTGTTATCATCGCTTCGTTGTGTATAGATGATATTACCAGTTATTGCATCTTTGGCTTCGATTACTACTAATGGCTCAGATTCATATAATACATAATCTTTTTTATATAGTTCTTTTTGCTTAAAGCCTACTACATTATATAAAGTACTAGAATCTGATAAATTCCATTTAAATTCTGGTGAAATAATATTTTTTGTTTCATAAAATAAATCTAAATTAAATATTTTACGAGGTATAGCAGAATGCGCCATCATAACAAATTCAAATCTAAATTGGCATTTGTCTGTTGCTTTGATATCAGATAAATCATGCATTCGATTTAAGGGTATCCAAACACCAGTATTATCTTCTATACCTTCGGTTCTAATATATAAATTATACTCAGCAGGTAATTTAGTAAATCTATCATCGCCTTCGCAAAAATTATCAGACAGTATTATTTTAGATAATTTTCTTGCATTATAGGTACTAATAGCTGGGGTTATGACAAAAGCATTATATTTTTTAGCGAATAATTCATCTGCTTTATAACTGATAACTTGCACTGGATTCCATTGATCAGTTCCTTCACGAGTGATAAAAATTGATCCGTTTGCGATATGTGTGACAGGGTTTAATGACCAGTTATGATCATATCCTACATCATAAACTAGCTTATTGTGTGGATAGGAATAATGAGCAGAATAATATTTTCTTTTGAGTTTAATCGCATCTCTTAAACCTGGCTTATATCTATAGAAACAGAATTGTCCATAACTATATTCCATACCATAAAACATATCTTCTTCAGGTAGGTATTTTTGGTGTCTCATACTATACCATCCACCACTCACGGTATAGCCTCCATTACCAAATACACCAGAAAATTCATATATTATTATGTTATTATTTGGCACTAAAAGTGGTTTTGTAGGAATTCTATAATTTCTTCCATAGATAGCTAGATATAAACACTCTATATCTTTACCAGCGCCAGATAAAGTAGTAGCTAAGGTTAATTTACCCGAATTAGAAGGTGGGGATTGTAAAGTAACAAAAGGATTACTTCTAGCAATAAAAGCTGCAGTAGACACTCCAGCACTGAGTGATGTCAAATCAGCTCTTAAATTAAATACTAATATATGATTATTTGAACCACTATTGTTCGCTAAACTAGCCACATAGACATATTGTGTATTATTATCAACTTTAGGACCACAAACAAAATTAGGAAACCAATAAGAATGATTTAAAGTATCGTCTAAATAATATGCTGCTTTAATTCTGTCTACAGTGGTTGCTGCTGGAATATTTGTTTGCTTCTCATTATTGAAATCAAAATAGCTTAGACCTTTTACTACAAATAATCCAGCTTTAGTGAAGTCAGAACTGTTATGTCTAGCTGTGACAATTATTAATTCTTCGATTACATAAGGTGTGTTTGCAGGATAAGAATTTGCTGTATTTGTTAATGTGATAGACGTATTAGAATTGATTGCAGCAATTTCATACCAATCAGTAACAAATTGTGGAGTGTCTGATCCAAAACCTATTCTATATCCAACACATAGTTTTTGATCATTCCATGTGGTGTTTGTTCCAGTTACAGTAGTTCCAGAAACAGATACGGTTCCATTATTTATTACAGTATAGCTTGCATATGGTTTATCATATGGTTGTAAGTTTTGGGTAGTCGGGTAATTTACATATGCATTCCCAGCATAATCTATAGTGTTTGTTCTTTTATCATAAATATGTAAGTGTAATCTGGATACTGTCCAGTTTCTAGATTCATCTGTAAGAATCCATGTTATATCATCTGACCAAGCAATAGCTTCTCCTAGACCTGGATATAACTGCACTATTCCATGATTATAATCATATCTATGTTTGATAGATACATAATTATCTAAATATTTTGGACCCGTAAATAAAAAATGTTCTTCTGATACATTTAATTTTTTATGATCGTATCCTAACGTGTTCTTTGATAGAGGAGTTGTATTTTGTAAAGTAACCCCAATATCATCATAGTAATTGTTGTAGAGGTCAGTTAATAATTTCATATTATTTCCTGTTCGACCATACAATCTATATCCTGTTGCTTTTGGCACTTTAGTCCATTTAACTCTGTTGTAATTTGTGGAATCTAAAGTACTGTTCCCATTTGATATTTTAACTACTGATGATGGTAACGTTTCTCCAAATTTATTGTATGCACTGATTTGATAAGTATATTCTGTTGATCCTGTGGAGCCAAAAGGAACTACAGATGATATAGATGGTGATAGTAAAGCATTGAGATCTGTTACAGGTAATTTACTATCAAATCTAATACTTTCTATTAATAATCCACTTTCAGGTGTATCTAAAGAATTAGTAGGTTTTCCAAATGATTCTGAAGATAAAATAGAACTCAGGCCCAATGTTACAGGACCAGGCATGATAGCAGAACCCATAGATTCTGCTGATGCAATAGAAGGTGCGTATAAAATTCCTTGCTGTCTATATGAATAGTATTTTAAAGCAGCAGGTGGGTTGATAAATGCAAATGGATTCTCGTCTAAAAATCTAATTTCTTCGTCAGATAAAGGTCGATTATATATATAAATTTGATAGATATGACCTGAAAAATTGTCAATTCCACCGCCCCTTCTGCCAATTCTAAGATTATGTCCCGGCGAATTTATAACAGTTGGTACAGATGCTGTAACTTCCATTGCTAAATTTGCATTTACATATGTTCTTACAAAATTACCAGGGCTCCATGTTCCACAAGCAAAATTTAGGTTACCATCACATACATTGACAGTACTATAGGATTGTGCGGAATTAACAGTAAAACCAACTCCACCAACGGAACCGCATGACAAATTAAAACCATTAGGTCCGTATGTTCCACCTGATTTATCTATTAACCATTTGTCTGTAACAGAGGTCCTAAACCAAGCTAATACAGATAATCCAGTAGTCGGCAAAGTATAATTATCATTAATAAGTTCAATATAATCGTTTACTCCATCGAAAAATATAGAACCATAATCTTTTGGAAAAAATATGGGACCATTAATTAATGTTCCTACAGTAGGCTTTTCACAAAGATCAAAAATTTGAAGTCCAGATCTTTCATTAAATAAAAAACAATGCACAAGGCCATTTGTTAAAGGATGATTCCAATTAATAGAAGAGCCGTGAGCAGGTTTGTAATTATATTCTGAACTTCCTGGAAACATTTATAGATGTACGATTCTTCTCTTTGTACCAGAGGTTGTGAAGTTTAATATAGCAATAACTTGGCCTAAACCATTATCAGGAAAAGTTGTTCCATCGTCAAGCGATCTTTCAATATAAAGAATAACATCACCATTTGATGATGCTGGAGCTGTAACCGTAAATTCAATCGTAGCTCCAATTAACTTAGTCACACCATTATCAATAGCTGCTGAGTTGAGATAAGCAGTGTTTACTAAAGTTGTAGGGGATGCTGGAATTGCGCCTAAGTTAAGAGGTACAGTTGCAGATCCGTCAAAAACAACTGATGCATCGTTAGCATATTTCCATCCACGATACTTAACAACAATTCCACCAGAGGCAATTGTTTGTCCAGTTCCATTATATACAGAAAATCTAAAATCAGGTCCTAAAGCACTCATATCTATCTCCTAAAAGCATTACCAATATCTATGTGTGTAATGCTGGTATTTTTTCCAAATAAAATTTCAGCTCTCGATAACATTTCTTTAGGGGCTAAGTTTGAAATATCAATTTTATCCTGTTCAGAAATTACTTCGTTTTCTATGAGCGTATCTAAAACATTTTGTACAGCTGGTTCTTCAAATTTAAATGTTTGTAATCTAGAAGATAATAATCTTAATATTAAAAGAGCTGCATTTTGAGCTGGATTATCTGTCTTTGAAACAGATTCAATTAATAATATTTTTCCAGTGGTTAACATATAATCTTCTAATTTATCTATGCTAATTACTGTTTCACCAGCTACATATTTGTTGTTTAATATTTCTGCAATACCAACATGATTGCCCAACTCTAGTAAAGTAGAATAACCTAAATTTTCAGGATCTAAATTAATTTCATTACTTAATTCGCCATAATTGATCATTGTTTCACCTATACTATTTCTATCTTTATTTTAATTTCATCAGATATTAACACACTGGCAGTTAATACAAATCTTCTGAGTGTTCCTACTACATTTGTGCCTATACCATTTGTCCAAATATTTCCTTGAGCTAAATATTGAAAATTACCAAAAGTAGTTTCAGAAGAAGTTTGAGTAAATACTAATTTATTATCTTTTTTTCTAATATAAGATATTTTTAAAGTAAGATTATTTGGATATACTTTAATTTGCTCAAATCCATATATATTTTGAGAAAGATTTGTAATATTATTGTTGAATTTAAAATATTTAGGAAGCAATTCTTCTTTTTCTGCCAATAATGTATATGAATGAATTCTTGCAGGACACATTGATAATCCAAATATTTTGAAATTGAACATGAATTGTATAGAATCTTGAACTCTAACAGTAGATAAATCATAAGGCAAATATAATCTAGTCCATGTACCTGAATTATCTTTTATTCCAGTTGTTCTATAAAATACTCTAAATGGATCAGGTTGCACTGGGAAATCTTCAGAGGCTACTTCTTCAGCATAATTGACTAATAATTTATTAAATTTACTTACTGAATGGGTGTCAATTTCAGGACAAATTACTCTGTTTTCATATTCCATAGGTGTTTCATTATCTCCACCTACAGGCATTGCGAATATATTACTATGTATTAGATCTTGGACAGATGTATTTATGTTAAAAGTATATATTATTCCATTTTTAGCGTTATATGTTTTGTTGTAACCATTAAAAGGATAATTAAATGTATTTTTAGGATTCCATTTACCTGGAGTGTATAAATTTTGCCCACCTATAGCATAATATCCTTGTAATTCATTTGCAAATTGAAATTTAAATGCCGAAAATCCATACCCGCTATAGCTGTTATAAAAAAAATCAGTGTAATCATCATAAACATATCTATAGGAGTTTCTAAAATCTTGAATTCTATTGCCATAGTTTATTGCAGGTATAAAAAAAGTTTCACCAGGTATATTCAATGCATTCCTGACAATATAACTTTCTTCCGTTCTTATAAAAAAATCAACACCTCTATAAATTAATGAAGGTTTATTTGCATATGGTCCAGATTTCATAACAACATGAAACAATCCCCCATAAGCATTTCCCCAAGAGTTAACTAATAATTGGCCAGTTGTAAAATCAAAACAACTATAATCTGTACCCGCATCTAATGATAAATCTTTGCGAATGTTATATCTTAATATTCTTGTCCTATTGTTTACATTATTATTATCTACTTGCTTGATATACAAATATTGTGTATTATTATCTTTGATAGGAGTTACACACATACCATAATAAGTATTTGTAGATGTAGGTACAAATGATTCTCTGATATTATACGAGGCTTTTTGTCTATCTGTTCTATTTGCAAATGGTATTGTTACAGTACCATTTATTGTAAAATCATCAATATTTAAGCCTTTTATAAAATATAGTCCAAACCCAGGATTGGGTAATATTATAAGTCTAATTTCCTCGATTATATATGGGACGTTAGTTTGATTAACAGATGGCAATCTATCAATTGTTAAACTTGTGTTACTGTTAATCCTATTTACATAATACCAGGTAGTAATTTTTTCTGGATCTGTAGAACCAAAACCAATTCTAGCCCCAACAGAAATTTTCTTATCAAAAAATGTAGTATTTATTCCTGAAACTTCAGCAGTTGATGTGGATAAATTGACTAGACCATCTGTAGTTTTATCCATTATTGCAACAAGATCAAAATCCCAAGCTGATTGACCCGATGATGCAAATGTTATATTTATAAAACCTTTATGTGTGAATGTCCATGTAAATCTATCAAAAATAACCAAGTGATATTTTCGTATTTGACTTCCACTTGCTTCGTTTCTTTGAAATATTAATAAATCATATCTTTCGGTATAGCTAATAACATCATTAGCATAATACATATATAACAATGGAGGTGAAGTGGAATTGTATATCACTCTCATTTCATCAAAAAAATGAAACATTTCATGAGGTTGATTTGAGATATAATTATTTTCTGGAGTAGTTGTGCTCGTGAATAATTTTTGAAATCTGCCAATATTTAATTTACTTGGATCATAGCCAGTAGTATCTTTCGCTGGTAAAGTTCCATTAGGTGTATTAATACCTATGTCATCAAAATAATTATTATTAACAGTAGCTAAAAGTTGCTCTGAATTGACGGTCCTACCATACACTTTATAGCTTGTAGCATAACTACTTGATGTCCAAGATATTCTAATAAAATTACTATTACTTAATATCGCATTTCCAGTGATGACAACAGGATCACTTGCTAATGTTTCACCATAGGAATTTATAGCACTTACTCTGTACGAATAAATTGTAGACCCTGAAGCTCCAAAAGCCTGTAATGAAATTACAGGCTTCGGAACGGAATTTAGTGGTGTGATTGTGCAGCTTGAATCAAAGTTATATTCAAACGCTTGTGTTGTTGCCATCCATCTCTTCCAGTGTATGTTTTCCAGTAGCTACAAAAAATGCAGGAAAAGCAGCTATAGGAAATTGTGTATTATCTCTTTGAAGATATACCTCTACCAAATCTAAAGCTTTGTAATCGCCAGTATATTTTACACAATATTCAGTTTGTGTCAACACTGGTGTGTCAGCCTCAAGATGGTAAATTACATCTTCAGGTTTTACATCTTCACTCATACATTTACCTCTCTATTTTCTTCATTCATATCCTCAATTTCCTCTGATTTATCAACCTTTATAACAGATTGGATATTATCACCATCATTAAGAGATATAATTTTTATACCAGAACCAGCTCTGCCCTTCAATCTTAAATCACTAACACGGACTCTTTGAATCAATCCCTTGCCAGTGAGAATCAAGAATTCATCATCTTCTGCAACAGCTAAAGCACTAACAATCTTGCCAACCTTAGGGGAATTTGTATCAATGGTCTTTAATCCACGAATATTTCTTCCAGACCCACTTCGATATTCAGAAGCATCAGTTCTCTTGCCATATCCAGTAGAAGATATCACCAAAACAGATGGGTCATGATTCTTATCAAACGAAATCATAGAAGATAAGCAATCGCCATCCTTAAGAACCATAGCCTTGCAACCCTGAGAGTTTTTACCAGATACCTTGATAACATCTTCTGAATATCTCGCAGCTAGACCATTAGAAGTGATAAACATGATATCAGAGTTTCCATCAGTCATCGAAATAAATGCTAATTCATCTCCTTCGACAATTCCAATAGCTTTAGTGCCCTTCTTTCGCAAATTAATATTATAATCACGAATCTCACTCTTCTTAACTAATCCATTCTTAGTAGACATCAAGAAATACCCATCTACATCAAGACTCTTTAAGGTCATGGTACAGGCAAGATCATCACCCTCAGAAAGCTCCAAAAGATTGTTGATATGAATTCCCTTAGATGTTCTTGATCCCAAAGGTAAATCATAGCCCTTCTTCTTATAAAGGTTTCCCTGCTTCGTGAAGAACATAAAGTAATCATGAGTTGAGCCAAAGAACAAACTAGAAGCTTCATCCTCTTCACGAGACTTTACACCAATTACACCCTTGCCACCACGATTTTGAGCACGATAAGTATTTAAAGGAACTCTCTTGATATAACCATCCTTAGTAAGAGAAACTACAATAGATTCTTCCTTAATAAGCTCTTCGTTAGACATGGCAAATACAGTAGAGATAATTTCACAGCGTCTATCATCTCCAATCTTTTCTGCTAAATCTAATTGTTCCTTAGAAATCAAATTCAAAAGTCTTCGCTCAGATCCAAGAATTTCATTAAGATAAGTATTTCTCTTCACAAGCTTATCAAATTCATCATTCATAGAGTCTGTGTCAAGCTTTGTAAGATTACCTAATGTAATTCTCAATACTGCTTCTGCTTGATCATTAGTAGAAACAAATCCCTGAGAAACAAGTTCAGATTGTGCAACTTCCTTGTTATCAGCATTACGAATCAACTTAATAACAGCATCAATCTTAGAAGTGATTCCAATAAGACCCTCTAAGATATGAATACGCTTGTTGTTCTTAAATAATTCAGCATTAAACTTACGTGTTATGACATCTTTTCGGTGATTTACAAATGTTTCTACGAGTTTAAGCATAGGTACATTTTCAACTACTTTTTTGCCATCTAATAGGACAGTGGTATTTACAGAAAAGTTAGTTCTAAGACACGTATGCTTCAAGATTAAATTTAAGACTACATTTACATTAGCAGACTTATGAACCCAAACTCTTACATCCATACCCTTCTTATTTGTCAGATTTTTAAGGTTAGTGATGCCCTCGATTTTTCGGGATTCAACAAGTTCTTTAATCTCACGACAAAAACCCTCTGCAGAACCACCATAAGGAAGATTTACAATTTTGATATAGCATTGACCATTCTTCTCTTGCTCAATTGTGTGATAGCCCTCAAGAAGAAATGAACCTCTACCATTAGTGTAATAATTTCTAATTCCATCAGACCCAAGAATCTTACACTTTAATGGAAAATCTGGTCCAGGCATAATTTCAAGCATTTCATCGATAGTAAGATTTTGATTCTTGATATATGCTGCAATTAGATTAGCTGTTTCTCTAAGGTTATGAGGAGCCATATTAGTTGCCCAACCAACTGCAATACCAGAACAACCATTGACGATAAGGTTTGGAAGAAGAGAAGGAAGGACATTAGGTTCCATCATTTCATCATTGTAGTTAGGAATATAATCTACAACTTGATTCGAAAGTTCCGAAACCATGTAATCACCAAATGTAGAGAGTTTAGCCTCCGTATAACGCATCTGAGCCGATTTATCTTCTGGTGCGGGAGATCCAAAGTTTCCTTGAGGATGAATTAATGGATAGCGTAACGACCACTCTTGAGCCATGCGAACAAGAGTAGGGTAAATTACTGCTTCTCCATGAGGGTGATAATTACCAGAAACATCACCGCAAATCTTAGCACATTTCTTAGTTTTACCAGATGAACGAAGACTCAAATCATCCATAGCAACAAGAGTACGGCGTTGGGATGGCTTAAGACCATCCCTTCCGTCTGGCAATGCACGATCTTCCATGACAGCGAAAGCGTAATTAGTAAACCGCTCGTCGATAAGTTCTGTAAATTCTTTCACAAGAACATTATCTACAGCGCTACTAATTTCTACTGTATTGTTTTTACTTTTTCTCATACTTCCTCAGCTAAAGCCCTTTCTTGGGACTTCTTAATAATGTGCTCTTTACGTGGAGCAACTTCACTACCCATCAATACCGATAACAACTTAGATGCTTCTTCTGCATCTTCCACAGCTACTTGAATAATTTGTCTTGTGCCAATTTCCATTGTAGTATGACCTAATTCATCTCCATCCATTTCACCTAGACCCTTAAAACGAGTTACCTCAATTTTATCACCATACTTCTTACGATACGAATCAAGTTCTTCATCGGAATGTATGTAATATTTTTGCGATTTTACATTAACACGATAGAGGGGTGGTTTTGCAATGTATAGTTTACCAGCAAGAACAAGAGGACGCATAAAACGATAGAAGAATGTCATGAGAAGCGCTGCAATATGAGCTCCATCATCATCAGCATCAGTCATAATAACAATCTTGCCATATCTTAAATCTTCAATCTTAAAATCTTCTCTAATTCCAGTTCCAAGGGCAGAAATGATAGATGAAACTTCTTCATTTTGCATTAATCTAGCATAATCATTCTTCTCAGGATTGATGATTTTTCCACGAATAGGCATGACAGCTTGAAATTCTGGGTCTCTTCCAAATTTGCTCGAACCCGCTGCGCTATCGCCTTCCACGATAAATAGTTCAGTATTTACATTGTCTTCAGAATTACAATCAGACAATTTTCCGGGCAAAGAACCTGAACGACCCAAAAAGCTCTGTCTCTTAATATTCTCAGATGCTTTCTTTGCAGCTGCTCTTGCCTTAGCTGAACGTAAAGCTCTTTCTGCAATAAGCTTAACAATATTTGGATTCTTCTCAAAATACTCAACGACAGCTTCAGAAAAGAGTCTATTTACAACACCTTCAACTTCTTGAGAGCCGAGTTTACCCTTTGTCTGTCCTTCAAATTGAGGTTGTGGAAGTCTGACAGAAATAATTGCAATAATTCCATCTCGTATATCTTCGCCTGTGAGATTAGCATCCTTTTCTTTAAGAACACCAGAGCTACGAGCAAATTGATTTACTACTCTTGTGATAGATGTTTTGAAGCCACTAAGATGAGTGCCACCGTCAAGGGTATAAATATTATTTGCATAGGTATAGATTGTTTCTTCATCTTCATCACCATATTGAAATGCAACCTGAACATTAATCTTTCCACTCTTATTATCAAAGAAAAATGGCTTAGAAGGATATAAGTTTGAACGGGAAGACGCTAGATAAGAGACATAATCAGCAATCCCACCTTCAAAGTAAAATTCTTCTTTAGTTCCAGTGTGCTTATTCTCATAAACAATCTTCAATCCACCATTAAGATATGCAGTTTCACGAAGACGGCGTAATAGAACATGCTCATCAAATTGAATATTATCATTCGACCGCTTATTCCAAATTTTGTAAATAATATCTAAAGATTGTTCACTAGTATTTGTTGGCTTAAAAATATCATAGAAAATAGCACCGTTAACTTCACCATTAATTAAAGCTTTGCGCCATTTACCAGAACATTCAGCAAAAACTTCATCAATCTCGAAATCATCAATCAAATGCTCACGGAATGCATCTTCCACTGCAAATTGACCAAAAATGTTATAGTCTGGAGTGAAAGTAATTTTAGTTCCTGTTGAAGTTGAAGTACCAGTTTCAGTTACTCCAGATGCAGGAATTCCACGATCAAAACTAAGCGAATACTTCTTCTTGTCACGGGATACTTCTGCATCAAGTCTTAAGGAAAGAAAGTTTACACAGGAAGCACCGACACCATGTAGACCACCAGATGCTTCATATCCAGAACCATCATCACCAAACTTTCCACCTGCATGAAGCTCTGTTAATACAATCTCAAGAGTAGAACGCTTCTTTGGATCTTCTTGCTTAATTGCTACAGGAATTCCACGTCCATTATCAATAATTGTGACAGATCTATTATCTTTAGATACAATAACATCAATTTTTGAACAATGACCAGCCATATGCTCGTCAACTGAATTGTCTAAAATTTCCCATACAAGATGGTGCAGACCCTTTTTACCAGTGTCACCAATGTACATGGCAGGGCGAGTACGAACAGCTTCTTGACTTTCAAGAATCTGAATCGAATCTTCATTATATTGATTGGCCATAAATCTTTCCTTTTGGCATAAAAAAATGCTGTGATGTAATACCACAGCATTATACCCTAAAAGTGGGAAAAATTGATAACTTTTAGCTTAAAACGGCTTTTCTAATATGTCTGCGAATGAATATCTTCCTGCCTGATCATATCTTTCTGCTAATTTGATTAATTGAAGTTTTACAGAAGCCATTGGCATACCGCCTCCAGCTCCACCACCAGCTTGTTCTTTTTTCTTCTTGGCAGCAATATCTGAAGCAATTCCTTTGACTGTAGCTTCTAACTCATCAAGGGAAGTGATATCAGCAATTGATTCTCCTTCAGGTAATCTTTCCCATCTGGAGTCTTCAGTTTTTTCTTGTTCTGATTCTTCATCTTCAGGGGATACATTTTGACGATCAGTTCTTTTACCAACTTTATCTTCGTCGATACCACCTAAAATATTACCACCATACATAACCCAAATATCTTGAGCAACCTTAGATGAATCTGAACCTATTTTTTGAGAAAGTAGAGTTTCAATATCAACATCATATAAAATCTGTCCAAGTTCTCTAAGAGGGGAACCAATTTCTTCTCTTGTAGTAGCTGCTGGAGCACCACCAGGTGCAGCCATAGGGGCAGTTGGAGGACCACCCATAGGAGGCATCCCCATATCCATTCCAGGCAATTGAGCAAGCTTATTGAATTTCATGTTAGTTTCTTGAGAGTGAATCAGACCAAACTTTACCACGTCCAGGAGTATGAAAACCAGATGTTTCATGATGTGTATCGTCTAATAAAACAACTGGTTCTTCTTCTTCAGATAATAAATTTTCTAAAAGATCTGGGTTGATAATATGCATACCCTCGAATGAGCTTTTAGTTTGTGAAGCCTTGCGGATAATTTGCTCAGGTGAAAGATTTGCAGCAAGAACGATATCATCAGAAAATTCATCATGATTATTAACCAAAGACATTGCGCATAAAATTGCATCTGTCATTTTTGATTCTACTAATCTAATATTCTTTGTAGCTGTCTTTGTCATTTTTGAAAGAGACTTATTGAACATTGCTGAAGCTTCTGCAACAATAATCGCTTTCTCATTAATATCATGTGCATCAGGTGCAATGTCGTCTAATAATTTGTGTAGTTCTGATTCAATAGAGTGCATATAAAAACTCCCAGCAAAATGTTCCTTGAATTAATTATACATTTGTCAGTTTGATGTTTCCTTCTCCTTTAAAGAGAAGGCTTGTATTGTGTAATAAATTTTATGTTTCTAACTAGTCCAGCAGATTGTCCATTAGGAATATATGCTGCAATTCCGATTCTTGTAGCTTTCGCTTCGTTTGCTTTATTTAAGATAGCTTTACCAAGAGGAATAGCTGTACTAAGAGATGTTGGGAAATCGTTCCATAAACTAGGATGTGTGTTATAAGAACCAAATCCATTCCCTTCAGTCCAGTTGATATTTGATGAGCCAATTGTGTAATATGGTTGACTTTCAGCTGGCTGAGGTAATGAAATCATAAATTCTTTGCCAGCATTAACAGTACCTAAATCAATTCCTACCACAATTCCAGGATATATTTCAGAGTTAGAATCCATTTCTGTAACTCTTAGCCATCTACCATTACTTCCTGTGCCTGGATTATCAACAAAATATACACCATTTTGAATTGCTGAAGCTTGATTTTTTACTAGTACTCTGTCACCATAGGCTAAAGAAACACCATCAACACTTAAAGGAGCAGCTGTAGTAAGATTAGATACTGCAGTTGTTGTAGCTACTTTACAATTGTTTAGCCTTAAATTACTCCCTTGTTCTACCCAATAAATGCTTGTAGAATTAAGAACTGGAGAACTTGTCGGCATCCAAATTCCAAAATATTTATTAGCATTTAATGAGCCTTCTAAAACTTGTACTCTAAGAAGGGCATTTAGATCAGAAGTTTCATTCATTCTTTCATGTCTAATTAATTTTAAAGTTCTTTGATATCCAACTTTATAAATACCGTTTTCAGATCCTGTTGTCTGTGCTTTAATTAATATTCTTAAATTTTCAGTTATAGCCACTCCATTTAAAGTCCCAGAAGCTGCTAAAGTTAAATCGATGTTTGTAGAAGAGGTTGTATCTACATTTGCAAAATTACTAGCCCATGTATTAGATCTCATCCAGTAGTTATTAGATGTTCCCACGGTCGTTGCTGCAGAATCAAAATATAATTCCCAAGAAACATTTTGTCCTGATGCAGAAGATGTTACAGTAACTTGAGAAGGTTCTATAGAGAATTGATCAGGTGTAACATTTCCAGTTGTAACCCTAGATAATACTACTTGCTTTGCGCCTCTCTCAAATAATCTTACAGAGCGTTCAGATGATGTTGTTTGTCCAGATAAAAGAATATATGGATTTGTTTCTAAAGTTAAATCTATGCTGTCAATAGTATCTGAAACCCCGGCAGTTAAAGATGCTATATTAGAAGCTGAAAGAACATTAGCATGATTAGAATAAAGAGTTTCTGTTGTAATATCTTTTAAATCAATAGCAGTTGTTCCTAAAACATAAGATCCATATCCATTAGGTACACAAAGTTCATATTTTCTGATAAATCCATTATTGTTCATATTAACAGTCGAAAATGGATAAATTTCAGAAGCATTGTCTAAATCTGTAGCTCTTGTTAAATTATAGCTATCAATTTGGTCATATAAATAAATTCCGTTTTGTGTAGCAGTAGATTGATTTTTGAGAAGTACTAAATCTCCAACTGCTAATGTTACAGTATCAATTACAGAAGGTGGTGTTGAGGGTGTGATATTAGTAGTGGAGCCAACTCTTACTGTTTTGTCTGTTAATGATGCAGAAGCTAGAAATTCAATATTGCTCGTGCCTAAAACAGTACTTGCAGGATCATAGTAAGATCTGTAAACTGTTGAACCACCTACAGTAACTTCTATTGGGGCTATTGCTGTGTAACTTGAATCTCTCACCAAATTCATCACATAAGGGCCAAATCCATAATTGTAAACGCCTGAAAGTGGGATTGTTGGACCTAAAGCTTGAGCTGCTAAAAATACTGTATCGTTTTCAAGAACTGAGTATCCATCAATTGTTGAAGGACAGGAAGATTCATTTGAAACATTACTGGTATGAATAATGACAGTTTTATATGTAGCACTTTTACCTATATTTGGAATGATATGAATATTTCCTGAAGAACTTACACAGTACCATTCAATTTCTGGGTTATAATTGGTGTATGTAAAATCAATACCACCATAAAGAGCATCAGAATATGGAGCTTTTAATGATGTTCCAATTCTGAATATATTTTCATCATTAGCATTTGTATTTGGTAATTTTTCAAGAGATGCAAAACCACCTACACCATTTATGACTTCTGTTCCTGTAAAGACATAAACACCAGCCACATTGCCAGCAAGAGGGGTTGTAGCATTAATGTCACCACCATAAGCAAAAACTACAAGAACTCTATCTCCATAGTTTGGTGTACCTGATCCAATTAATTTGCTTATTGGTAATTGGACATTCACATTATTGACATCATAATCAAATTGCTCATTGATTTCTAATATAACTGTGTATTTACAATCTTGAAGTCTATCAATGCTTATATATCCAAAATTTCTGTTTGTTCCATTTACGGATACAATATTTTCTCCAGCTCCAAGAATGTCATCATAAATATTAATGATTCCTGTTGTGGCGTTATTTAAAGTAAAACTTGTGTTACTAGTTCCAACGCCCTTTTTAGCAGTCATGTATTTATGGGTTAAAGTAGGAGCATTTGTAATATTTACTTTTGTTGGTATCTGGAATGTAAAAGCTGTATCATAAGGAACATTTCTTGTCCAAACCCCAGCATTATTTACATAAATTCCTGAAAGATGAGGATTTGTAGTATTTTTTACGAGAATTGTATCAAGATTAGAAATACTCCTAAGAATTCCAAATCCATCAGTAAAAGAAGTACCACCTGAAGAAAATGCAGCACCAATATAATAATAACCAACTGTTGCGCTTAAATAAGGAAGAGATGTAATTAAACCATTAGAAGAAAACGGTGTAATAGATTGGTTGTTATATTGTGAGGTGTATTTAAGGTAAACTCTTCCATGATTTGTACCTTTCATTTGTTCCACAGCGATTCTAGAAAATCCACCAGCTGTTCCTAAATTTTCCCAAGCTGCATTTCTGGTTAATACACTGCTTCCTGGAGTTGGTGCGCCATTAACTCTATAAAGACCATTTTCATTTTTATTAGTTTGTGATCTTAATAGAATTTTATCATTATTTAAGAAATCTTTAACTGCAATACCACCTATCGAAGTTGTTACATTATTAAAATTTCCAGAAGTGTAACCAGTTAAATTGTCAATAGATGCAATTCTTCCTGTTAATGCTGTTGGTGTAGAATAATCAATCCAAGTAATATTTGCAGATCCAGGGACTTCAGATGTACCAGGAGCATAAAGTAAATATTTCTTTGTTGCTTGTGACCCAGAGGTGATTGTTGCGTACATGCCTCTTTTGATAGTATATTCATTACTATAAACTAATTCGTTAGCTGAAGATGCGAAGGTAGTTGTATATATTCCATTTTGTCCCTTAGTTGTTTGGGAATTTACAATAACTCTTTGTCCATTTTGAATGTTACTAAATTCAAATTTCTTTTCAGACACAGCCCCGGCAAGATTTACATTTTCGATGATTCTGTTTGAACAATCTTGATATCTAAAAGGGTACAACAATCTATCATATACTGCAATTTCTCCCTTGGTATTGAAAGAATTTAATAAGAAACTAAAGCTCTCATTCTTTCTTGTCATATAATAGAAATTGCCACCAAAAGAGTTAGTTCCGTTGGTGAGATATACAATTGTTGGGACTATTTCAGCTGTCGTATCAAAGCTTGTATGCCTAACCCAAATGCCATCAGAACCTGTACCTGCTGTTTGAACTGTGTAGATACCATTTTGCCATTCGTTAGTTGTTGATCTTACTAAAATTACATCTCCATTTATTAAAGATACACCAGATATGACATTAGGAGCGCTTGTGATACTTGTTGGGGACCATGTACCAAAACCTGAAGATATGCTAATTTTTACTGTAATTGTGCTGCTAAAATAGGCTGTTGCATCTGTCCAATTTAAAGTTGTGGAAGATTGAGCACCTGAGGAATAATATCTAAAAGTTTTTCCGCCATAAGTTGTTCCTTTTAAGATATTGATTCCCACTCTTTTCTGGCTATCAATGGCACTATTTATAAAGTTTGTTCTACTGTCAATGGTTACTTTATTTGTATTAGGGGCATAGAGTTGAGTGACAGAATAGATTCCATTTTGACTTGGATTTACCCATTGATCTTTAACTAAAATTCTATTATTGAGTGCTAAAGTTTGTCCATCTAAACTAGTTGGGGCGTTATTAAAATCTGTAATGCTATTTGTTGTTTTGTTGATTAAAGTTGTTGTAGCTACACAGTTTGTTAAAGTTCTTCTTGTGGTTCTTTCAATCCATTTTACAGATAGTCCAGCTACATAATTAGATGTGGATCCTGGTCCTTTTTCCGTAGCAGTGTCATTAGCATACATGAAATAAGACTTTCCATTATCAGTAGCAGAAGCATTTACAACATTAACAATTCTGCCTCTTTGGATTGGTTCTTCTATAAGATTGTATTTGAAAGTTGAATTTGGGTAAGCTAAATCAACAGTATATAAACCATTCTCAGTCTTTGTTGTTTGAGAAGCTACAAGAATATTATCTCCTACATTTAAAGTAACTCCATCATGAGTATCTTTAACTTGATCAATCACATTAGATGAGAAGTTTGGAAGATTTGTTAATGAGATTGCTCTTGCAGCGGGTAATGTAATAGGCTCAATTGAATCTAATAAACAATATTTGATTCTATAGCCAAGATTGTATATATTTTGTCTTAGTTCAGGTTTTTTAGTATTTGCGTCCCTATAAACATCAGCAATATATGTGTCAATCCAAAGTTTAATATCTTCAACATTAGAATTGATCCATTTTAATTGAACGATCTTTTTATCTGAATATAGGGATGCTTGAAAATTGCCAAAATCTACATAAGGAATTTCTGGATTAATTACTGTAGTTCCATTAACATTGTCAAGTTCAGTCCAGATAAAAGCTTGTGACATAAAATAAAAAACCTCTTGGGAATTATACAAAAAGGGGAGAATTGATTATTTTTTTCTCCCCTATGATGTTTCTATCCTATCTTCTGCGTTCTGGGCGATTGAAAATTTCACTAGCAACAGATGCAAGTTCAGATCTTTCAACTTTTCTCAGTAAGATAGATGCAACTAATTGGCTCTTCATACCGCCATTAACTGCGTGAGCAAGACCATTGGATTGGGCATCAAGATATGGATTTTCAACCTGTGATAAATCTCCTAAAAGAATTACCTTAGAATCCTTTCCACATCTTTCAACAACCATTCTGGCCTCTCTATTTGTGATATTTTGGCATTCGTCCAGTAAGATAATAGATCTAGGAATACTTCTACCTTGAATATATGCCATAGCTTCTACTTCAATAATGCCTTCTCTAACCATTTCTTCAAACATGTTATTAGAAGAAAGAGACTTTGAGCCTAAAATTTGATCAATATTATCTTTGATAGGTCCAAGCCATGCAGAGATCTTTTCAAATTTATCTCCTGGCAATGCTCCGATATCTTTACCGCCAACTGGAATTAAAGGCTTCATGACAATAATCTTCTCATATGTGCCTTCGTTGATTTGCTGAAGTGCAGATGCAATAGCCAAGAATGATTTACCACATCCAGCTTTTCCGGTTAAGGTTACAAGAGGAACTGTCTTATCATATAAAGCTTCCAAGGCACATTTTTGTTCAAGATTCTTGCCTTCAATGCCCATGTAAGCTTTTCTTTCAGCATTGGATTTTTCTTTTAGAATCTTCAAAACGCCATTCTTATTATATGTAGGACACTTTGCTTCGCCATAATTGAAAATCAAAAATTCGTTAGGATAACATTCCCCTAAAGATTCTTGTAATTCTGGAGATAGTTTAGAAATTTCAACAGTTTCAGATGCCCAGAGCCCCTTCCAATCAGCGTCGTTAGTACATTCAATTTGTCTAACTCCAGTGTAATCTTGAACATCTAATAGATCAGCTCTATAATTTTCACCGTTACAGCCCCAGGTTATAGCTCTGATTCTGAGTCCTGTATCTTTGGTAACAATGCAAACTTTTTTTCGTGGATTAACAGCTTTGAGAGCCAAACAACATTCTATAATTGCGTTATCAGAATGAACTTTAACAATGTTTGGTCTTTCATTTTTTTGTAACGGAGATTCGGTGTTATAAACGAATAATTTTCCGTTTTCGTCATTAATTTTGACACCTTTAATTAAATCTTGAAGAGTGTAATTTTCTAGTTGTCTAAATACTTCTCTCGCAGCAAAGCCGATATTGTCTCTTTTTGTTTTAATGTCGTCTAGATCATCAATTACGGCCAAAGGAATATAAATATCATTTTCTTTGAATTTATATAGGGCGAACGGATCATGCAGTAAAACGCAGGTGTCGATAATGTAAATATGTTTCGCCAATTTGTTCCTCCAAAGGAGTGGTTTAAGGAATTATTTCCCTACATCTTATTTCTTTTAAACGGCAAATTAGACCTATCAAAATGGCAGTTCAGGAGTGTCTTCTTGTGATGTGTTCCTTGATTCTGTGGGTAATTTTTCCAAGAAATCAGCAGCATTTTCGTCTGGTGTAACATTGAAAGATTTTAATTTTAAGATATAATCAAGCTGGCTTTTGTCGATAGTTTTCATTTTATCTCCACTTATCCAATTACTTTGATTATTTTTCTTATCTTCTTCTCTTTTTTTAGCTTGTAATTCGCCTGACCTAAAAAGCTCTAAATCTTTACTTAATCCACAACTAATATATTCTTTGGCAACATTTAAAGAAGTAGTTTCTAAAAGATTGAAGTCATTGTAAGCTGCCTGAATAGATCCATCATTGCGAGAGATTGATAAACTAGCTCTTGGAATACAGATATAAATTTTAAATGGTAAAGATTCTTCCATTTTTGATGAATCTGTTAATCTTAATACTTCATCCTCATCGTTAACAATAGATAGGGAAAGTTTGACCTTTTGTTCAGCTAATGCAAAATCCCATTCATAATTGTGATCCGCAGACTTAGGAATAAAAGCTGGAACAATATTAAGATTTTCTTTGATTTCTACAATTTCAAAGAATAAACTAAAACCTACTGTATCTTCTGGTGTGCCTTTTCTATAGTTACCAATTTTTGACCAGTCTACAGTAAATTCGCTATTGTTTGAAAATTCTGGCTTTTGTTCTTTGCCATCATAAATATCTCGTAAATAGGGATCTTCTAAAATTCTTCTGGCTCTAACAATATCTAAAAAAGCTTCCTTAGTCCCACCAAAATCAGGATGACAAGTTCTAGCTTTATTTCTAAATGCTTTGTCTAAAATATTACTACATTCAACTTTAGCAGCTCTATTTTTCCCATTAGGTAGATCCTCAGAATTAATTCCTAAAATCTCATAATAATTTTTAGAAAAGTCAATAATTTTATTAGGGTCGAAGCTATCCATAGGGTTTTTTGTACAGATATATTAATATAAGAATTATGTTCAATCTCTACAAACATATCATTGCGACAAAATATAATCTGTATGGTCATCCTATTAGAACTAAACCAACAAGATTTTTTGCAGATGAAGATCAATCAGAGGAAGATATTGTTGAAGAAATGCCTAATGTTGAAGAGGAACAGGAGGCAGAAGAACCTGTAATTACTCCAGATCCTCCCGCAGGTGTTCAAAATGAGATTGTCCCACCAAAACAAGATCCGACAGCAAATTGGCCAGCTTCTTGGTTACCTCCTACAGTTCATGATAATTGTAGATGTGTAATTAGAACAATGCCTGGTGGAAGAAAAATCTGGGAAAAATCAGAGTCTTGTTGTGAAGTTTGCGCCAATAAAGCTAGAATTTTTAATATTATCCAAAACAAACTATATGGTGTTTAGGGTTTTGTGAATTTAAGATCGTATCCCACCATATTTACATCAATTTTTTTAGATGTTACATAAGCTGTAGGTTCTCTTAGTTTATTAAGTTTGCTGGACAATTTTGTTTTCAATTTATTTTCGATTTTAGAAGATCTTATTTCTTTAGACACAATTGATTTAAAAACATCCCAAATTAAAGAATTATTGAAGTAATTATCATTGATAGATTTTTCCATTAATAATAAGGATATTTTATTCTTTATTAATTCATCTAAAAGTAATTCTCTAAATAAATGTTCTAGAGTAAATCTGATGTAATGATAGATTTTTAAATATTTGTAAGAAAGATCAAGTATTTCTTCTATTTGAATCAGATAATCTTGAAACCCATAAATTTGATTGATTTCCCCATTAGTGCCGACTCTATAGACACATTTAATAAAGTCATGATCTACTACGACAATGACTGGGCAACCTGATGGGATTTCTTCTATTTCAGATTCTAAGGGAAAAGAAACACCAAGAAATTGAGATGATTTTTTATAGAACGTTAGGTAGGCTTTCATTTCAATATTAGGGAGCTCATTCTCTTTTCGGTATCATTTAAGATGTAATTTATAGAATGGCCGTAAGTTTTTTGCCAGTTTTTAAGAGATTTTGTGATTACAGTTTCATAAAAGATTGTATTCCAGTTGTACTTATTTGTATTTCTGGTGACATTCAAGATTTTTTCTCTTGTACTGATAGCAAACTCTTCTCTTTCTTTTATTATTTCTTTAAATTTTTCAGGCAGATTTAAGCTAGAGAATGTATCGATTAATGAACATTCTGCAAAAAAATCAGCCCTTCTAGTATCATAAAAAATAGTAAAACCTAGAAATGAATTTAAGATATCAAGAGCTTTATTGATTTTATTTATAGGAAGTGAATATAGATATTGAGAGTCGATATATTTATTTAGTAATTTTAATCTATCTAATCTAATTTCATCTAAAGACTTAAAATAAAGTTCGTGGTGTAATTCTTCAAATGTTTTGATATTTTCTACTATAACTGAGGGTGAATCTAAATTGTCAGATAAAAAAGAATGTAAAGCTATTAAAATGTTTTCAGAATTCTTGCTCTCTTTAATTTCTTTTATCTTACTAATTATCTCATCTTCAAACGTATGCAATTAATCTTTCTTTCTGTTCTTAAAAATTTTATAGGCAATTTTTTCCACATAAGGTTTAAGGTAAATTGTCCCCTTAGCTCTTACATCTTCTAAATTGCCATATTCCTCCATAATTTCTTCAAGAACTCGCTTAACTCTCCAATTAACGTCATGCTCTGAAGGATTATAGTGGCCTTGCTTGAACAATAAACTACGAATGGCAGTTTCAGCTAACTTCTTTATTAACTTAACATCTCCAATTTCATCTTTGTTCTTAGCAAGTTTAATCCACATAATATTAGTCCTTCAAATTTAAAACATAAGCTACATTTTGACTTGGTACATTAGCTAAACAAACTGTAAGTCTATCGTCAGCATAAATTACATGAAAGTCTTTACCAACTACTAGATTACCGGAAATAGGGCCGATCTTCTCACTAGGATTGTACAAGTGGATCTGCCAATTTCCTTTGCCTCTGTTTTGGTTGTTGTCGGGTAATGCCATTTTAATTTCCTCTCAAATACAAGAATACATCCTAATATTCTTGAAAAATAAATATTATAACCTGTGATTCAAGGATAATTTTCTAAGGAATTTGTAAATAAAAGATATGGAACCATTTAACTTAAGTAGATCAGAAAAAAATAGAAACACCGTATATAGACGACAATTCTCTCATGAAGATGATGTAGTTGATCTATCTGGCAAAACAATTAACGAAATTGCCTTTATTAACCCTACTTTAGGCGCTATTTTACAAGAACATTCAAAAGATTATTTACCATTACCAGGATATCTTTCTATTCCTTACGGACACAAAGAGCTTAGAATTCCTAAATATCAATTTGAAGCTAAATTACTTGGTAAAATTAAAGATGCTGATGTTGTTAAAGAATTTTTTCATACACCTGAACAATTGATGCAAAATAGAGAAAATGCATTAAAAGCTATGCAGGGCTATACTCTTTCTCATACTCCATATGCTAAATCCGCAACAACTGAAGTGCAATATTCTTCTGGATCTGGCAAAAGTTCATATGAGAGAAGAGAAAATGCTTTAGTTCCAAAGTTTGATAGATTTCTTTCTGAAAGTTCTGATGAATTGAGAGAACATCCATCGAAAGAAGTGTCAACTGTTGCTAAACAATTGACTCCAAGAGAAGATCAAAAATTCTTCTGGGATTTAGTTCTCATGAGAGCTGTTCTTGATGATGATTTTTATGCTGAAAAAGAAAATGATTTTAATGCAGAACAAAAAGCTTTTATTATATCAAAGAAACAATTCTTAGATACTTTGTGCGAGCATTTATCTCTTGAAGATGTTTTATCTAATATTAAAGCTATTTCAATACAATTTTTAGCAGGGTTTGAAAGAAAATATGATTTGGAGAAAATACATACAATGAAGTTAGTACAAACTCCGGGAAATTGGTATCCAGAAAGAGACGTTCAAAAGCTTATTATGGATTATTACAAGAAACATTCTGTACAATAATCACTAATGAGAGAAATAACAGTACAGAATAGATGTTCGTTCTGTAATAAGAAGGCAGCTCATACTATTATAGATAATTTCAATCTATTTCAAGAGAGCGATGCCATTAAATTCTGCGATGATCATTATTCTTGTTTTCAAGTAGGTAGTACTCTTGGTCAGATGGAGCTTAACGGCAAACTCTTATCAGTACTCCTAAATATCCACGACGAAAAATCAGGCGAAGATCTTAAGAATAACATTTTCGATCTTATTCCTATGGCAAGACAACAATATAATGCCATGAAAGGGAAACGTTCTTATAATCATTTAAGTCCAAAATATTTTTATGATTCTTTAAATAAAAAAGTAATTGGACAAGATGAAGCTAAAAAGAGAATTAGCCTGACTGTATACGAACATATTAGAGCTACATATCAAACTAACTATAATGATAAATATAATATCTTATTATTAGGCCCAAGTGGTTCTGGTAAAACTTTAATCACCACATCAATTGCCAATGATCTTGAAGTGCCATTTGTAATTGGAGATGCTACAGCTTATTCTCCAACAGGTTTTCAAGGAGCAGATGCAGATTCTGTTATTCATGAGCTGTTTCTAAAAACCCAAGGCGATATTGATAGTGCTGAAAGAGGAATAGTTTTTATTGATGAAATTGATAAACTTGCTGGAAATTCTAGTAAATCTAAAATTGAATCTTTAAACACCAATACTCAGTTCTCTATGCTTAAATTAATTGAAGGTAAGAAAGTTAAAATTCCATCCTCTATTTTAGGTGATCAGGGTGGTCCAGCTACATTTGTTGACACTGCTAGGATGCTATTTTGTTTTGGAGGAGCATTTAACGGATTATCTGATATTGTAGCTGAAAAACTTAAGATTCATAACAAAAATATTGGTTTCACAAAGAATGATGAGAAGTCAAAAAATGATTTAAAGCCTCATGAAATTCTTGGTCTTGCTACACACGAAATCTTAAACGAATCTTTAATTGATTATGGTTTGGCTGCTGAATTTGTAGGAAGAATTCAAACAGTTGTCATTCTTGCTCCACTTACAAAAGAAGAATTGACTCAATGTTTGTTAGACCTTGATAATTCTCCTATTAATAAACAACAGATTCTTTTTGCTGAACATGGAATTGAATTAGAATTTGACGAAGAGTTCATTGAAGATATTGTAAGCAAAGTTGAAGCCATGGGGACAGGTACAAGAGCTTTAAATAATATGGTGAAAAGATCTGTAAGTTTTGCAGCTTTTGAACATATTGGACCACATTCTGCCAAGCCAAAGAAGATTATTATTACAAAGGATTGTGCAGACCATCCAGAGAAATATTCTACAGTTGATTGGTAAGGAAGAAAATCTATGTGGTACAAATTAGCAGCATCTATTAGAATTAGTCTTGATATGGCTAAATATAATGAATTTTTAACCATTTTACAAGCTGCACCGAATCCACGATTAAAATTTCGTGAATTATGGGGTTCAATGGGTGAAATGCATCCTGACCGTGAAGCTCTACAGGAAGCATTTAAAACTACAAATGATCAATCTGGCAGTAATCCAACATCGCCTACACCAAGCCCTAAACCTAATTCAACTCCTAAACCTCCTTCTACACCAACGCCAAACACAACAGATAAAGATTTGATACCACTAGATCAATTAGAAAGAAGAGATCCTAATGAAGGTCCTTCCGATTTAATTGTAAGACCTCCAGGGGGTGAATTAGATTTATATAAGCCGACAGAAGAAGATGAAGATCCAGATAAACCTAAAAAAGACGGTTGTATTATTGAGGAAGAAGTATTTATCCAAAATCTATTGACTAACTTGACAGGATATGCTCAAATTTACTTCAAGAAGAAAATATTTACAATTTCTCAAGATACATATAGAGGAAATAGGAGTCCTTTAGCTCCTTTACAGAGATTAGTAGGTTTAACACCTCCTGATAGATTGGGTCCTACAGATCCTAATACTCAAGTGTATGATCCTGCATCTGCCACAGGAAGTCCATTGGGTGATTTTAAGCGTGATAGAGGTACTATCACGGACCCTTTTGGTAACCCTACAGCTGTAATGCCAGTTAAGGATAAAGTTGTAGTTTGGAATACCGCAGATGTTCAATCAATCATGAGTTCCTTAGAAAAAATTGCTCAAATGCCAGAATTGCAGAAATATGGTGCTAAAGAAATTACTAATATTCTAAGATATCCTTTGCTTCAGGTTAAAGCTAATCCAGAATTATTGATTAGACAAAGACATAAACTTGAAACCGAAAGAAATATGTTTATCAAACAAAGAGATGATAAATTTACAGCTGGAACTTTGACTAGTAAAGACAATGAAGAATATGAAAAAATCCTTAAAGATATAAATGAAGAAATAGATAAAATTAACGATTCCATGAAAAATAAAAGACCTGAAGTAGAAGTTGTACCTTTTAAAGAATTTTATAAGCTTACAGAACTATCAAGATATTTTATATATGATGGTTCTCAACTTAATGGTGTCTTTTGCAAGCTCGAGTCTCAATTAATCAAAATTTTAAATAACACATTAAATACTCTCGGGAAAATGGAAAAAAACAAAAGACTCAAAGAAATTTATGAAAATGCTAGAGGCAAAAAATAATGGATAAAACAGCTGAATTAATTAAAATTGATAATATGTTGCATGAATTGGAAATGAAAATTGCTCAAAATCAAACTGCAGCAGATCTTCAAAGAGTATTACAAATCAAAGATCCAACAGCCTTAAAAACAGAATTATTTAAATTTGATCCAGCTGTTTTGCAAGCATTATTAGTTGAAATTAATAAAATTGAAATTCCAAATACATTAACAGAAAAGCAAAAGACTGTTGTTTCTCAATTAGAAAAAATCTATGAAGCCACTCATATTCCTGATCTTATTGGTAAACTTTTGCCTAAAATTCAAGGTTTGCAGAATATAGGCTGGATTGCAGATTTTGCTGCTAGAGCTGGGGTTGCCGTTAATGCTGCTCAAAAGATGAATACTCCTACTCCTAAACAAATCCAAAAGAAAATGAAGGGCGACCCAATTTATGGTGGTAATGCTGATGTTACATTTACAGGAACAGCCCCTACATTTGGTGGATTAACAAAAGGCCCTAATTTTGGTGATATTCCTATGTCTCAATATGTCCCAAAGTATACAGGTTATGGACATTCTGGAGGCCTTAAAAAACTTAATGATGCAACCGAAGATAATATCAAAACTGCTCAAGCAGAAGTTCAAGTCCCAGATTTCAAGCCTATTTGGGAAATGATTTATAACACAATTAATAGTAAAGATTACACAGATCAACAAAAAGCATCAGTCTTGACCCAAAAATTACAGGAGACAGCTAGTAAATATGGAATCCCCCTCAAATAATATCAAAAAGGCTAAACAATTAGATCAAAAAGGCCAATTCTATGCAGCTGATAAGATTGACAGCCAATTAATTAAAACTGCTCAAAATTATGGTATTGGTGGATATATTATGGATCCTAATAATATTGGTGGATCTTTAAATACATATCTAGGTGGACAAGCAGGTAGAGGTAATTATGGTCTGAATCCTTATCAAGGTTCTTATATTGATCCTACTGGCAATACTCCTAAAACTCCAGACGAATTTTTCTATACCATGCAAGATCCAAGAACTGTCTCAACTTTAACTCCTGACCAACAACAGAATTTAATCGATCAACAAAATAGAAAAATTCTTGAGCAAGGTACAAGAACATTAGCTGGTTTTCCTGAATTTAGAAAAGCTAAGAGTTTATATGATTTAGCTGTAAGGTCTAGTGATCCAACAAAAATGCAAGAATTCTACAATGAATTAGCTACATTAATTAAAACTTCAGGTACAAACATTGCAACAATTTTACCAGCTTTAGGAATTAGTCCAACTCAAATGGGTCAAATTTCTACAGAACTTGCTAAAATACCTTAAAAAAGATCTTAAATTGTACAAATCTCCTAAAGCTAATCGTTTTGGGAGATTTTTTTATGTGTCCTTTATATATTCAAGATAAGAAAATTTGTTTTGTTAAATTAACATCTAATGAATTTATTACATCATCTTTATTGCAGAAGTCATTACCTATGCTTAAAGAAAACTGGTCAAATGAATGTAATGGAGATTTAAATTCATGTTCATTCAAAGAAAAGATCGAAGAAAAGATCGAAGAAAAGCCAGAAGTTAAGGCGCAAGAAACTCCAAAAGTAGAACCAAAACAAACTACAGGCACAAAAGTATCCATTCATAAGCATGCTAATCCTTATGCTGTAAAGTCTGATTTTATTTATTATCCAGCTAATTCTATTCTTACAATTGACGATCAACTTTTAAATAATCTTTCTAAAAATAAAGTCCAAGAAGAATGCGATAAGTTGAAAAAGCCTTATAAGATGGGAGATATTTATATTACTTCCAATGGCGGTGAAAATTCTTTAGTCAAGGCAAAACAAATCATTCATGGAGTTGTAGCAGGAGAATCTAGACTTGTAAATGAGGAAGATATTAGATCTAGTACAAGAAAAGCTCTTTTACATGCATCTTTAAATGGCGCTCAAAGTATTGTTATGATTCCAGCAGATTGTGGCACTCATGATATTTACGATACAGCTAGAGTTCAATTGTCTGCTGTTAAAACATTCTTACAATCTAATGACATTGTAAGTTTAAAAAATGTCTACTTTGTAATGGAAGACGAGGAATCATATAAGACATTCCAAGAATATTATAATCGCATATTTCTTTCTTAGGGATAAAAAATGAGTCAACAATTACAAACAAATATACTCGAAGCTTTCTTAGATAGTTTTAGTCAGCCTATGTGGATTATTGATATTAGTGGTAAGTTGCTCATGATGAACGATGCAGCAAAACAATATGCTAATAAAGGCTTCAATATTTTATCAAGATTTAATCCAACTAAATGTGAGCACTTAAAGTTTGTAAATTTTTCAGGAAAGAAATATTTAATAGAATCTAAAGATATCAATCATGGAACTAATTGTTTTGTAGTTTCATTAGAAGAACAAGAAAATTCTCTCGCAGCACTTAAAGAATCAACATCACGACTAAAGAAAGTTCTGAGTAGTGTTTAAATGGATCAAGAAAGCAACAAAAGTATAGAAGAGCTTAAACATAAATTAGAAGCTCAAACAGAAGCTTATGTCGAATTTAATAATGCTTTAGTTAAAATCCTAGAGTTACAAAATCAACTTAAAACAGATTTACTAAATAATTCCAACCTAGAAGTGGCTGAGATTAGAAGCATTTTTGAAAAAGTTTTAGTAATTTCAACTCTTCTCGATGTATATACTAAAAATAAAAATGGCATTGGGCAAGAACTCGATGAATACAATGCAGTTCTCTCTAATTTTGGCGGAGAACTTAACGAATTTAAGAATGATTTACAAGCTATAATCAATGCACAAGCTCTAAACTCTGAAATAGATAAATTCATGAGAAAATTAGGCGAAGTTAATTCATCCGTTAGAAATGAAACCACCACAATTAAATCGGAAATTGCTAATCTCAAGAGCGAACAATCTACGCATGTTAAGAATTTCAGAGAAGCTACAGAAAATAAGTTGGATGAAATTAGCAAATCACAAGATAAATTCTTCTTTAGGATTAATCTAATTTTAGCTGGATTTGGTGGAGCATTTGTTTTATATCAAATCTTGTCTTCAGTCGGCATGATTCACTTTGGAAAATGAACATAAATATTATTGGTGATTGTAAAGATTCCAAGAAGCTTAAAGATATATTAAAGTCATTTGAAACATATGATGATTTTAAAGCTATGTCTAATGATTCAATTAATGTTTTAGTGTCAGATCAACCAAAAGAAGATGTTGACGTTTGGTATACACAGAAAACAGGCTCAAAAGTTAATTATATTGAGCATTATTCCAAAATTAGGAAACAATATAACTACAGATATTTAGTAGTGAAAAATGTAGAAGTTTTAGGGCCAATTAAGAACCATATAATTTTTTATGGTAATCGAATTAAGCACTTTTCAAATGAGAGTGAACTTAACTTGGCACTTATAGATTTACTGGGTAGCATAGAAGAATTATGAGTAGAGGTATTTCTTCAGCAATATGTTATGAGTGTTTAGATAGATTCTTCATTAATTCTGAAGAACTCTTAATCCCCAGTAATATGAACAGGCTATCAAAAAATAATACTGATCCTGTGACTTGGGCAGATTGGATACAACATTATACCACTCACTGCCCAAAATGTAGACTAAACAAAGTTCCTGAAAGTTGTTTGAACGACCTAGCTCGATATACAGCTAGGCTCCGTTAATCATACCCATAACATATTTCATAAGAATTTGTTTAGACTCAGATGTCAAATCACCATTATCATCCATTTCAATTCGGCCTTCTGAAAATAGATTAGCTACTGCACTCATAGCTACATCTTCAGTAATAGAACTAATGTCAGCTTTTTCAGGGGCAGGTTGAACAATTGCAGGAGGATTATCAGCTAAATTAAATACTTGAGCAGTCTTCTTATTTTTTTCCATTGTCATATATCTTTTCAAAAAGGTAGTCTATATCACTATCGACAACAGATGATACCCGCATATTGTTCATGAAGCCAGTTAATTCTTCAGTACATTTAGGGCATCTCCAAGGTTGATTAGATGCGAGAAGAATTCCTCTACAATTAGGATGCGCTAAAGCTCCACATTTAGTACAGGAACTTTTGGCAACTGGATGAAGAATAGGCTGATTGCAAACACAGCATGGTATATTTTTGTTAGTTTCAGGGATATAGTTATTCATTGCTTTACAATTTGTATAGTTAATGTTATACTATAGATTATTGTGTGGTTGTCAAAAAGACTTCCTTCGCTAAGAGAACATAGGAAAGGAGAATTAATATGCATTTAATTCTAACACCGATTGTATTGCTCTGGACATTGCTTCAAGGCCCAATGCAACCAAATAAAAAAATTGAAGTTGTGAACAAACCCAAAGTTACACAATCAGCTTCAATAAATAAAGATAAAGAGAAAATTAAGGCGTTTATTAAAACAGTTCAGCCAAAATATTCTCAATCGAAAGTAGATATTATTACTGGTGCTATATTTGTATCAGCTAAGAAATTTAAACTTGATCCGTATGTTATAGCTTCTACTGCATATGTTGAAAGTGAATTTAGAATGACTAGCAGACCTTGTATTGGAATGATGCAACTTGTTAGATCATCAATTAGGTATTATGACCCAAAAAGAGTATATAATCCCTATACAATTTATGGAAATATTGCTATTGGAAGTTTAGAGTTAGCAGCTCATTTAAAGAAATATTCAAGAGGTGGATTGCCTAGTCGAACAGCTTATAGGAATATGTATAGATCTTATAATGGGTCTTATCTTAAAAATAGATATTCAGTTAAGACAATGCTTGTGCAGACTAGATTGAAAACATTATCAATAGCATCTTTAAAGGCTAAATTGAAAAAAGGGCCGATTTGGAGATAAAAAGAAAAGAGGGAAGAATTTCTTCCCTCTTTTTTAGTATAGAAACTATTAAGATTAATAGCCTCTGTATTGTCCACTTGGGTATCTGGATGTAGCACCACGGAGAGTACCAGATGCAGTTCTGATTCTGGTCAAGTCAGCAGTCAATCTGTTAAGTTCAAAGAGGTTCATTTCGAACTTTCTTTGGAGATTCTCAATAGAAAGGATAGCTGCGTTTGCTGCTAATTCATCAGAGTTAGCAGAAAGGGTAGATGCATATTCAGCCTCAAATGCGAGGAGTGCAGCATCAAGTTGACCAGCGATGTTAACAAAATCTTCCCAAACGTTGGAAGGATTGATTCTTGTTGCAGTACCAACGACCGAGTCAGTTGGGTACTTAGCAGCAGAATTGAATACGTTAACTGCAGGAAGAAGCTCAAATCTGAGTGGATCAGTTCCAAGTGTGAAACCAGAAACAACATTTCTGACAACATAAACTCTACCTGCATTGACAGTACCGTTAGATACAGCAGGAAGTTTAAAGTTATTAGCAGAGATGAACTCAGCAGAGGTATCAAATGCAGCAACTCTTGTCCAAGCACCAGCGTCTACAACGGTATAGATACCATTTTGTGCTGGGTTGGTTTGGTCCTTAACGAGAACAGTGTTGTTACCTGCAGCGGTAAGCGAAACACCGTCAACGGTTTGGGAGTTGGACAATGTGATGTTTGTGGTTGTAGCAGCATGGATTGTAGCTGGGGTTCCAACAGTTCCAGCAGCGACGAACGCTACCGAAAGAGCCTGTGTGAACTTCAATTCTCTCGCATCTGTTACGTTATTTACAGCTCTTACACCAGGTGCAGCACCATTGATGAAAGATGATGGATAATTTGGCATATATTTTACTCCTTGTTTCTCTTCGAAGAAAAAAACGGATCGAAAACCTTTAATAAATTTTTTTATTGTTTTCCTCAATTTTATTCTTAATGAGGAATTTAAATACCTTTTTCTGGGTTCATAGGATTTTCCCTTTAACCAATAGAAAAAAACAAGCAGATTGTACAAAAAACAAAAGGTACAAAGATAACTTATGCCAGATTTTTATATTGTTCCCCCTCGATTAATTCCAGGGAGTCTCCCAACCTCATATCAAGTAGTCACAAGCTTAAATGGCCTTAAAGGCGATTTGTTTGTTTCCGCTAATACTCTGTCTGGCCTATCTCTTAGTATCACGAACAAAACCTTAAATCTTTCAATTACTCCTGATTTTTATGTTAAGAAAGCTGGAGATTCATTTTTAGGCAACTTAGATTTTTATCCCACAGCTGGTAAATATGGATTAAAAGTCTTAGCTTCCACTGCAGATCCAACAGAAAATGCAGAAGGAGCCCTATATTTCAATACTAACCTAAATCAATTAAAGGTGTATTCAGATGGTGCATGGTTGCCTTTAGCACAATCTGGAGCATTAGATATAACAACAGGAGATGGAAGATATCTTAAATTAGATGCTTCAAACGACCCTATAACTGGTGATTTAGATCTTGGCACTACAGTATTAAGAGTTGGAAATAAGACTGCTGACCCATTAACAGGCTTTTCAGGTCAAATTTATTATAATTCAGCTTCAAATATCCTAAAATACTATAATGGATCTGCTTGGGCTGTCATTGGTGCAGGAGGCGGTTCTACAACATTAAATCCTGGCAATGGAATTACTCTTACTCCTAATCCAATTACAACAGCTGGAACGATAGCAGTTGATGAAGCATATAATTTTAACTGGACTGGTGCTCATACACATACACAAGCTATTTCATTTTCAGCTTCACAAACATTTAATATTACTGGACTTACAATTGCCTCTCAAGCTACAGGAGACCTAATTTATAGATCTGCTGGAGGATGGACAAGAAGAGCAATTGGCAATGAAGGAGAAGTGCTTAAGGTTGTATCTGGAGTTCCTACTTGGGGTACAGTATCAGGTACAGGTTCAAATACTCTTGGTACTCCTACTATTGATGGAACTTTTACAGATGGGTTTTTTAGTACATGGACTTCTTCTACTTTGATTTCTGATGCTTTTGATGATGTAAATGAGCTTTTAAATGCAATTGCTCCTGCTCAAGCCAATCCTCTTTCTGGAACATCTTTATCTACTTCTGGAGTTACTTTCTATAACGCAATTGTATCTTCTGGAATTCCTGATTGGTATTATGGTGGAGCTTCTGCGGGTTCTACAATCTCAACGTATTTTGTATCTGGAACTATTTCTGGAGCCACAGCCAATACAGCAACGACATATAAATCTGGTAAAGCAAATGATACAGCCACATATGGAACCACTGCACATAAGAAGTACACACCATTAGCGCCTTCTGGAACTAGTATTGATCCTATTCTAATGTCCAGTATTGTAAGCACTCCATTAACTTCAGGTTCTCTTACAATTTCATCTTTCATTACCTATAACAGTATCTGGAAAAAAGCTAATGCAACTATTTCTTATTTGCACAATACTGATGGATGGGAAGGTCACTCAATCGTACATACTGATGCTGGTGAAACTAACATCTTTAATTCTTATTACGATTCATATTCAGCAGCTAACCCTAATCCATCTTTTAGTACATCTCCAACAGCCACTGAAGCCACTGTAAACTTTAAATATTTATCTGGTATAGCATATTACACAGCAACATCTACATTTCAAATTAGATTTATTGCAGCTTCTGGTATTTTTAACAGATGCTACCACCCGACTAAAGTAGCAGCAATCACAGGAACAGGAATGAATGAAACTGCTGTCAATCCTGTCTCAACTCCAGTATATACAGACACATTTGATAAATCTGGTGGAAATTTTGCTATCGCCACAATTAATGTATCAGGAAGAAGTTCATTAAATAAATATCTAACTGTTGCATTAAATAAACCTTCTGGGGCTTCAACTTCTGGTAATGCAAATTTAAATTATTATATTAATACTTTTGGAACTACATCTACAACCACAGCGGATTATTTCCAAGATGAAGCTCAAAGATTAATATTAAACACCACAACTGCATGGACTTCAACTAACACTCTGGCTAATGGAAATGCTCAAGTTAGAAACCATTCAACTGCTAATACAGGTTGTTTACAATTTCCTAACGCAACAGAATATCCAGGTTTTTCAGGAGATCAAGAATATCAAAGATTCTTCTATAAGACATCTGCATCTACTGGAACTTTGACATTTACTAATATTGCTCACACAGATATTTCTCCTTATGGCACTGGAAATTTAAATGTATTAATTTATCTAGATGCTGACAATAAATGGTTTGATCTTGGCGTACCTCAGGGATCAAATAGTAATGATGGATCTTCCCGTGCAGCTGCTATATCCGCTAAAACATCTGGTTCTGGTGGGGCAGTGGGATGGTCTTTAGGAAATTTATATACAACAGGTCCAACAACTTCAGGAAACTTAGGAAGGTATAGATTAGTGATTATTATTAAAAACACAAGTCCAGTAATCACATCTATAGTAAGCAGCTAAAATGCCTTGGACAGATAATGATGTAAGCTTTAAGAAGCTAAATAATAAACGAATTACCACAAGTACTGGAAAAGGTATTAATGAAGAAAAGGGTGCATCTACTCTTGAACTTCACTATACAGATATTAAACTTGATAATATTCCATCTACTCCGCCAGGTTCTTCAACATCAATCGTACAGGTCAATACTCTTCTTACGTTAGTCGAAGATCTTTCTGTACCTAATAAACAAGCATGGTTCGCAACAAGCATTACTGACACTGTAACTGCTAATAATGGATCTTCTCTTTCGGAATCATCTAGGTTAAAAGATTGGATTCCTGATAAATATGATGCTCCTGGAACTATCGCTGGTACTGGATATGAAATTAAGGTATATGATAAAGATAATATTCTAGTACCAAAAGCAGATGCATCGAGTTGGTTTTTTGATTATCAGACTGGAATTTTAGTTTTTAAGAATGCCAACACTGATTCTGGCACTGTAATTTCAAGAGCACCATATAAAGTTACAGGATACAGATATATTGGTAGAAAAAATGTATATTGGCCTACTCCTAGAACAGTAACTTTTTCTGGAGGCAACGTTACTGGTTCATTTACGATAGATGGTTCTGCAGATGTTTCAGGGGTAGTATTAACAGCAGCAGTTTCTTCAGCGAGTACTTTAAATGTTACAGATGATACAACAACTAATTCTCCTCGGTATATTTCTTTCACATCTGTTACATCTGGCGCTGCTACTTTTAATGTTTCTTCTACTAAGCTTACTTACAATCCATCTACTGGGACGTTAAGCTCTACAATATTATCTTCTGCGACAATTTTAGCTCCTTCAACAACTTTAGCAATTAAACCCACGACTAATGCTACAAATTCTCTATCTTTTCAAAATTCTGCTGGCACAAATATTTTAACAGTAGATACAGTAAATAATAGAATTGGAATTGGTACATCCTCTCCATCATATGATCTTGAAGTTAATGGAGAAATTTCAGCAACAAATAAAAGCTTTGTAATTAATCACCCCACAAAGCCTGACATGAAACTAAGATATGGCTCTCTTGAAGGTCCAGAAAATGGTGTATATGTTAGGGGAATTTTAAAGGATAATATTATCTATCTTCCAGACTATTGGGTAGGATTAGTTGATGAAAATACAATCACTGTAAATTTAACACCTTTAGGCAATTCTTATGGTTTAAGGGTCGAAAAAATAGAAAACAACACAGTATTTGTAAAAAGTTATTGGTGGTCAAAAATAAGCTGTTTTTACACTGTTTTTGCTGAGAGAAAAGACGTAGCAAAATTGAAAGTGGAGTTTTAATATGAATCTGCAAAATTATTATATTGAATATGATGAAACATTGAATGATTGGAAAGTTTTTGGCGATATTGAGGACGATTCTAATACAATTTTAGGAACATTTGGCGAATCTGGAACTCTCGTCGGACCTTGGTGGATGAGACAAGATGATGGATTTCAATTATCAATCGTTCAACAATATGCTGTAGAAATTGCTAGGAATCTTTTAGGTAATTATTCTGGCAGCATGAATTTTCAAGAATTTTCTATCATTAAGGTTGCAGAAACAAATGATTGGAAGATTTTGGGAAATATTGAAGATGATCATGGAAATATTTTAGCTACATTTGGAGAAGATGGAACTTTAGTTAACGCTTGGTGGCTATCTCAATCTCAAGAATATCAAGCTTCTTATGTTGGAAGATTCGCTATTTATATGGCTCAAGAGATTATTCAAGGAAGCGCTGAATAATGTTAGCATTTTTTCATCATATTAAAATTTTAAAGGTAAGAAAATGAACTTCTCGACATTAGAAATTACACAAAATCCTCAGAATCCAGCAGATTGGATTGTTAAAGGCGTGATTACAAATAATTTAAATGAAGAAATTGCCAATTTTGGTCCCAATGGTACAAGTATGTTTGAATGGTGGGCTAGACAAGACTCAGAATGGCAATTATCAATCGTAAATCAATTTGTTTGGCTTATGGCTAGAGAAATAGTAGATGGGACAGCGGAATAATGGCAATTTATTATGTTCGCCCAGATGGCAATAACAGCAATACAGGCACAGGCCCAGCTGCTAATCAAGCGTGGCAAACTTTAGCAAGAATTACTCAAGGAGGCACTGCATTTACCTCAGGAGACACAGTATTTATCGCCCCTGGCACATATCGTCAGTCATTATATACATCTGTATATACATCACCGACATACTTCACTGGCGACCCGACTGCTTCACAATTTCCTGGAGTAACACCAGGCATTGTGAGAATTACTAATTTCTTAGTAAATGACAACAGTGCTGCGACAAGTCAACTTTTATGGGGTGGTACTACATTTGATTATATCAATATTAGTAATATTTATTTTGATCATTCGTCAATACAAGGCGGGATTTATTACACAGGTACTGGGACAAATTCAAGTATAAAGAATTGTATTTTTTCAGGAAATGGAGCCGCTGGTGGTGGTTTGGGCAGTCCAGCAATCAGATTAACATCTATAAAAAATATTACAATAGAAAACTGTATTATTATGCGGTCATATGTTGGTATGTACTTAGCAACTACTACTGATACTGATACAAACATATTAATCCGAAATTGTTTTGTCAATAATGGTAATACTGCAATTTGGATAAATAATAGTACTGGTGGAGGTATTAAAATTACCAATACAGTTATATCTGGCACATCTGGCAGTGCAGTCTATATCCAAGGAACAGGAAATAGCACATCATTGTGTTATTTCACAAACAGTATTATCTATCAATGTACAAGCACCTTGAATGGCGGTTCGTCAACAAATATTATCGAAAATTATAATAGGCGAGTTGGCTCAGGAGGAAATGTCACTGTTCCTAATGGTGCATCAACAGTAACAGACGGCGCACCACAATTTGATTTTGGTCATTCTTCTTTGTTTGGTTTAGCAATTCAAAAACCATTCAGTTCCATAACAGGCTCTGTAAACGTCGGTGCAGGTCTATCAACATATGCAAGCACTACCGATTTGTATGGACAAACTTGGTCGGCTGGTGCATCGTTGCCAGATATTGGATGTGCGACAGCAGTGCAAGCATCAGGGACAAGTTACTACTACCCAACAGAGCGCAACACATCTTCTGTAACAATTTCTCCTAATGCTACATCTAAAACCCTTCATCTTTATTTAGGAGCTACAGGATTATTATTTAATACATCTGGTTTGTCGGCAAGATATACAAGATCAGGTTCAAATTCAGTTGCAATCTCATTAGTGAGTCAAACATCTAATGGCGCATGGGTTTCAGGTGGTTTTGCTGAGATTGATGCGATTAATCAGCCTGGGTTATATAGATTAGATGTACCAAATGCAGCTTTTGTCTCTGGTGTCGATAGAGTAACAATTACAGTAAGAGGAGCTTCTGGAACGAATGGAGCTGTTGTAGATTGTCAGTTAATTTCTAGTCAATTAGATCTCACTCAAGCTGTTCCGACATCAAATACAGCAAATACAATTGGAGACTGTTTAAATGCTGCTCGTGCTCAGGGATTTGGTAAGTGGGCTGTAACTGGCACTACTTTAAGATTATATGCTCCTGATGGTACTACAGTTGTTCGTACATTTACATTAGATTCTGAAACATCTCCATCACAAAGAGTATAGGTAAATTCTCATGGCTGTTGCTTATAACCCATCTATTATCACAGATGGGTTAGTTTTATATCTTGATGCTGCTAATCTTAAAAGTTATAGCGGTAGTGGAACAAATGTAACAAATATAAGTAATTCAAATTATATTGGTGTTTTGAATAATGGTGTTGGATTTAGTTCAAATAATAATGGTTTGTTTACATTTGATGGCTCTAATGACTTTATATCATTTCTTCCTAATGATATTTTTAATATAGGAACAGGTGACTTTACAATATTAGCTTGGCATAAAACTTCTTTTAAGTCAAATTATTCTACAATTATGAGTTTAGATGATGGAAATGGCACGGGTTATTTGATATATACCGCAATAAATTCTGGTGTTTTAAGAAATTGGGTTGCTGGAGTGCCAAAAAATGGAACTATTGATATCTGCACTGGTCTTTGGAATTTAGTTGGTTTGACTAGAAATTCTGGTTTATGTACTCAATATATAAATGGAGTTGTAGATACTACTTTTACTGCTTCTGGTGTTTTGCAGATATCAGGAAGAACTTTAAGTATTGGCCAAAATGCAGGTTCTTATTATTACAATGGAAATATTTCAATTGTGCAGATATATAATCGTGCCCTTTCACGACAAGAAATCTTACAAAATTACAATGCCACAAAAGGAAGATATTTATAATGGGTGTTTTTTCTTCTCCTAGTATTCCTTTAGACGGGCTTGTTTTTTCAATAGATGCTGGAAATGCAAAAAGCTATTCTGGATCTGGTACAAATGTAAATGATATTGTTACAGGTGCAGTAGAAACTTTAACAAACGGCACGGGATATTCCTCAAATTTATCTGGATATTTTTCTTTTGATGGTGTAGATGACTTTATTAATGTTGGAAGTTTAGGCACATTTACAACTCAAGGAACAATTAGCTTTTGGATGAATTGTTTAGAGGTCCAATTAGTTATTACAAATCCTTTTTCAACTAATTATAATGGATTCAATACTAATGTTTTAAGATTTGAAATTGGAGAATCTGCTGGATCTTTAAAAGTATGGATTGGTTCTGGTGGATTGGCTTCATTAACTTTTTCAACAATTAATGTAAACACTTGGTATCATGTTTTAGTTACTTGGAATCAATCTACTAATTCTTTTATTGGATATTTGAACGGTTCTTTAAATGTTTCTAGCTCTTCTTGGACTCTTTGGCCTACTTCTTTTGTAAATGTTGGAATTGGAACTGGATACAACAGATATTTTGGAGGTTTTATATCAAGTGTCCAAATCTATAACAAAGCTTTATCCGCAGCAGAAGTAGCACAATTATATAATGCTACAAAAGATAGGTATTCTTACAAAGCAGATATTGTTAAAAACGGTCTTCTTTTAAATTATGATATATCTACAGCATTGTCGTATAGAAATCCAACTACTTACATTCAAAGTACAATTAATAACTATCCTGGATTACTTGTTAATGGTCCAACTTTTAGCTCTAATAATGGTGGATATTTAAATTTTGACGGTACTAATGATCATATTTTAGTTTACAATAGTCCTTTTGGATTTACCTCAGAAAGCTTTACATATTCTTATTGGATTTATATCAATAGCTTTACAACGAATCAGCCTACCCAAGGTCCAATTCCATATTACAAAGGTGATTATCAGAGTAATGGATATTATACGCAGTTAAGTTCTGATGGTAGTTATTTTTTTGGTACGAATCAATCTGGTGCTATGCAAGCTACTACTACAGCTGCAGGAACTTTTACTACAGGTGTTTGGTATATGGTTTCAGATGTAAGAAATGGATCTTCTGTAAGAATTTATGTAAATGGTATTGATAGAACAAATGTTGCAGGTACTCATATAAATCCATCTTATTCCAGTTCGGGTTTATATATAGCATCTTATAGAACGTTTATTTTTAGCAATATTAGAATTGGACATTTTAAAGTTTACAACAGAGCTTTAACATCAACTGAAATCTTATCAAATTTCAATGCTTTAAGGGGTAGATATGGCATTTAACCCTTCTAGAAGAATCAATTCCAGATAAAGCGAATATTAATGTAGAAGAATAATCAGATATGGCTAATTCAGATAAAAATATTCGCATAATCCCCAACAGAAATTCCTCCACTGACACTCCATTTATTAGGTTTACAGGTCAAAGTAATAACCCTATTTTATTGAGAGTTTTGGATGATAATACTCTATCTTTTGAAGGAACAGCTGGCCAATTACTTTCTATCAATAATAACCTATCTTCAGGCTGGATTTTTGCTGTTTCAGATATATCAGGTATTCCATCTTTTAGAGTTAATGCAGATGGAACAATAGGATTAGCAGAATATTCAGGAAACATTGGAATTGGCACTGCTGGAGCTACACCACCTTTTAAAATCACAGCAGGAACAAATACAGCTGCATCCACCGCCACCCCATTAACAATATCTTTAGGCGGTACATATTCTTCAACAGCTGGAGCGAATCCTAAATTAAGATTATATTACGATGGAACAAACTCTTCAGGATTCGGATACAGTAATAATCAATTAGAATCTATTGCCAGAAGTACAGATGATTTTGTATGGTACTTCGGCGGGACACAAAAAGCTAGATTAACTTCAGCAGGAAATTTAGGATTAACAGCAGCAGGGACAGTATCATCCAAATTATTCCTAGAAACTAATGCTGCATCTCAAGTTGGTATTGTTGTCAAAGGTTTCGCTTCTCAAACAGGTAATCTCTTAGAACTTCAAGATAGTACAGGTGCAATTAAATATAGAGTTGCTTCTGATGGTGCTATTTATAATGCTATCACAACCGCTGGAAATACACTAACAGTAAGATCTATTTCTCTCTACGGCGATGGAAATGAAACTTTCTTTGTTTCTAAAGGTGGATATATAGCTGGTAATGCGATTCAAAACCTTTCTCAAAATACTGGTATAGATTTTGCTGGTAATAGATTAAATGTAACTGGACAAATATGGACTGGGAATACTATATATTTTTCCACCTCTGGCGCTTATTTATATCAAACAACTAATAAATCTTTTTTCGCTTCTAATGGCACTACTTCGATTTCTGGAATTTCTGTTCAAGCTTCTTCATGGTCCGATAATACAAGAACTTTAGGAATTAGTAGTCCTGGTGGTGGAGAAAGAAGTTATTTTGGTGGTTATGGTAACTTAGTAATTAACATTACTGGATACAATTCTTCTAATGGTTGGGATGCTACAAATCTTCTCTATGCTAATATAAATAATTTTGGCACATATACAGGTAATTTAGCTCAATTTGCAGTTTCCAGTGTAGATAGATTTATAGTTGGTCCTAATGCAGATACAAGCATATTCTTAAGTTCTGCTTCTGCTGTTGGTCTCAAGATTAAGGGCGCTACATCTCAAACTGCAAATCTTTTAGAAATACAAAATAGTTCTTCAGCGATTTTATCTTTTATTAATCCTTCAGGTTCTTTCTTGCCAACAACATCAGGATTAGCATTAGGTGGAAGTAGTAATAGATGGAATTTATATGCTACTAGTGGAGATTTTAATAACACTGTATCTTTATCTCCAACAGCATCAACAACAGAATTAAGATTTTATGAATTAGCAGCAAATGGAGCAGATTATACAGCATTTAAGGCTCCAGATATTCATGCTCAATCTATTACATATACATTACCAGCAGTTGCCCCAGCTTTAAACCAAGTATTAACTGCAGCTTCAGTATCAGGAGGAAATGTTACTCTTTCTTGGGGGGCAGCATCATCTGGAACTATTTCTGGAGGCGGTACTCAATATGCAATCCCAATGTGGACAAATACCAGTTCATTAGGGGATTCTATAATATCACAAAATGCAGGAGCTACTCAAATAACAGTAGCTGGCAATTTTAGAGCAACAACCAAAAGCTTCTTAATTGATCATCCTTCATATCCAGACAAGCTTTTAGAACATGGATCTCTTGAAGGACCAGAACACGGAGCATATGTTAGAGGTAGGGCAAGTGGAATAAATTATGTCACTATTCAACTACCTGATTACTGGAAAGACCTTGTAGAAGAAAATTATAGCATTTATATCACTTCAAGATGTAATTCTTCTCTTTTTGTAGTCTCTCAGTCACAAAATTCATTTAAAATCTCAAGGACAGGATTACTATTCTTGAGAAAAATTAAAATTGAATTTGATTATTTTTGCGTAGGTGATCGTAAAGATCAAAAACTAATTTTGGAGCAAGATAAGGGATAATAATATGGCTGATAATTTTTCAGATAAAGTTGTAAAGAAACTTCAAAAGCAGAATTTAGCGGTAGATCTGACAGAAGATGTTGTTGTAGAAGCAGCTCCAGAAGAAGTTACTGCACAAAGTCAAGATTTCCAAACAATGGCTGCTAACTCTGGTACTCCTGGTGCGAGTGCTAATGGGAAAGATATTGTTGTTATTCCTGGTGGTGGCACTTCTGCTGATTCTACATCTCAGATTAACTTTTATTGGAGTAAACCCACAACACAAGGTTCTACAAACACTGATACAAACTTCAGAACTACTATCTTTAACTATGTAGAAAATGCATCTCCTAACGAAGAACCTGTTTTAGCAATTGGTGGATATAACGGTACATATTATTCTCCTTCAGCAACATATGGAGGACCTACAGGACAAACAATTGCAAGAATTTGGATGCACCCATTTTCGGGTACAATTGATGCCGCAAAATTAGTATTAGAACAAACTACAAATACCGCATCAATACAATTTGGTACTAGCACTGGAGTTTCTCAAACAACAACAACTAGGGGCCATTTAGGTTGGACTGGAACAAGATTAGTTATTGGTGATGGAACTACAGCTAATTCGATTGCATATACATCTGATCTCGCTGGTGCGCAAAATATTTTCCAAAATATGACAGACGGTACAAATACCGCTGTTGCTGATACTTCTACTGATACATTTACGTTTACTGCAGGAGCAGGTATAACATGTACTATTAATGCTACTACAGATACATTAACTATTGCAACTGCAAGTATTCCAAATTCTTCTTTGACAAACTCTAGTGTGACAATTGGTTCAACAACTATATCATTAGGTGCTACAGCTACAACCATTTCAGGTTTAACATCTATAGCAGCGACAACATTTACCGGTGCTTTATCTGGTAACGCTTCGACTGCTACAACACTTCAAACAGCAAGAAATATTCAAGGAGTATCATTTAACGGTTCTTCGGATATTACGGTTGTTACAGCTGGAACTGGTGTTACTGTAACTGGAACTCAAGTAGCTATTGGACAAGCGGTAGCAACAAACTCAGCAGTTACATTTGCTTCTGTTACTGCTAACAGTGTCAGAGTAGGTAATACATCAGGAACGATCGATACATCATCTGGGAATTTAACTCTTGATTCAGTAGGAGGTACAGTTACTGTAAATGACAACCTTACTGTTGCTGGTACATTAACAGTAAATGGAACTACTACTACAGTCAATGCTACTACTGTCACCATTGATGACCCAGTCTTTACATTAGGCGGAGACACAGCTCCTGCATCAGACGATAGTAAGGATCGTGGTATTGAATTTAGATGGCATAATGGTACTGCAGCAAAAATTGGCTTCTTTGGATTTAATGATGATAACCAAAGATTCATGTTTATTCCAGATGCAACTAACACATCTGAAGTTTTTGGTGGAACTTTAGGTAACATTGAAGCTACTACATTTTATGGTGCATTATCCGGTAATGCCACAACAGCTACATCTTTAGCTACTTCTGGTACTGTAGCTTTAACTGGAGATATTACTGCTACTGGTGTTACATATACATCTGGAGGCAATGTATCTCTTACAACAGCAATAACAGCAGGAGCAATAGTTGATGCAGATATCAATGCATCTGCAGCGATATCAGACACTAAATTAGCAACTATTACCACTGCTAACAAGGTAAGTTTATCAGCATTAGATATCGATGGTGGTACTGATATTGGAGCTGCCCTAGCAGATGCAGATTTATTTATTGTTGATGATGGTGGAGCTGGTACTAATCGTAAAGCTTCTGCAACAAGAATTTCAGATTATGTATTTGGTAAAGTTTCTGGTGACATTACAGTTACATCTGGCGGAGTCGCTTCAATTGCTGCTAACTCTGTTGCTCTTGGTACGGATACAACTGGTAATTATGTTGCATCTATTACAGCAGGATCGGGTATTGCATCTTCTGGAGCCACTTCCGGTGAGACAATAGATCATACAATATCACTCAAAAATGCTGGCTCACTATCAAACAATACTGTGCCAATTTGGACGACAGCATCATCCCAATTTGCAAATTCTGCAATTGTTGATGATGCAACCACAATTGCTTTAGGAAGAGCCTCAACAATCACATCCTCATCTGCATTATCATCTGGAACTTATTTGACAATCACTACACATGTTACAGATAATGATTCTACTTCAGATTATTTTATAAGAGGATTAAATTCATCAGGAACCTCTAAATTCTCCGTTGATGCTAGTGGAAACTTAAGAGCAACAACTAAGAGCTTTGATATTCCTCACCCGACAAAAGAAGGAATGAGACTTGTATACGGTGTTCTTGAAGGCCCTGAACATGGAGTATATCATAGAGGAACAGTTGAGGGTAAAGACAAACTTAAGGTAGAACTTCCAGAATATTGGCATAAATTAGTCGGTGAAAATTACTCTGTTCAACTTACATCTTGGGGACCATATGCAGTTCATTTAGTGGAAAAAACAGAACATTATTTTATAATACAACTATCTAGCAACTTCGTAATGAGAAAATTAAAAACAATTAAAGTGGATTATGTTGTTCACGGTGCTAGATTGGACGCTCCACTAGAAATTGAGCAGTGATGCATTTGTTCAGAGTATATAAAAAAGATAACCCGAATGTTGCCTGGATCTCTATTGAAACAGGCAACATAGATCTTGAATCAGGTATAAGAATGGTATTTTCATTTTTAAACCTAGAACAACAAGTTATATCTAAAAATTTATTTGTAATTCAAGGTGATGAATACAATGATCTTGGTAAAAGCAATACAGAATTAAGTCTTGCTATCATTGCTAAGTTATTAGAATATACCAATTGCATCATCGTAAAAGAGTAGAGGTATTAAGTGGCTGTTGATGTTATTATAGATCCTTCTAATGGACAAATTTATTGGAATGATAATCAAGCTACAGCCCAATCAATAGCAATATCTGGCAATGCTTCAGATAAAATTAATTTCATTGGTTATTCAGGAGCCTTTGGTGGAACTGCTGGAACTGCTCCTAATGACCCGGTAACCAGAGTAACTATTAATGATTCAGCCTCTGGTACGTTAATTCCAGGCACAAATGGTCATGAATTAGGTTCGGATGCTTATAGGTGGGCCGTTTCCGCTACCTCTATAAGTGCTTCTGGAACAGTTACAATTACTGGTGGTGCAACTAATACTAACGATTTACTTTCTATTACAAATGGTGGTACGATCAAGGTTGAAGGTAATGTTTCTGGGCAAAGAGGAATCAGATTAACTCTTCGTGGAGCTGGCAATCAAACAGTAGATCAAAATATTTTAAGTATTGGTAATTCAGGAGGAAGTCATACAATATTTAATATTTCTGCTGATGGCACTACGGGCTATGGATTGCAGTTAAACAGCAGTAGTAGCGGATATCCATTATCAGTAAAATTTATAGAAGATGCTAGTACAGATACTGTCAAAGAAACGATATCTTTAGAGAGAACAACTTCCGCTACTGCTGCTAATGGTTTAGGATCTAGTATTATTTTTAAAACTGAAAATGATGGTGGGACTTTAGTACGAAATCTTGCATTTGAAGGAATATTAGCATCCGTAACAGCAGCTTCATATCGTGGTGCATTTGTATTTAAAACTAATGGATCTGGTACTGAAGTATTAACAGAAAAAGTTAGAATCTCTTATAATAATATTCTTTTATCTCCTTATGATGCTGGTTCCGGTACATATGAACTTAGATTTAATGCTCTTACTGGTGCAAATTATGTAGGATTTAAGGCTCCTGACACTATTTCCTCAAGTGTAATGTGGACCTTACCATCTACCGTGGGAACAAGTGGGCAATTTTTAAAAGTTGGTGCATCAGGAGTATTATCTTGGGACACACCAGCAGCAGGTACAGGAACGGTAACTAGTATTACAGCTGGAACTGGTCTTACTGGTGGAACAATTACAACCTCTGGAACTATTGCTATTGACACTTCAGTAGTTCCAACCCTTACAGCTACCTCAAATGCTTTCACATCTGGAAATTCTACAGGCCAAACTACATCTTCTGCTTTGTCATTGGTTACAAACTCTCTCACTACAGGTTATGGATTACATCTTTCTTCCAACTCAATAACATCTGGTAGGATGATCAATGTAGCCATGACAGGTACAGCAGGAGCTACAGGTAGGACTGGTTTATATATATCATCTACAGGAACACATGCGACTAATGGTATATCTACATTTGGTATTATTGTAGATAATCAAAGTGCTTCAACAAGTTCAGCAAATTTTGGAATAGCATCATATGCTGGGGCTGGCACTGGAACATCTCTTAATATTCCTCTTAGAATTGGTCTTAATACAAGTAAATATGTAAACTTTTTTGTAGATTCTGAAAGTGGAATTCGATTATCTCCTCAAAGTGAAGCATTTTATTTTAGCTTAGGTGCTTATGGTAATACAACTCCTGGCACATCTGAATTAAGATTTATGGAGTTAGTTGCGAATGGTCTTAATTATGTTGGATTTAAGGCTCCAGACGCAATCACATCAAATCTCATATGGACATTGCCTAGTGCTGATGGAACTGCTAGCACAACTACATTTTTAGCAACAAACGGATCTGGAACACTATCTTTTCCTCCTTCTGTAACTCTAAATACATCTACAGGAGTATTTTCTGCAACATTATTAAGTTCTACACAATCTATTGCCAATGAAGGTGGAGAAATTACTTTAGCTCTTCCTTCTTCAGGGTCAACTTTAACAACTTCAGTAACTATCGACGTATATCAAAATAAATTAAGATTTTTTGAGACAGGTGGCAATGCAAGAGGAGCTTACATTGATCTAACTGCATGTGCCAATGGAGCTGGAACAAATCTTTTATCTGGTACGGGCACGGGATCAGGAACAGTAAACTCAGGTGCTTCTGGCAAAATTGCATATTATCCATCAGCTGGTACTACTGTTGATGATGCGTCTGCTTTAGATTACGCAACAACAGGAACTAACTTAACAATAACAGCTTCAGGCACAGGTGTAATACCATTAGCTGTCACAGGAATTACTTCTCAAACAGCTGCTATATTTAAGGCTATTTTAAATACAACTGATGTATTTGTGATTAATAATTCTGGTAATATTTCAACAGGTACATGGAATGCTTCAACTATTGGAGTCTCATATGGCGGAACAGGTCAAACAACTTATACTGATGGTCAATTATTAATAGGAAATACTTCAGGTAACACTCTTACTAAAGCAACTCTAACTGCTGGTTCTGGTGTTGCTATCACTAATGGGAATGGTTCTATTGCTATTAGACAAAAAAGACCTCTGTATCTGACATTCTGTTCTGGATTTACCCCTGTTGCATCAGGTGCAGATTCTGTTGTGTTGAGAATACCTGATAGTCCTGCAGATGGATCAACATCTGTGTCATATAATGTAAGAGAATTATTTGTAAGAGTAGAAACCCCATCTTCTGGCACGACATCAATACAAGTGGAATACTACACCGGTACATCAGCATTTTCTGCTACAGGTAATATGATGGCTTCTGCTTTGAGTATTACTGGAGCTTCTACATATGAAGCTTTTACTACAACTTTTTCACAAACAACATTAGCTTCGGGTAATAAAGTTAGATTAAACTTTACAGCATTGAATTCAACTCATGCGAATTTCTTCGTACAATTATTATTAGAAGAGGCATAATTTGAAAGTTTGTACAGTTAGAAGAAGAGTTCTTACATCAGAAGCGGTAAATGGAACTGTCACTATATATACAGAACCAGGTTTTGGCACTCCTAAAGCTATGATCTGTTATTATACGGAATGTAATGCTAATACTGGATCATATGACACTTCTACATCTGTTAGAAATTTAGGTGTAGGAATAGCCGGTCCTGCAGGTGATGGAACTTCTACGATTTTAGTCAGATCCCAGTGGATGACAACTTTAGATGGAATTACACCAACTTCATATGCCAGAAGAAATGATAATACTAGATTTATTAGAGCTACAAACAATGCTGGTACAAATTACTATCAATGCACTGCTGTTTCATTCAGCAATGGCTCTGCAGGTCTTACTTTTACAACCACAACACCTCAAGCAAATATTAATTTAGATCTAATATGTATATTTTTTACAGGTAGTGATTTGACAGTAGGTGTTGGGAACTTAGCTTTAGGGACTGCTACAAATAATACCGCTAGCATATCAACATTAAATTTCACTCCAGATTGCATAATAACTAATTTTGTTGAAGTTGCAGCTAACGCAAGCCAAACTACTCAAACTAGGTTTAGTCTCGGAGCAGCAGTAAGATTACCATCAACGAAACAATCAACAATAGCATATAGATGCACAGATCGTGGCACAGGTTTATCAACTCAAACCCATACTTATGCATCTTCCACATCTTGTGCTGCATCTGTATCGACTGCTGCAGGTGCCTTAAATACATATGCGGTAACATCTTGGGATGCCAATGGGTTCACTATAACAAGTACTTTAATATCTGCAACAGGTACAAGTAATAATTTATTATGGTTTGCTCTCAAAGGCTCAAGTGGAAACGATTTTATGTTGACAGATTATGCTTCGGGAACATCAACAGGAGATCAATTTAATTATTTTGGATCTAGTGGCTCAGTTCCACAATTTGTAATGGGAGCTTTGACTGGAACCACATCTGATGCACCAGCAACTTCTAGCCAAACATCTCCAGATTGTGAGTCAGTGAACTTATTTGTCTCTGAAGCTAATACAGCTCCTTATAATGTTGGAACAGGCACTATTACTTCTGCTACAAATTCTACAACAGTTACTGGTACAAGTACAACATTTAAACAGTTTAATTATGGTGATATTTTATATTCATTAAGTAATTCAGTAATTGGTACAGTAAGCAGTGTTACAAATGATACTTCTTTGACATTAACAGGAAACGCTACAACAGCCGTGTCTGCTGCTGGATATAATTATTACTATCCTAGACAATTATGTCTTACATTTGGAGAAGCAGACAATGTGACTCCCACAAATGTATTTAATAAAATATCTACGAATGGTATTACAATTGGTAGAAATAATGCAGGATCGATTGAAGATTTAATTTCAGGGACAATATCTAATTTTGGAAGTAGACCAGGATATAATGTAAATCTTGATGTAGCCAATGCAACAGCAAGAAGGGGATGGATCCTCGGCTTCAAAGATCCAACCCCTAGAAGAAGAATACCTACAATATCTTAGCTTCTTTGGCTTTCAAACCATGCTTTAAGATTATTAGCATATAATTCAGCAGAAGATCTTGCAGTGTCAGCAGCACCTTCAGCAGCCATCTTAACTAAATAATCTTTTGTAACATTCATAATAAAATAAGCTACAGTATCTTCAATAAACAATTCTTCAGTGATATATAAAACATTTCCCAAAGAATCTGTTACCTGAGGCTTAAAATTATATTGTGTTGCAAACGCTTCTTTGATATTTGCAGCATCAGAATTTTTAATTGGAATTGTAACTGTAAAAGCTATAGTTGGATTCATAATACGACCTCATTTACATTCAAAGTAACTGTACCGAGAGCAGATTCTTCAGTAGCATTTGTGATTTTATAAGTAAAGGAATCAACTCCAACATAATCAGCTTCAGGAGTGTATGTTAATAAAGGAGCAGTTCCCGATAAAACACCATGAGTAGGATTATCTACGACTACATAATCAAATACTTCACCATCAAGATCGACACCAGTAAGCTCTAAATCAATAGAAGTGTTTTTATCTAAATTACCAGAGAAACTATCAACTGTAAGAACATCAGGAACAGCATTCACAACAACATTAACCATACCATTTTCAGAAGAGCAGATATCATTAGAAGCTACTATCGAAAATGTATCTGTTCCAAAGTAGTTAGTATTAGGGGTGTAAGTAAAAGTAGAATCAACAACACTTACAGATCCATGTAGAGGTTGCACACTAACAGAATAAGTTAAAGATTTGCCATTAGGATCTACACTAACAGCTACAAAATCTCCACTAGTATCTTCATCAATAATAATATCTCCACTATTAATACTTGGTCTAATAGCTTCAATTCTTCTAGCATCAAACCACTGAGCTGCATCTAATTGTCTTTGTGCAGCTAATTGTTCAGCTTCGTTTTTAGCTAATTCAAATTCTTTCTTTACCATGTGAGCTTTAAGAACATTCATAACAAAGTTCTCTACACACTGAGAAACAAAAACCTCTTTAGAAATAGGGTTAGGTTGTGTAATTCCTTGTCCCACTTCCACTGTTTCTGAATACCCATAAGATGTAGCGAAAGCATTCATAACATCATTTGCATCATCTATTCTAATGGGTACTTCAATCGTAAAATTAATAGCATCTGGATCCATAATAAAATCTCCTGTAATATTAATATTTCTACAAAGTTTGTCTAACATCTTCTTTGAATTAAATCTATATGAAAATAGCTATCGTTCAATTAAATTTAAATCAATATATCAATTATTCTGATTTTTATAAACACATGGAAAATCTAGTGGAACAAGCAAAAGAAAAGCAATCTGATCTTATTGTATTTCCAGAAGATATTAACTTATGTGTTTTATGGACAAAATATGATAAATTTGGGATAAAAAGTATCAAACCTGTCTTAGAACATGCATTTGAATTCTTAATAACAAAATTTAATCTTTCTTGGATGACATCTTTAATTGCTACAAAGAATCAAAAAGATATTATAGAATCAGCATTTTCTAAATTATCTAAAGAATATAATATTAATATCTGTTCAGGATCTTATTATGAAAAGATTGACAATAAATTATATAATGTTTGTTCTTTTTATGATAGAGATGGAAATTTAGTTGAAAAGCGATTTAAATATAAGCTTGTTGGTATAGAAAAAGCTTGGGGTGTTAAGGGTGTTTATAATCCTGTACCTGTTTTAATTGATGATACAAAAGTCGGATTAGCTATTTGTTTTGATGTAAATGATCCTCAATATATTAAAGATCTTGTTGAGAATGGGGCTGAAGTTATTCTTGTTCCTAGTAATGGATTTAGATTATTTCCTTGGTATCCTTTTGACGAATCTAAAGAAACCCCACATAGAGACAGAGCTAAAGAAAATAATGTTCCAATTTTAAGACCTTATTGTTGTGGATGGTTATTTCCAGGATTATATTTTAGGGGTTCTTCTGAAATAGTAAATAAAAAAGGCCTGGTTTTAGCCAAGCCTTTAGATAAGAATAAGGAAGAAATCTTGTATTTTAATATGGAAGACGCATGAAACCACCAAGAACTCCAAGGCTTTTAAGAGTACGAGACTTCAAATAAACGCCTTGTCCTTCTCTAACAACATCTTCAGAGGACGGAGATGGGCCAGTGTTTCCTTCGACAGTTACAAAAGATCCATCAGGTTTAACTTCTACAACAATTCCAGTGTGACCCCAACGACCAAGATTAGGGAACCAGAAATAAGCAATATCTCCCACCTGCACCTTAGTTCTTTTTAATTCAATATCAGCTCTTGGAATAAAATGTCCAGCAGATTGAGCCCATTTTACAGATACGGTGCAAGATCCAGTGCGAGGAAATTCTTTGGGAATGTTAATGATTAATGCATGTGCAGCCTTAATTAATCTATAAACAACAAAAGCTTGACACCAAGGATTTCCCGGTCCAAGGAATACAGATTTAAGATATTCCAAAACCCATCTGCCTCTATTGTTACCTTCTTCACGAACAGCTAAAACATCATCTCTTTGACAATCTTCAGCAGCTCTTCTTGCAACAGGACCAGGGGATTTTACAGCTAAAGCAGAGAAATCATTGAACTTATCTGTAGACAATAATTTCCATGCAAATTCTTTAACTTTATTCATCTATTTTCTCCTATTTTGAATTTGTACAGCTGTTTGTGGGTTAATCTTATTCATGTCTTTATTAGGGGTGGTTTCCTTGACAGTTAATCCAGGCACTTTATCTAAAAAAGCCATGATATCTAAACATTCCTTGCCAGCTGTACCCTTAGGAACAATTTTGATTTCTCCATTTTCAAGGATTGTTATTTCTAAGTCTACCTCTTTCATACAATTTTTCTCACAGTCATTTTTAATTCTTGCATTTTCTTGCTCAATAAATCTTCTTTGCGAATTGAAACTTTTGTCTTAAATCCATTTTCTTTAAGCACTTTTTCCATAGCCGATTTCGCATATGATTGAATAATTTTCTTGTCAACATTCTTGGATTGATCATATTGAGAACAAATCATCTCAAATCTTTTCTCTTCTTCGTTCCATAAAAATCCAAGATCATTAGAAGCTCCTGTGAGAAATTTATTTAATGTTTCTTTAGGCACAATGATATGAGCTTTTTCATTTCTAATATCATTTTTCCAGCCTTTAAGATTCTCTGGATTATCATATTGTCTATAATCTAATTCTAAAAAATCTAAAGCTTCTAAAAGAGTTTCACGATCTTTAAATTCACATTCTATTTTTTTGTAAGCTGACATTTATTTCCTCAAGCTTTCTGGCATTAAAGATTCTATAAGATTGTTGCATTTAGGACAGAACCACATATTAATTCTTATCTGATCTGACAAAATTTCTGTTTCAGGTACATTTTCAGAACCTAACAATTCTTCATCATCTATCATAGGTTTTCCCAAAGAGTTTAATGTAACCTGTGAATTGAAACATAAAGAACAGCCATGGAACTTTAATATTCCAGATTGTGTTTTTTCAAATAATGCTAAAGATTTAGGTTCGATAATCAAATTATTTATATCAATTTCACTACTCAAAATCTTCTTCACTAATTTCTCGCCATATATTTTTGAATCTAAATCTGACACATGCATTTTATGAAGCCTTTTTATTTTAAACGGTCTAATCCTCTTGTACAAGCCTATTATCTAGTTATAGGTTTAAGGAAAAATTATGAAATTTTTATCTATTATTGCTCTCTTTTTAATCGTTTCTTCTCCAGTGTTTTCTCAGGATCAAAAACCAAAGAAGGAAATCCTAGTATCAATTTCTTCCAATTATTATAGAAATGCTACTGGAGTCATTGAAGGTTTTTTTAAGCAAGCGAATATTACAGATTTTTACATTGACGAAAAGATTGAAAAGATGGAGAGAAAGAACTTCCAATTCAAGAATAAGACAGTAGATCAATCTGTAAATTTACTATCTATGTTTTATAATGTTGAATTTAAATTTACTGAAAAGAAAGATTTTGTAACAGTAATTCTTAAGGACAAAAAACCATGAAAAAATTAATCCTATCCTTTTGTTTCTTCTTTTTAGCAGCTTCTTCTTTCGCTCAAAATATTTCTGTAGATTTAAAAGATGCACCAGTGAGAACAACTTTAGAGATGATGTTCAAACAAGCTGGAATCAAAAATTATGTTATCGAAAATACTGTAGCTGGTTTTGTAACAATGAAATTAGAAGATCAGCCTTTTGAAAATTCTCTTAAACTTGTCATGAGAGCTGCTACAATTCCTCTCACCTATATTAAAGAAAATGATGTATGGATTGTAAAGCAGAGAATCATCACACCTATCCCTCAAACTGCTGGTCCTGATCCTATTCCTGAAAATCCAAAAACAAATTCATTTCAGATTATTAGATTGAACCACATTGATCCATTTGACTTACAATCTGTTCTTGGTCAAATTCTTTTTATTAATCAAGGCACACGTTTTGGAGGTAATATGAATGGAGGGAGAAGATTTTAATGGGTCTTTTTAATTTATTTAATCGTAGTAGTGAGCCTGAAGTTGAATTCTATACTAAAGAGGATGTAAACAAAATTCTTGAAGCTCATATGCAAAAAGTGAGCCAAATGATTGCTGAAGCTCCTAAGGGTCTTTCATATGAGCAAGTTAAGGATATGATTGATCAAAAGCCAGCAATTATTGATCCAGCACCTTATGATAACATGCGACAAGAAATGTTAGATATGATTGTTCATGTTGTTCGTACAGAGGCAGCAACTAAGGAATTTGTATCTGATTATGTTCAACATGCAATTAAGGAATATGACACCGAAGAAGATGCAGAAGTTACAAAAATGATTGATGAAGCTCTTGCAGAAGTTAAACCTGTAGAAGCTCCAACATCAGAAGAAATTACTAGCAATGTTCTTCAAGCATTTAAGTCTGATTTGTATTTCAAGGCTATGACAGAACTTAAAGCAATGTCAAGTAAGCCAAATCTTCTTGCAATGAGAGCTTTCCTTGTAAGATTCGTAGAGCTTTATAAACCTTAACGAAAGACACCCCTCTAGGATTAATTTCTTAGGGGGGTTTACTATATCCCATGGCAAAAATAGTATTCAAAGCCCAGGTATTTGATAAGAAAAAAGAATTTGAAAATACAACCTGGATCATGACATATAAGATTTTAAATTCAAACGCTAAAATTCCTGAAAATTTAATGAAGTTTTTAAAATCTGAATTCCCATTTCCTATGCCATTAAGTTATTGGGGAATGTTTTTAAAAGATTTTGGTTTCAACGTAAATTTGGATCAAGGTGAGTTTAAAAAATTTCATCTCTACGATGATGAAGACTATGAAATTTTAGTTATCACACTTACTAAATATAAACCATTAACAGACTATCTTAAAGTTGAAGTAGATCCTTTTGTAGCTTCAGATATCTTAAAACAAATGGGGTTATCTCTCGAAGGAAAAATGCACCCAGAAAAGTTTGAACAAAAACTTAATTCAACAATCCTAATAACAGAAGATTTATTTGGCACTAATCAAGAAGTCGTGGAAATTCTTTTACAATTAGAAAACTTAGCAATCTCATGTTTAGAGGAAGAATATCTAGTTGTATGGTTTAAAGAGAATTAATATATCTCTCTGCCTCTAAAGCTGCCATACAACCTGATCCTGCCGATGTGATAGCTTGCTTATAATGCCTATCAGTAACATCTCCAGCAGCAAAAAATCCCTTTAAAGCTGTAGTAGTATTGCATGAATCAATATATCCATCTACTCCTACAATTCCAAGATGCTTCACAAGATTACTATTAGGTGTATTTCCAATAGCTACAAAAACACCACTTGTAGATAATAGAGATTCAGTATCAGAAACGTTATTATGAAGAATAACTGCATTAACTTTATCATCTCCAATAATTTGTCTGATAGAAGTGTTTTCATGCACAGTGATATTTTCTGTCTTAAAAACCTTATCTACCATAATCTTTGATGCCTTATAAGATGAAGAACGATTTAGCAACTGAACTGAAGAACAAATTTTACTTAAATATAGTGCTTCTTCCATAGCAGTATCGCCAGCACCAACTACTACCACTTGCTTACCCTTGTAGAAAAAACCATCACAAGTAGCACATGAAGTTACACCACGACCTAAGTAATCCATTTCTCCTGGGACATTAAGCCACTTTGGAGAAGCACCTGTAGCATAAATGATTGCTTTATATTCTTGTGTTTCTTGCCCATCAGATACTACAAAATGGTCCTTTTCTTTATCGATTTTAACAACTTCAGAACAAAAGAATGTAGTTCCAAATTCTAATGCTTGTTTTTCCATTTCTTGCATTAAATCAGGTCCTTGAATTCCTTTGCTAAATCCCGGATAGTTTTCAACAAGAGTGGTATTCATAAGTTGTCCACCACTAAGAAAGCCAGTATAGAGATGAGGGTGTAAATTAGCCCTTGATGTGTAAATGGCAGCTGTATATCCCGCAGGTCCACTACCAATGATAGCTACATTATTCATAACTATATTATACCAGAGGAATCCACGAACCTAAAAATGTAAAAATAAGGTATGTGGTATAAAATTTCAAAATCTTTAGCTCCAACTCAAAACATTGCCTTAGAGAACAAGCCAAGCTCTATAATGGAAGGATCTGGGTTTCAAGTTGACTTTCCTACTGCAACTAAGATCCAGCAATCTCTACAATCCCATAATCCATTAGAATTTACTACAACAGACGGTAAAAAGTTCTTAGTGTTACATGGTGTTTTTCAAGATGGTAAACAATACTTTGATGTCGGAGGCGGTAATTCAGTATCCGAAAATGAACTCGCAAATTGGATGAGAGAACATGGATATGACCCTTCAGTAGATCAAATTATTGCATGTGGTGTTGGAAATGTCAATCCTAATTCTGGCTTAAATGCTGCTGTGAATTTAACTGGTACTGTAGGTTTAACAATTCCTCAAATGGCAGATCCTGAAGGCGGACCAGTAACCATAGGAGTTCAAAAAGGATGAGAGATTATTTTGCTAACCATATAAATTTACTTAAACTTGCTGGGAAAAAAGAAATTGAAAAGATTGAAGATTTTGGGTTTGAGCTGCCTGATCTTCCTTACTCATATTCTGCCTTGGAGCCTGTTATTGATTCCACGACAATGCGAGTTCATCACACTAAACATCATCAAAAATATGTTGACAAGATGGTGGAAGTTCTAGATGCTAAAAAATCATTAAAAAATAAAACTCTTGTAGAATTATTACAAGACTTAGATCAGATTCCAGCAAAGCAAAGAGAACAATTTAAAGATAATGCAGGTGGACATTTCAATCACTCATTTTTCTGGGTAACAATGTCCCCTGATACGAATCAAGAACCTCTAGGTAAACTCAAAGAAGATATTGATAAAGACTTTGGTAGTTTCCAGAAATTTAAAGAAGAGTTTATTGATAAAGGTTTAAAGCAATTTGGTTCTGGATGGGTTTGGCTTTGTTTAAATAATGAAAATAAGTTGATGATTACAGGAATGCCTAATCAAATGAACCCACATATTGCAGGATGCGGAACACCTTTATTGGGATGTGACGTATGGGAACATGCTTATTATCTCAAATATCAGAATAATAGAGAAAAATATCTAACTAATTGGTTCAAGGTTATCAATTGGAAGTTAGTTAGTAAAAATTATGAGGAAATAAAAAAATGAATTTTGTAACTAATTTTTTGACTTTACAGAACCAATTGAGAGTTTATCATTGGCAAACACAAAAGAAGCCTGGAAGTTATGCTCAACACATGGCTTTTGGAACAGCTTATGAAGAACTTGATCCACTAATTGACGATTTTATTGAGATTTATCAGGGTAAAAAGGGTGCAATTTTAGCTAAGGGAAACTTTACAGTTATTTGTCAAAATCTTAAGGACGATCATATGGATTTTGTTGATGAATTTATCTCTTATTTGCAAGATTATGTCACTAGTTCATTAGATTCTGAAAAAGACACAGATTTATTGAATATTAGAGATGAAATGCTTGCAATTTTAAATCAGACAAAGTATAGACTAAACATGATGTAAAAAAGCTCCCGAAAGGGAGCTTTTTCTTTTAGTTGCTTCCGCAGGATCCGCAAGAACCACAAGATCCTACTTCATCACCACCAACTGAGAATGATTTATTACATCCACAAGAAGATTTTGCATTTGGATTATCAATTTTAAATCCTTTCTTGATATCTGACTCTTCATAATCAATTGTAGAACCAGCTAAGTATTGCCTTGAATAAAAATCTAAGGCAATTTTAATTCCATTAGATTCAATGACAATATCATCAATTCTAATCTCGCCTGTTTCTAAAGCCAAGCCATATTCAAGTCCAGAACATCCTCCGCCTTTAACATAAAAAGCTAAATAATAATCTTCATCAATCTCTGCAGCAGCTTCTTTGATGATATCTCTGGCATAATCGGTAATTGTTATGTTGTATTCGTTAAAACTCATATCTATTTTTCTCTGAATTGAATTTACAAAATTTTACCTTTTCATAGGAAACTTTGTAAAAATATTCATCCTTATCTGTGTTAAATTTAGTTCTTTTTGCTGAAGGCTCAATATCAAGAATATCATTTACTTTTATACTCATGAATCTATGAGGAATTTTATTATATTCTTCGGACTCATCAAAAACTAAGTAAGTTCCATCCTTGATTGTAGAAAATTTTTTCATTGGTATATCTAATGAATCAAATGATCTATTAAAATTTAATTGAAAATATTTGGAAGATCTGACCTCGATTTCATACCATTTTAATTTATTAGTTTCTAAATTTAAAACTGAAATGTCTCCACAAGATTTATTTTCATTAATAGGTTGGATTATAAACTTTGAGTTGTTTGAATATGAAAAATCAAGAAGTGCAAGCCCTAATCGCTTTCCAATAGTATCATATCTATCATATCGATCTTTTGAAAAATCCACTCTTTTATAAATTGAATTCATTTTTTAATCTCAAATCTTGTTGCATGAATCACTGGTCGCACTAACACTAAATTTAATGCTTCGTCTTTCAATACTTCCCCTGTCAAATCGGATTCAGGCTCTTTAGAATCTGTATGAACAATCAATGTTACTGGAAAATCATTCTTAATAATCTTCTGAGCAAAGTAGAGTAAAGATGCTGCCTTATTCTCTAAAATCTGAAAATCTTTAAGAGCTTTTGATAACCATTCTTGACTATTAATTCCAAGATCTTCGGTGACAATCCAATTCTCAGGATGAAACAATGCTAAATCATATCGTGTATTTAAATTTTTGACAAGTTGCATATCATCAGAATTTGTAGCCTTTATAGATAATTCTCCAGAAAAGTTATCAATTGTGTTTTTAATTTCTTTAAGAGGTTCTAGGATCTTAATTTTATAAACCGCTAGCATTTCATTCAAGATATCTTCAGCTGCTTTATAATTTTCTTGTTCTAAAAGTTCATACATTTTATAATGAGGATCTAATGACTCTGCTAAATCTCTCACATACCCAATAGCTTCTGCATCTGTCAAGAGAATTACATCTGTTTCTTGAGAACGTGCTAATTTTGGTTCAATAACCTTATATTCATGCTCTTCAACAATGATTCTATAATAACCCCAAGCTTGATGATTAATATTCAAAAAACATTCATGAACAAGATTACCATTAGGACCAAACATATCTTTAGGGACAATTTGCATAAAAGGGTTGACATCTGTATCACAAAGTCCTAAAGATGTAGTTTCTGCGCCAAGGTTTATTGCTTTCTTTACAATTTCTTGGTTATCTTTAGCCCATATTGCGATTCCAGCTTCAAGGGCAAATTCCACTGATTTATTTTCCATAGTTGTATCCTACCTCTATCCCTATTGTACAAGGATATCATATGCTAAGAATTTGAAATATTAGTATGGAAACTCTCCCCTATGAAAACTAACAAAGCTTTAAAATATATCAGATTAGCTGAAACTCTTGATAAACATGGCGACTTTATATTTTCAGAAGTTGCATTTTCTTTAGCACAGTCCTCTAGTAACTTAAGATTTGCAGAAAAAGAAGAAGAGGGCCAGGATGAGTTATTTAATCATTTAAAAGCTGCTCATGATGCAAATACTGAAACTTCTCCTGATCTCATATACAGTCCAGATTATTTTATGGCAGATTCAACAGTAGGCCCTCAAGAACATGAAGCTTATTATGAATTTCCTCAATATTCAGATTCTAACATCATTACACATCAAACTGGAAATTTGCAATTAAATATTCCTCAATTGAATTATGATCACACAATTTATAGACAATTGCAAGACCCAATGTTTGAAGGTGATGAAGTTGATTATTATGATAGTTTAAAATATAGCTTAAACCTTATTAGAGAAAATTATTGGAATGATGAACAAAAAGCAAAATCATGGATATTGAATCTGTTAAAATATGATTTAAAAATTGTTAACACTGATTCTGCTCTTGTGGATTATATATATAGCTTTCTCTCAGATATTGATTCAAATTTTCAAAATATTTTAGCTAGATTAAAAGAATATGTCAAAGAAATCAACACTTTTAGAAATGAAGTTTTTGAAAGTCCTAAGATTAAAGAAATAGTAAATAAGCAGTTTGAAAGATTTAAAGATTATTGGTCAGGTGTAATTGCTTACTTTGACAAAACAGGAGCAACTCTTCCTGATCAATATAAAGATTGGGATATACTTTACACCAAGTTTGTTCAAGAATTAAAAAATGTTGCACTTTCTTATGGTGTTAAATTTTTATTTGAAAATAATTTAGTTGGGTATTTGTTAGAGGAATGGGATTTTATCGAAAGATATCAATCCTTTTCTTCATTCGAATACTCTGAAGAACAAAATGAAAACGTTTTCTTTCATGGGAATACTAAAGCAGAAAAAGATTATTTTTATAGTTTAAGAGAAAGATATCCTGACTTATTCAATGAAAGGTATTCTCAATATAATTTTTATAAAAATGATCTTAAATTTTATAAAGCAAATTCTACTGATCCTAGAAAAATCAGAGAAATAGCAATTACTGATGGTTTGAAAAGTATTCCATCAAATAAAATAGAACTTTTACTTGCAGCAATTACATATTCTAGAACATATGTAAATATAAGTGATGTAAAAAAATTGATTGACAAGACAGATTCTGCATATATTTTATCATATGCAATAGATTTGTTAAGTTCAAATGAATATTATAAGCTTGAAAAATTTGATAGACTTTCAAAGAATATTATAGATTTTGTAGCTTTTGCTTCAACAAATACCAAAGTTTATGAGTATGTTTTAAATAATAAACTGATTGATAATTTAGACAGTATCAAGTCATATGATAAATATTCAAATAATAAAGATTTTATTATTGATTTAGTAGTAAGTAAATATCCATCATTAAAATCTATTTACGAAAAGATGGAACCATACGACTTTGATGCTTTAAATTTTTATCCTGGTATTTTATTTGGAATTAAACATTTCATTGACTCTGGGCAAGATATATCAACTTTGCTTTATTATGGTCTTAACGCAATAGATTTTAATAAAATAAGAAATGAAATTGCTGATTATATATTAGATAGTGCTAAGATTCTCTACCGTGATCAAAAATATGGTAATCTTAATTTTATAAGAATGTTCAAAATACCAGCAGAAGATATCAATTACGTAAAAGAATATGTTGATTCCAGATTTTCAAATAAATTATTTTCCAATTTTGAGACATCACAAAGTCTAATAACATATATTAACTCTGATAATCTTATGTACTTATTGAAAGAATTTTCTGCAGGAGAGCAAGATTTTTTATTTAATTACTGTATTAAAAAAGCAAATATTACGTTATCTTCTTATAGTTCAGCGGATAATGCTCAAAGAATTCAAAAAGCATTCGATATGTACTTTAAAGAAGCGAAAGAAAAATTACAAGAAACTAAAATTAAAAATAGTTTTCTAGTTAAAGATGCTGATGGAGAATATACTGTTCCAAAAAGACAGGATGTTAAAGATACATATCTAACTATCATTTCTTCTAATTTTGATGCTTTACAAAATCTACCACAATCTGGAATTCAAGATCTTCTAAATTATTTACAAGAAGCTAATATTAACCCAAGTACCATAAAAAATGAAGATTTAAATTATATTGGTAATGCTTTTATGATATTTGGTAAGATGACAATAAGTTATTTAAGAAGATATCCAGCTCAAAATTTACATGATAAAACAGTTTTTCTTCCAACAGTAAAAGAATTTAATCCAGAAATAAGAGATTTTTTACTTAATAACATCCTCAGATCTACAAGAGATTCAGCCCTATTTCTTTCAGGCATGTGGAATGATGAAATCACTTTTGATGGAGTAACGGCTAAAGTATCTGAACATATTAAAAATAAAGCTGATATTAAAAAGCTTGAATTTGCTGTAAGATTAATTAATTTTTCTGAAGAACATGGCGATTATGAAGATGAAGATTTTGCAGTAGAATTTCTTAAATCAGCTGACAAAACAAATCCTAAATACGATGACACAATTAAAAGAGGCTTTAAATATTCTGACATGGAGAATTGGTATAAAATGTCCAAAAGCATGCCTCTTCCTCTTTGGGCTAGAAATGTCATAACACAAAATGGATTTACAGCTAAATTTCTTCCTAAAAATGACACAAGGATTATGTTTGCTGGAAAATTTACAGGCTGTTGTCAAACCCTTTATCATTATGCTCAATCTTGTGCTTTTGATTCTCAATTATCTCCAAAATCAGCCCTTTTCGTGATACTAAATAAAAAAAATGAAATGTATGCTCAATCTTATTGCTGGGAATCTGAAAGTGGATCTACTATTGTTGTTGACTCTATGGAATTTAAACCTGGATTGACTCCACAAGTAAAAGAGGCTATTAACAATATTTACTTAGATTATTTTGAAAGTTTTAATGGATTGGGAAGAATGGTCAATTTTGGTAGCAATACACTTCCAAAAAATGAAATAAAACCAGTAGGAAATAATAATCCAACGCCTTCAAATCCATTTCATTCACAAAGACAATGGAGAAAATTTGCAGATTATTACATAAGAGATAGTGAAAATCAATATACTTTAAAATCTACAGAAGCGAATCAAGCTTTTACACCTGGATTTCAAACTACTTATAATATTCCTAGGGAAGAATTGATTAAATTACTAAATGAATACAAAAAAAGTGAGTTATTGAATTTCTATGATCTTTTAGCTTTAGCTCCTATAGATTTTCTTCAAGAAGCCATTCCTAAAGAAGAATTAGATCTAAAAACAACTTTTAAGATTTATAGAAAAAATCCTGACCATATTAGGTCTCCAAAAATTCAAGCAGATTTGATAAAAATTCTTGAATATGTTATTAATAAGATCTAAGACTCTTATTTATCTTATCATGCAAAAAGCCAAGAATAACACTTGGCTTTTTATTTTTAGCTGACATTATAAAATCATAGATGTAATATTTGGATACTTTTTTCTTATAGCCCTTAGGATGATAACATTTCTCTGTATCAAGTCTTTTTAACAATCTTACCGAACTAGTATATCTTTGAGGCAATAAACTTTCAATATCATCTTCTGTAAAACTAAAAGACTCTGATAAACTGAAAAATAAAGATAAATCCCTATGAGAAAATACCCATCCTCTGTCAGTGAAGTAATCTATGATATTTTTTAGTTTTGTTGTTTCTTCCACTGTTTTAAAGCGTCTTGTCTTTCTTTTAATAATGCTCTTGAAATACTAGGTAGCATCTTTCTTCGCATCTTAAATGTTTTCTTTAATGGCGTACCCTTTTTACGAACATTGACGAACTTATCATCATGCTTTTCAATATTAATATCACTTCCGGTCAACTCAGCAATGTCATCAGGTCTAGAAAGAACTCCAGGATTACTTACAATCATTCCTGGACATTCTTGAGTGTAAAATAAATTCCTGTTAAGATTAAAGATTTCAGCTAATTTTTCATCTTCTTGCTGTGAATTAACTCTCTGCTTGATAATCTTCTCTAATATTCTTCTTTCAGGCTCAACTCTTGACATTAATGTGCCTTTTACCATCATAGCTTTAAGAGGAATACCAAACATATCCCTTAAGGTTCTTCTCATCACAGTATTTGTATGTCTCATCCCACTATTAAAGTCAAAGTCAGCCATAGAAACACCAGTATTATTAGGTAAACCAGCTCTCATTGTTCTATTAAATTCAGATCTTGCAATAAACTCTAATTGTTCGTTATTTAAATCTGTAACTTTTTTGCCTGGGAAGTATTTTTTAACAACAACTTGAGTAATACCACGCTTTGTTAAACCACCACGATCATACTTCCAATCAGATACGTCACCCTCTAAATCAAATCTTAAAGGGAAATATTGCTTATAAACCTCATCAACAGGAGCATCCCAAGCAATTTTAGATCTTTGTTTGATATTTAATTTTTGCTTCTTCTTTGGCGCTTCTTCTTTTTCTTCCTTAACTTCTTTGATCTTCTTTATTGGTTTCTCAGGAGCTAAGGTTTCAATTGTCTTTTCTTGTCTTGGAGCTTCTACTTGCATTGGAGCCTGAGGAGCTTGTTGGGTTTGAGGAACAGATCTTGGAGCTTCTTGGACAGATTTTAAATATTGGATAATGTTCTTAAGATATTGTGAATTAGGATTTAAATCAAAAGCAGCCTTAAGAGTTTGTGGGCCTAAAGAACCATCAGGAATTAACTTAACACTATCTTGAAATTCTTTGGTAGCTTCAATCTCATCCAAATCATATGTCGGACTACCCTCAACTAAAAGATTATTCTCTTCTAAAAATTTCTTCCAATTCATAAGAACATTAGGATCTTTGGCAAGTTTTCTACCCATGCCCGGAGCAGAAACAATAGCAGCAATCGGTTTATAATCTAATGGTTGATTATCCTGTAATTGTCTATAAAGCCCACCAGCAGCCCCAAGACCTAAAACCGCAGGAAAAAAGTACTTGTCAAATTTACTTCCAGCAATTTTTACAAACAATTCATCAAGTTCAGAAGCTGTTACGAAATCTTCATTTTTTTCACATTCTCTGATCATTTTTTCCAGATCTCTTAAAATAGCTTCTCTTGTCATTTAGAAAACCAACTTTCCCTCTATTGATATTGTTTGATTAGGTTTATGTCCAAAATTTGTTTGCTTAAAATCTTGTTGCTTAAAAGATACATTCAAGAAAGAAGATTTCCATTGACTCTTATATCCAAAAGCTAAATTATTGTTATCGTTAAATAATGTCTTTTGATCTTTTACTGCATCAGCACTTACATAAAAACCCTTAAGATTATAAGATGCTTTTATGTTGTGATCTAAAGAATAAGACAAATCATTATCTTTATGCCAAGAATCTACATTAACAGTGAAACCAGGCAACTTTTTCATTGCAGCAGTGACATTAACATTAGTAAGTTGATTAGTGCCAAACAAACTATATCTGGGGTTAAAAGATTGTGTTTGTGCAAAAGCAACATTACCGATTAAAAGTAAAGTTAAAAAGATCTTCAAAATACTCTCCTTTTAGGCAAGTTATTTCTAACAATTAAATCACTCCAAGATCTACCCTCTTCACCACCATACATCAGCCATTTTTGTGCAAGCGGATGTTCATGATCAGAAGGAACCTTGTATCTATTCTTAGCTGTATATCTATGAATTTCCAATACAGTTCCTAAATCAATTGTAGAATAACTAGCTAATTTTCTTGCAATTTCAATTTCGTTACTAGAAACATATTCACGATTTGCTCTAGCCCATTCATATCCTACCACAGCTTTATTTTTGACTGTAGAAGGTATAGGGATATTTTTGTTCAGAGCTTCGGATGTGATAATTCTATAAGAAATTTTTAACATAATATATTTTTCTTTTACAAGCTAATTTCTTCCTATGAGCAGGATTTATAGAGTGTGTACAAGGAAATTAAAATCAAACCCTTTCGGAGAAATTATATGTTAAAAGTTTTAGCCCAGATTGCAAGAGAATTAGATGCCAGAGGATTACATGCTGATGCCGACGATCTTCTTGAAACAATGGAAAAAATTGCCCATACCCATACAGCTAAGAAAATGACAGATGCTGATTATGAAGAGATGGCAAGAGAAGTTATGGATAAAATGCCTAATCGCTTCAAGAATTTTGGATCCCTTGTTTCGAAGCTCAAGAACATGGGATTTGAGAGTGCTATGTCCGCTTGCGAATATTTTGAAGATGAAAAAACCGCATCTTCCAAAAAAAAAATAATTGAAGCTGGCAAATACGATAATAAACCACTAAATAAGCCTTTCCGCACTCCAAATGGTCCTAAAAAGTTCTCAGTATATGTTAAAAACGATAAAGGGAATATTGTTAAGGTGAATTTTGGCGATCCCGGACTTAGCATAAAAAGAGACAATCCAGAGCGCAGAAAAAACTTTAGAGCCAGACACAATTGCGATAATCCGGGTCCTAAGTGGAAAGCTCGTTACTGGTCATGCAAAAATTGGGAGGCTGGTAGATCAGTTTCGGATAATCTCAAAGGCAAATAATGTGGTATAGGCTTGCTCAACTCAGAATGGATCCTGCAGGGCAAATGAGAATGGATATGCCCAAAACAAGATTCAATATAGAAGATAACTTAAGACATACAGTATGGACCAATAAATATGAACAAGACCCAACAATACCAGTAGTTATCAGACTCTATAGCAATAATCAAGAAATAGGCGATATAATGTTCAATTATTACCCTGCTTTTTCTAATTCAATAGAGGGTAAGCTTCCATATCCAATTGTTAGTATTTATAGAATTAAAATTGATGAATTGGGCCTTGAAGATTCTATGGAAATTAACGATCTTGCTGGTGAAGATGTAGAATCCAAAAGAAGTGGATGGGGTCTTGGACAATATCTTTACAAATTAGCAAAAGATTACATAGCTGAACATTTTCCAGATGCTAAATTTATTATCGGAGAAGTCCATTCAAACACTGCCTTAAAAGCTAGAAACAAAGTATTCGGCAAACCTCATACTCTCGAATGGAATGAATTTGGTGATGATAGAAGATGGAAGAAAGAAGAAATTACAGAACCACAAGCAATGAAAAAATTACCTAAAGCTAGATGGGACTCTTGGGGTAATCCACGAATTGATCAAAGCCAACACGTTAGAGTGGTGCATAAACTTCCAGAACAAAAACAACCAGAACCAAAACCAGAAGACAAATCACAGCTTAAAATGGATATATAAAAGTTATTAAGGAAAGATAATAATGTGGTATAAACTCGCTCAAAATAACCATCAAGAATGGGCAACAAAGGTTGTAAATTTTTTAGAAACTCAACCTTTTGCTGCTGAAGTAATGATTAAAGACGCAACTTATGATCATTTTACCCAAAGAAAATCTGTCAAAAAGCAATTATTTCAAGACAAGAATTTTGATAAAGATGCATGGAAATCTCTTTGGATGAACTCCTTAAAACAAGTGGCTGGATTATTGTCTTCTAACTGGTCTTTTTATGGGGAAAACTCTTGGTCGCAATTTAGTTTAAAAGGTAAGAAGAAACCTGAAAATGCTAGAAATTACAAGGTTTATTTTACAGCCCAGAACCCATTAGAGGATTTTCAAGGACTTGTTCAAACTCTTTATGATCTTGGGAAAAAACTTCAAAACATACAGACAGAACTTCCGATTTCTTTTAAGGTTGCTACAAATGTTCAAATGTTAGCAATTCATGTTGACACTATTGTAATTCATTTTGCAGATCCTAATATTGCCCCAGAAGTTCAACAAGCTATTAGTGCAGTTTCCAAAAAGAATAACCTAAAAGCCGAAGATAGAGATAAATTTTTAAGAACAACTGTAGGAAGAGATTCAGATACAACTTCAGACAGTATGGAATTAGCAGCTAGATTTGCAAGAAATGTTATGGCTAATAAAGATCAAATTATTGCTATTAAAGACGATCCTGCTACATTATCTTCAACTCTTTTAGGAATTTGGAAGACAATTGACAGCGAGGGATTGCATAGGAAATGAACTACAAAAAATACATTATCCTAGCTCATAATTTAGATGCCAAAGGTTTGTTCAAGAAATCTGATATTGTGATAAAATTGATTGAGGCACAAATGTCAGAAGAAGATCCATTAGGTATGAGCGAACCAAACGATGATTTCAAGATTAATGTAAATGTTCTTGTTGATGCATCTAATGGCAAAGAACTTATTGATGCTAATGGAGATGTATTATTAGTTCAAAATTCTTCTATTGATAATCCTGAACAATATAAAGAAGTGCTGGAAAAAGCTAGTTATATTACCGGGGTTGAAAATATTACAGTTGAAAGAATGACCTCTAGAGATATTGGTTATAAATTTAAGATTGTTTACCCTGATGCAGATATAGCTAATAATAAAAAGCTTGATAAGGGTATGGATGCTGGATATGTAATGCATCCTAACGATCTTTATGTCTTGGAAGGTCCTACAGGTTTATTTAAATATAAGGGTCAGATTGTTACATTTTCAAGCCAAGAAGATGCTGAGGGTGTTGCAAAGGCTGTAGGTATTGATTTAAGACCAAAGCAATTACAACTATATCAAGAAGAAACATTTAGTATGGATCCGAATTTTAAACAACCGGAATTATTGTCTTCTTATATTGGGTTAGAAGATAATTTCATACATATTGCACCATCTATGTTAGGTTTGTTTGAAGTTCCTGAAAATATTGTAGATCTTATGAAAACTATGAGAATACAATCTATGGTCGGACAAACAAATTTAGAAGATTATAAGAAGCAAAAATATTACGAAGAGAATAATTATGAGGGGTATGATGATGAGGACGATTTTAGCTCAAATTAATAATGTTTTAGAAGAATTAGAAGAAAATGGCTTACATGTAGAAGCTGATGCATTACATGAGATTTTTGTTAAGTTATCCAAGAAAAAGAAGAAGAAATCTGGCAAGAATGTGCCTAACGATCCTTCTCTTTGGGCAGAATGTCAGGCTTGGGCGAAAAGAACATATGATACGCACCCTAGTGCTTATTCGAATGCAAGCGCAGCTCGTCGTTACAAATCAAAAGGCGGAACTTGGAGAAGTGAAAAGTAGAAAAGGGATAAACGTTATATTTCCTTAATTATATATTATGGAAAAATTATGTTTGAATTGTAAAAATTTATTAGATCATTCGCTTTTTTATAAGAACAAGTCAAAAAAAGATGGTTTGAGCTTATGGTGTAAAACTTGTGTCCTTGAAAAAAAAAGAAATATAAGACGTAAAAATGGTATAGAACCTAGAAGAATTGGGCTTGACCCCGAAAAGCGTAAAATAAGTCAAGAAAATTTTAAGGCTAGAAAAGAAGAAAGTTTTGTTTACACTATATCCGAAAAAGAATGTTCTAGTTGTGGAATTATAAAACCTGTTTGTGAATTCAAAAAACGAATTTTATTTATAGATGGTTATTCATCAAAATGCAAAAAATGTGAATATGAAATAACTACAAATTCACGAAAAGCTTATGAATTGAATAAATGGGCTAAAAGATGTTTTCTTCACGCAAAAAAACATTCTAAATATGATTTTGATATTGACGAAGCTTTCATTGAAGAACTTTATGTAAAGCAGAATGGTAAATGTTATTGGTTTAACGTAGATATAAAACCATCTAATATAGCTAAATATCCTTGGCAGCCTTCTTTAGATAGATTAGATAGATACAAGGGATATACAAGAGATAATGTAGTTCTTGCTTGTTACACAGCTAATATTGGCAGAAACACATCTACTGTAGAAATTTTTCAAGAATTCATTAAAGAACTTAAGAAATCTTTGAATGATAAATCTGAATAAGAAAAAAGGCTTCTTTCGAAGCCTTTTTTTACATTCTCTGAGTTGGATAAGACCCTGAATCTAGATTAAATGATTTCACTAAAGTAATTCCATCTTCAGCATAAATATTCATAGTATTTCCAACTATTTGCCATTTGCCGAATCCTTGGGCTCTGGCTGCATTTAAAGCGTCTCCGATACTATGTGCTGTATTTGTTAGCGGTACATTTTGTGAAAGATCAAATTGTACTTTAGCCATATTATAATGCACTACAGCTCCATTTGTTTGACTAGCTCCGGTGAGTTGTAGCATTGCAGATTCAGCTCCAGCAACGAAAACAGCATTTGGTACATCTATTCTATAAATTCCAGGCATGTTTGTAGAGTCAATTTCGCAGAATCCCCCAGAAGTCCAAGATCCATTAGGGGTTTGGCTTACTAATGTAATTGCTGTTCTAATTGCTCCAGCTCTTACATATGAAGCAGATAAAGATGGAGTTGTATGTGTTAATCCTTTAGCTCCAAGATAGATTAATTCTGTTCTATTTGTTGTGTTTGGAGATACTGTGAAAGATTCTACTTGACGTTCTAGGGGCATGTATTTTTCCACAGGATCATTAAAAGTATATTCGAACATACCTATAGTTGGTGTGGACGGATTATTCCAAGCAGTCTCATTAAAGTCCGAAGATGCAGCTCCCACAGAAGTACCAATATTATTTGCTAATCCAGAATTTAAAGAAGCAAAGAATGGTAAATTTTGATTCCATCCTTGAACTCGAGACATACCTAAATTAAATAAATGCATAGGATTAGTATAACTACCAGTCCCAGCATAAACAAAGTTATTTCTAGGATTTACTGTAACAAAAATATTATATGATTCAATAATTTGATTAGCATTGGTCCCATATATAGAATAATCAGATGTGTAAAAAATATTGTTTTTCACAATAATAGGATATGTAGAACTAGAGTTTTGCCCTATGTTTGACACTCCATATCTTGATGAAATAAATACATTATTAGAAACAGTAGCACCACCGTATTGCCAAGCACTAGAAGCTTGAAAATTTAAATTATCTTGATTGTTAGCTCTGTTTGAAACATTTATGAATAAACATTTTTTTACAGTTGTATTTGGGTTCCAGTCTGAAGTATGAGCTTCCCCTTGGATATTTACTTTACCTAAAAATGTACATGATTCAAATGTATATCCTTGTTGACCAGCTGGAATTACAAAAGTCATAGGATATGCATCGTCAACAACGTAAGCCATAAATTGACATCTTTGAAAAATCATCTGTATACCCCTGAAACTCATCACAATCCCATAATTAGGAACGGATCCAGGAATATACCCCTGAAATGTGATATCTCTAAATGTCAAATAATCTTTTTGTATACTGATGACACCAGAAACATTAAGGTATGAAGTATTAGATGTAAAATTTGTTATGACTACAGGTCCTGGAGAAATACCCGAAAATTGAGAGCATGTAGGGTCTCCGTAATATGACATTCTTCTAGAATAGTCCCAAGGATTTGTAAAAGATGCTGTTATTTGTCCTCTATATGTACCTGGGGCAATATAGACAGTTGCAGGATCATTAGGAGAAACACTATTGGACATAGCTTTCCCAATTGTTGCCCAAGCTTGATTTGCTGCTGGTCCTAATCCTGAGTTTAAATCGCTTCCATCCGGTCTAACATAATAAGTGGCCATTTACTATACTCTCTGACTTGGGAATTTTGCTGAATCTAATGTAAAGGATTTAATTATTGTAGTTCCATCAGGTGCATAAAAGGACAATGTATTCCCATTAATTGTCCATTTACCGAAACCTTGTGCTCTAGCTGCGTTTAATGCATCTCCCACCGTTTGAGCTGTATTAGATGTAGGAACAGGTTGGGTCATATCTAGTTGCGCTTTTATCAGATTTACATTGACAAAAGTTCCATTAGTACTAGAATTATATCCCTTAAAAGTAATTGTTAATAATTTAGTTCCAAGAGAAAGCGCAGCGTCTGGTATGTCAAATCTATAGTAACCAGGTATATTAACAGAATCAATTTCACAAAATCCTCCAGAGACCCAAGAGCCTGTAGGAGTTTGATTAGCTAAAGTCACATTCGTTGAAGATTGATTTAATTTAGCATATTTCACTGTTATATTTGAATTATTAAATGTTAAACCTGTTTGCCCAAGATATACTTGAATAGATTGAGATGTCGATCCTTCATATATATTTAAATTTAATGTTGTTCTATCAGATGGTATATATATTGCTTGATTACTTAATGGGCTATATGTTGATGATCCTACTGCTGGTGGATTAGCCCATGTAACTCCATAAAGATCAGGTGAAAGTAAACCAGTGGAAGTGCCAATAGCTAGATTTTGAGAATTTGGTGTTGGATTATAGAATTGTGTATTAGGTAATCCATAAAATAAAGATGCACCTATTTCAAGACCATAAGTGCCTCCAGAAATAGAGTTTGCACCAACTGGAGTGTTTGTTCTAGGCCCTGATATAATTCTGTTATAATTTTCATTGATTCCACTTTGATATGCCACTAATGATCCAGTTGAGCAAGCAATCAAGCAGTTTGTAACTTGATCTTTGACTGAAGATGAAGTTGCAGTTTCTATTGCAGAGTTGCCATTTATACATGTGCAATTCTGGATTACAGAACCTCCCAATGATGATGCAATGTCATTTCTTCCAACATAAACGTAATTATAATAAATTCCACCATTGATTGCTAGACAATTTTTTATACTACATGGAAAAGTCGAAGCTGATTGGTTACTTAGTATATAAACCATGTGACTTGTAGATCTAATGAAGTTTGCAATGCAGTTTGTAAAAGTAAAATTGAATAAATTGTTTGTGTAGTTTGTAATAAATACAGATGGTGCATTTGTATTATATTGATCAAAATAACATTTATTGAAACTAATAAAGCTTGAGGTAGTCAATGTTAGCAATCCAGCTGGAGAAGCAGGATATGCTGCATTTAAAGTCTTTCCTCTAAATGTGATGTATGAGAAATTTATATAAGACTTGCTTGTAATTGAAACAATAGCAGTTGTATTTGGTGGATCTGCGATATTGCTTGTAAAACCTGTAATTGAAACTTCTCCAGCAGAAATTCCGGTCCAGTTTTGTGTTAATAAAGGGTCGCCTATAAAATTTAAATTAGATCCAGAAGTTCCTGTATTTGTTACTGTAAAATTCCCACTATATTCTCCAGGAGCAATATATACTGTATCTCCTGCTGTAGCTGTTGAAAAAGCTTTACCTATAGACCAAGGACTATTAACACTCAATCCTGTATTTGTTGTTAATCCAGATACTGTTACATAATAAGTTGCCATACATATATCTTTCTAAAATCCAGAGACAGTTCCTTACAAGCCAAATCTATTTCTAAAATAAAGAAGATTTGCATTTACTTCTTCTATTGTTAAAGCTCTATTATAAATTTGAGCAGTGGCAATATCACCTTGTTGATATTCATTACTTGAGGTTCTTGATATTTGAATAGCTGTGGAAGTTACATTATGGTTTGAAGGTGTATCAGATCCAACAAGAATTCCATCTACATAAACTTTTCTTGTAATGCCATCAAATGTAGCTCCAACGTAAAACCATCTATTAAGAGCTATATTTGCATTATTATTGGTTATGGATAAATCATTCCACCACCAATAATGAATCAATGTCCCTAGGCTTCCTTGTGTTCTTAAAGCATTAGATTGATTATTGGTTCCAAATCCACCTATAGAAATAAAACCTCTCTGATCGGCCCAACTCGACATTCTTACATAAACAAACATAGAGTAAGATGAATTTGCTATAGGTATTGAAGAGGTTCCAGCGCCAGTAAAATAAGAATCTGCATCATTTACAAAGTACCCATTAGAATTCCATACAGGCCCATTCGTTAAGGTTACGTGATTTAAGTTACCTGTTGTGTCGAACCATGTATTTCCATAACCAGGATAAGAAGAAATATTTTTTGCATCTAAATTCATAACAAGACCAAATGTAGTGAATGCAGTGCCTCTAGATCTTGGGTAATTAGAATTGTCCAAGGTTAAAGATTTCATAATGGTTAAATTATCAGGAGTGTAATATTCTAAAAGATTTCCATTAATAGCCCATTTTCCAAATCCATATGCTCTTGCGGAATTTAAAGCATCTCCTACAGTTTGGTCAGTGTTATTCAAAGGAACAGATTGTGTAAGATTTAAATTAATAGGATCTTGGAATTTATAAGATATAATTGCTTTATCATTATTAGATTGATTGATAATTTGTAATACAGAGGTTGTTGCTCCGCTTGCTAAAACAACATCGGGGACATCAATTCTATAAAGTCCAGGCATATTCACAGCATCAACTTCTACAAATCCTCCAGAAACATAAGATCCATTTACTGTTTGAGATGCTAGAGTAATTTGTGTATTATTGATTCCAGGTCTAATATAGAAAGCTTTTAATCCTGTTGTTTGATATGTATAGCCTGTATTTGAGAGATAGACAAATTCTGTATATCCAGTTGTTCCAGCTTTAATAAGGATTGGTTTATTTAAAGTTCCAAGGGTTTTATCAAGATTGTTAGAGGCTGATTGCACCGCTCCTATGTCAATTGAGTTTGCTGCGCTATTATTGAAATATAAACTCGGTGCTCCCTTTCCTTTGCAATTTAATCCTCCACCTATTGTATTGTTTAGTCTATAATCATTTGTAGCTGTAGAAACAAAAGGTGAAGCAGTTAATATTACATTATCAACACTTTCAACCATATTTACATTATATGAGTTGTAGCCATAATTGAAATTTCCAGAAGAATTAAGATAAAAGGCATTATTTTGAACGGTAGCTGAAGCATGTTCTCCACAGTTTGCTAATCCTATACCTTGAATCGCATATCCAGAATTATTAGAGAAAATATTGTTTTCTATAATTGTATGCTGTGTATTGCCTCCATGACAATTGTTATGTATCCAAATGGGAGTGTTGCAATTATAAAAAGTGCAATTTTTAACATTCATAATCCCAGAACCGTTACCAAAAACACATCCTCCAGAATTAAAAAACAATGAATTATATGCTTGTCCACCCCAGAATCTAGGGCTTGTGCATGAATCAATAGTACAAGAATTTACAACATGAGGTGAGTCATTACAAGAGCCTGTAATGCCTTTGAAATAGCATTTATCAAAATTAAATCCTACACCATATGCACCTCCCAAGAGAGTCATATCATAGAATTCACAATTTGTTACTACTTGCCTTAATCCACTAAATTGAACAAAAGACCATGCATATGTACTAGTTGTAAAACCATTTCCTGTAACTTTAATATTAAACCATCTCATTTGTTGCGGGACATAACTTCCACCTTTTAAGAAAGTCACATTGTTTGCGTTTATACTAATTAATGGCTTTTGTCTATCTCCTCTAACTGTTCCATAACCAATCAAACTAAAATAATCTGGACAATCTACAGTTATGGAGGAGTTAACATTATAAGTAGCATCAGCTTTTATAAAAATTCTAAGATATAGACTGCCACTACCACTGTTTGGCCTGATTGTAGCTAAACAACTTTGGACAGATGCCATTGCTCCGCCTAAAGTTGCTTGTCCGCCAGAAGTATTAGAAGCAGCAATTGTACGATCTAAACCTGCATTGTTTCCTGTTACGCTATTAATTACAAATCTACCAGTAAAGTATCCCGTGCCACCAGTGACATTTAAAACATTGCCGATTAAGTTAGGAGTAAAAGGTTGTGCAGCTGAATTTACTCCTGTATTTGTATATGTAAATAAATCTGTGTATGTTTTAAATGCTGTTGGTTTTTGTGAATAATCAACTGCCCAAGTTCCTGATGAATTTGAATTTGAAGATGAAATCCCTGTTAAAACGTTTAAAACTCCGTTACCTTGAGTTGCATTATTTAAGCCAGCCTGAACAGTAGCAGCTCCAGAAGAAACTGAAAGAATTTTATACCAACCAGGATACCAACCACTTCCAGATTTTATATAGAGATAATGTCCAATGTCATCTGAAACGAAAGCATAATTAGAAGCTGTAACAATAGGATTAGCATTTGTTCCGTTAGTTGTTGATAAAGTGCTAGTCATTGTGGCATTAGGATCAAAACAGCCAGAATTTGTGTCACTTCCTGCGCTTTGAACTTCCCACACTGAATAACCTGATATTGCCATTAGAATCTAGCCTGACCATTCACTGCAATATGTAATAAGGTCTTTTTAATTAGGTTGTCATTAGATTCATAAAGAGCAATAATTTGTTCTACAGCAGCTTTAAATTCTAATGTTTGCGCTCCGGTGATAGGTTTTCTTCCATCTGCAAACTGTCCCATAGCATCATGAGAACCATCTGCAATCTGATCGGTGGTGTTTGGCATTGTTTCGATTAATGCTTCAAAATGATCTAAAAATTGCTTCATTGTGTTGTATGATTGAAGAATAGAATCTGCACAAATTCTAGTCTTTTCGTTGCTAAATTTCACTAATTCTGGATGTTCAATATACATTCTTAACTCCTACTCTTTGGCGCAGACCCTGAATCTAATGTAAAGGTCTTAATAACCGTTGTATTATCAGGTCCATATAAATTCATTGTGTTTCCTGTAATAACCCATCTTCCAAAACCTGTTGCCCTAGCTGCATTTAAAGCATCTCCAATTGTTCCAGGAGTGTTCGTAAGGGGAATAGCTTGTGCAAAGTCTAAAGTCATTGATTCTAGGAAATTGTATGTAATAATAAACCTGTCATTTGTATTACTATTTATTATTTCTACAGCAGCTGATTTAACACCGCTTACAAACACTGCATCGGGGACATCAAATCTATAAAGTCCCGGCATGTTTAGGGAATCAACCTCAACAAAACCACCTGAAACAAAAGATCCATTAACAGTTTGAGAAGCTAATGTAATAGAAGTTCTTGTTGATCCTGATCTGATATATGATGCTGAAAGTCCTGCGGTATTAAATGTATATCCAGAAGCATTAAGGTATATAAATTCTGTCCTGCTTGTAATTCCTGCTGCTACTTGTTGATTAATCTCAGCATTTGTATAAGCCACTGACATTCCTGATACATCTTCAAGAATTAATTCAACAATAATTCTCTTTGTATTTGTTTCAGTTATCACATTATTATTTTTGTTATAATATGTAAATTGATGGTTTGTAATATAACCCCAATCTTGAATGTTATAAACCTCATAAGAATTCAAAAACATGTTGGTAGATGAATTAGTAGTGAAACCTATATAATAGTTCTTATTTGTATAGATTTGAGGTAGAAATGTGCCATCAAAATATAAGGTGTGGAAAACATTTTGTAAGTCTGCTGGTAAATCTGTATCTAATGTCACTGTATCTAAAATTGTTGTTCCATCAGAGTCATAAAGATTCATATTAATTGTTGCATTATAGAGTGAAAGATCTGCATAAATTTTCACCCCTCTTAATGTAAATCTTGAACCAACAGAAGGATTGAGATTAAATTTAAATCCTTTTTCTAGTGTTTGATTAAAAGCTTCTTGAATTGGATATGTCACTAGGGGAATAGAATATGAGTTTGTAGCTGATCTTACAACAATATAAGGCTCTCCTCTGTACTCTATAAAGAAATCTGGTCTTACTGTATATGGAAGACCTGATTGCAAAACTCCATTTCTTACAGATGAAACGTATGTGTAGTTATCTGTTGCATGTCCTGATATAGATTGGATTACTACAGCGTAATATTCTCCACGATTTAAAGTTAAAGATGGGGAAAGATTAAATGTTTGTAAACCTGTTGCTGAATTACCATTGGAATAATAATCTATTACTGTTCTCCAAGTTCCTGTAGGTTGTCCATTAGGTGCTATAGATTGAATTCCAACTTTAAGATGTTTTTGTAAAGTTCCGGGACCATGACCAGCAATATGAATGCCGATTGTAGTGATTGTATCTGTATCTGGCATTTGAAAGTTATGGACCATTCTTAATCCATCACTGTTAAATAAACCATTCTGAAGTTCTGAGTTGCCTTGAGAAGGAGTTGGCGTAGCACGAACAGTTATTAAGTTTCTTTGAAAACCTGTTGGAGTTGGCATTAGATTCCGTACCTTCCTCTAAGAGCTTCATGGTTTTGTAATACTTCTGCATCTGTTAATACTCTGTCATACACTAAGAATACACCAAAATGAGCAGCACAGGGTTCGCCTGCACTATTCCAAATTCCCCATGTGATATTTGTAAAACCACTGCTTCCACCACTATTTTCAGCTAACTTAACACCATTGGCAAAAACTTTCCAGGTGTCGTTAGTGTAATCTCCAGTAACACAATGCGATCTCCATCCATTTCCTGTAGGACCACCATTTTGCCAGACCCAGCCATTAGCATGATAAGCATTTTGATTGCCCATCCAGTTTCCCATTAACCAGTTGGAATCGTCAGATATCATTCTTCCATTTGAAAATATTCTTGAAAATACAAAAACAGTGTATGGAGTTGTATTTCTTGTTAATGGAAATTTTACATAATCATTGGTTCCATCAGTGGCTATATATCCGCCAGAAGAATCAGAACCAAAAGAAGCTCCATTTGTCATCACACCATTGTATTGAGCATTGACTAAATTATATAAAACAATTCCAGATCCAGGATATGATTGCAAATTATTTGGATCAATATAAAGAAGTAATCCTGATTGAACTATGCCAGAAATATATCTAGAATTATATATAGCATAATTACTCATAACCTCTGCATCTGATAAAGCTCTATTATAAACATGAACAGTACCAATAGAACCTTGTAAACATCCATCAGTGCCATTTCTTGAGCCTATTATCAGCTTATTATTTAATGAATTTGTGAATGTTGTAGAGTTTGTAATTGTTGATACTAAATTACCGCCAATGTATAGTTTCTTTTGTGTTCCGTTAAATGTTAAAGCAGCGTGATACCATTTATTAATTTCTAATGTTGGCCCACCTGTAATAGTTAGCATTTCCTCAGTGTTCGGAAACGCACCATTCCCAACTAAATATCCTAATTTGCCTGTATCGTTAACAAAGAATGCAAAAGGATTATCAAAAGCATATCCAGTTTGATTGATAGCGATTAATCTTCTAAATTTAGTTCCTTGAGTTGTAAATGTTGATATTTTAAAATTCAAAATAATCGTAAAAGCTGTGGCACTTAATGGCTGCGTGTTGAAAGAAATATAATCGTTAGTGCCATCAAATACAATAGTTCCTTCGTTGGCTGAATTATATGTAGGGCCATTTGTTAGGAAGCCATTATTGTAATTTCCACTTAAATCCACCCAGTTAGAACCAGTGCCAGAATATGATAATCCTTTACCAGCATCTAGATATAATTTTAATCCATCATAAGGAATAAAGTTCTTTTCTTTTTTAGATCTGATGTATGTATTAGAATCAACTGTAAATGTTTTGATAATAGCATTTGTAGGACTATAGTAATTTAATTCTTTATTACCAATTGTCATGCCACCAAATGTTCCTGCTCTGGCTGCGTTAAGTGCATCTCCGACAGTATTTGGAACATTAATTTCTGGAACAGCCTGAGTTAAATCTATTTTATATTCTTGTGTAAATTTATATGTAATTGTGGCTTTATCTGAATTAGCTGTATTTATAATTTGTATTGCTGATGCGGAGCTGGCGAATACTGTATCTGGCACGTCAAATCTATAGAGTCCAGGCATATTAATTGGATCTATTTCAACAAACCCTCCAGATGTCCAAGCTCCTGTTACTGTTTGTGTTACTAGGGGAATACTTGTTCTTGTTCCACCTAGTTTGATATAAGATGCGACTAAAGTGGCTGTATTAAATTTATATCCGACAGAGTTAAGGTTGATAAATTCTGTCCTAGATGTTGTATTTTGTCTAATATTTACCACTGAATCTGATGCGACAAATTGAGGATTAGAGATGGGTTTGTAAGCTATAGGTCCAACATCAGGGTTAGCTCCAGTCCAAGGGTTGCTATATAAATCTGTTGTCGGAGCGTTAAGTAATTCTCCAGAGTTAATCAAAGGACTATTTAAATAACTCGAATAAATATCATGGGCAAAAAGATTGTTAATTCTTTCGTAGCCAAGAGAAAGTCCAGAAGTTCCAGCAGATATGGATGTTGCACTTGAAGCAGTATTTTGTAAACTTGTTCCAATCAATCTGTTATATGTTTGTACTACTGCTCCTGTTACTGCCCCATATATGTTTCCGTTTACGATTATGCAGTTTTTAACAATGCTATTATGGGTTGTGTTTGTAGAGCTAATATATATAGATTGACTATTAAAACCTGCGAAATAAGAATTGTAAATTTTTATTCCATTACCATCTGATCCAGTTCCAGAAGCCGTGAATACAATTGCTTGACCTGTTTGAGGATTGCCTAAAAATATACAATCTTTTATATTTATATTAACATCATAAGTAGAAGTATGTCTTTCATGTGTAACTGTAAAACATTGCATTCCATAAAGAACACATTGATCTAAAGTAAAATCATATGGCACTCCTGCAGCGTTTGTGAGTTGAAAGATTTGATTATTTAATTGAACAGAATTAAAGCAACATTTAGTAAAAGACCAGCCTCTGCATAAATTTAATGTGATTGCATAGCTACTTGTCCATGTATCAAAATAAATTGATTCCCATTTGACATAATTTTTAGAATTGGCAGATAAAATTTTCCATCCTGTCACTGGGTTTGTATTATCTGTTGGAAATACAGTCCATCTTACAATTCCAGGAGTAATATTTCCCCAAGCTTGTAATGCTCTTGGATCTCCTTTGATTTGGATTGGATTGACATCAGTTCCACTATTTCCTAAATATTCTAGGTTTGCACTTAATGATTCTCTGTATGTTCCGGGAGCTACATAAACAATATCTCCAGCTGACAATCCAGGACTAGCACTTAAAGCTTTTCCTAATGTTGCCCAAGCTGTAGAAGGAGATAATCCATTATTGCTATCATTACCACCGCTTGCAGATGGTTTAATATAAAATGTAGCCATTATAAACCGTATCTTCCTTTTGTTGCATTATAGTAAGCTGATATTTCTGTGGCTGTTAGTGCTTTGGACAAGAATCTATATTCAGAAAAATAACAATCTAATTGTCTATTAGGTCTAAAAGGATTTCCTGCAATTTGTAATGTCGGAGATCCAGTTACTTTTGGACCAGTTGTAGGTGAATCTACAACCTTACTATTATTTAAATAAATTTTTAATGAAACATTGTCATAAGTAATTGCCACCAAGTACCAAGAATTGTCAGATATAGCCCCAATACTTCTAGTACCCAAAAGCCCATTGTAATAATCACTATACTCAATCTGATTTGAGCCTAAACTTTTTCTTATGTCAAAACCTCCTGGAGAAGCACTATCCCAAGCAGTCAAACATTCGTAAGATGGAGCAGAAGAAAAACTTCTCGAATTGAACCAAAATAATAATGTAGAAATATTTTGTGCTGATGTATAGTTTAATTCAGCATAATCGTTAGTACCATCAAATGAAATGACACCAGAATTTACAGGAGAATAAACTGGACCATTGATTAAACTGAAATTTCTAGCATTACCAGACAAATCATACCAAACTGTACCAGAGCCCGGATAAGAGACAGTGGAGCCAGCATCAAGAGCTAAGACAGTAGAAGAATTACCACCAAAACTTACACTATAATTAACCTGAGTAAAATATAGCAATCCTGTAACTGGAACATATTTATTTACTTGGCCTACAACAATTAAATCTGGTCCAAAAGAATTAACATTAACCTTCACTAATTTTCCAGCGTTAATTCCTCCGCCAAAAGTTAATAGGTCTCCGGGATTTAAATCTACAAGAGTGGTTGAATCTACTCCATAATCTCCATGCAATACTCTGACAAATTGATCTGTTACAAAATAATCTCCGGGTGTGTTATAAACTCCAATACCTCTTTTAGATAAGATATTAGAATCAGAAGCATTATAGAAATTACTTACAGCTGTGTCTTGATGATCTAATATGGCTCTTTTGGCAACTGAGTATTCTGTATTTTCATTTTTGACAAAGTTATAATTTGCATCTAGATAATTTGATCCAACAACATCTGGGATAATAATTGTGTTGCCAGAAATATCATGATCAGAAGCAGCGAACCCTAAGAATTTTCCATATTTTTGAGAAATTGAATCAAATACTAATAATTGACTATCAGCTTTTATTGCTCTTCCATTGCTATCTAATACAAGAGCCATTCCAGCTTTAAAAGATGAATTTGTTAATACATCTTTGTTAATTATTGTTGTTGAGAAATACGGATAAATTGCCATTATAAGCCATACCTAGATTTATATGTGTTAAATTCTTGTAGTATTTGTGCATCGTTTAATCTTATGTTCCAGATTTTTACTACAGACAGTCTTCCAGCAGGTTTAGTGTTTCCTGATGTCATTAATTTTAAAAATGGAAAAGGATTTGATAAATTGCCAGAGTTATATGTTGATCTTAATAATCCATTTACATAAACTTGTGTAGGATTTGAACGAACCATTACAACATTTACCCATTGATTCTGATTAATCCATTCGTTACTTCCACTAAAAACATTATAATTATTAGCACCACCAGATCCTGAGATTAAAGACCAAGACCATGTGCCATAATTATAAGCATCATTACCTACAGCAGCAATTGCACCATTGTTAGAAATGTGATAATACCATAGAGAAATAGTATCTGCTTCGGGAGTATAAGACCCAAAATCCACAAAGTCATTAGTACCATCAAAAAAGAAATATTTACCCGTTCCAGTACCGCCTATAGTTGGTCCATTTGTTAAGGCTCCATGATTTCCAAAACCAGATATATCAAGCCATGTAGTTCCAGTTCCGGGATATGAAGTTGAATTTGCAGCATCTAAATGAAATATCAATCCAAACACATTATCAGTTTGAATTTCCATTTTGCTTTTAGGGGCTGATGCTGAATCAAGATACAATGTTTTAACTATATCAATTTCATTAGGAGAATAATAATATATGGTTTTGTCTCTTATTGATCTCCTACCAAATGTTCCAGTTCTCGCAGCATTAAAAGCATCTCCAATAGTTCCAGCTGTATTTGTATTAGGATAATTTTGTGTCATATCAATCTGCATTAATTCTTGAGTAAATTGATATGTCACTAAAGCTCCATTTGTCTGATTATATCCTTTAATCATTAATGTAACTTGATTAACACCTGAAGCAAATGCTGCATCCGGTATGTCAATTCTATAAAGACCCGGCATGTTAACAGCATCTACCTCTACAAATCCACCAGAAGTCCATGCGCCATTAACAGTTTGAGATACTAAAGTAATACCAACTCTAACTCCACCTGATCTAACATATGAAGCTGTAATTCCCGGAGTATTAAATGCAATTCCAGTGGCGTTTAATTGCACATATTCAGAATAAGATGTTGTGCCAGCTTTGATATTAATCGCTTTATTATATGTAGATGTAGGGTTGTAATAATCTAAGGAAGCTAAATCTTTGAATCTTAATTGAGCTGACATTCTTCTACCAGCAGTTTCAGTAAAAGCAACACTATTCGAAGCTCTGTTAACATAAATCATATATTCTTGAGTTTGAGATTCCCAAGCTTGTTCATTATAACCATCAACTACTGCAAAATATAATGTACCGCCAGAAGGAGCTTTGAAAACGATATAATATGTTTCTCCAGCTTTCATATAAAATTCACTAGATAATGGAAATTTATTTGCTCTCCATGAATTACTTACAAAAATAACAGTAGATTGATGAAGTAAAGTTGTTCCATTAGACGCATATATAAGAATAGTTACTGGAGTGTTACCATTAAGTTTTGATACGATATCTTGCAATAAATGCGTAGTCCCAGCTCCCTTAGGAATTGTGATTTTTATTCCAGCTTCTTGTGTTCCAGATACTGTTGTTGATGTTTCTCCATAATGAGGATATCCATAGTATTTACCATTGATTACATAATAAAATACTGGAGTGCGAAATGTTCCTCTGCCATTTGGAAATTGATATCCACCAGCCCATAAAGCATAAAGATGATTAGTTTTATTATTAGCATCAAATGTTCCAGAATATGTTTGAGTTACAACATTAATATATTGTCCTAAAACTACTGGGCATGGAGGTATAGTTAATTCAGCAAAAGTGTTTACAGTACCAGTGGCTGAATTATAATCTGCATAGGCTGTACCAGAATTTAAATATACTCCAGGGGTTGCAGGGTCTTCTAAACTAATTCTAAAAATACCAGGAGTTCCAGATCTACTACTGAATAAAACACCTATTTTTGTAATATTTCCTGTAGCTTCAGCTTGAATTTCTAATGTTTGAGTATATCCAGATGCAGTGACAGTTTGAACCCAATAATCAATCAATCCAAAAGTATGTTGATGGTTTAATCCTGATTGTATCTGGTATAAGAATTTACTCATTAACTTCTCTCTGTAGGGAATGTGGAAGAATTCAAAGTGAATGTTTTAACAATAGTGGTATTATCTGCACCATATAAACTCAAAGTTCTATCATTCAAAGTCCATCTACCAAAACCTGAAGATCTAGCTGCATTTAAAGCATCTCCAATAGATTGTGCTACATTAGAATTTGGAAATGTTTGAGTGAAATCTAGGGTTTGTTGATCTTGGAATTTGTAAATAATAATTGCTTTATCCCCTGTACTTAAGTTTGATATTTGCAATATAGCTGAGGAAGATCCAGAACTAAATACTGCATTAGGTACATCAAATCTATAAATACCCGGCATTGAGTTATTATCTATTTCTACAAAACCACCAGATGTCCATGCTCCATTAACAGTTTGAGAAGTCAATGTAATTTCCACTGGTGAAGATCCCACTCTCGTGTAATAAGCTTTAAGATTACTGATTGTATATCCAGTTCCAATTAAATTTATAAATTCTGTATACGAAGTTGTGCCTTGTTTAATCGTTAGACTTTTACTTACTGGTGCTAAATTACGATCAACTAGATTAGAACTTGACTGAACTGCACCTAAATCCAAGGCATCAATAGATGTTGTTACAATACTGGTTGAAGATATAGAAGCACCACGACATAATCTTCCACCTGTTAGATCATTATTTAGTCTTAAATCACCAACACTTGGATTAACAAATGGGGACGAAGATAATTGGATTTGACTTACTAACTGAATATTACCTACGTTAGGGTCATTACCTCTGCCATTATAAAAATTACCACTAGTACAAGCAAAGTAAGCATTATTCTTTGATACTAAGTTATATTGAAGTCCATTGTTTGCGTAATTAATTGCATATCCTGATATATTTGAAAATATATTATTATAAATTATAGCTGTGTTGCCTATTGTAGTTGTGTAATTGCTATAAAAATATATTGCATCACCAGAAAGATTATAAAATGTGTTGTTAGTTATTTGTCCCACAGCACCAGAATTATATATACCTGTATTTCCACCAATAAATATAGATCTATCTACAGTGACTGGATTACCTACACTACCATAACAATTCTTAAATATACATCTGGATATAGAACCTGTAGTATATCCAAAAGGACTGGTAGTAATATTTTCAAAGATACAATTATCTACAGTAAAACCACCTTGAGCCCAAAGCCCATATGTTAAATTTCTAAATTCACAATTATAAGCATATGATCTTTGATTATTTCCAAATGAAGTAGCCCTTGTATCAGAATAACCTTGTCCATCGATTATAAGATTATGTAAGTATGCATATCTACCATCACCACTTGTTAAAAATCTTGTCCCTGCTGCTCCTAATCTAATGGTGGCTTTTAAATTATCCCATCTATTATTTTGATAACCAATAACACTATGAGCTTGTATTAATCCGAAAGCATTAGAAGATACAGTAATTATCCCAGCGCTTCCTTTTACATAAACATAATTTTGATTAATTCCAATCATTCCACAAGCTTTATGTACAGTGGCTAAAGCTCCGCCTAGATTTCCAGTTCCACCTGTAGATCCGGGTGTGGCAAAGCTAGTATGAAAATTTGCAGCAGAACCTGTTAATGAACTTATGATGTAAATGTTAGGGGAAAATCCTGTACCTGATAATATTTGTATTGAATTACCAATTAAATTAGGTGTAAATGGATTAGCAGCAGATGTTAATTGTGAAGCTGTAACTGCAACTAAATCTGTATATGAAATAAAAGAAGTATTTTTCTGTGTATAATCAACTGCCCATGTCCCACCTGAATCTGTTGCATTTAAGCTGATTCCAAGTGTAGTATTGGGTTGTTTATCACCACCAAATACACTTCCAATACTAGCAATTAAAGTAGCAGCACCAGAAGTTACAGATGCGATTTTATACCAACCAGATTTCCAACTTCCACTAGGCTTGACGTATAAAAAATGTCCTACATCATTTGCAGTAAATGTGTAGTTTGAAGCTGTTACTACTGGAGAAGCTGTATTAGCACTTGTAGCAGATAATGTAGATGTCATAGAAGCTTGTGTATCAAACAAGCCTGAATTATTATCTGATCCAGTAGCTTGAACTTCCATCAAGCTTAGTTGAACTCCCATTAGAACCTAGCCTGTCCATTCACAGCTATATTTAATAATAATGTTTTAATTTCATTATCATTGGATTCTACTAAAGTTATAATTGATTCACAAGAAGTTTTGAATTGATGATATTTTTCGCCTGTAATTGATTTTCTACCATCAGCTGAAATACCCATAGAAGATTGAGAGCCATCTGCAATTTCATCTGGTAAATTAGGCATAGCAGTGGAAAGATTATTCCAATGCTCAATAAATTGTTTAGCTGTGTTATAAGCTTGCAGTAAAGAATCAGCACAAATTCTGCCTTTTTCATTTGAGAACTTTACTAATTCGGGATGATCTATATCCATTTTATGACCTCATTGTAGGATTGCTAACAGAATTAAAAGTTAATGTTTTCAAAATAGTTACATTATCTGCAGCATACATATTTAAATTTGTACCGTCAAAAGTCCATTTACCAAATCCTTGAGCTCTCATAGCATTAAGAGCTTCACCTACACTTCCAACAGTTGTAGAATTAGGAATTGTTTGTGTTAAATCTAATTGCATTTCTTGAGTAAAATGATATGTAACAACAAATCTATCATTAGTGTTGCTGTTAAAAATTTCAATCGCTGCTGAATTTACACCTGAAGCAAAGACCGCATTTGGAACATCTAACCTATATAATCCTGGCATAGTCACTGAATCAACTTCAACAAATCCTCCTGAAGTCCATGATCCAGATGTTGTTTGTGTTACTAAAGTGATTGCAGTTCTTGCTGATCCAGGTCTTACGTAAGAAGCTGACAATCCAACAGAACTAAATGTCAGTCCTGTAGTATTAAGATATAAAAATTCTGTTCTTGATGTTGTTCCAGCTTTAACTAAGATTGATATTTCTGGATTCAAATAAGAAACAGAGTCAATTGATTGTGCAGCACTAGCATCTGCATAAGTAATTAATGCTGGAACTCCCGGAAACGATTTGGGATAAACATTATTTTTGACTAACAAACCTCCGCCAGGATTATTATTCAATCTCAAATCAGAGCTTGTAGAATCAACATAAGGACTTGCTGTTAAAGTTGTGAATCCATATGTAACTCCATTGGAATTGCCTAAAGTATTCCCAAATCCAAATGAATTTCTGATTAAAGTATTACCACCATCAGCTAACCCATAACCGCCACTGTTTGTTATGAGACAATTAAATAATCCATTACCAGATGCGGTATTGTAAACACCATTGATTGAAGAATTGTGAGCTATACAATGATTTAGAGTGCAATTACCAATATAAAAACCATAATTGCAATTGATCGTTACACAATTAGCAATTACTCCACCATATCCTCTTGAAAATCCATAAGTACAGTTTTTTGCTACACAATAAACGGGATGAGTTACTGAAAATCCTGTAGTACAAGTATCTGCTTCACAATTCATTGTTCCAACTGTATTTCTGTCTGGAAATACAGTTGGAACAATGAATTGTGAAGCAGATACTTGTACTACAGGATTTTCAGTAACTCATCCCGTTTATTGTGTAGCAAAAAACTGTACTTATGGATTTTCAAGAGGATATGGTGGAGTAATTGCTAATTGTGTAACGATCAATTGCAATTATGGTTTTTATA